TTTCAACTACTAACCAATATGAAGTACCATTAACCATCGTATAGTCTCCACCAAACAAGTATTCAACATAAGAAGTCGTTAATGTGCCCATTTTAACCTGATCAGAAGTGTATAATAAAGCATTTGGGGCTGTACCTGTATCTGAATATAATTTAAGTCTAATATAATCTGTTGTATTTGTAACAGTACCTATTTTCTTCAATCTAACTGATAACGAACCCATTGTGTTTGCAGCACTTGCGGTAAATTTCCAGGCATAGTATTGATTTAAAAGTGGTTCATCATTACCTGTAGATACTATATCTTGTTGAAGATTAGTAGCATTCATCACCACGTTTAATCCATAAACAGTGCGTTGATTCTGAGTTTGAGTATTATCTAAGAAATGTAAAGGAGTTGTATATCCGCCAATACCAGTATTACCCTGTAAAATAGTTTTAGTAATTAATGTATTACCTAATGTTACTGAGTTACTTCCATTACCAGTTGCGTTATATCCAATTACTATTTCATTTGAATTGCCATCAGCAGATGCCATTGTATTTGCTCCAATATAGACAGAATTATAAGAATTGATATTAGTTGTTACCCCTCCAGTTATATAACGACCAGATATATAACCAATAGCAGTATTATATGAAGATACAATATTACTTATCGATGAATAGCCAACAGCAGTATTGTATGATCCAACTGAATTTGAACTAAGAGAATTACCACCTAATGCAGTATTATAAAAACCAGTAGTATTTAAATTAATAGAATTAATTCCTATCGCAGTGTTATAATATCCAGTAGAATTTGAACTAAGCGCGCTTGCTCCAATGCCTGTATTATAATACCCAGCTGTGTTAGTGACAAGAACACTTATACCAACTGCTGTGTTATAATAACCAATAGAATTATTTTGTAGAGTTGCATTACCAATTGATGTATTGGCATAACCGACAGTATTGCTTAAAAGGGAATTAAAACCTATAGAGATATTAGAAAATCCAGCTGTATTCGCTTGCATAGCACTACCACCAATTGCAACATTATTAAATCCAGTTGAATTTATCGGTAACGCTCCAGATCCAAGTGAAGTATTATTAATACCTGTTGTATTATATCTTCCAGAGTTTTTACCTATGAATAAATTTACTGAAGTATTTAAAGAACTACGAATTTCTAATGTATTAGCAGAAGAACTATCTTGAATAACATAAATAGGAGAATATGATGCAATTAATTTAATTGAAAGTATTATTGTGCCATTAAAATCAGTCGTTGGAGCAATAGTTAATGTTCCTACTGTTGCAGCTTTAGGACCATATGAGCCTGTTGCTGAATAAGTATAAGATGTAACTCCGCCGAATGTAATCGTAAATGTTCCTGTCGTCCTATTTGTTACTGTATAAGTTATTTGGTATAAATTACCAACCACTGGAACCAATGTAGAATCAGTTAATGCTGTTGTATTTCCAGTTGAGTGTGTGTATCCACCAGCATAAGTTCCAGACCAACCAGTTTGAGTTGCAGTTCCAGTTGCATCGTTCGATACCCAAGTTGCCGTAATATAAAAGTTATTAACATCAATATATGTTATTGTGTATGTACCATTATAATTAGTAGTTCCTGATATTACAACATTAGTTGTTGTTCCAGCTGGAAATCCATGAGCATTTGAAGTTACTTCAACTGTTCCAGCAACAGTAGATCCATAATTTGCAAAAGCAGTTATGCTTTTAGTTGTTGCTAATCCCCAAGTATCTCCAGAAGCTGTTAATTCAGTTCCTAACGTAGCAGATTCTAATGCGGTTGTAGATTTTTGAGTAAGCATAGACGTTGGAGTTACTCCAATACCTACGTTCCCTGAACTATCAATAGAAATTCTTTCAACTCCTACGGTACTCAACCCCATAGAAGTAAATGCACTTGAGTTAGCAAGTACAAGTTTTGCTCCATTCCTAGTTAGAGCTTGATTAGAAGCTAATAGAAGTCCATAATTGGTATTTAAAACATTTATGTGCCCATTATTTACTTCAAGTAATTGTCCAGGAGTAGTTGTTCCAATTCCAACATTTCCATTTGCTAAAACTTTAATACCAGTTGTACCTCCACCAGTTAACAATCCACCAGTTATTAAATTTCCACCTTGAACTTCTTTTAACGAAAACGTACCCAATGTGAATGTCTGTCCTGATACCAAAGTAGAAGTAATAACAAAATCAGTAGGTGTAGTAGCTGCTTTAAAATAAGTAGTTTGTGCTCCAGCTGTTATAGTAAGAGAAGTTGTTGATCCGCCAAAAGATGTTGTTATTGATGCAGATGGAGTTCCAGAAATAGCTGATACTGTATAAACAAATTTATACCATCTATATCCTACTCCTGCAACTGTTAAATTAGCATTCGTTTGTGTAAGAGTTGAAGCAGTTCCACCAGAAAAAGTCCAAGTTGCGTTATTAGATACTAAAGTACAATCATTTGTTGCAGTCCAAGAAGTTCCACCAGATAACGTACCATTAGTTAAGCTTTCAGAACCTAAAGTTGTTGGATCAATAATATTTTGTGAACCACCCCAAACTGATAATTTTTGGTCTGGAGTGGTAGCTCCAATCCCGACGTTGCCATTATTTAAGATAACCATCACATCACCATCAACTGAACTTGTAATATTGAAATAATCAATTATTCCACTTTTATAAATATTAAATCTTGCGTTAGGGGTTGATGAAGTTCCAAATCCTACATTTCCACTACTTCTAATTTGCATTATCTTAGTAGAGCCTTGATTAATGAATAATCCACTACTACCATTAGCAGAACCGATATCAAAATATGAACCACCAGTATTAATGTCTCTAATCCTTAAAATTGAATTAATAGATATATTTGCAGAGTTACTTATTTCTAATAACGTTCCTGGAGTAGTAGTTCCAATCCCGACATTACCTCCAGATTTTATTCTTAAATTTTCTACATTGTTAGTTCCAAATATAAGGTCAGAACTTCCAACCGTACCAATAGTTAAATTTCTAAGAGTGCCACCTACTCCATTTAAATTATTAAATAAATAATTAGATGTACTTCTTGCAAATCCAAATAAAGTATTAGTATTAGTATCGGCTGGCGTTGAAAATGCCATATATTCATTTTTATTATTATTAAAAATGGCAAATCTAAAATCAGAGGCTGTTCCTGAATTAGAATTATACATTTGAACACCAGATGACCCTGTCGCGTTATCAGCAATTAAAACTTTAGCCGTACCAGTTCCTCCTCCATAATCAGAAGGTGTACCAAAACCTCCAATATCAACTGACGCATTAGGATTATTTGTAGTAATACCTAAATAGTGATGAACAGAATCAACAAACAGAGTATTTGTATCTACTGTTAAATTATTAACACCTAAGTTTATTGTATTTGTATTTCCTGTGACTGGAATATAAGTAGAAGTGTCATAACTAATAGTTCCTGATGTGCTTTTTACAAATCCAGTTCCGCTTAATGCAACTTGTCTTGAAGTATCAACTGGATGAACATGTGCTCCATCAGCCCATTTACCACTTGCTCCAATTGCAGCAATTCCATTTATTAAAGGAGTTGTTGTAGCTACAACAGGAACTGATCCAATTGTTATATAATTAGATGGGTTAGTTGCGTTATAAGGAGTAAATCCTAAAGCCGTTGTAATATCACCACTTAAAAAAGCACGTGTTTTTAATGAATAAGTTGCAGCATCATAGTAAGTAAATTGTGTATCTGTAGGTGTTTCTTGAATAGCTGCTAATTTCAATAAACTACCTACGTCTCCAACTCTTGCAAAGCCTTTATTATCAAAGACTAATTGACCATCATTAGATCCGTCATATAATTTAGCTGTAAATCCTGCATATTGTCCATCAGGTAATCCAGAAGTTGCTCCACTTCTCAAATAAATATAATCTTTAGTAGTGTATATTTGTTCTGTATGAGTTTCATATGTTGATCCTGATTGAATAATATTTCCATCAATATGAAATGACCCACCATTATCTGTATAGACAAAAGGAGTTGTACCATTTGGTTGAAATAATTGATAATGACTATGACCAGTATTTGAATATGTAGTTATATCAATAGTTCCATCAGCCTTTAAAAATTGATTAGATGTACCACCAGATTTAATAATTGAACTAGCTGTTAAATTATTATATCCTAAGTCTATATTTGATGTAGATCCAGTATAAGGTACATAATTATTTATAATATTCTGTGTTAATCCTGTAATTAAATTATTTAAAAATGTGTCTCCTGAAATTCTATTAAATGTTTCACCTGTTAATAAATTATAATTATCCGTAACTGTTGATGTCAATCCAGTAATTAAATTATTTAATATTGTGTCTCCGCTTATTCTATCAAATGTTTCACCTGTTAATAATTCATTTAAAAAAGTGTCTCCGCTTATTCTATCAAATGTTTCACCAGTTAGTAAATTATTCAATAATGTATCTCCTGAAATTCTATTATTAATTTCATTATTCATTTGATTTTGAGCATTTATTGATAACTCTTCAATTAAATCATTTAATACTGTATCTCCACTTATTCTATTAAATGTTTCACCTGTTAATAAATTATAATTATTATTAACTGTTGAAGTTAATCCTGTAATTAAATCATTTAATACTGTGTCTCCAGAAATTCTATCAAATGTTTCACCAGTTAATAATTCAGTTAAAAATGTATCTCCTGAAATTCTATCAAATGTTTCACCTGTTAATAATTCATTTAAAAATGTATCACCTGATAATCTATCAAATGTTTCACCTGTTAATAAATTATTCAAATATGTATCACCACTTATTCTATCAAATGTTTCACCAGTAAATAAATTAAAATCAGTATATGATGTTGAATCAATAGATCCATCAGCTTTTAAAAATTGAGTTGAAGTTCCTCCTGTTACAGATATTGTATTTGAAATAATATTTCCAATTACTGTTGTATTACCTGTTATATTAACATTACCATTTATATCTAATGTATTACCATCATATGTTAGTCCTGTATAACCAATTATTGAATTATTATTATATAATAATACTTGATTATTACTTACATTTTGAGTATCTAACATTTTTTTATTAGAGAAAAATAACGGAGTAATATCTAATATAGGATTTTCGGTATTTAATATGAAATAACTATCATTATATGTATCTCCTGATAAAATATAAATGTTAATTCCAGCAAATATATCATCACTTGTAGAAAAATCATTTGCTCGTAATAAAACGCCATCAGAACCTGTACCAACATTTGAAACAATATAAATACCATTATCTATCTGATCTATCTGATTTATGACTAATATTCTATCATTTAAATTTAAAGATACTCCATCAATTACATTAGTTGACCCTGTTAAATTTACATTTTCTAATGTCGCAACGATACAAGGTTTTTTAAAACTTAATCCTTTTAATCTATCATTCGCATCTAATCTTGTACTCATTATTTTTAATTTATTTTTATTTATATTATATATAAAATTATGTTATTGATAATTTATGTTATTGATAATTTATGTTATTGATAATTTATGTTATTGATATTATCAAACCATTAACAATATTTAATGTTTTTATTGTTCCATAATTATCAACAACAATATTTTGATTAATAGTAATTCCATTATGATAATTTGTGCCTATACTACCAAACAATCTTAAAATATAATTATATTTAGGCGGAATTTTAATAAATGTTAAAGTTAATCCAGAGATATAATAGTCATTATTATATGTTTGTAATTGTCCATCTACATAAAACATATGATTTTCACTTACAATTTCATTTGATAATATAAAATTTTTATTTACTCCATCTTGAATTCCAGAAATATCAATTTCGTTTATAATATCTCCATTTATACCTGATGTACCATTTGTTCCAGAACTACCTGATGAACCTGAACTACCTGATGACCCTGAACTACCTGATGACCCTGATGATCCGCTTGTACCGTTTGTTCCTGATGTACCAAAAACACCGCCATGCTGAGTAATAAACAATCTTAAAATATCACTCTCTTTAGGAGGATTTTTAATAAATGTTAAAGTTAATCCAGAAACATAATAATCGTTATTATATGTTTGTAATTGACCATCAACATAAAACATATGATTTTCACTAATACCACTTGATGATATAAAATTCTTATTTATACCATCTTGAATTCCAGTAATTGTAATTTCAAGAGACTCACTACCAGAAGCTCCTGATGTTCCATCTGTTCCTGATGTTCCATCTGTTCCTGATGTACCAAAAACACCGCCATGCTGTGTGATGAATAATCTTAAAATATCACTTTCTTTAGGTGGTATTTTAATAAATGTTAAAGTTAATCCAGAAACATAATAATCGTTATTATATGTTTGTAATTGACCATCAACATAAAACATGTGGATATAACTGACTCCGCTAGATAATATAAAATTCTTATTTATACCATCTTGAACTCCAGTAATTGTAAGTTCAAGAGTTTCACTACCAGAAGCTCCTGATGTACCATTTTCTCCATCTATTCCTGATGTGCCACTTGTTCCTTGAGTATTACCAGAATAATTCCAATCTGTATCCGAAGTTAAAATTATATTTGTTAAACCACTTGTGATTACACCTTTAATTATAGAATATCTAGCGATATTTTGCCCAATGGCAACAGCAGTAAAATCTACATCAGTGTTTGGTATTCTACCTTCTTGAGTATTACCAGAATAATCAAAATCATAATAAATTGAGGTTCTTCCAGATATATATCCTGTTATTGGATGTCCATTAGAATCATTAATAAGTGTAGCATTTATACTTCCAAAATTATCTGAAAAATAAAGCCAATATTTACTGGTCAAATCTGCTATTAACGAATTATTTGGAAGTATTACTCCAGTTGACATTAAACTTAATTTTTTATTATATATTAAAAAAAGAAGATCAAAATTTTAATATATAATTCTATATTTTTTTATTAATATATAGAATATAAAAAATAAATAATTAATATGGATTTATTTAACAATAAAGAGAATGATATTTTAAAATTTAAAATAAATAGTGATGGCATTAACGTAAATGATGTTGAGCCAAGATTAATATTAATGACAAAAGAAAATAAAAATGTTCTTTTAATAGGTAAGATTGAAAATGATATTTGTAGATTTGAAATTCCTAAATTGAGTCTATATGAAAAAGGTGATAATGGAAAAATAAAATTTGAAATTATATCAGAAGATTTATATTTTCCAGTGTGGCAAGATAATTTTGAAATAAAAAGTAAAGCTTCTATTAAAATAGAAGAAATGGTATCTGAAATTCAAAAACCTTCAAATAAACCAAGAATATCTGTATCAGAAACAAAATTTGAAAATAAACCAATTGTTGAAAAAAAAGTTGAAAAAAAAGTTGAAAAAGTAGTCGAGAAAAATGACACAATCTCAAAATTGGAAGCAGCTTTTGAGAAAAAAATAGAAATTGTTGAAGAAGATGTTGATGAAGAAACAGAAAAATCTAAAAAAGAAGAAAAAGTAGTTTCCAGTATAATGAAATTTGATTCATTTAAATAACTTAAATATTTATAAAAAAAGATGTAATATAAATTACATCTTTTTTATTTTATTATTTCTACTGTGAATTTTTTATTTGTTTTTAATAATATTTCTGCTTCAATATGTTCTTTTAATAATTTAACTTCAATTTTTTTAAATGCTTTTAATTTTGCTCCTTTCCAATCAACAAACACTTTTATGTAGTCAATTTCTTCTTCTTTATGCTTTCTAAGTTCATCATAGAATGCTTCATCATTATCATATGAATGAACAACATTAGCACTCGATCCTCCTCTTTTTCTAAATATTATTTGATACTTAATTTGTATCATTCCTTTTGTAATATTAGAAATATTCAATAAACCTTTAGTTACTAAATTTGTTGTTATGTGATTAATCATAATAAGAATTAATTTTTAACTACTTTATAATCAATTAATAATCCATTATCATCATAAGCCGCATTCATTGTATAATTAGCAAAACTATTAACATTATTATTACAATCAGTTTTAGTATTAAATAATTTTATTGTAACTGATGTCAATCTAAAATCATCATCATAAACATGATTACTTAATCTATAATTTTGCTGTGATAATCCTAATATATGTTTAACATCAAATGAAATATCTATGATAGTATTATTCATATCTGATAATGTTTCTGTAATACCAGTTAAACTATCAATACTAGGTATATCAGAATTTTTTGATAATATTGTAGAATTTATATTTAGATAAGGAATATCATAATCATCTGAATATAAATTATCTTGTATTGCTACATTTAAATTTTCTATTTTAACTATCCAATTATTAGTTAAAAAAAAGTAGCTTGGAGCATTTTGATTTAATGTAGTTGGATCACCACCAAATGATCTGAATGCAGCTAGCCATTTAGAATTATCTCCTTCTAATACCCATTGCTTCCATTCTAAATATAAATCAGTTTTAACATCAATACTTGTTACTCCACTATTTATAGTTATTATTTTTGCTGATCCATCAAAAGTTACTTTACTCATTTATTTATTTAATTTTTACTAATTTATATATTTATTTTATTAGGTCAATAATATTAATAAATATTAGAATTATAATTATTTGGATCATAAACAGCATCTACAAGAAAATAATAAACAATCTCATAATTTGTACTATTTATTAAAGATAATTTTATGCAATAATAACCTGGTATAGAAATTTCTTGATACTCATTATTATTTAATAAATTTGATCCTATAATTAAAACATTTATCATATATTTATTGATACAATAATCAATATTATCAATCACATAGCATATACAATTATAAATTATATCAACTTTATTAATTATATTTTTATCAAATTCAAAAAGATTAAATGTTACGCCAGAATAAATATTAATTCCTGATGTTATACCAGTTGCTCCAGAAAAATCAATAGTATTTCCTGTCAATCCTGAATTAAAAATATTACAATTAAATATTATTTCAGGAGAACTATCATTTACAACAATATTATAAATATATGATGTAGTTATATTTCCAACAGAATCTGAAATTGAAATATATATAAAATATTGTCCATATTTTGTTAATTCATATAATTGTATATTTGTACCTTTCTCATATAACTCAAAAGTTATATTATCTAATGGTATATTCACTGAAATGCAACCAGTTATTCCACTAATGAATAGATGTTTTAAACTATTTAATGTCCAACCTGTAACACTATCATGATATAAATGCAAATATGCATTATGTGGTACAGTAGTTCCACTACCAATCCAAGTAGTTCCACTTATAGGAGAATTATAATATATAATAGTCATTTATAATTAATTTTTATTTTTAACAATTTATATTATTACCACTATCGTATGTTTCTGTTGTAGTTAAATATCTACAATTACCATCTGTATATGATGAATACGCGAATATTATTCTAAAATATGCTTGTTCATAATCAGATTGAGTTAAAAATTTAATAGTATAATAAGTTGATGTAGTGTTTATGTAAATGTAATATAATGATGTATCTGAATTTATTGATATAATAGTATTATATGGAATTATATATTGTGTAATTGTATAACCTGTACTTATTATTGAAGATGTAATTCCAGTAATAATAAATTCAGTAGATCCTGTTGTTAATCCAGTATAAGAATAACATTCAACTTGATTTGTTATAATGTCACTATAATACAAATTTGATATCGTTACTGCACTACTTGGTGGTTGAACTATTGGAGCTTCAATATTAGCTTGCATTACATCTAAAACTACATCATAATCTAATGGATTATTCAAATAAATTTGTCCTAATTTATTTGGAAATGAGCCATTTAAAAGCAATAATCTTCCAATTGGATATGTTATACCTGAATTAGAATCATAATAGTAATTAATATTATATGTACTTGGTTCATAATAATAATATGGATCATACGCATCTTCATTCTCATTATCATAATTACCATTATATGTAACTTTTAATAATAAAAAAGTAGATTCTTCAATTATACCATAATTTAATAAAAAATCTTCAGTATAAGAAGGTAATACTATTCTTGATGTATAACATGAATCATACGGTATTGCAATATCACTGAGACTCATAACAGAAGATGTTTGAGGTCCATCTGATGTTCTAAAATCTCTACCCCAATTTTTTATTTCTCTTTTTGTTTTACCATAAAGACTATTACTTGTTATTTTTGCCATATTTATATTATATTTTATCCCAGATACCAGTACCTGCATCAATTAGCACGACTACTTCATATTGAGTATTTAATACATATGAATTTAAACCATCAATCAAATCTGTATCTTGTGTTAAAATAGTTATAACTCCGTTTAATATATTTTTGATTGTTAATACATTTCCTGTACCAGTTGCTAACGGTAAATATAATGAATATGTAGAACCTGATTCTGTTGTACCAGAACATCTTATATATTCATCATCTGTTTTTCCAGAATATGTACTTGATATATTTGTTATAGCATAATGTATTTGATAATCAGCAGGTATATCATCATCTTCATCAAATTCAGAATCAACTGTTGCTTCTAATACATCTAATGTTACGTCATAATCTAATGGATTTGTCACATAAATTTGTGGTATTCTTTCATCAGAAGAACCTGTCATTATTAATAATCTATTTAATGGTCTAAGAATAGGATCATTTTCAAAATAATAATTTATATTATATTTTTCTTGTTCATATGTATAATATGGATCAGATAAACTATCATAAGTTACTTTTATCATTAAGAATGTAACAGCCTTACCAATAAATCCGTAAAGCATTTTATTAGATTCACCAGCTTTTAAAACTATTCTCGATCTATATTGAGATTCATATGGAATAGCCAAATCTTCTAAGCTTAATTTTTCAATTATATTTGGACCTTCAACTGCAATAAATGAGCAATTCCAGTTCTTTATTGTTTTTTCTGTTGGATTAATAAGATCATTAGGGGTGATTATAGCCATAAAAAAATGTTTTCTCTTATATATAAAATTTATCATTCAAAATTTTATATAAACTTATATAATTATATTAACTATAATAAATAAAAAATATGCTAGATAGGTTTAAAAATTTTGAAAAATATAGAAATTTTAATGAAGAAGCAGATTATTTTCACAATCATTTTTATTTAGCTATGAAGGAGGGATTAATTCATTCTGTTGATTATGACTTTTTTTGTGAAAAATTAGATAATTTAATAAAATCATATAATATTAAATATGAAATAAAAAAATTAGAAGGATATATTTCATTATCAATTGATATTTCAAATGTAAATAAAAAACAATTTAATAAAGAATTGACTAGTTTTATGCATAATATGGGATATTTTAAACCTAGTATAATTGATAATAATGGATTAGAAATAAAAAGTATAATGATATCAAAAGATACAATATTTAATATAACATTTCAAAAAAGATTTGATGTACCTGATGGAACACCTGATATATTATATCATGCAACAACAAAATATTATTACGAAAAAATTAAAAAAATAGGATTAGTTCCTAAATCTCAAAATATGATATCTAATGATGTAGATAGAGTATATTTAACTGACAATTTGTCAGATGCTAAAGAATTTTGTGCAGAAAAAAGAAAATTTTTTAAAAATAAATATGATAAGACAGAATTATTCAATATGAATATCGACGAATGGGTAATATTAGAAGTTGATATTTCTTCTATTCCTGATTTTAAATTATATAAAGACCCTAAAATGAAAAATTCTTATTATACATATGAATCAATATTAAGTTATGCAATAAGAGTAAAAGAAAGAGTTAATTTTTAAAAAATATATTATAATTAAATTTTTTATATATAAGAGAAATATAAAATAATTAAAAATGAGATATATTTACACTCCTAAATTTGATGGTACTTTTACAATGAGTTGGTTAGGTACTCCAACGTATACAGATGAAATATCTACTCAAATTCGTGATATTAAAAATTTTTCTATCGTTCCATTAAAAAGCATATCATCAATTACAAAATTTACAGATATTGTAAAAGGAGAAACTAATGATCATTATTTCAAAAAATATTTTTCTTATAGCAATACAAGAAGTGGTATAAGTTATAGTGAGTATTCTCCTATTACAGGAATTACACAAGATTATTGCTCATTAAATAACTTATATTTAAATTTAGCTTATTATAGAATTGATGCTGATACTACTACAATACCAGCACTTACAATAAATACAATTGTAATCGAAGGAACTTATGATATTGAACAAACAGATACAATTGTTAATATACCAGATAATGAATTTATATTATTTACCCCAAAAGATATTTATAAAGTTTTCAAATTAACTGGTTATGAAATATATGGATCAAATACTAATAATTTACAAATTAAATATAGATTCACTCAAGATAATGGTAGAACATATACGCCTTGGGAAAATTTAACAACAGAAAATATATCAACTGTAAAAATAAATCCAATTAGATTTGCACAAGTTGAGTATTCAGTTTCTAAAATAAATACTGGAACAACATCTAAAATTTATGATATTATATTATTAGGAGATTTTCAAAATATTAATAATAATTATCTTAAAACTAATAGATATGGAGTTAGAGAGGATTGTGCAGTTTCTTATCCTGCAGTAAATACTGGAACTACAATTTCAAATTCAACAGATAGTGGTACAAATTCAGTTTGTTTAAATGGTATAACATCATATAAAGGTGATAGTAAAACTCCATTAGATTATAGTAAAGATTGGGTGACAAAAGGATTAAGTTGTTATATATCAGGTAATGTTATACCAAGTCTAAGTTCACAAAGTAATACAACTGGATTAGATTCAACTCAAACAGCAGCATCACAAGGCATATTTAATCCTTATGCTGGACAAAAAATAGGAGATTGGTATACATATTTATCAAATACAGTAGGTAAAATATTTGGATGGACAGTTGATTATCATTTAACAGATCCTGACGGTAAAGGAATAGATAGTATATTACATGAATATCAATTATTTAATATAGTAGATACACAAAAAATAAAAATAATTGTACCTGAAAATAATTTTCCAGATAATCAAGTTCAAATAAATGAATATATGTTAGATATGATGGATACATTTCAAGTTATTATATTAAAAGACGAATTTCATAATGCATTTGGAATAGAAAAAAGACCATTCCAAAAAGATATTATATATTTTTGTCAAGCAAATCGTATGTATAGAATTAAACATGCTCAAGTAAAAAGAGATATTATGTATATGGGTGTTTATTATAATGTTGTTCTTGAAAAATATGAAAAACTTGCAAATGAAACTAATGTTTCTAATGCATCAAAAAATCTTATTGAATCATTAACAAATAATAATACTATAGATTCTTTATTTGGCGGAGAAATAAGAGAACAAGAAGATAAAATTGCAAATAAACAATTAAAACCTATAACACACGAAGTTTATAGATTAATTGTTAATCCAAAATTAGAGATAATTAAAAAAGATATCTATAATTCATTAAAAGATATAAAAATAGCAGATAGCTATTATAATTTATCATCATTATCTTCTGGTACAACCGCAGTTACTTATACATATAAAGATTCAAATTTGAATTTTAGTGATAATAGAGCATTTAATGTGTGGTTTAATTTTAATAATAGTTTTGATCCAAATAAGGCAATTGATGAAAATATATTTAATTCTTATTATGTTAGTAATAAAAGTTATTTTGAATTTATAAACAACTATGATTCAATTAATAATAAAGGATATAAATTATCTTACGCAAATAATAATATAACATTGACTATAAATAACATAAATTATAGTTTACCAATAACAGGATTAACAACAAATATGTGGTATGGTTTAACTGTAAATTTAGATAATAGACAAAGAACAATAAGTTTAGATTTATTTAAAAGAAGATATAATTATAAAATAACAATGTTTACACCTAATTATAAAAGTGTTATATTAGATAATACAAATATAAATGACATATCGTATTATACATCAAATGGATATAGACCAGTTAAAAATACTGAAATTGCTGATAAATTAACTGACACAAGTTTATATAATATAGCGTCAATAAAATATATTGATGAATATGAAGGAGTAACTGTACCATTAAATACATTTAATGTTGATCAAAATATAATAATAAATTCATCTAATATAAAATTGACAAATATAAGGATATATGATGATGTTATTCCTGATGAATCTAAATCTAATTTATTATTACAACGAGTAGTGCAAGATTCTAATAATTTAATATTAGCTGATAATGCAACTAAAGAATTGTATACATCAAATATTTATAATAATAGATGGGAATAAAAAATATGAAAAAATATATTGAATTTATAACTGAAAATGTAATACAAAAATAATAAAAGACTATTAATTATAATTATATAACGTTATATAAATTATATTATTTTAGCAAAAAACGGTATTTTTTATTTAATATATATAATTATGAAAGCAAAAGAAGTAAAAGAAATATTGGGTATAACCCAAGTTACATTAAGTAAATATATTAAAAAAGGATTAATAAAAATTAATAAAATAAATAATTATTCATATATTTATAATGACGAAGATGTATATAAATTAATTGGAGTTAAAAAAATAAAACATAAAAGAATTAATGTTAGTTATGCCAGAGTTTCAAACCAACCAAGAAAAAATGATTTAAAAGAACAATCTAATAGAATTTATGAATTCTCTATATTAAATGATATAGTAATTGAACAGCAATTTGAAGATATTAAGTCAGGTATGTCATTTGAAAGAGATGGTTTAAATAAATTAATTAAACTTGTTATTGAAGGTAAAATTGAATGCGTTATAGTTGAAAATAAAGATAGATTATGTAGATTTGGATTCGACCTTATTACTGAAGTATTTAAATATTTTGGTACTAAAATTATAGTCATAAGTGATAACATACAAAACAAAAGTTATGAACAAGAATTAACAGATGATTTGATTTCTATTATTCATTATTTCTCTATGAAATCATATTCAAATAGAAGAAAATTAAATAAAATTAAAAAAGAACTACAAGATAATAAATGATATAAAATTAAAAAAGAACTACAAGATAATATATGATATCAATAAAAGTTGGATTTAACGTTAGTGAAGAGGGTAAACTTAAAATATTAAATCGTCAGAAACAGTTTTCATATTTCTTTCGTAAACTTTATAAACATTATGATAAAATTAATGATAAAGAATATATTACTAAATTAACTAAAATATATGGTTTGAGTGTTTACGAGTCTAACTGTTTAATAATTGATGTTAAGACAAAATTTAAGCAAATTCAAACAAATAAAGATAAATTATCACAGGAAATACTTGATTTACAAGATGATATAAAAGAATTACAATCAAAAATAAAATTAACCAAAAAAGAAACAAGGAATCTATTTAAATATCAGAAAAACTTAAGTTATAAAAATAGAAATTTATCAAAGGATATTACTTTCGGTACAAGAAAACTACTAAAAGAAATATCCTACTTAAATAATGATAAAAAGGAAAATAAAAACACTATAATTACTAAAACAGATGAATATCATTCGAATAGAATCCTTCCTTTGAGTCTTTACGGATCTAAATGTGATCCTAATTCTAATAGATTTTTTGAATTTGATTTTACTAATAATCAAATCATTTATAAAATGAACAGCGAGAATAAAATTTATATCAATTATGTAGTTAAAGGTAATTATAAGAAACAATTGAAGGATCTTCAATTAATTAAAGACTTAAATATATTACCTATTTCAGTCAAGTTAGATCATGAATATCTTTGTATTACAGTTGATAATGAAATGATTAATGGTGAACCTTTTGATTATAAAACTTACATCAAGGAAATCAAAGAAAAGAATAATGGTAAGTACGACAAAAACATTTACATTAAACATAAACAAGAACAAACATCACGAAAACTTGTAGGCAAAAATCAAAATAGATTTGCTGCAGTTGATTTAAATCCTGATTATATTGGTTTAGTAATCTTAGATAAAACATCAAATGATGAAGTTAAAGTAATTGATAGTAAATGTTATGACTTAAGTGAGTTGATGAAAAAATCAGGTAAAGATGTTACCGTAGACGAAAGTCTTTATCTAACCAGAAAAAGAAAACATGAAATCGGTAACATTTACGTTAAGATATTTGATATAATAACTCACTACAAGTGTGGTTATTTTGTGATGGAAGACTTAAACTTTAAATCAAATAGTCAGGATGAAATGTCAAAAGAAGTTCGTCGTAAAATAAATAATTGTTGGAACTTAGGCTTCCAAACAAATTTAATAAATAAACATTGTGATAATAATGGATTAATATTAATAAAAGTTAATCCTTGTTATTCAAGTTTTATCGGAAATATAAATTACTCAGTATTCGACCCTGTTGCAGCAGCAACTGAAATCGGAAGAAGAGGAGCTTATAAATATGATAAGAATGGTTTTTATCCAAAATTTACAAGTACAATGCTGAACACAGTGGTTGAAAGATTTATTAATTCTTTTCCTGATGTTTCAGTTGTTAAAGATTGTGAAAACTGGGTAAGCCTTTATAAACTATTCAAAAAGGCGGGAATTATATACCGTTGGCAGCTAACCGATATAAAGCCAGTTGACTGTTCTAGCAAAAATACTAAAAGAAACCATTGGAAAGTGTATACTTTTTAATTGTACTTTATTGTTTTTGTATATAACAGCAGAAAAAAAAATTGTAATTGATAAAAAGAATTATAAATTTAAGTTGTTTTTAGATGATATTTTAGTATCTGAATCTAGTTTTAGAATAGAACATCCAGATAAATGGTTTAATGAAAAATATGTAACTATTCATGATTTAAAAACGGTTAAAAATTTTCAAGGAAAAGGGTATGCTAAATATCTATTAGAACAGATATTTAATTATGTTAAAAATGAACTTAAAATTAATATTATTACTTTACTTGTTTATAAAAATAATTATAAAGCAGTAAATTTATATTTAAAATGCGGATTTGAAATATATCAAGATTATGATGATAATAAAAATCAATCTTTTATACTTATAAAAAAATTAAAAATATGAAAAATTTTATTGAATTTATAAATGAATCTAAAAAGAAGATAGAAGATGATTTTTTATATGATCCAGAATTGACAAAAAAACTTAAATATACAATAGATTGCGCTGAAAAATATAAGAAATGTTATTTTTGGCATAGCGCATCAAATTCTAAACAAAGGACGAATAATGAAATTCATTTTACCAGAAATTATCCAGATTATAAATTTGAATATAACGGTGATAAATATGAAGTAAGTTTTAATTATAGTGAATCATCAAATAATATTAGATTTTCATTAGATATATATAAAAATGATAATAAATCTAATTTAACTGTTATAAAAAATATTTATAATAAACTTAATAAACTTGAAACAGATATAAACAAATTTAATTTATGAAATATATTAAGAAATTTGAAATGATTGAAAATAAAAATTATAAAGAAGGTGAATATATTTTAGTTAATATTTATTTTGATCCACATCATAGAGTTGATAAAAAATCAAAAATAATAAAAAATAACTTTGACTCTACAACATCATATAAAATATTATATGATGATAATAAAACTGATACTGTTCTTTTTTATAAAATAATTAGATATTTAACTACAGATGAAATAGATGAATTTGAATCTAATATAAATGCAATTAAATTTAATTTATAAAAAAAGAACCTCAATATAAGGTTCTTTTTAATATTATATTACAAAGATACAAAATTATTTTTAATTTTCAATCATTTTTTTAATATCTTTAGATAAATAATATCTAATTTTTTTATCTTTAATTTTAAATTCGTAAACTTCAAATTTTTTAATTTGCTGTAACGCATTATTAATGAAATTATTCAAATCTACTATAGCATCAGTAAACACTGGATCTGAATCCCAATAATCAGGAAATCTTTTCTTATAACTTTCTAATTCATTTTCTACTATTCTAACAGATAAATAAACATTTTTATCAAAAATATTTGATTTTATACTTATCATCTCTTTCATATGAACAATAAACCTATGTACTAAATTATCTGTCTCTATTGTTTTTAGTAATCCTATTGCATATGCATCATTTTCTGAAATGACGATTGGCTTATTTTCTTTTACAATTTCTTGAATCTCTTGCTCATTTTTATCTTTAAGTACAAATCTTTTGTAGTCACTCCATAAGCAACGTCTAAAAATATCATCAATCGTTAATGTTATTATCATATTATATTTATATTTTTTTTATTATTAAGTTATATGATAATTATTATTTTTTGTTTATTTTTTTTAATATATAATTAAAAAATAAATCATTCATAATATGAAAACATACTTGCAATATATCAAAGAAGCTAAAATGAATCAACTCATACAACCAAGTGATGAAGATGTTTTAGAAGCTGAAAAAATATTAGAAGAAGGAAAAGATAAAAAATTGACAATTAGAGATGTAGGCTGCTTTTATATAGATGTATCTGGAAAATACTCCGTTTATTATACTTTTTGGAGATGGAATCCAAGAAGTGCATCATGCTATTATATTTGTAATTTAAGTACTGACTTTACGACAGCAGTTAAAAAAGCTGCTAAAGCTTCTGGTCAAATTCCAGTTATTATAGATAGATTTGGTACATATGCTGGATTATTTCAAGCAGAAAAAAATAAAATATTAAAATTTGGAAAACATCGTGGAGAAACAATAGGTGAAGTATTCGTAGATGATCCTCAATATGTTGTTTGGTTATCTAAAGGATTTCAAGGAAATGAAGATATGGCGAATGAAATTGAAAAATATAAAAATCTATTCTTTGAAACATTAACCAAAAAAAATCAAGAAGAAAGTATAAGTAAATATGTTGGTGAGATTGGAAGTAAAATTACAATAAAAGCTGATGTTTATAATTTTAAAATCCAAAACACTGAATTTGGCACTCAATATACTTGTAAATTAATAGATGAAGAAGGTAATAGATATATGACTTATAATATTGGTAGAATAGTAGAAAAAGGTGATACTATATATATGACAGCAAAAGTTAAAGATCATAAAGAAATAGTAGGTATTAAATTTACAGTTATATATTATTGTAAAATATCTAATGTTTTTAATTTAGAAAAAGATGCAGCAAATTTTAATATGTAAATTATGAAATACATCAAAAAATTAAATGAATTCAATATATCTGATATAGGTAAAAACAAATCCTTTGGGTTTGATTTCTCCCCTAGACGTGGAACATTAAATATACTTCATAATAATGAATTATATTCATTTTATTGGCATGAAGCATATAGTGAGATTATAGATTATCTTGAAAGTAACACAATAATTAATAATCCAATGAAACTTTTAGGTAATATAATTGATTATGTTAATAGTATCACAAGTGATATCACAAAATCTAATCAAATAATGACAAATAAAAAACAAATAATTAAATCTAATTTATCATATGAAGATTTATTAATAATAAATTCTATATATTCTTTATCTACTAATTTTTGGTTAAATTGGGATACAGATTATGCAAAATATACAATTAAATTTATAAATGATAATTTTAAAAATAAATTACCATCATTAAGTAATATATTATTTTTAGATAAAATGATATTTTATTATAATGGATATAAATTAGATTTAAATACTAAAAAGTGGACTCCATCAAAAGATATAGATGTTTCAAATAAAATTTCAGCAAAAAATATTATAAATATTTTTATGACATATAATTTTCAAAAACAATATTTAAAGAATAATTCATTTCTAATTAATAATATTCCTGATGAAATATTAGATGATAATATAAGAATAGAATATGACTACATATTAAAGTCAAATAATTTCAATATATAATTAAAAAGACTGTCATTATGACAGTCTTTTTTTATATTTTTATATAACCTTTACCAGTAAATTTTAATTTTTCATTTCTATTTTTAACATTTGAGTAACTAACATGTACCCATTCGAAATTTTTTTCATTTATAATCTGATCAAATTTGAAATTGCTAACTATTAAATTAAAAAGTTTTTCATTTTCTTCTGGACTACCACCTGTAATATCTGCTGCTTGACCAAATACATGCTGACTATTGATGAACCCTTTAATTTCTCTATTAACTATCGGAGAACGATATCCACTATTTATATGAATTTGATTACCATATAATTCCCTTAATGGATCAAGTATATTCTTAACTAATAATACTAAATTATCTTGCTCTGGCTTCATTGGTAAATTATTTAATCCTGTTGAAGTTACAGTTAATTCCGATAAACTAAAATATTTTCCAAGTTTCATATTTTCTTTTTTATTATATATAAAAAAATATAAAAAGTTTTTATGCCTTTCTCTTTCTTTTTAAAATCACACCAATATTACCATAATTTTCAGCATCAAATCCAGTTAACCATTCTAATTCATGCTCAATTATAACATATTTTCCTAATTTACTTCTCCATATATTTTCATACTGTTTAGATGCATGATTTACATTATTAGAATTATCAACATAAAGTGCTACTTTTTCATATTCAAATTCATACTCATCATTATCACATATATTATATCCATATAAATTATAATATTTAATATAATTATTTAATTTTGAACTACGCGGTAATATATTATAAGGCCAAGATTTTTCTGATGCGCCACACCATTCATCAAATATATCTAAACTATATGCAAAACAATTAAAAACAATTAAATTATAATTTATATTTATAATTTTATAATTTTTACCTATCAATTTAGGATGCCAAATTTCAATATTATTTATATCCATTTTCTATACCCCATTTTTTCCAAGAATTCATAATATCAATTGATTTAATTGATTCTTTGTCAGGCTCGTCCCCAGTTATTCTACGTAATGCTTCAAACCAAAACATACTCTCATCTATTCTATTTAATAATGAAGGTATTGATTTTTCACCATATTCTATAATTTTAATATATGATGGATGAGAATATATTTTTTCTAATACTGAACAATTACCTTTTTGATTTTCTAAATCATCAATTAATTTTTCTATAACTAATAAATCATTATTAATAAATTCATTAAATTTATTTATTTCCATTTTAATTTTTTATTTATATATTAAATATTAGTGATTATAATTAAAATAAACAAAACTTAATTATTTTTATATAAATATATGATAATAAAATAAAATAATAAATGATAATAAGTAAAACTGTTAATATTAGAATTAGTACAAGCAACAAAGATCATTTTGAAAAATTAGGATATAAAGTAAAATTAAATGAATATATTGAAGTTAACGTTTGTCATTTAAAACCGAATTCAAAAGTTATTATTGATGTAGAATGCGATGTTTGTCATAGAAAAACTCAAATTAGATATGATGTTTATATGAGAAAATCTATATTTTCATGTAGTTATAAATGCGCTGCAAAATTGTATTTCGCTAAAAGTCAGGAAACATTTATTGCACAATTAAATGAAGTATATAAAAATAATCTTGATTTTTCAAAGAGTGTATATGTTAATAATCATACTTGTGTTATTGTAGAATGCGAAAAACACGGAGAATTTAAAATGTTACCGAAAGATTTAATTGACGGAAGAGGCTGCATAAAATGTAATAAAGAAAAAAGAATAGAAAAAAGATATAAAAAATTCGTTTCTGAAGCAAAAATATTACACAACAATAAATATACTTATCCAAATTATTCAGATTCTAATTATATTGACTCAAGCACGAAGCTAGTAATTAGTTGTCCTATACATGGCGATTTTAAACAAACTTCATCTCATCATTTATTATTGTGTGGTTGTCAAAAATGTAGTAATACAAGTAAAAGATTAAAAAGATTAAAAAGATTAAGTGATGATAAATTTGATGGAAATCAAGTATTTCCATCATATAATAAAAAAGGTTGTGATATTTTTGATGAAATATCAAAGAATGAAAATATTCATATTCAACATGCAATGAATGAGGGAGAATATCATATTGAAGAACTTGGTTATTGGATAGATGGATATGATGCTATAAATAATGTAGTATATGAGTATGACGAAAAACATCATTTTATAAAAGGTGAATTAAGACAAAAAGATCTTGATAGGCAAAAAGAAATTGAAAATTTTTTAAATTGCAAATTTATAAGAATTAAAGATTAATTATAATTTGACCTTTAATTCATCATAAGGATATTGTTGTTTTTTATATACTTCATCTCTTCTAGATTCATATTGTTTCCATAATATTGTTTTATAGTCAGGATGAAAAATGTCTACCAAATCAAATACGATTAATTTTGTTTTTTCTTTGTGTAATCTTAGACCTCTCCCTATTGCTTGCCTTATTATTTTAGGCTCTTTATAAGAATCCGCAAAGATAATATTTGTTATTGCTTTAACACTTACGCCGACAGAAAATACTCCGAAAGATGCTAAAAGTATTTTAGGATTACCTGAAGTATCTTCTAATTTTTTCTTGATATATTCTCTTTTTTCTGTAGATGTTGTACCGTCAATATAGAACACATCTTTACCAATGCAATTATCTTTGATATAATTATATAATTCTGTTCCATAAGTAATAGTATGAAATAATATAAGAGAATTAGATTTAAATTTATCTGTTAAATTTTTAATAAATGTTTTTCTTTTTGCTGAATTATGTACGTATTCACGTTCTAAAATCCATGCACGTTGACCGTCAGTTTTTTTTATATTATTAACTCCTTCTGCAAATTTATGATTATCATGATGTAACATGATAACTTTTATTTTAAGATCTGATATTAATCCTTTATCTATTAATTTTCTAGCACTAATATTTATTAATTTAGGACCCATTAAAGATTGAATTGTTAATATTTCTATTGAAGAATCCGAAGGATAAGATCCACTCATTCCGAATCGTAATTTTGCAACTCCAAACGTTTTTGTTAAAATAGTTTGAATGGTAATAGCTTTTGCAGTATGTGCTTCATCACATGCTACAACTTCAAATTGGTCAAAAAATGTTTTAGGATATTTTTCTAATGATTGATAAGTTCCAATGTATATATTTGGTATTTTTTCACCATCTCTATATTTTCTTGGTTTATCACTCATAACTTCATCAATTCTAATATCAATAGGGTTTTTATTATCATTATTAAAACCGTAATTATAATCATTAAGATCATTATAAAATTGAGTAACTAAACTTATACTTGGGACAATCAATAAAAATTTAGCATTTGTATTTATATTTTTTAAATAATAAAATAGTAATGTGCCAAATACCAATGATTTACCTCCAGCAGTAGCAATTTCAATTAATCCATATTGATGTTTTAATAATTGAAATATTGCATCTACTTGATGTTCATATGGCATAAAAGGTTTACCATCAGGAGTTTTATGATCTTTATAAAATTCAGTCACAAAATCTTGTACATTTTCTCTTAATATATCTTTATTACGTGGAAATTGTTCTTGATTTTCAATTATAAATTTATAACCATACTCTTTACAACATTTATATATTTCTTGCCATAATCCAAAGTCAATTGATCCACCTGGATTTCCAAAATAACTTATACTTCCATCCCATACACCAAGCTTGAACCTTTTCATAAAACGGTAGTTATGAACTTTTCTGGTTAGATATAGTTTAAGTTGGTTATATTCTCCTTTGGTTGATTCTGTTAAAATTAACTTTGAATTGTCTTTATTTAATTTAAATTTCATGTAATGCCTTTAATTTTTCTTTTCTTAAAATTTTATTTGCTTTATCGTAATATGATTTAAAATTATTTTTATTTTTAATAAAAAAATCTTTTTTACAATAATACTTTGGAGTAAATCCTAAGTAGTTTATTAATAATTTATATGCTAAATTATTTAGTTCCATATGATTTTAATGTCTTTAATTTTTCTTTTCTTAGAATTTTATTTGCTTTATCGTAATATGATTTATATCTATTTTTATTTTTCATAAAAATATTAATTTTAAAATCCTGAATTGAAATAAATCCAAATTTTTCTATAAATAATTTATATGCCAAATCATCTAATTTCATTTAATAAAAATAATTTCTTTTTTCTAATTTGTTTTAAACAAACAATATTTATATGGTTTTTAATAGTATTATCTAATAAATCAAATGATAGTTTGTCAGAATTATAAATATATTTTGAGTCATCGAAATGTATTATTGTAATTTTTGGGCTATTCATTCCTTCTGCTATTATAAAATCTGATTTTATTTCAAATTTTTTAATATAATTATTAGTTATCATTATTTGTAACCTCCTAATATATTAGCCAGTTCAATTTTAGATTTAACTGAATAGTTTATAGATTCTAGATTTTTAGAAGTATCTCTTAAAAAATTTACATGTTCATCTAGTTCATTTATAAAGCATTGATGTTCTGATAAATCTGCTTCGATAAGTCTTAATTTTTCTGTTCCAGACGTTTTAACTTGATATGATGTTGCATAGAATTCAAATCTTTCTTTTGTTAGAACTTTTGTTTTTTGAACCAGTTTATGTATTTTAACGCTATAATTTTTAATTTCTTCGACTACAATTTGTCGTTGACTTATAGCTTCTGCCTGAATATCTGCAATATTTTTTAGATCGTCGTTAATTAATCTATTAGTTAATTTATTAACAATAGCGATCCATTGTTTTGTAGATTCTATCATTTTTTTTTGAAATTTTTGTCTTGAGTCTAGTTCAATGTTTTCTGACATAGTTGTAGAATGAGTTTATTTTATATATAATATAAATAGAAGTTAGTTTAAATTTTTGCAAAATTAATATCAAAATAATAGTTAAAATTATATTGATTAGATGGTTTACTTTGATTATATAATATTGACACAGAATTAAAATTATAAGGATCATAATTTTGTATACTTATATTTGTCAAATTTGCTGTTTGATATACATCTGGATTAAATATTGGATTATATTGTAGAACAATATTATTATAAATAGTTTGATCTGTAATGCTATAGTAGTTTACATAAAATTGTATAGAATCTAATTTATATCTATTAAAAATATTCTGATTTATATATTCATATATTGCGTTATTAATATCATTAGAATATATATCATTTTGTCTTATTATTTTAAATACTCTTTGTTCTTTAATTTTAAAGAATAAATAATCTTTTAATATTTGTGCTCCGTTAATATTTATTAGCCATCTGGTATTATTATTTTTATCTGATTGTGTTTGACTATATTGTGAAATTACTTGATTATTTTGTTTTAAATCTGATAAATTTTCATTGAATGTAATTTCCCAATCATCGGGTATTGTAGTTATATCATAGTATTGGTATCCGTTATTACCATTGATAGTATTGTTAACAATTTGACTAAATTTTATAGCGTCGTCGTTAATATAGATTTCATCTTCGGTATATATTATTTTACCTCCAAAAAAAGTTCTTAATTCTGTTTGATTCATTGTACCTGGCACAGAGTTTACAGAAAATTTTTTTAATATTAAATTACTTTTCACTATTTATTATTTTTTTTATATATTAAATTTATTTACATCAAATTCGAAATCAGGTATATTTATATTTCCCATAAATTTATATCCTTTTTTTTCATAAAAATCTTCAGTATTTTTATTCCAATTAACTTTATAGTTCCAGCCCCAACAAAGACTAACATCGTCATCTACAGTTTTAGTTGGATTATATCCAACAAATACATAATTATATTGTCTCATATTTTTATTACCTAAAAATTGTTCTATTTTAAAATCAGGACATTTTATTTGTTTTAAAGAATCTTCAAATCTATCATCAGTTGGTAATAACCAATAGCATCTACTATCATATATATTTTCATATATATTTTCATATATATTTTCATATATATTTTCATATATATTTTCTTCAAACATTTTTATATATTTCATATAGTTATATGTTAAATTTATCAGCAATTAATTCTAATTCATTCATATTTATATGTCCACCAAATTTATAATTATTTTCTTCAAGATAATCGTCAAGTAATTTACCTTTATATGAATTCCATTCCCATTGTTTATTATATGGTGAATAACAAATGAATACATATTTAATATTTTTAATTCTATTATTATTTAAAAAAAATTTAATATTATTATTAGGACATTTTATTTGTTTTAAAGATTTTTCAAATCTATCATCAGTCGGCAATAACCAATATGTTGGTTCATTATATAATTCATTTTCAAAAGTTTTAATATATTTCATTAATCATTTATATTTTTTATTGGATCAATTATATATTCATAGTTAGAAAAATTTGAAAAGACATTATTATTCATATTTTGAGTATTATTTGTTATTACATAAAAATCGTTATCCCAAGATGAGCTAAATATAAATCTTGAAGAAAACTGATATCCAAATTCGTCAACTATTGGATACACAGATACATCAGTATTAGTATTACTTAATTTTAATGGAGATATTACAGGATTAATTTTTGAATAAATTAATTCTTCAATCATACCGAAGTTTTCAAATGAAGTATCGAATTTATAGTTTGATTCAAATTGACTTATAGTATTTCCTGATTCATATAAAAATGTATTATTAAATACTGGTATTGTATTAAATATTGGTTCATAAGAGCCGTTATATCTATAAATAGAATTATCTGATGATACGCCGTTTGAAGTATTCATTATATTTTGTTGTATATTTAATGACATAGATCTAGCTAACGGTTCAGAAACATTATATTTAGTTTTTTGATTTGTATCGTAATACACTTGATATTTATCATAAATATTAGTTAATGGTCCTTTTATTGCAGTTTTAATATATGAATTTTGTTTAGTTGTTAAAACTGCTGGATCATTTAAATTTAAAATAAATGGAGTATCATTTTTAACCCAATCAGGTATTAATGCCATGGTACCTCCAGTTGTATTCATAGGTGCTGTATATCCAGATTGTCCAATTGAATTGATATAATAATATGTTATACCAGAATCAAATTCTGATAATGAATTCATATCATAAAATGCGTTAAATATATTTGATGCAACTATTAATGATGGATCGAATTCTTTAACATTTGCTGGATAGACTAAACTATTACCGTCTAATGTTTTTGAATTATATAATCCAAATTTTTCACCAAAAAAGGCGACATTATTTAAACTAATATAATTTTTTTGAATTGGTATTTTAACATTAACAACAACTAAAATATTTTTAAATTCTTCATTTAAAAATGCGTGTATTGCATTTGATGATATATCAATTATCGTATTTCCTGATAATCCACCTTCATATGTTGAATCATATGTATTACCAGTATAATATTGATAAACATCATTAAGAATTATTGCAAATTTATAATCATTAAAATTTTTACTATTATCAGCAACTATACTTGTAATTGATCCATTAATATCTCTTGATACACTTGTAACATTTAATGCGTTAATATTTAAACCTTTAAATAATGTACTAGATGCTGTATATATATCGCCTGCTTGAAAAGTTGAATATTTTAATGTTTGTTTTGTATAATTAATATCATCTATAGTAAAATATGTTTTATTTTTAAAAAAATAATCAAAATAATCAACATTTGAATTTAGATATAAATCTAAATTAAATTTTTTACTATAATTTTCCATAAAATCTACTTCTATGTTAGTAGTTTGATTTAAATATTTAATAATATTATTTGTATTACCTGAGAAAAAATTACCTATTCTGTAGCAGTAATCTAAATTTTTTTCTACTTCTGTTGGTAGCAAGCTAAATACATCTGCAGTTGCATTAAATACGTCTCCTATACTAATTGAATTATTTAATTTATATGGATAATCGCAATTAGAATTTGAGCCAGCGAACCCCCATTTTACAACTGATGGATTTTTTCTCCATATTTCTGTTAAATCGTTAAATGATATTTCATAAAGTTCGTCATCTGCGATATATTCAGAAGATACATTCATTATTTGATATTGTCCATCTTCACCTCTTGGATATGTCATATAATTTTGACTTAATACTGAAGTATCAGTATAATCTATAGCATATAATTTTTGTTCATCAGTTGCAGTATAAATATCTTTTTCATAGTCAAAATCAGCAAAATGTGTATTTACTCTATTAAAATCAAAATCTTTAATATCATTAAATTTTATTCTATACACAGGATAGATTAATGGTTTATTTCCATATGTATAAATTTGTTTTGTAGTATAATAATTACTATTTTTACCACCTTTCCAATATTCTAGTCCTGTTGTGTAAGAATTTATTGCGTAATCACTTTGTATAAAATAGCTATCATTTTTACATTTTAGTACATGATATATACCATCAATTAGTATTAAATATAAATCACCATACATTGATTTAATAGTATTTCCTGAGTAATATGGATCAATATTAAAGTTAGAAGTATATCCAGATATATAATTAGTAATACCTGATGGATTATTAATAGTTTGACAATTATAAATATAGCCATCAGTATAATTAATAAAGCACGTTCTATCATTTGAAACATTAAAAGTAGAACCACTCATATCAAAATCACTAATAACTCTATATGTATTAACACCGTTATTATACACTAGTACTACTTGATAAAATTCATTATCAGTCTCAGATGACGTAAGTTGTATCCAATAAGTTTTATCTAAAAAGAAACCTTCTACAAATGGAGATTCATTAGTTGGTATGAAAGTACTTCCTGACATATAGCCAAATATATTATTCTTCAATGTAAATCCACTTATCAATTCTGGAGTTATATATGAAGTTAAATTAGTAATCAATTCTAATTTATCAGCATAAAAACCATAATATCTATTTAATGAATAATTATGTATATTAACAGGATCTGCTGGTACATCATTAAATAAAAATTTAAAATTTAAAATATGAGGATATATTAAATTATTTGTTTTAAATGACTCTATAATATCAGATTCAAGTTTAAAATGTGGTTGTTCATATTGCAATGTTGATTGTAAAAAATTAGAAATATTAACATATCCTCCATTATTATAATCTATTCCGTAAAATTTAGAATATTCATATGATCTAAAATCCAAATCAAATGATCTTTCTGGATATGATGTATTATTTGTAATATTTGTATTTAAAAATAATCCTAAATCTGTATTATATCTCATATCAACAAAAGATACGCATTTCCAATTATTAACAATTTGAGAATTAAAATTATCTTTTGTAATTTTACCAGCACCTAAATCATCATCTTGGATATCATAAGGAGCGGAATCATCTACTCTTAATATAACAAATCCATCTGGTATATTATTTTTTCTTATAAATAATGGCGCAAAATATTCATATGTTTCATTATACCATGTATCTTCAACTGATTTAGCACCACTCCAATAAATATCATCAAATTGTTGTTCGTATTTAGAAAATACAGTAGAATCATCAGAATCATATTTAACATCAAATGCCAATTGTGATGATAGTCCATCATAAAATTTAACAATTTGATTTTCATATAAATTATTTTTTGATATTGAAAAATGTTTATATTTTTGATTAGATAATTGAGAATTTGTATCAAATGATTCTAAATAGAACTTATAATCAGAACTAACAACTAATTTAACATTAGTTGTTAGTGCTGGATTTGTTCTTAATAATTGAAAGCTATTATTTATCATAATTTTTTAATATTTTATATTTAAGATGCTGTACTACTTCTATTTGATGATGTATTATTTCTAAATATTTTAAATATAATTTCGAATTCAAATGGTCTAGTTAAGCTTTCAGATTCAATAAATATTCTTAATTTCCTTATTACATATGGAGATGTAGATAAATTAGTTGGAAATGTTATAGAATCATTTGTTCCACCAGATAATTTAAAAAATATTTTAATAGGTAATATAAATTTACTATTTGCGTTAATTAATTCAACTCCACTTTTATCAGCATAAACATAATCGTTAATATTATCAATATATGGATGAATAGTAACAGGAAAATCTGTTTCATAATTATTATCTGCTATCCAAGTACCTCCAGTCCAGTTAATATCATTAAAAATATTGATTGGTGTTGAATATGTACCGCCAGAATTTGGTACTGTTGTACCAGTTAATCCAATATTCCAATTTTTAGAATATAATACCTGTCCTAATCCATTAGCATCATATGTTACTCCTGAATTATATATAGCATTATTTCCTGATGTATCAGAAATCCAAACAAATTGATTATCAACTTGTGTTTGTAAATTATCATTTGAATCTACATATGTTGCTAATGATCCATTTGAATATATTGGATTATAAAATCTATTATCACCAGAAATAGTAGGTACATATTTTCTATATGAAAGTAAGCCTAATTGTGAAGATTGAGATAAATTATCAAATTCTAAATAATAATCATTAGTTGAATATGTACTATTATAATACGTTCTTGTAGTTGTACCAGACAATTCAGCATATTTTTCACATACTATTTTTTGTGTTATAGATGCGCCATTTTGTATAATAACACTATTAGTATTTTGATATAAACTAATTGAAAGTTCACCTTTAGCATTAGAAACAATTTGTTCAAGTGCTAAAATTCTATTAGTTAATGATGTTAGATAATCACTCAACATAATCATATTGCCTGAACTATCTTTAAAAGATGTACCTAAGTTTATATCTGTATGAGCAACATATAAATCGTTAACATAATATGATTGTTGTAAATGTGCAGTTAGTCCTTTTGAATTAAAATCACTTTCTATTTGATTATATATTTGATCATTTTGAGCAGATTGTAAAATTGTAGCATTTTCATTACCTACTTGTGCAAGATCATCTGGAAAATCAATAGTCATAATATTACTCCAATCAGATGTAATAAGTGCATCAGGATATCCAACTTCTGATATTGATTTAATTCTAATATCAACTGTTTCGTTAGGATGTAATGGAATATCCAATTGATTTACTTTTTTTATATTTGCATCAGTAACATCTTCAATATCCCATGTCCATACATTTAATGCTGAATTATAAGTTCTTGTTCTAGCATCTGTTGTAAATTGATACCAATTTGAAAAATATCCAGTTTCTGTTACACTTTGAGTTGATACACTTGGATTTTGATATGCTTTTGTTTGATCTACAATATCACCAGTTGAAATATAGTTAGTATATATATTTTCAGTTAAATTTAGATCAAATCCAACAGTAGTCGGAGCAGATCCACCTGTTGCACTATATCTATATTGAACAATAAATTGAACAACCTCTTGCTTTTGATTTTCTCCTACTGTATTTATTATAATAGGTTCTGGAACACTCCAAAATCCTCTTACACTAAATTCTGCCTCAACATCTGAAATTGCTCCAGTATTTTGTGCTGTTATTTGATTAACTATTGATGTATAAGATTTAGTCAAAGAAGATTGTTGATTTATTAAATTATTTAATGTTGTTTGACTAGCTTGTTTATCAGATGTTGATTTATATTGTTTAGTACTAAGTTCTTTATTTTGTTCAATAATAGCATCATTTAATTGTTCTAATTGAGAATTTATAGATACTTTTTGTACATTTAAACTTTGAATTTTTGCGGAATCCGCAGTATTTGTTAAATGAGTATTTGTTTGTAAAACTTTAAAATTAGTAGCTGTTAAATTTGGTACATTTGGAATAACTCCAAATTGACTAGGTATATTTTTAGCAATCAAATCTTTTAATATAGCGCCATAATCAAATACATTATCACTATAATATCTTGTCATAGAGACAGTACTATTAGTATCCAATACTAAATTGTTGGTATAGAAAGATGTACCATAAGACCATGTTGACGAAATTACATTTGAATCAGTATTAATCGGTTTAATAAATATAACATTATACTCGTCATAACCAATAGATATTTTTATTGTTCTCGCTGGTAATACAGGACTATAAATCTTTAATCCTTGTGATAGTATAGGCACAGGATCTAAGCCTTCCACCCTCTCTAAAATAACTCTATAATTACTTTTAGCAGTACTAACTTCGTTAATTGTCCATAATGTTGATGAATCTTTTTTATTTATTATCAATTCATCTCCAACTGATAATTGTTTGGTATTCCCAGTATAATCGTAATATGTAATTGAACCTAATACATACCACATTTTATTATTTATTGTATCATTATCAATACCAACAACATCAAATATACCATAGTATTGAAGGCTATCATAATCCAAATCAAATATTTGTTCATCATATGGTTCATTTCTCTGAAAAACTCCGTTATTTTTAGTGTTTGTATACCATGCAGTTAAATCATCAATAAAAATATCATTTCTATTTAAGAAATTATTTTCAAAATCAGATTTAGAATTTGCTCCATCAGATGTTAAATTTCCATATTGATCTTTCTGAAATTCAATAATATATCTACGTGATAATACTTTTTTTACTTTTTGATCTATTTTATCAGTTAAATCAAGTTCAATAGCTAATATAGGATCACATAATGATTCAAAAAAAGAATTATTTATAGAAGTAAAATTATTAATTGTATCTAAACTATCAATAGGACTAGGTTCACTATTTAAATCATCAACATATATTCTTCTCATTGTTGTACCATCAGATACATAGGCTGTACTATCAGCTAATCCTGCTAATTTTTGAATATTTCTATTCGCAATATCTAATTCATTTTTCAATTGTCCAACAGTTGGAAATTGATATGATGATGTTGTACCATCAGAATTCATTAAGTTAACGTTAATAACAGAATTTCTACTAGTTACGACATCATTTAATTTTGTCATAACTTCCGTAGAATTTTTATTTAATACAGCTAGTTGTTCAGCTAATGATACAAAACTATTTTGTTGATTTATCATGTTTAATAATTTAATTTTTATCTATATATAAAAAAAATCTATTTCATTCGAAATAAAATTCATGCAAGATCATGATATATACTATATATAATATTATATATTAAATTTATTAACATTTATTGCCACATCTTCAGCATTTTTGAAATATTTTTTTAGTTCTTTTGGTACCCCGTATTGAGCTAACATTATATCTTTATCTAATGAATCTTTAATTATATCAAAAAATCCTTCGTCTTTAGATTTTAATCTTTTGTAAAAATTTTTTATATGTTCAATAATAGGATAATATTTTATCATTAGATTATAATTACATTCTTTTGTATCTCTCACCATGTTTTTACCATGCATATCGTGATCTCCTGATGTTCCTCCTATAAAATATTGAAATTCTCCATATTTATTTTCAAGAACTCCACCAAGTCTTTTTATAAGTATTGTCATAGCATACATCCTTTCATATCTTACAGTTATATTAGTATTAATATTTCTAGATTTATAATAACCTTTATCATCTTTTTCATTATTATAAAAATCAATTTGTTCTTGATTGATATAATCACGAACTCCTTTATTTTTATAAAGTTTATTTAATTTTGCATATGTTGGAGTCATTAATTTTGCCATATCATCTGATATGTATAATATATCTCCACTTAAATAAAAAGGTTGTTGTTTAATAATATTAATATTTTCAGATAAATAATTCATTTTTTTATGTCTTTCAGGTATTGATTCGCCTTCTTTCCATATATCATTAATATTTCCACAATTTGGACATTTAACTATTTTGGTCATAGGTAACCAGCCTATCCATCCACATTCAAGACAATGATATTCAACTTCTAATTTTGTTTCAAAATATTTTAAGTATTTCATAAATTAAATTGTTTAGATTTTGATATTTCAGGATGCTCTTTATCTAACCATTTTTTATATTCAATTAGATTATTATAAGGTAATTTAGTGTTATAGCAACGTAATTCAGTCATAGTTTCTGGTAATATAGGTAACTCAGATAAATTATGATTATGAGAACATTTTAAATGTTTCAAATTAGGAGGTAATTTTTTAATTTTAGTTAAAAAATTATTATTACAATATAAAGTAATTAAACTATCTGGTAATTCAGGTAATTCAGTTAAATTATCTCCAGAGCAATCAATAGTAGTTATATTATTGATTCCTTTTGATATTGATTCAAATGTTTTAATATATTTCATAAGTTAAATTTCTTTATATTACGTTGTATTTCAGCTTCTTCTTTCACAGTTTCTTTGTTTTTACCAAATGCTAAAATAGAATTCATTGGAAAAATCTTTATATGATCAGGATTAAAATGAGTATTTAGATTCTTTGGTATATTAAAAAATTTGATTTTAATACCTTTTCCGTTATATACATTTCCAAATCCAACAACTTTGCCAATATTATTATTCAAAAAATAAAAAATATCATCATAACTTGGACCTAGTATATTATTAAGTTTATCTATAATAATATAATCCCCAATTTCAGGATTATTATTAATATTTTCAAATCTTTTTAAATATTTCATATGTTAAATTTATTTGATATATTATCTAATTCATATTTTTCAATTTCTTTTTTAGATAATTTTCTTTTTATGTCCTTATATTCTAAAAAATGAATATCTCCATTTACTCCAATAACGTTATATGGATAATATGCATTTTTTACAATATCAACAATTTTAAATATTTTACTAGTTCCTACATATATATTATTATGAACAATTATATAATCATCAATATTATATTCTTTTTCCTTATTTTCAAATCTTTTTAAGTATTTCATTTCACTATCAATATAAATTTTATTGGATCGCCTTCATCATCAACGCTACATTCAACTTTGTTTCTCCACATTTTTTTAGAAGCCCAATTATCTAATGATCTGAATGGACGATTCATATTTATATCATCATCAGTGAATTGATCTCTTGTTATATAAATAATCACTTTATTGTCTGATATTTCTACTTTTGTTTTCTTCTTACCTTTGTAAAATTGTTCACAATCTTGTTTTATCTTTGATAGTATTGGTAATTTTTTAGCATCAGTATTCTGTATTATTTTATTAACAAACTGCATAGATTTATATTTAGATATTGATCCAAAAAATTCTTTAGTAAATATAAATTCTCCAACAACATAACTCCTTTGTGTATCTAAATCTAAAAATCCATATCTTAATGTAGAATTTTCTTTTATACCAAAAAAGAATGCTAATTTATTATCTTTTATTTGTAATAATATTTCATATGCTGATGCTAATGAGTGTTTATATTTAAAAATATCTACATAATCTTCTATTCCTGTTATAGTTTCAGTTGAAAAAAATACATGATATTTGTATAATTTTCTATATGTATCATTCGAAATAAAATGATAATCATGATTTGAAACTATCTGCAAATAAGTTAAAAATGAATTCTTTCCAGATAATTCATATGTTTCATTTAATGTATATTTTTTAAAATTTGTTATCATAATTAAATTGTTCAAATGTTTTTATGTGTTTATTCTCGCCCATTAAAGTATTAGGCACATTCTGTGAATCCGTTTGATTGAATACATTATTTTTAGTTTGAACTTTAAATTTATCATAAAGAATTTTAGCAATTTTATTAATATCTAAATCATTCATTGTTGCTTGATCGATGTAATTACTTATCTCACTTTTAATTTCATCAGATTGATTGAAAATTTCATCATTAAATGTTTGCACATCACTTTTCTTTATTTCTTTATCTTGAGAAATTAATCTTTTGATTTCTTCTTGAACTAAATCAAAATATTTTTTTACTAAATCTTCATTTCTTGTATCTATCATAATAGATGTTTTTTCTTTATATATAAATAAAAAAAAACTTAAAACTATTTTTATAATAGAACATCTAATAAAATAACGTTATATGAAAATATGAAAATTTTAATTGTGCTATCATTGCTAATTTCTTTTTTATTTATAATATCATTATTATATTTTTTAATAAATATAGTATATTTTGAATATATAAAAAGAAGGAATTTTATAATTCTAAAAAAAAATATTGTAATATTAAATAAAAGAATAAAAAAATTAAAAAATAAAATAAATGAATTACCTGATGAATTATTAATAAAATATAATGATTCAATCTATGATAAAATAACTAAGATTGATGTGAATATAAATGTTTATATCAAATTGAAAAATATGTATAAATCATTAATTGAATATAAACAAATTGTTAATAGTATAGATGATTCAATATATTTAATATCAAAAAGTAAATCTGATATTGAAATTTATATGCAAACTAATTATCCAAATTGTGAAAAATATATCAAATCTGAATTAAATAATCTTACCGTAGATATTAATATGAATGATAATGAGTATACAATTAATAGAATGAAGAAGTTAATTAAAGAAAAAAACTTATTAGATAATAAATTGAATAAATCTTTAACTAAAATTGTTAAAATTAATAATATTGTTATAGATTATCAAAACATTAATAAAAAAATTGATGAATTAACGAAAATAGATATCATATGCTATAATGATAAAAAAATATTAGAACATGCTAAAGTTGGTAATAGATATCATAATCTTAGTAATATAAATCTTGATTATTATGCTGATAAAATGAAAAATGATTTGAATAGTAGTTTAAAATTATTAAATGATGAAGATTTTGATAATGCTATATTATATTATGGTAATTATGTAACATGTATGTCTTTATTAAATAAATCATTTAATTGCGTAATAAATTTATTAAAAGATTATAATAATAGTAATAATTATATTAAATCTAATAGTAAAGACATAATTAATCTAACAAGCAAAATTGAAGAAAAAATATTTAAATTAGGAGTTAAAATTTGTAATAGAAATCTATATTCAGAATATAAAAATGATATATTAATTTATAAAAAATTTTTAAATTTTGATATTATTTCTGCTGCAGAAAAACATAAAGAAATTATTAAGAATCTTGAAAAATTATTAAATGATATTGATAATAATATTATAAGTTATTATAAAAATAAAAAAGTGTAGAAATTTCTACACTTTTGGATTTATTTTTTCAATTTTATTTTTATAGTATATAATATATGCATTATTAAAATAAAAATTTTTCATTAAATCTTTATAATAATAGTCTTTAATTTTAGTTAAATCTCCTCTAATACTAGCTGTATTATTTAGAAATAATTTTATTTCTATTTTACCAATATTCTGCCAATCGCCAGTTCTATGTTTTATCTCAATACATTTTTCATTAAATATTAATTCGTAAAAACTTTCAAAATTATCATAATCATCTTTAAAATTTATTTTTATTGAGTTTTTATCTAAATTATAAACATCTACATTTAGATAATTTTTATTGAATTTGAAATCTTTATCAATAAGATTATATTTATTTTTGAATTTGAACCAATCAATGACAGTATTTATACTTTCACAGTTATTTTCAGGAGGTTTACCTCTATCATCATATTTTAATGAAAAAATATTTTTTATAAATTCATTAATTTTATCATCAGGATTAAATTTAGAAAAATGATTCATCACTTCTTTTTCAACTTCTGAATAATTTTTTATATCATAAAGATTACGATAAAAATTATCAGGTATATCTAATTTTAATGTATTGTATTTTTGTACAATTTTTTGAATTTTATTTTGGTGATAATCATCTCTTCTACTTATATATCCAAATCCTTGATCATATATAGCATCAAATACTTTATTTAAATCAGATTCTGATTTAATTTGAGGCATTTTGAATTCTTCTTTTTCTTTATTATTTTCCATTAAATTTGAATTTCATTTTTTTATATATATTAAAAAAAGAATATCAATTTTTTATGTTAAACAAATATTTAGATTTTATAAATGAAAATTTTAATATAGCTGAAGGTTATGTAAGTCATCCAACTGTTATATACTGGAATGAAAATGTAAATGATGTATTAAATGATGAGTGGTTTGATATATCAGTTAGTAGATATGGTTATCCTATATATATTATTAAATTTAGAATTGGAAATGATAAAAATGATACTCATAATTATTATCAAGCAGTACTTGAAAATAAAGGATCAAATGATATTTATTATATGGAAAATCCTGAACCTTTTATTGCTAAATTTAAAACAGAATTTTCAAAAAATTCGTTAGAATATATAAATAATATGAAATATGATCCAAAAGCACTAGGTGATTTGAGTTCTATTAGAGCATCAGCAAAATTTAATTTATAAAAAAGTTCAGAAAAATCTGAACTTTTTATTTAAATATTATGTTTTATTATTTTTAAAAATTTTGGATTAAAACTATCATAGGTATAAAAACCGTTACTATAATTAGGATCAGTATGAATAATATTTTTATCACTCATTTCTACCTCATATAAATTATAATTTCTATTTATATCTTTTAACTTATCATCGTATTTTAATGATTTTAATAATTTATCGCAATCATTAATATTTCTAAATAAATATATTCTTTCAGGATATTCACCTTTTCTATTATGAGTTTTTACTAATAATCCAATTCTATTTATTTTATCTTCATTATTAACTGGAGATAAATGATATGCAACATTAGGAACCTTTATATCATTTTTATAAAAACCATCATCATATTTAGCTTCAAATATAATTTTAATTGATTTATATTTATTTGATAAATACTTTTTATCAAATTTAAACCCATTTTTACCAATATTATTTTCAACTGTTATATATGATGAAAAATAACCTAATTGATCTTCAATATAATCAATAATATATTCAAAATCAACGAAATCAAAATTATTAGTATTTAATAATGTAAGATCAAATTTTAATTTACTATAAATTTTTATTTTAAATTTAAATCCAATTAAATATAATTCTCTTTCTAAACTACTTTCACAATTAATTATATTATGAGTTCTGATTAATCCTTCTTTGATTAATTCTACATATTCTTTATAATTATCTATCATTAATTAAATATTATGTTTTTATTATTTTTAAAAATTTTGGATTAAAACTATCATAGGTATAAAAACCGTTACTGTAATTAGGATCAGTATGTATAATATTTTTATCACTCATTTCAACCTCATATAAATTATAATTTTTATTTATACCTTTTAATTTATCATCAATTTTAAGCGAATTTAATAAATCATCATATTCATTAATATCAGCAAATAAATATATTCTTTCAGGATGTTCACCTTTTCTATTATATGCCTTTACGCATAATCCATTTTTATTTATTTTATCTTCATTATCAACTGGTGATAAGTGATATGCAATTTTAGGAACTTTTATAATATTTTTATAAAATCCATCATCGTACTTAGCTTCAAAATTTATCTTAATTGATTTATATTTATTTGATAAATACTTTTTATCAAATTTAAACCCATTTTTACCAATATTATTTTCAACTGTTATATATGAAGGATAATATCCTAATTGTTTTTCAATATAATTAACAATATATTCAAGATAATCATTATCAATAATATTAGTTTTATATAATGATAGATCAAATTTTAATTTATTGTAAATTTTTATTTCAAATTTAATCCCAATTAAATATAACTCTCTTTCTAAACTACCTTCATATGTTATTATATTATGAGTTCTAATTAGTCCTTCTTTTATTAGTTCTACATATTCATTATATGTTTCTATCATATTTTATATTTATAATTTTTAAATCGCTAATTCCAAAGGAGATTTAATTTTTTCAATTCCTTCTATTCCAGTAATTTCAAAATCATTAATATTATAATCATAAAAGTTTTTATTCTCTTTTAATATTAATTTTGACTGTGTATCTAATGGAGTTCTTTGTAATAATTCTTCTAAAGCATCAAAATGCCTATCATAAACATGTAAGTTTTGCATTAAATGGCAAAACTTACCAACTTTATATCCAAGATGTCCAGCAATCATCATTTGAAATGCCACATACTGAATTTTGTTAATAAATCCTGAAGTTAAATAATCATTTGATCTTTGCGTTAATGTCATATCTAAATAATATTCATTGTTTACTTTTCTAACTGACCACAATGTTTCATATGCACAAGGATATAATCCTTTTGGTTCATCAAAATCTTCATATTGATACATGTTAATTATATGACGCCTACCAAATGGATCATTTTTTAATCCATCTAATAATTTATTCATTAAATTATATTTCTTAATAGTATAACCGTACCTGGATCCAATTGTTAAATCACCGACATTCCATTCATCCCACCAAGTGACTCCAAGCTCATGTGCCACATCTAATGAATTTGTTTGTTTTTGATATATCCAGAAAATCTCTTTTATTCCAGTTTTTATAGCTGTATTTCTCAGTGTTGGAATTGGAAACTCACCTTTTGAAATGTCATATTCTTCAAATACTTGAGTTATAAATTTTGTATATGCCTCAGTACCATCTTTATATCTTGGCCTTGGATTTTCATCAAAAGAACCTTCATTTTTTATTCTGTTTAAATTTTCAATGTAATATTTATCTGCTTTATTCATTTTCATTTTCATTATTTTTTAAATTTTCTTTAAGATATTCTTCATATATAAATAATGATATTTCACTTATTTGATAAGTAGAATAATTATTTAAATCATCAATTTCATTATCAGTTAATTTTTTTGGTTCTACTCTTTCATTTGTTTTCATATTATTTATTATTTTTTAAAAATTTAAATAAAGAGATTCACTAATTATTGTATCATTACTTGCTTCTTTTATTCTTCTAAATGAAGAATTTCCAGATATTAAATATTCATGCCGTTTATAATTATTTGGTCCAAAATGTTCTATTTTATCATCATTTATTTTTCCATTATATGATAAAATCCATTTGGATGATAATAAATCTAACCAATTTATAAATTTTTCAGAATTAAATCCACCATAATACATACCTTTGGTATTTTGATAAGGCGGATCCATATAAATTATATCATTTTCATTTGATTTTATATTTTCATAACTTTCTTGTGAAAATATAATATTTTTAGAATTGAATAATTTGTTATATTTTTTTATAATTTTATCAACAGATTCTGGCATCATTCCACTTCTTGTGAAATGACAACTGGAATTAAACTTACCACTTTGATTCCATCTTGGTAATCCAGAAGTTACAGTCCTCATAATAAAATAGAAATCTTCTGACTTTTTATTTTCATTAAAATTATTTCTTATTTCATTAAAATATTCTTTTCTATGCTGTATATCATCATCTATATTAAATTCCTTATAATGATTATTATATGTATCTATAAGTAAATCAGGATCATTCATTATTAATTGATAAATACCTATTAATTCCTTATTAATATCAGATAAATAGTAACTATTGACCTCAATATCACTTTCTAATAATTTTAAAAATACAGATCCTCCTCCTAAAAATGGCTCTCTGTATGTGTCTATTTTTTTAGGAAAATAATTTATTATATTTTTTGCTTGGGAATCTTTCGATCCTGACCATTTCATTAATTTGCTCATTTTAATATTTTTTATATTATCTGTTTATTCATCTTTATCTTCTAATATTCTTATTTTTAATTCCCTTAATAATTTATTCCAATATGGTTTAACGTCATCATAGTGTATATCTTTTATTATTTTATTAATATCATTTACTATATCATAAAAATTATTAGAATATGTATTTCCAGCTATTGGATAAATAACTTCAATATTATTATCTCCTGTTTGTATCGGTAAATACAGTTCACGTATAGTATAATTTTCTTTTAATTCTTCATCTGATGATAAATTACCAGATTCAATATAACTCATTATCATCTCTTCTGCTTGCTGTCTTGTTAACCCTGATATATTTATTTTATATACTATTATTATTAGTTCATTTTTCATTCGATATTTCATTTAATTTTTCTAATTTATCTTTTCTTGTGACCGTATCAACAATTAAAATAGTTTGACCATCTCCAGTCGAAATCTTTTCTATTATAGATTTACAATCTTTTAATTCTCTATTTATATCATTAATTTTTTGCTTAGCATCATATCCTATATAAATTGCTTTTAACATATTTTTTAATTATTTTTTATTTGATATTTCATTTAATTTTTCTAATTTTTCTTTTCTTGAAAAAATATCAACTATTAAAACTGTTCCATATCCAGTTGACATTTCTTTAATTATAGATTTGCATTCTTTTAACTCTCTATTTAATTCTTCCAGATCACTTTGTTTTCCATAATCTCCTCTTACAAATATTGCTTTTATCATAATTATTCTATTAATTTTTTAAATAATTCAGATCTTTTTTGATTTGTAATACCAATTTCATAATTATCTCTTACATATTCAAATAAATTTTCACCATGCTCTTTAACTTTATCAGGATTTTCAACATAATATTGCATAATTTCTTTCCAACGTAATGAACTATCAGTATCTTCATCAACTAAAAAACCTTTTTGTTTACCATCAATCTTACCTTCAATATCATCTATAGTATAAGGTCCATAATTACTACATATAATCGGGCAATGATGCGCTCCAGCCTCAATTACTTTTAATTGACTCTTTACCATATTAAAAGAATTGTGAGACTTTAAAGGTGCTAATACTACATCTGCTTCATTATACATAGTACCAAAAAGCAATATTGGTTTTGTCCACCTTCTCTGATAAAATTCATCTTTAAATTCTTCATTTACTCCGTAATTATCTCGACCTTTATCATCACCTTGTCTAAGCCAAGCATTATATTTACCGTTTAAAATATATCTGAAATTATTTGTAAAAATTGATTCAAAAAATGTCCAAGGACTTCTATTTATATTATCTTTAATTATACCATTCGGAGTAGCCATTCGTAAATCGAATCCGCACATTACCATTTGAGCTTTTTGTAAAAAATATTTATCTAATTTTTCAAATGATGTTTTTAATAATCTTAAATCTACCAAGTGAGTTATTCCACCACCCCATAAAAATCTAATTTTATCTGAAGGTTTTTTATTTGAACACCATTGGTGTTCTTTTAAATTTACTGAATTTGGAGCAATTAATATATTAGTGTTAAATTCTATAATTTTATCTGCTAATAATTCTGTTGTTGTAGTTATTGCATCTGCTTCACGAATTTGATTCTCAATTATTGATTGAGAATTATTTTGTTTCCACATTCTGTAATTCGGATGATCATTGGATAAAATCCAATAATCATCTAGATCAAAAACTTTTTTTATATTATGCTTTTTTATAATTGCATCAAAAACTTCTTTAGCTTTTGGTTCAGGAAAAGGAATTGGTTTATTAAATACTATTATTTTATATTGACTTAGAAAATTTTCATTAAATAATGGTAATGTACTATCCATAAATAATCTTATATCTACTTGAATATCAGGATCATTAAAACATGAATATGGTGAAAGCAATCTTGCGTATCCAACACCATCACAGTCTGAGTCAAGAACTAAAACTTTAAATTTGTTCATTTAATTGATTGTTTTTATGTTTTTATATAATTTAATTGAGTAATAGTTTATTTAAATTATTCTATAATATTATTCTCTTTAAGATAATTAATTACTAATTTTTCTAGTAATTTAGGTTTACTTATAACATTATCTTTAATATATTTTTCAAATTTATAACTAATTTCTGTGCTTAAATTAAAATAATGTTTAACTGTTAATATTTTTACTTTTTTTTCCATTTATGACCTTTTTATTTTTATATATAAATAAAATAAAGTCCGACTAAAAATAATTAAAATGAATGATAATATCAAAATATGTTGAAATTAAAATAACAAAAAATAATTTAAGAATTTATAGTGATACTAAATGCAAAATAGGTGATATAATAAATTATCCAGTAAAAAACTTAACATTAGGCAGTCATGCTATTATAGATGTTAAATGTGATTATTGTGGTAAAATATTTAAAATTAACTATAATAATTATAATAATTATAATAATAAAACAAAAAATGGAAAATCGACAACATGTTGTAATGATGTTAAGTGCATGAAACAAAAAAGATTGTTGGCTACACAAGAAAAATATGGAGTAGATAATGTATTTCAATTAGAAGATATAAAAGAAAAAATGAAAAATACAAATTTAGAAAGATATGGAGTTGAAAATCCACATCAAAATGAAGAAATTAAAATCAAAGTAGATAATACTAATTTAATAAGATATGGATGTAAAAATGTTTTTCAAAATGAAGAAATTAAAGATAAAATAAGAGAAACGAATTTAAAAAATTTAGGAGTAGAATATCCTACTCAATGTGAATCAGTTAAAGATAAAATAAGAAAAACAAATTTTAAAAATTATGGTTTTGATTATCCTTCTCAAAATCAAGATTATTTTAATAAACATAAAAATAATGGATTTAAGTTAACTTATTTTGATGATTTATTTTGTCAAGGTTCTTATGAAAATGATTTTGTATTAAAATACAAAGATATAATTAAAATAGAGAATGGATTATCTTTAAAATATAATTATTTAGGTCAAACAAGAATATATCATTCTGATTTTTATTTACCTGATTATGATTTAATAATTGAAATAAAATCGTCATATTGGTATAATGTGCATTTAGAACAATGCAAAGCAAAGGAAGAATATTCTAAAAAGGAACATAATTATATTATGATAATGAATAAAAAATATGCTGAATTTGATAAATTATTAAAATTTTAAAATAAATTTGGTAAATAACAATAAATATATTATCTTTGCACATAAATATTAAAATTGTATAAGTATGAAAAATAAAGAAATATTATTTTTAGTAATTTCGATTTCAGTTATTATATTTTTAATCTATATAAATGTTAAACCATATACTAAATTATATTCTAACATTTCTACATCAGATTACAATTTTAGTGAAATTGATAAATCATCTTCGTATAGTGATAAAAAACTTAATATTTTATCAAGTAGTACAGATAATAATATTTCTGATGAAAGTGATGAACCTAACATCAGTATACCATCTGATGAATCATATAAGGTTATATCAGTAAATAATGATAATCCGTCATCATTGAGTTCTTCTGATTATAATGATGTATTATATTCTCATAATAATATGAATGATCATTCAGATATATTAATTCCATCATTTGATTTATATAATTCTAAAAAAGCATCAAGTTCTAAATTAGATAATAATTTAACAGCAATAGCTACTACTACTGATTTGTCAAATAGTAGTTCATCAAATAGTAGTTTATCAAATAGTGGTAGTTCATCACAAAAATGTACTACTCCGCCAACTGGTTGTGGACATTGGGTACATCATGATGGATATTACGAATGGGAATATGATAAATGTGGTTGGCATGAAGTATGGATTCCTCCTTATGATGAATGGGTATCTGAACCATGTCCTCCATCTTCTGTTCCAGTTGGTGATATACCTATATTAGAGTTATTTTCTCTTATATTTATATATGTATTATATCTTAAACATAAAAAACTAAAACATTTAAAAGAATTATTATGAAAAAACTATTATTATTTATTTTTTTGATGATTTCTTTTTCTATATTTTCAGAAAATGATAATCATAAATTTTCAATTGTAGGTGAAATTGGAGTAAATTATTTCGATGGTGATGTAACTCAAGATATCACAAGTATTTTTCCTGGATCAGTAAGACAAATAACAGTTGGAGGTCTTATTGAGTATACTCTCACTCCAATTTGGGGATTATCAGTTAATTATTATCATTTACCGTTAAAAGGTGAAAATCATTATGCATCATTTGAAACTAATTATAATACAGGTGATTTTAATGCCACTATTAATTTTACAAAAATGATTTTTCCAATGTCAAATTCTAAATTTTCTTTTAATGGATCAATTGGAATTGGTTATGCAAATTATACATTTAATCAAAATATCATAAAGCCTGATGTTACATCTAAAGCAATTCCTGATTATGGTAATGCATTCACTATTCCTATTACATTTTATGCTGAATATAGTTTATATAATAATATAAGTATAGGAGGAAAAATACATTATAGAACTAATAATAAAGATAATTTAGAAGGTATAGTTTTAGCTTTTAGTACACCTGAAGGAGTAAAACATTATAGTAGTGGTGGATATGATAGCAATTCTAATGATAATATTGATGTATTTACACTCTATGCTCGTTATAAATTTAAATCAAAAGAATCTAAATCTATAGAAATTAATAAAAAATTAGAAAAGTATTCAGATTATGATAAACCTTGTTGTGGTACAACAGTTAATATAACTAATAATTATAATACAAATACAAATACTATTTATAATGGGTGTAAAACTTGTAATGATAGTACTACATATGCAAATAATAATGGTATAAATGATGAATTTGTTAATAAAATTCCAAGTATTTATTTTGATTTCGATAAATATAATTTAGATAATACTGCATTAAATATTATTAAACATGTTGCGTTTATAATGAGAAAATATCCAGATTATAATGTTGAAATAAGAGGATATTGTGATTATATTGGTAATGTACCTTATAATGATAAATTAAGCATGAATAGAGTTAATATGGTTAAAAATGAATTAGTAAATACATATAAAATTTCAGAGGATCATATTATCATAAATGGATTAGGTAAAATTGATACTCCAAAAATGATGTATAGAATTAATAGACGTTGTGATTTCTTCTTCTTTAAATAAAAAAGCATAAAATTCATCATTATTTAGTGATGAATTTTTGTTATACAAAAATTATTATTATCTTTGTATTAATTAAAAACTTGAATATTCAATAACTTATGAAAAATAAAGAAGAAAGAGCATTAAAATTAAAAATGATAACTGAAATTAATTTAATTAGTCATGAGTTAACTTTAAGAAAACTTAAATTTAGTTATGAATGCGGATTATTTGAAATAGCATTAAGAAAGACTACTCTTTATATTCAAATAGAAGATGGTGTTTCAATTTCAAACTGTTGGATTAATTTATCTATAGATAAATGTTTTGATTTGTGTCAATTTAATTTGGTTATTGAAGAATTTATTATGCAATTAAATGAAATTATTGAAGATGCTAATAAAATATGTAATTTAAAAGAAAAAGTAGAAAAACAAATAAATAATACAAGAGAATTGATTAATAATTCTGGTATTTGTCATATAAAAACTGATGATTCTTTTTTTGATGATGTACTATTTGAAAATTTAATATGTTGTGATACAATTTAAAATTATAAAATCATGAAAGAGATAACTAGGTATTTTTACATGACATTAATTGTCGTTCAAATTTTGTTTGTGTTTTTATGGTATTTTAATATTAATGCTATTGGTATTCTATCTTGGATAGGAAAAGGTAGTGATTATAATCCTTTAAAGTTATTTCTACCATTGATTGTTTATGGCGTAATTAAAATACTTTATTGGTTTGCTGATCCTCTTTCAGCATTATTTTCAATTATTCTTAGGTGGGTTGTTATTATTGGAGTTTTTTATCTGTTTGTCTGGTTATTTCTTAAATAATTATATATGAATATGTTAAATAAAATAATAAAAAATATTTTAAAAATATTTAAGAATTTTTATTACTTTTTATATACTCCTATGAAATTGTATGATACCTATCATGCATTAGATATTTTAGTTGTATATTTAGAAAATGTTAAAATTATTAATATTGAAATTATAATAGGTAATTGTGTAATAACTTTCTCTGATAATTCAGTATTAACTTTTTGGAATTCTAGATGGAATGCTTGGATGGCTTATGGAACAATGAAATTTAGTAATGGAAGAATAATGAAATGGAATAAAAAACAACCATCTTGTGAAGTTTATTATAAATATAAAAAATTAATTCTAAATCATGAAAAATCTAAAAATCATAAAATAGATAATGTAGAAATTGAAGATTTTTCTGATTGCTTACCTATTAAATTACTTAGAAAACAAAAATTAAAAAATATTAAAAAATAATGAATAAGTTATTAAAAAAAATATATTACGGGTTTTTATGGCATAATCATATAAAATATGATTATTATCCTTTGTTAGATATTTTACTTGTATATTTAGAAAATGTTAAAATTTCATCTATTAATGTAGATAATTATTATGCTACAATATTATTTTATGATAATTCAATATTAAAATTTTTGATTTGTGATGATAATATTCATTTTACTGTTAAAGATTATAATAGATGGTATATATGGATGAGCAAAGGTGAAATGTCATAGTTAATAGCTATCAGTTTTAATATAATATATAAACTTTTATGATAAAAACTGATATAATAATTTTATTATATAGTACAAATATACTATTAAATTTTGATTCTACCAAATAAACGATTTAAATAAATGTTAACTATTAAATTAAAAATAAAAGAGTGCTTACAAGCAGAGATAATAGATCAATATTGTTCTGACTACACTGGTTTGTTTTATACTCTTTATAATCATTTTGATTTAATTGATGATGATTATATAAAATCACTATTAAATAATTCTGTGTTAGACAAATCCATGTTTGATTGTTGTATTTCTGATGTGAAAACAAAACTTAAACAGCACGAAGCAACCAAAGAAAAGAAATCAAAAAAGATAATTGATATTCAGAAATGTCTTGATAATAACGAATTCAAAACAAAAAAGGAAAAACGTAAAAAATATAATTTAATAAATAATCTAGCAAGAATTAAACGAAATATAAACAATAATATTACATTTGGTGGTAAAGCACTACAACGTGAAATCACGAAATTACATTTAAATATTTATAAAACTGAGCTACAGCTAACAAAGATTGATATTAAATCAACAGATTACAAGAAATTTCTTGAATATAAGAAAGAATTAATAGAAAGGTTAGGGCTCAAGAAATTAGAGTTCACATCAAAACGTAAATTAGGAATTTATTTAATCGGACGTGCCTGTGAAAAAGGTAACAGAAAAATTGATTTCGATCTAATTAATAATAAAATCACTTTCAAACCATCAAGAGATTTTAAAATTGATATCACTTTTAAAACTAACGGCAAAAAACAAAAAAATAAATTAATTAAAATTCAAGAAATGTCTAACCTGAATTTAATGCCAGTGACCATAAGATTATCAAACGAATATATTCATTTATCTTATGACGAAGAGTTATTAAATGGTTATGAATTCAATCAATTGGACTGCAAGAAAGAACAGTTACTTGCGTTAAGCAAAGAAAGTAAAAAGGAAATTTATATAAAGCATAAGAATGAACAAAATGATAGAAAAAAAGTAGGTAAGCTATCAAATCGTTACATGGCGGTTGATTTAAATCCAAAGTTTATCGGTTTAAGTATATTTGATGACATTAATGATGAGCAGAAATTAATTCATGTTCAGTGCTTTATTTTATCTGAGTTAAGTACGAAATTAAGTTTAAGCTCTTCAGACAAGAAACAAGTTAAACAAAATGATAAAAGAAAACATGAAATAAAAGAAGTCTGGAAACAAATATTCATGATGTGTAAGCACTTCAGAGTGTATAATTTTGTGATGGAAGATCTTGATTTTAAAGATAAACAATCAAAAGATACAGTAGGTAAAGAGTTAAATAAACAAACTAAAAATCTATGGCATCGAACTTTAACGACCAACTTGATTACTAAATATTGTAATGAAAATGGCTTAAATAAAATAGAGGTAAACGCTGCTTATAGTAGTTTTATCGGAAATATGATACATACCTTCTTTGACCCAATTTCATCTAGCATTGAAATTGGCAGTAGAGGGATGAATAAATTTAAAAAAGGTAGTTCTATATACCCGTGTATGAATTTAATAAATCAAGAGAAATTGTTTTATCTACTTGGTGAGAATATCAACACAACACAGGATAATTGGATTCAATTATATAGAAAGACCAACCAACTGAAGTATCGGAACATGTTATTAAAAGATGATGTGTTAATAGACTATCACTTAGGAAATTGTAAAAGTAAAGTTAGAATTGTTACCCAACAAATCTAATAAAATACTACAAATTACTATATTTTAGTTACCTCATTTCATAATGGTAATACAATTGATTGGAGAAACGATTCTCCATCACGTGAAGTATTATATAAATACAAAAAACTTATTTTGAAGTATGAAAAAGATGAAATAATAAGAAAAAAAGAAGCTGATATGTTGAAATATAATAATTGTTTACCAATTAAATTAGTTAGAAAAGAAAAATTAAAAAATATTAAAAAATAATAAAAATGGGTTTAGATATATCATATTATAGTAAAATTAAAATATCAGAAAGTAATGACGATGATGACGATAATTATATTGAAAATCATAAATATTTCATATATCAATTAGGTTCATTAAAAAATGGTCAATGTTATCATGAAACAGATGAATCTGAAAGTGACTCTTTTCATGTTGGATCATGTTCAGGTTATGGTGTTTGGAGAAAGAATTTATTAGAAATGCTAGGATATATTAGTATGCAAGATGTATTTAATGATTTTGATACAAATATTAGAAAAATTAAATTAGATGAAATTAATTCAGGAGAAAAATATGTAGCTAAATCTTTTTATGAAATTATAATATTCAGTGATTGTGAAGGCGTTATAGGACCTGAAATATCAAAAAAACTATATGAAGATTTTGTTGAATTTGATAAAGTAGCAATTAGTCAAGGAGATTATTTTTATGATATTTATTCTAAATTTAAAGAAGCATTTAGAGTAGCATCAGATAATGGACTTGTTTGTTTTAGTTAAGAATATTAAAAATAGAGAGATTTAAATATCTCTATTTTTATTTATTAAATTAAGTTCATCTAACCATTTTATAAAATTCATTCTATCTTCAGGTGTACCTCTAAAAAATTTACCTCCAAGATTAGTATATGATTTATTTTCTTTACTATATTTTAAAATTTCAAAATATCCAAGATCTTCATCTTTATCATAATTCAATGATATTTTTATTTTAAAAAATTTTTGAGCTGGATGAAAAAAATTATGTTCATACCATAAAGATTTCCAAGAATAACAATCATACCATAAAGATTTCCAAGCTTTACCTGCTTGAGAATATGACATTTTATACTGCTTAATTTCTTTCTCTGTGTATTGATCTAATTCAAAAAATTTTAAGTGCTTCATATCTGTATATATTAAATATTTTTTAAATTATATCTTGATTAATTTCTTGTTTAAATATATTATTTAATATTTTTGATTTTATTATTTCTCTATTATATTTATTTTTAAAATCATCATCTATATAATCTTTTTCTAAATGATCATTCATATCAAATTTTTTAATTTTAATTTTCTAAATATTTTTATATGATATTCAATTATAAATTTTTTAAAATCTTCAAAATTAAAAAATTCTTTTGTATAGACTTTAATTTCATTTGTTATTTGGTAGTACCTATTAAATGAAATTATTTTATCCCAATCATTTATTATATAAAAATTTATATTAATATAGCCATCTTGTTCAAATAGCATGAAATTATTTGTTTTATTTTTATAGCCTATAGATTCAATTAATTTTATGCATTTTTCATCATAATATTCTCTATATTTAAAATCAATCATATTCAATCATTATATTTGTAATTATATATTATTATTGTTATGATTTGTTTTGATATATTATGCTATAACTGTTTATAATTTATAAAAAATATTAAATAATTTTTTTATTAAAATAAAAATATCTACTTTTGTAATCATAAAAAACTAAATATAGTTGATTAATTATTATTAACTTTTTTATATCAGTTATTATATATATCTTTGTAGTGTAAAAATTATTCATTAAAAAAACATTAATATGAAATTAACAGAAAGAATTGAAATTAAGAAATCTTATTTTAAAGTCAAGAAACAAAAATTTCGTCGTGACACACAAAAATTTGCAATTAAACTTATTAGGTTTTTTACAATTAGTGATAATAAGATTAATAAAGTAAATAATAGTGAAAATGAAGTAGTAAGTCTATGTAGACGACTTATTAGAGATAATGATTCAGTATTATCAATGACTTCAAAAACACTTAAAAGAATTATAGACAATAAAATAACTGGAACATATATTATTATTAGAAATATGCAAGTTCTTGTTTACCATAAAGAAACTGCATATCCACCAATTATTATTTCAGATAAAAAATATTTATATCTTCTTGAAATATTTGATATTAAAAAAGAAGAAATTGAAAATGAAAAAGAAAAAGAAATTGATAATAAAGTTAAAAATTCATTCAAAATGATTTATGCTAATATCGTTCAAACTGATTTAATCGAACAAGAAAGAAAAAATAATGAAATTAATAACATCAAAAATAACTAAAAAATGAAAAAAATTAATAAAAATAAATTCAAATCTTTATATTATATAGGATTAATTTTTTATTCTGCAGTTGTATTTTTTGCTGCTGTTATTATTATATCTTTTGTTATATTTTCTTATAATAAAATTGAAGATAAACATAAAGCAGAAGTTGAAGCAAAAGAAGCAGCAGAAAAACCTGTAATTCCAATTGTTAAACAGATAATTTATGATACAATTCCTGTATATGATACTATAAGACCTGTAAAGCATCATAAGTTTTTTGTACCTATTGTTAAAAATAAAAAAGATAGTTTATAATATAAAAAGTCAGTTTACAAACTGACAAAATATTAAAAAAGTCAGTTTTTAAACTGACTTTTTTGTTTATATCATAAATACACTTCAATAGGATTATCTGGAAAGTCTAATAATTTATTTAAATTAAATATTGACATTTTTTAATGATATTAATTTTAATTTTCTTTGATCAATTCTAATTCTATCATTAAGATTTATGATAGTTTTTTCATAATCAATTCCTTCTTTTCTTCTGTAAAAAATTCCAGTTAGTTCATCTCGTCCTGATTTTTTATTTGTTAACTCTTTATAGAAAAAAATTTCTCTTGACTTAAAGAATTCTAATTTACGACAACCTTTTGTACTCATTATATCATCAACTACTAATTTACCATCAATATAAAATTTATTAATATTAAATTGAGTTGGACTAAATTCACTAGTAACATTATATTTTATCATAGCAGGACCATACAAATTATGAAGTTTACCATGATTTAAGTAGTACTCATAGTCATCAAATAATATATGAGTAATATCCTTCAAATTGAATTCAATGTACTCATATAAAGAATAAAATGACTCAAAATCTTTTTTATATAATCTACCTGTTACGGAATCTATAGATAAAAAAGAATCAAAATCAATCTTACATTCAACATCTAAAAATTTATACATTATCATTTAATAACTTATTTAATTTATATTTTCTTGCATCTTGATTATCTCCAAAATATTCATAAAAATAAAAATAAACACTATATTCATCATATTCATCATCTAATGAAAATGATATTTCACTAATTTTATCATTAAGTATAATTGTAATAACACTATCATATATATGAGTTAATTTATAATATTTTCCTTTTTCTAATTCAGGAAAATTATTAAGAGTTGTATTTAATGTCTTTTTACAAAAATATAATTCATTAATCTTAGGATGCATTTAATAACTTATTTAATTTTTCTTTTCTTTCTTCTTTAATAGTTCCAAAATATTCATAAAAATACAAATAACTCATATGATTCTCTAATGAGAACACCATTTCACCAATATTAGAAATTATAACTACGTCACCATGATGACGATCTGAAACTTTATAATGTTTTCCTTTTTCAAAATAGTCATTATTAAATAAAAATTTCATTGCTTTCTTGCAATAATAATATTCATTAATCTTTGGACGCATTTTCTAACTCACTTTTTAAATAATTAGCTAATCTTTGAATTTTATAAGCATCTTCAGGTTTAAAAATAAATTCATCAAATGCGCCATACCTACATCTATAACCAAAAATATATTTAATACCATATTTTAATCTATTCCAAAATGATCTTCTATTTAATAATACATGAGCATAACATATAGGATCAATTTTACCTGATTCTGTTATATCTTCTTCATATAAAAATATAAGTTGATGATCAGTTGAATGACAACTACAAATTAATATTTCTTCTTTATTTTTCATGTTCTAATATTTTTTTTTATTTTTTTTTTTCTGTATTTTTCTTACAGTAAACTTTATCTCTTCTTTTGTAATTACTAACATTCTTTAATTATTTTTTCTAATTTATTTTTTCTAAATTCTTTTAAATCACAAAAATATGTATCAAAATCATAATCTTCCATTCTTGGGGTGAACCAAAATGAATACCAACCATCACCATCACAACCATAACCATCATTAGTGTATTTTATTACAATAATATTATTATAATCTTTTTTCTCGTAAATAAAATATGAATAATTTTTTTTAAAAATCAATAGTTTATCAAACTCTCTGTAACAGTCCTTTATGCAAAAAACTTTATCGCCAACTTTATACATTATTAATTATATTTTCTAATTTTTTCTTTCTTTTATTCTTAATCCAATCAGTTCTATTAAACTCAAATACAGATGGTATAATACTATGATCATAATCAGTCATGATAATGTTACAATTTATTAAATCTAACCAACAATATGATATTCCTTTTTCTACATATCCATAAAATCCAGATATATATTTATTTGGTATCTTAGGTATTTCAGATTCTGCTATTATTCTAAATTCATTTATTTTATTTGTAGGCTCAATATCTAAATTGAAACTAAAATAAATAAATTTACAATCATAAAACCATTCTTCTATCTCTTTCATATTATATAAAGATAATGAAAAATAATGAACTATTATTCATTATTATTAATTATGTTTTTAAAACTTTTATAGAATCTGTAAAGTGCTTAGGTAATATATTAGAATTATATTTTAATAAATCTGAAAAGTTTGAGTCTAATATAAACGTATCGCAGTAATCTGTTTCACTACGAATTCCTCTACCTACTTCTTGTATTGTTTGAACACATGCATTCCAGCTATACCATTCAGGCATCATTTTTTGTCTTGCTTTAATTTTTTTACTACCCAAATTTGCGAATGATATTTTTAACACTATTTGAAAACGAGCTAATTCATCATCTAAAGAAATTCCTTCCATCATAGATGGACTTACTAAAACTGTTGGAGCTGTACTTGTTAAATGTTTTTCAAGAATTTCATTTCTATCTTCAGTAGTGTGAAATAATAACCTTTCATCCATAATATTTTCTTTTAACCATTCTGTTATTTCATAATTTGATGTGTGAATTATTCCTTTTTTGTTTTTATATTTAGCTAATATTTTTTTTATCCAAGGTATCTGATTCTTAAAAGTCTCTTCTTTACTATAAAAAGACATTTTACCAAGTTTCATATAAAATATAGGATGATTTTTTAATTCAAAAGGAGAATCCATTTCATGATAACTTGTTAATTCTTCATCTAATCCATTAATGAAACTAAACATTTTAGAATCGAGTACAGAAGCAGACATAAAAATTATATGATCGTATTTAGACCATACATATTGATTTAGGTACTCATAAACGAAAATATGTTCAGTTACCAACTCTATCCCACTATAATTTTTTTCACTCTTATTTTTATTGATATCAAGAACTACATTATCTGGATCATTTTTATGTGAATCAAATAAATGTTTAAACGATAATAGTTTACTATCAATATTTTGTAAATATTTAGATAACTCTACTTTTTGTTTTGATTTTGATGATCCAGCAATATCAGATTCAAATTGAGTTCTTTTTTTCTCTAACATTGGTATTAACTTTCTTTCTAAAAATTCTAAATATTTATCTAAAAATTTAATTTTTGAAATATATTTGCTATCAATCTCTTCAATTTCTTTTAATCCAAATCCACATCTTTTTAAAGTTTTTGAACTTAATTTTGAGGAAAGATAGGATGAGAAGGTTTCTTCGAATGATTGACACTCATCAATTATAAGTACATTACCATCTCTTCTTTTTAAAATATCAGGTTGAAATAATGATAATGTATCAAATAGATGAAAATTACTCAAACCTATATCTCCAGATATCCAGGAATTTTTAGCAATGTCATATGGACATTGATCACAATGTTTTTTCATTATAGCACAGAGTTCTTTAGCTGTACCGCAATCACAATCAAAATCTTTACAATAATAGTTAGATTTGCCTCTATAATCATTTATGAACGGAAAATCTCTGATATACTGGCCTTGAAGTACCTTCGATGCTGTAAGAATATCAAATTTGGCATCTGGATTCACGAATCCTTTATACCAATTGGCTAGCATTATGACCATGAATGACTTACCAACCCCAGTCGGCAAATTTTCTAAAATAAAACGTTTACCTGTCAATATACTATTTTTAATAAAATTTAGTCCATCAATTTGGTAAGATTTTGGTTCGTATTTGAGAGGAAAAAATATTTTTTTGTCGTCTATTTGAATCATTTAATTGTAATTTTATTTATTGTATATAAAAATATTATTATTGTTTATTCCAATTCATATAATCATAAATCTTATCTTTCCAATTATTTCTAATCATTGATTTATAAGCGCCAGAACTATTTAATAATTTTTTATTATTTATTTTTATTGTTTCATTCAAACAATTTTCATAATTCCAATAACCTTTAGGTTTTGTTTTATTTTCCATGTGTGAACATATATCATCAATCCAACCATTTTTTAATGCTGATCCAGCAGCACTTGCATATTTTAAGTAAAATTCACTTTTAGTTTTGCATTGTAATGCAACTTCTTGACATTTTTCTTTTGTCCATATTAAAGTAATTCCTCCTAAACTTCCTGTTTTCGCTGTATTTAAAATAATCCAACCATTTTTTTTTATATATTTCTAAATGTGTTTCTTCCATAATTTTTGCATCACTAATATTTAAATAATCTGTTAATTGAATAAGTGTTGGATTTAATTTAAATTCTTTAAAATATTTATATACAATACTATTATTATATTCATTGAAATGTCTACTATTTCTATTTTTTAAATTATATGTCAAGCCAACATATACATTCTTATCACTAAATTCATAAGAATATATACATCTTAAAAAATCGTTAGGTTGTATCATATGAGAACAAATTTCATCTATCCAGTTATTTTTTATAGAAACGTTATGAGCAGCATAATATTTTTCACCAAATTCTTTTCTATTTTTACATTTTAATGCTAGTTCTAAACATATTTCTTTTGTCCAATAATCTTCATGATGTTTTAATTTAATCATATGTGAACAAATATCGTCTAACCATTTATTTTTTGCAGATGCGAAATACGCAGAGCCAGAATTTAAACTAAAGCTACCTCTTGTATTATATTTCAAAGCTTCTTCTTTACATTTTTCATAAGTCCATTTTAATTTCATAGTATAATATGTTTATTTTTTAGTTCATCTTTAAATTTTAGATCTTTACAGAGTTCTTCTATTATGCTATATTCTAAAAATTTTGATTTATTTGTAAAATTATCATCTATTTGTTTAATAATATTAACGTCTAGTGATATAGATATCGACAATTTTCTATTTTTCTTTGGTGATTTCATATATTTTAGTTATTTTTCTTCTATATATAAATAACTTAAGGTCGTAAATTGCTATATTTTTACTAAAATCTTACTATATAAAATTTAAAATAACTTTTTAAATTATTTTTCATATAATAGATAAAAATTATATTATGCGGAAAAAGATACCTGATGATCAAAAAAGGAAGAAGATTTCATTTTCGATAGATCCAAGGGTTTATGATATGTTTGTTAGATATTGTGAGCAGAATGAGATTGAGAATTATTCTGGATATATTGAGAAGATAATAATTGAAAAATTAAAAATTTAATGAAGGATATTAAGACTATTAAAAGATCTAAAAAGAAGGTTATTCCAGTGAATGAAAGGACTTATATTGGATTTGATGTTATAGAATTTAAGAGTGGTGGTAAATGTTACAGATTAAAATATGAATAGATGAAAGAAAAATTTAAAAAATACATATAATACGGAATAAAATGATTATATTTGATATTGAATGGAAAATTGAATACAGTTGGAGTCAGAGTTTCTAATTTCGGTGAAAAACAATGAAATTAGTTTAGAATTACTTTACATTAGCAACAGTTCATGATAGAAAAATAAAATTAGAACCACTTTATGGATAAACAGAATATTAATATTGGAGATAAATTATTATGCAAAAATAGTTATTATAATTATACTGAAGTTTTTTATAAAGATAGAGAATATGAAATAGTTAATACTAACATATTTTATAGTAGTAATTTTTATTCATTAAAAGAAAAAAATAGCAAAAATTTATTATATCTACGTAAAGTTGATTTTTATGATGTTTTTTATACTAAACAAGAAGAAAGAAAAATAAAATTAAACAAATTAAAAAATGACGAAAAAGAATATTAATTTAGGAGATAAGTTATTATGTAAAAAAGATTTATTTCAAAATTTAATTAGTGATGATAAATTAATAATATTTTCTCATTTTATAAAAGATAAATATTATTCTATTGTTGATATAAAAATAATAGATGATAAATATGCTTATAAGAATACATGTGATCATATATTTGGACAAGATGATTATATTTATTATATAAATGGAGAAATGAATAAATCATGTTCATTTTGGTCTGAAAGTTTTTTTCATGATTATTTTTATGAAAAAAAAGAATTAAGAAATAAGAAATTGCAGAAAATAAATGGATAAACAGAATCTTAATATTGGAGATAAATTATTATGCAAAAATGATTTAAAATCATTGGTATCTAATAATACTTCATTATTATTTTTTAAAAAAGGTAAATATTATGTTGTTGATGAAATTAGATTAATTAATGATATTTTTGTGGATTATAATGAATATTTTTATTATATAATTGATGATAATAATGAACGATATTCATTTTGGATGGAAAGATATTTATATACTTATTTTTATACTAAAAATGAAATTAGAAGCATGAAATTAAATGAAATAAATGAAGGATCATAATTTTAAAGTAGGAGATAAATTATTATGCAAAAAAGATTATATTCATCATAAGATATCTATTCATAAAGGGAACGAATATATTATAAGTGATAGTTTATTTGAGACTGAATATTATACTTTTATTTATATAATTGATGATAATAATGTAAAGGTAGAAGTTCAGTATGAAAAAGATATTTATGAATTTTTTTACACTGAGAAGGAAGTTAGGAATATTAAATTAAAAAAGTTGGGTAATGAAGGAACAGAATCTTAATATAGGAGATGAATTAATATGTAAACGTATATTTCATCCAAATTTTGAATATTATATACTAAATTCATGTTATACTGTTTATGATATTAAATTTTTTAATATTGATAATAAATTTTTTAATATTGATAATGCATATTATTATATGACCATAGGAAATGAAAAAATGAATATTGTTTGTTCATATGAAGATATTTATACTTATTTTTACACAAAAAACGAAACTAGAAAAATTAAATTACAAAAACTTCATGAAGAATCAAAATTTTAATATAGGAGATAAATTATTGTGTAAAATTGATGTTAATAAATCATATCTGACATTAACGAAAGGTGTAGAATATATAATTTTGAGTGCTGACTTTGATGTACTTTTGAGTGCTGACATTGATGTACTTTATTATAAATATAATATAATAGATGATACCAATAAAGATTTCTATTATATAGAAGAATTTGATGATTATTTTTATACTAAAAATGAAGTACGAAAAATTAAATTAGAAAAATTAAAAAATGAAGAAGCAGAATATTAATATTGGAGATAAGTTATTATGTAAGATTAGTTTTTTATCAAATTCTACATATATTATAAAAGGTAAATATTATTATATTAAATATATTGATATTATTAATGTAGCTCGTAAAGATTATTATTTCTATTATTTAGACGATTTCGAATCATTGGTATGTTGTGATGAAAAAGAATTTTGTAAATATTTTTATACTAAACAAGAAGAAAGAAAAATTAAATTAGAAAAACTTTATGAAGAAGCAGAATATTAATGTAGGAGATAAATTATTATGCAAAAAAAATCTTTTTAATTCAGAAAGTACATATCTTATTGAATTTGAATATTATTATGTTTGTGAAATTACTCCAACTAATAATAATTATACTGATTATATTTATATGCTTATATGTGAACAATATCAACCTGTTAATTTTAGATATTACGGAGAATTTTGTGAATATTTTTATACTAAACAAGAAGAAAGAAAAATCAAATTAGAAAAACTTTATGAAGAATCAAAATCTTAAAGTAGGAGATAATTTATTATGTAAATATAATATAATTAATATAAATAAAAATTTCAAAATAGACAAATATTATGCTATGATATCAATTTATATTATTTCTAATACTATAAGCGGTGTGGATTTTTATTATTATTATTTATTTGATGATGATGATAATTTAATATTATTTTGTGGTGAAGAAGATTTATATGAATATTTTTATACTAAACAAGAAGAAAGAAAAAGAAAATTAGATAAAATAGAAAATTATGAATAATTTTAATGATGGTGATAAAATATTATGTAAAAAGGATTTAACTTATTATGGTAACCATATTATAGAAGGTGATTATTATATTTTTCATGATAATATGTTTAGTGGTATTTTTAATGATTTTTACTGCTGTTATATAAGTGAATCTAATAATATATTTTCATATTATTTAACTGAACATGATTTAGTTGGTCATTTTTTTATGAAAAATGAGATTAGAAAATTAAAATTAGAAAAACTTTATGAAGAAACAGAATATTAATGTAGGAGATAGATTATTATGTAAAGAGGAGATTGATAAAATATTTATTAAAGATAAATATTATTATGTAGATGATATTAAAAATTTTTCAACTGATTATAGTGAATATTTTTATGATTTAAGATCAGAATTCAATACAATATTACCATTTTTTAGTGAATCATATTTACATCAGTATTTTTATACTAAACAAGAAGAAAGAAAAATCAAATTAGAAAAACTTTATGAATAATTTTAATGAAGGTGATAAAATATTATGTAAAAAAGATTTAATAGCTAATTATAGTACACATTTTATAGAATGTAAATATTATATTTATCATAAAATTCTGAATGATTCATTTAAAGGTTTTGCCTGCTGTATATTTAATGAATCTAATGGAATATATCCATATTTTTTAAATAAAAATGAATTACTAAATCATTTTTATACTAAACAAGAAGAGAGAAAAATTAAATTAGAAAAACTTTATGAAGAATCAGAATCTTAATGTAGGTGATAAGTTATTGTGTAAAAAAAATTTAAATGAATTATATGCAAGTTTTAATAAAAATAAATATTATATTGTTTATGATATTAAATTATTTGACAATAATACTGATTATTGTTATTATATAGAATTTGATAAAAAAAAATATTATTCTTTTAGATATAGCGTTAGATTTTTTTATGAACATTTTTATACTAAACAAGAGGAGAGAAAAATAAAATTAGAAAAACTTTATGAAGAAACAGGATATTAATGATGAAGATAAATTATTATGTAAAAAAAATCTTCTAGTTGGAGCAAATAAATATTTATATGTTGATAATTATTATATTGTTATGGTAGTATACGGTCCTTATGAATATTGTTATTATTTTAATGATGAAAATGATAGAATATTACCATTTTCATTTAGCATAAAAGAGATGTCTGAACATTTTTATACTAAACAAGAAGAAAGAAAAATTAAATTAGAAAAAATTTATGAAGAATCAGAATCTTAATGTAGGAGATAAGTTATTATGTAAAAAAGATTTAACAACATCATATTCAATATATCATAAAGATAGATATTATATTGTTCATTTTATTATTAATTATGATGATGATTATCAGTATTTGATATCTGATGATAAAAATGCTTATTCATCTTTTAAACGTGATGAAGAATATTTATATACTTATTTTTATAGAAAAAATGAGATTAGAAAAATTAAATTGAAAAAATTGAATAATATTTTTAATTAAATTAGGTTATACCAAATATTTACTTTACTTTTGTACTTTATAAAAACAATTTAAAATTATTTAATATGAAAAAAGTAAAGAACATTTTATTTAAAATGGAATTAGAAGGTAATGGTGTTGTTAACTGTGATAGTAATGGACAAAAATGGATATGGAATGAAATTAGTGGTGGAAAGTATGAAACTGATAATAATTTAATATTTGCAAAAAAAAATATATATCAGAAAAGTAATGGTGAATATGATTATAAAATAAAAATTTCTAGTAATTGTTTAAGACATAATATTTTTATTGATGATATTCCATTTCAATCTCCAAATATATTGCATAATAATTATTTACTTGTGTCAATGTTGGCTTCTCCTGCAATTATAAATAGAGGTCATTTATTTGCATTGAATGAAGATGAGATTGATAAAACAATTAGAAGAAAAAGTGTTTTATGTATAATTGACGCTGAACAAACAAATAATTGTAAATCAAAAATAGAACTTATGACAGTTAGTGGTGAAAAAATAAGTGATACTTCATTATTTAACAAAGAAACTGTAGGAGATATAACATATGAGACTGATGGTAATATTGATTTAATGCAAATGCAATTTATTAGTTGTTCTAAAAATTTAGATCGATTAGCATTCAATCCAGATTTATTTCCTTTATATTCAGAATTATTGAAAAAAAGATTACCATCATTTAATTCGGAATTAAAATATTATAGGATTACAAATAGTGTTGTTGAATTACCAGAATATGGTTTTTTATTATCCAATACAGATGTTGTTGAACTAACAAAAAATCTATTATATAAAATGCTAAAAATGAATATTTATAAATCTGGATCTAGTGTTGTTACGTCTAAACTTAAAATTAAATTAGTATATGACGTATTTAATGATAAAAAAAATAATTCTGATGGATGGATTGAATTAACAAAAGATGTTATAGATAATTTAAATTTTGAAAATGAAAATTTTTATACTGAATATGATTTTGAAAATGCAAAAACTTTAGATATAGAATTGTCAGATAAGAGATCTATTATAATTAAAAAAAGAATAGATGCTAAATTGAAAGCTAAAGATGATAAAAAAGAAAAAAAAGAAGCTAAATTAAAATCTCAAAAAGAAGCTAAATAATTCTAATAATATGGAATATTTTTTAAAATTGTCATTTAAAGATGCTGGATTTTTTGAAAAAGCAACTAATAATCAAAAACCTAGTATAAGTGTTCATCAAATAAGTAACATGCTGCATGTTTTAATGGGTGAACGTCCAAGTCCAACATATAGAGATACATTAATTAAACCTATATCAGATATATTTAATATAGCTAATTTAGCTTATATAAAAATAGATACAACAAGATTTTTAAATAAATCTAGTGGTAAAATGTGTTATATGAATGAGTTTATACAAACAAATAAATTTGCTTATGATAGCTATAGAGATAAAAAAAGAAGTTTTATTTATTGGGAAAATCTAGAATGTTATTTAACTACTGATCTATTTATAGAAATGATTAATTTATTTAATAATATATTAGGTTATGATGTTAAATCAAAACCTGCAATGTATATAATAAAAGAGATTATTACATATTATAGTAGTTCTAAATTAGTTATAGATATTAATAATGAAATAAAAAATAATAGCAAAATAAAATTTGCAAATTTCATTAAACAATATAATGATAATTCTGATTTTACAATTTTTTGTAAAAAATTAGTTAAAAATAATAAAACTCCAATTGCAAATCTTCTTATTGGTATTGTAAATCAATCAGCAATAACAATTGGTCAAAATCCAAAAACTACATTAACAAATATTAGAGGAATTGATAATATTACAAAAATTAGTGGTTCTATAATAATTCCTTTAACATCAGAATATGTTGACAAAATTAAAAATTCAAAAGGTTGTGCAACGTTATTAGATGGAGGATTTGTTTGGATAGAAGATTTGATAAATGAAGATGAAATGATTGAAAATGATTTAGATAGTTATATTAATATTAATAAATTAGAAGAATATGAGAATAAAAATTGAATTTACAGAAAATAAAACATTGGTACCGATTAAGAATCAATCATATATTAATTATTATATACACAAATGTCTTGGAGTTAATAATAAATATCATGATTCTAAAAATGATTACTCTATATCATCTTTATATGGTGGAAACCTAACTGAAGATAAGTTACATTTATCATTTAAGAATGGAGGAATTATTGTAGTAACTTCAAAAAATGAAGAATTTTTGAATGATTTAATAAGTGGAGTGATGTCTAATCAAGATTTAAATTGGGGAATGAAATTTAATAAAATTAATTTTATCTTTGAAAAATTTATAAATGGATGGAATCATTTCGCAACATTATCTCCATTTATTATTAGAAAGCATATTAATAAAAAGAAATATACTTATTCAACTTTAAATGATTCTGATTTCGTATATATTGTAAAAAACCATATTATAAAAAAATTGAGTAAAATTTATAACGGTATTAATTTAAAAGATTTTGATGTTAAAATAATAAATCATCCTTCACATAAAGTAAAGAAAATAATGGTTAAAAATGTCAAAAATGAAGCTAATCAATGTCACATTAGTATATTTTGTTCATCTGATGTGGCAGAAAAAATTTATAATTTAGGTATAGGACAATCAACTGGTTCTGGATTTGGTACAATTTATAAAACAGAAAATAAAGATAAATATAAATTAGTATGATAAAAATGAATAAATATAATGATATACGTATATTAATAACTCATTTTTATTTATTAATATATACTATAAATAACTCAATATCAATTAATTATAAATATCCTGATATTATTTATATAAATCCGTAAGGGAGTCTCAACCAATGAATTGATGTCTATCCTGTTCTGCTAGATATTATTTATATAAATCCGTAAGGGAGTCTCAACTCTAGCTGTTCAATCTCTTTAAATAGATTTGATATTATTTATATAAATCCGTAAGGGAGTCTCAACATAGTGCAATTACTTATTCTAACATAACAGGATATTATTTATATAAATCCGTAAGGGAGTCTCAACAAATAAAATGATTGACTTTCAATTATATCAGATATTATTTATATAAATCCGTAAGGGAGTCTCAACATATGTTATATATATGTATTTAATTTGTCGATATTATTTATATAAATCCGTAAGGGAGTCTCAACGAGCGTCAGTCAATGTTGAATTCGCTTTTGATATTATTTATATAAATCCGTAAGGGAGTCTCAACACATATTGCTTATTTACATTAAATACGCTAGATATTATTTATATAAATCCGTAAGGGAGTCTCAACTATAGTCAATTAAGAAAAGAGTTAATCGGTGATATTATTTATATAAATCCGTAAGGGAGTCTCAACACATATTGCTTATTAGAATCAAATACGCTAGATATTATTTATATAAATCCGTAAGGGAGTCTCAACATATTTCTACAAATCATTCAAAGAAGAAATGATATTATTTATATAAATCCGTAAGGGAGTCTCAACAAGTGTAGCCAGAAAAAATGGGAAAAGTGCGATATTATTTATATAAATCCGTAAGGGAGTCTCAACGAACCCTATTAATGACATTTTTAGTGCAATGATATTATTTATATAAATCCGTAAGGGAGTCTCAACAAAGCAGAGCAGGAAAAGAAGTGATTATATGATATTATTTATATAAATCCGTAAGGGAGTCTCAACAGTTGATGAAAAAAATAGGGAGGTTATAGGATATTATTTATATAAATCCGTAAGGGAGTCTCAACAATGAATTAAAGGCAACCGAAGTTCTTGATGATATTATTTATATAAATCCGTAAGGGAGTCTCAACGAATTACTACGTAAAACAAAAAGTGATTCAGATATTATTTATATAAATCCGTAAGGGAGTCTCAACTTATCATATTTAATAAATATAGTAATATAAGATATTATTTATATAAATCCGTAAGGGAGTCTCAACAAAGGAAGTGATATTATTTCAAATACAAAAGATATTATTTATATAAATCCGTAAGGGAGTCTCAACGAAGGTGGTGCCAGCACATCTATTAATAAGATATTATTTATATAAATCCGTAAGGGAGTCTTAACAAGGTATCAATTCTTTTTCTTAATTGGTAAGATATTATTTATATAAATCCGTAAGGGAGTCTCAACCCTGATTTTCTTGTAAAGATTTTCAAATAAGATATTATTTATATAAATCCGTAAGGGAGTCTCAACGGTGATTATACAGATTTAGAATTAGAATTAGATATTATTTATATAAATCCGTAAGGGAGTCTCAACAGAGAAACAGTTTTAGTTTTAGGTACAACAGATATTATTTATATAAATCCGTAAGGGAGTCTCAACATTGATTGATATTCAGTTATAAAATAATTTGATATTATTTATATAAATCCGTAAGGGAGTCTCAACGGTGTAACTCCAATTTTCACAGATGATTTTGATATTATTTATATAAATCCGTAAGGGAATCTCAACTTCTTACCAGTTGAATATTCAGAGTATTTAGATATTATTTATATAAATCCGTAAGGGAATCTCAACTATAGAAAAGGAGGGAAGACACTTGTTAAAGATATTATTTATATAAATCCGTAATGGAGTCTCAACAATGAATTACAACGGTGAATTCTGTATGCAGATATTATTTATATAAATCCGTAAAGGAGTCTTAACAGTTTATGATTTGCAGCATATTCAGATAATGATATTATTTATATAAATCCGTAAGGGAGTCTCAACAAATCAAATGATCATTTAGATGACAGTTTAGATATTATTTATATAAATCCGTAATGGAGTCTCAACATATATAGAAGAAAAACAAATGACAAATATTGATATTATTTATATAAATCTGTAAGGGAGTCTCAACAATAAATCTCTTTCTATTGTTTCTATAGTTGATATTATTTATATAAATCCGTAAGGGAGTCTCAACTAAAGAAGAAAAAATAATTCTGAATGATAAGATATTATTTATATAAATCCGTAAGGGAATCTCAACTTCTCTTTCTATTTTTGAAAAAAATGATAAGATATTATTTATATAAATCCGTAAGGGAGTCTCAACATGATTTAGAATTTATTACATTAAGTGAAGATATTATTTATATAAATCCGTAAGGGAGTCTCAACGACGAACAAGGTCGCACAGAAGTCGAATTCGATATTATTTATATAAATCCGTAAGGGAATCTCAACAAAATAGTGACACTATTTAAATATGTGTTTATTATATTTATATAAATCAGTAATTAAATTTATGATTTATATTATAAATAATTAAAAAATTATTTTTATTCACAATTAAAATAAAAAATATGAAATTAGAAGAAATTGTATCAAATAGTAGTGGAATATCATTAATAACTCATTCAAAAGCAGTTAAAAAAATAGGAATGATGTTATCAAAAAAGTTATCATTAAATGAAGACCTTGAAAAACAAATTTCAATAGCTTGTTTATTGCATGATTTAGGTAAATGTAATTTAGATTTTCAAAATTATATAAAATCAAAAAGTAAAACAATTTCTTTTATTAATTCTCCAATATTTCATCATGAAATAAGTTGGGCATTTGTGTCATGTATTTTAAATAATGATGAATATAGATATTCTTTAGATTCAATATATTGGCATCATTCTAAACCAAAAATAAATTATATAAGTAATGATAATATATCATTAATTTTAAGTGATATGTGTGATGATGATAAAAAAAATATTTTATCAATGTATAATTTTTTAATGAATGAAAATATATTATTTGAAGATATAAATTTTGAAAAATCTATCAATACTCCATTATATTATTTAAATGAACCAAATAGTTTAACAAATTCTAAAAATTCATTAGTAAGATCTTGTGTTATAACTGCTGATAGACTTGTATCAGCATCAGATCAAGAAAAAATATTGTATGATGATGATTATTGTGAAGAATTAATAAACAATTTATCATATAAAGATACTAAAGTATATAGCAAACCTATTAATTATGATTCTATTCGTTTTGATTCTCAAGTTGATTACGCAAATCAATCATTAAATAATCGAACTACAATAATGAAAGCCCCAGCCGGTTTTGGTAAAACATTATTGGGGTTATTATGGTCATTAAAATCTAATAAAAAATTAATATGGGTATGCCCTAGAAATATTATTGCTGAAAATGTATATAATTCTGTTTTACAAGAATTAAAAAATATATCAGTTGAATTATCAGTTGAGTTATATTTAACAGGTAATAGACAGAAAACAAATAATGAAAACACTAAAGAATTTACATCTGATATTATAATAACTAATATAGATAATTATTTATCTCCTAATGTGAATAATTCTATTAGAAATAGATTATTTGTTATTAATTATTGTGATGTGATTTTTGATGAATATCATGAATTAATTAAAGATGATGCACTATTTGCATGTTTTATTAATATCATGAAATCTAGACATATGTTAACAAATAGTCACACATTATTATTAAGTGCTACACAAACTATAATGGAATATTTATGGGATGGAACAAATATAGATAAAAAAACTAAAATTTTACCAAATAAAAATTCTCATTATACATCTGCACATAATGGTAAATATTTGATTAATTATATTGATGATATTGATACAATAACTAATGAAAAAGATTCAGTTGTTATTATGAATTCTATTTCAAATTCTCAAAGATTATATTGTTATAAAAAAGGCGATATTTTAATACATAGTAGATATATAGATTCTGATAAAGAAAAAATAATGAATAAAATTATTCATTTATATGGCAAAGAAAATAAAAATATTTTGAATAAAGATAGTATTATATCAGCACCTATTTTACAAGCATCTATGGATATATCATTTTTAAATTTAACAGATAGTGTGATGTCTCCAGAAACTACTTTACAAAGAATAGGTCGATGTGATAGGTGGGGACATTTTTATTATAAAAAAAATAAAACTCCAAAAATAAATTTATTTTTTAATGAAAATAAAAGTGAATTTAGAAACTCAGAAAACACTAGTATATCAAATCAATATGATTTAGAATTAAATAAATTATGGATTTCATTTATTAAAAAACATATTATTAACGGAAATTTATATTCAATAAATGAATTATATGAATATTATAATATGTTTAATAATGAAAATAATGAAAATTTAAAAAAGTTTATCACATCTAAACTAAAAACAAGTTTATTAAATTTATGTAAAATTGAACCGTATAAGATGATGGAGAAATCTAAAAACAATACAATTAAAAATAATAATACTAAATTAAGAAGTGGAGGAGATATATATTGTATATATAAATATGCAAAAAAAAGACAAATGACGGACTCATTTAGTGTAGATTTTAATCGAGATATTAAAAAATCTGAACCAATAACAGGTTTAGATAGTAAAATTAAGAGAATAATAAAGAATATTATAAAAATTAAGGATGATAGATTTTTTTATAATAAATATTCGTTATTTAAAAATAATCAATATACTTTACCTATACTTAAAGATTATGCCAGGAAAAAAGAAACCCCATATATTGCATTTGATAAAGTTTATTGTGAAAAATTAGGATTAGTAAAAAATGATATTTACGATAATTTAATATAATTAAATTTTAAAAAAGAAGGTTAAAAATACTTTCTTTTTTTGTTTGTTTCAAATATTATCCTTATATTTGTCTGTAATTAAAATATATAACCATGGTAAATAATAACATTATTAGTGTTAAAGCTAAAAGAAATTTAATTAATGGTCAACTTACTAAAAATAATAAACCATACGTAAGAAAATTTGATTTTAGTCGTTATAGCAATGATCAATTAGTTGATGCTTTATATAGTAAGAAATGGAATACTAATCGAAAAAAAGCACTTATTGCAATTAATAAATTAATAGATATTAGAATTAAAAATGATAAATGTACTAAATATGATATTGAAAATCTAAAAGATATTGTATATAATAAAAAACACCAATTAATAAAATCTGCTAATAGTAATAGTAAAACAACTACCACCACCACAACTATTCCAGCAAATACTAATTTAGCTCATAGTATAAAATTTCGTATTAATAAATTGATTTCTGAAATATATCGTCTAACTGGCATCAAATTAGAAAAATTAAATAGAACTGATAATATTAATGATAAATCACACGTATTTGATGATCAGATTTTTGCATCATTAAGTTGCATATATAATATGTTATCATCAAAACTTAATTCAAAACATAGTAGGTATAATATGTTAACTGCAGAAACTCAAGCAGGTAAAACTGGTGTTGTACGTAATATAATATATTTATTAGAAACTTATCAAGAATTAAGAGAATATCTAAATTTGAAATTTAGAAGTAGTGTATTAATAACTCCAATGTGTGATAATTCAAATAAAGAACAATTAAAAACTGACATATCTCATGGAGAGTGTCGGCAAGATGATCAAAAAATATTAAAGAGGAATGGTATTATGCATAATCCAGATTTAATTCGTTGGTCAAGAAAAAATAAAGTAGGTGATTTAAATAATTGTATTATATTTATTGATGAAGCTCATTTAGCATCAAATGTTGATAGTGCTATGAATAGTTATCTTCAAAAAAATGGTATAAATTTAAATGGTTCAACTGATTTATCAAAAAAAAATATTTTCTTATTTTCTATATCAGCAACTCCGTATGAAGAACATGTTGGTAATATTTTATATAAAAGAAAGAACACTATTGAATTATCTCACGGACCTAATTACAAAGGCTTAGAATATTTTTTAAAAAATAATTTTTTAAGAGAATCATTTGATTTATCAACAACAGAAGGTGAAAAACATTTTATAAATGAAGCAGAAAGCTTTAATAATAAAATAGGATATTATATTGTTAGAATAAATAAAAATACAAATACAAATAATCTAATACCTGATGGATTTAAAACTTTGACATATTATGAGAAAGATAAAGAAGTTATTAATGATGTATTAAAAAATGCACCAGATGCTCCTACCATAATATTTATTAAGGAGAAAATGAAGCAATCATATCAATTAGAGAAAGAAAATATTGTAATGTTATTTGATAGAACTACAGTTAATGATTCTACATATAGAACAAGTTTTATTGTTCAAAGTTTTGCAGGTAGATCATGTGGATATCATAATTATAATTTTATAATTTATACAGAAATAAAACACATCAAACTTCATCTTTCATATTTAAAAAATAAATATAATGTTCCTCCATGTAAACATGTAATTAAGAAAAATAAATTTAATTTTAAAAATGGTATAAAAGAACAAGCTTCATCATATAGTGATCAAAATGATTCATCACATACAAATGATTTTTCATTAAAAATTGTACATAATACACCGAATGAAGGTTATATAGAATTAAATAATAATATCATAACAATATATTTAGATAAAGATAAAAATTTAGTATTATCTAAAAAATCAAAAGTAGAAACAAATTTTCTTGCATCATATATTGAAGATTATGTTGTTATTTCTGATATTAAAACTCCTTGTGCAAATTTAATTGATGTAAAAAATGCATTAACATATTACTGTCAACTTATATCATCAAAAATAACAATAAATGATATTAAAACTAAAAATGGTAAAAAATTTATTGATTTATTAGAATTTGAATTTTAATAAATTATAAAAAAAGAAGATTATATCTTCTTTTTTTGCGTAATTAAATAATTTATAGTACCTTTGTACTTTAAATATATAATTAATATTTTAATCAAGTAAAATATTAATATATATGAATAAATAAATTTTAGATATGTACATATATAATTATGAATTATTTAAAGAAGCAAGATTTTCAGATGTATATAAAAATATAGATTCTGAAATTTCCTATAATAATTCAAGTGATTATTCTGATGAATTTATAAAATATAAAACAATTTCAGCAAGAATAAATAATAAAAAAATTAGAATATCTATTTTATGGAATGATTCTTTATTACATGATTTGAAAGGTAGAATAGAAAAAAGAACTAATTTAAAAAGTATTAAAGAATTAAATAAATTAATTGGAGATGGAATAGAAGAATTATATACTACACATTTAATAGGAGCTATGATGAATGGTAAATATTCATTATGGTTTTCTGAATATAATTTTTCCGTTGTTGTAATCAAAAATGATAATACAATAAAAATAATTACTATTTTACCAGGAATTAATACCAATAATGTTATAAAAACAATAGAATTAAAATCAACTATATAATTATGAATATATTAGAATCAAAAGAAAAATTAAGAAAATATTGTGAAAATGTTTATTATTTTAATGATGATAAAAAATGGTGTTTTTTTTATGATGAAAATGAAAATGATACGGAATCAATTTCAATTCAAAATAAAGTAAAGAAGTTAATAGAATCATTAAATAGTGGAGATTTGAAATACTTAGATATGGATATAGAAAATGATTTATATGACATGCTAAGTGATGATATTGAATGCTTGAGTTCTAATTAATTATTAACTACAATTAACCAAAAAAATCTATTTTTTATTTGTCCAATTAAATGTTTTTTTATATCTTTGCATATAAAAATATTAATAAAAACATTTAAACATGGAAAAAACACAAATTGAACAAAGAGTTGAACACGTAGCAGGTTCAAAGATTAAAACTAGATGGACAAAAAATGATGTCATTATAGCTTTTTTATATACTAAATTTACATTAAGAAAGGTTGGAGTAACTGATGATGATACTCAACTTGAAAGTTTTGTTAATGAATATATTGGTTCAATTGCGAATTCAATAAAAATGGAAGCATTAAATATAAAATATGCATTGTGCATAAAACATAACGAAAAAGTAGAAGGATTAGCACATTATTCAAAAATACAAGAAGAAGTTGTAAATGAATATGATAAATGTGATGAAAATGAATTAGCAGAAATTGTAAACTTAATATTAGATAATATGACCGAAGAAGAAAAAAAGATTAATTTATCAATTGCAGAAGGTATAAATGCAGAACTTAATGCAGAAAAAGAAAAACATAGGTTAGAAGTTCTTGCAAAAAAAGAAGAGAAAAAAAGAAAAGCTCTTGTTAAGAAAGCTCAGAAAGAAAAATATGCTAAATTATCAGGAGATTGTAAACCAATGACATTTAAACAAATGAATCCTTCAAAAGTAGCATATGTTCAAACTGTTGTTAATAATGTATTTGCTAGTATCGGAGATGTTCTTGATCATAAAGCATATGGTAAAGGCGCAGTAAAAGAAATAGATGGTAATAGACTTACTATAAATTTTCGTGATAGTAAAATAGGCAGTAAGGTTATGTTATTTGATGAAAAGTTTTTTATTTTTTCAGAATAATTATTATTTATAATCGTTATATTAATATAAAAAGAGAAGATTTATTCTTCTCTTTTTTGTTATACAAATTTTTTTGATTATCTTTATAAGATAATAAATAAATAATATGAAAAAAATGTATATGATTTTTATTTCTGTGTGTGTAATATTTATGCTATGCTTATGTAAGAATGATAAAAATAAAATAGAAAAATCTATTATAGTTTCTCTAAAATCTCAAATTAATGAGTATAATAATGGTAATTTGAATATAATAAATTATGAAAATGTGAAACATTCAAAAGTAAATGATAGCATAAGATATTATATTTTAAATTATAATAGTGTTGATATATATGGATTTAAAGATGAAACTCATACTGAAGGATATTTTAATATGAAAACTGGTGAAGATGTAACTGATGTCGAAAAAAATACAGATAATGAAACTAATAGATTTATAAATACTGAAATATATTAATATGATATTAAAAAAGTGTTGAAAAAAAATTTAAATAAAGATGAGAAAGAAATATATGATCTTGTTAAACGATTAAAATATGGTAGAATATCAGCATTCACAACTAGAAATAAAAATAAAACAGAATTGATTGATTGGAGAATTTATCGTGATATCATAAATTCTGTAGTAATTGAAACTTGTTGTGGACGTTCGTGTATAAATAATAAACGTATATATTATGATATTAAATTTGTGTCTGAATATGATAATTATGGTAGTAAATTTTCAAATTTTGATATGATGTTAATTTATATATTAAATTGGTACAATGGGTGCATTGATGAATATATAACAATAATATCACGTAAGAAAAAATTAATTGAAATTGAAAAAGTAGAATAATCATTATTATAGTTTTTTTATATATACTGTAAAAAATCAAATATATGAAATTATTTAATTGGTTTAAGAAAAAACCTATTCACATTGAATGTGATCAATATGAATATTGTCCGACATATTTAGCATATTTAGGTAAATATGGAAAAGATTCAGATGAAATTAAATTGTGTAAAAATTCAGAATCTAAATATTGTACTAAATATCATCTTATTAATCAAACTAAATGGATTGATATGACTGAAGAAGAAAGAATGAAATTGATTAAAGATGTTATAAATAAAATTTAATAATCTAAATCATTTGAATTTAATTTATCTATTTTGTCTTTTCTATCTTTTAATAAGAAATAATTATATTCATCTACAAATAATCTACAAGAATTATTATAGTCAACAATTTCATTAAAATATGGACTATTTATATTATCACATGTTGTATGCTGATTATCTTGTTGATTACATTCTTTTAATATATCATCAAGAAATATTGATGTTTCTGAGTATTTTGAATACATGCAATTTAAACAATTATCATTCATATTTAAAATTTTCTTTCACGTTCCATTCTTTTTAAAGTATCATATGGAGTTTCACCTTTTTTCATTTTATAATTACAGCCAGTTGTACCACCTTTCCAGGTACCTTTCCTTTCACCTATATCATCACTAAATTCTATTTCAATGTCTTTACTTATTAATCTAGGAAACTTCAACCAAGTGAACCATTTCCATCTCCATTCACGTTCTTGTACTCTAATTGTTGCTAAACAATTTTGTTCATCATCATATTTTGTGTTATATGTATACGGATATGTTTCTGAAAAAATAATATCTTTCCATTTGTTTTTATTCCAAAACTCCATATTTCTATTTTTCTTTGTTTCATTAATCCAAGTATCATTTTTAGCAAGGCAACTTGTTCTTATCCATTCCCAATTCCAAGGTAAATAAAAAACTTTGTGTTTCATTCCACAACTAAACCATATTTTTCTTTCAAGAATATATACTCCATATGTTGGCGCAGTACATTGATCGTAAAGAACCTTATCAAATTTTTTCTTTATTTTTATATTTTTATTAGATAAAATAGAAATTTTATCTTTTCTTTTTTCTTTAATATTTTTTTCAACTTCAACTTTTTTATAATGCTTCCAAGGTAAATATAAAAATAATTTACCCCAAATAAAATATATTTGAAGTATTGGCTTTGTATCATAATATCCTGCTAAATGATATTGTATACTAAATCCACTCCACTCTGGAGTAAATTCAAAATATTTATTTTTAATTTCTTTTTTACTCATTATCAAGTTTTATTAATTTTAGTACTCTATTTACGACTATTATATTATTTGGTAATTTCATATTATATAATTTAGTTAAAGTTTCTTGTTTAAATTTAAATCCGTGGTGATAAATATCAAATGAAATTTTTGCAAATTCATCACCTGCATTTATCCAATCTGTCCATTCTTCACCTGAATTATTAAGTCCGTAAGATATACATTGTCTATATAAATTTCTTAATGCTGTGCTATTTTTAAGATATTTAGCAAGCTCAGTTTCTTTTTCGTCGTATTCCATTTTTTATATTAGTATAAAATATTTATTATGTTTTCAAAAAAATATATATACTAAAAAATAATAGTTAAATATGAGAAACTTGATAAGTTTTCAAAAAATGTTTGAATATGCCACAGGTGAAAAAATAAAAACCAGATGGACAGAAAATGATGTAATTATAGCATTATATTATGAAAAATTTGGATTTAGTAAACTTGGTATTAAAGATGATAAAATTGAAAAATTTGTAAATGAATATATTGGTTCAAATGAATCATCATTAAAAATGGAAGCATTGAACATAAGATATGCATTAGGATTAAAATATAATGAAGAACCAGAAGGATTATCTAGATTTTCAAAATTACATGTGAAAGTTATAAATGAATACGATAGTTTTTCTGAACCAGAATTAAGAGAAGTTGTAGAGAATATTATAGATAATACAACTGAATCTCAAATATTTAAGAATGTATCACAAGCAGAAAATCAAAGAAAAGAAGTTCTTAAAAGAAGAGAATCTAAAAGAAAGGCAAAAGAAATGAATCCAGGTAGAAGAATAGGAAGACCAAGTTCTAGTGATATAGAAATAAAAAATATACCAGTAGATGATTCAACTGATTCATATGGTAGACCAATATCAAAACTTAATGATATAAAATCAGATGAACAATCATTTGTTCAAGTTGGTGATATTCTTAATCATAAAAAATTTGGTAGAGGAGATGTGATATCTGTTAATGGAAATTTAATTGAAATAGATTTCTTTGAAAATGAATTAGGTACAAAAAAACTTATATTTAAACCTGAATTGTTCAACTGGACTCCTGATTTATTTTAAAATGAACCTTTATAAATAACTATATAAATAAAAATTCAAAAAACAAAAGAATTATTATGACACAAATAATCAAATTAAACAACCAACCTGATGACTTAATAAGTCAATTAAAAGATAAAGAATTATTAATATATGAAGATATTCAAGGATCTCAAGTATTTGTACAATGGGACGGAAATAAATTCTCAATAAGACCAAAATCAATTAATAATACAGATCTAAATTTTGTAGATTTAGCTATACAAAAATATTATAATTTCGTATTTCAATATTTTTACACATTACCGGATTTTGTAACTAATTTATTATCAAAAACTTGGTGGTTTTGTTTTGAATATTTTCCAGATAATCAGCCAGGTAATATTGAATATAAGAAAATTCCGAAGAATAATTTAATATTAACGTGTATAGTTAAAGGTACAAAATATAAATATAATTACAATGAGATATTAGAATATGCTAAATTATTCAACGTAGATGCATTACCAGTGATATTTAAAGGTAAATTGAATGATAAGCAGTTAGAGGTAATTAACTTGTTCTTACATACATCAAAAGAAGATTTAGATTATGTATATGGAGAATCTAATTTTGCATATTTTTTTTATAAGATATTAAATCCTCAATTAAACAATTCATTTTTAATGGATAGTTTCAATGATAATTTAGAAAAGATAATAGTTAGAATAAACGGAGATGATGAATTTTCATTTGAGATATTAAATCCGTCGTATGAAAAAATGAATCTTGATAGTAGAACAGATTATTTAGAGAATTATTCGTTAATATTATTAAATTTCTTAGAATTTTTACAACTTATTAGTTTTGATAAAATAAAACTAAAAGAGATTACAAAAGAAGAATTATATATTGAATTAATTTCAGCAATATTTAATGATTATGTTGAGAATATTACTAAAGAAATAAAAGATTGGAATTTATCAATACCTACATTTTTTTCAGAGGATAAATTTAAAATCAATACATTTTTATTGAAGAATGATAAAACAATTGATTATATAAAATCTGATGATAAAATTGAGTATATTTTTAAACTTATATTGAGTTCATTTAATAAAAAATTAAAGAAGCCTATTGGCATTTTTAACGAAAAAACTTTAGAAATGTTTAATAGAGAAGTAGATAAAATTTCTATTTATTTGGATAATATGCTGAAAGTGAATCGTGAATATTTATTGAGAAATAATGATTTATTGAATTTTAAAGATTATTTTAATGTTAATTTTAATACTGATTCAGAAAAAAATATTTATCCTGACGTAAAAAAATTAGGAGCAGAAATACCTTCAGGTGGAGAAAAAAAGAAAGAAAATCCTAAAGAAGAATTAAAAGGAGGTAAACCTTTTGATATAAAAAAAGGTAAATTTTAAATGATAAAAACTAAGAGCATAATAGTAACTAATGAAACATATAAAAAATATATCAGTAAATATAATACTGATAGAATAGATAGGTTTTTGAAAATTTATACATTTGAAAAATTTAATGAAAATATTATAATTGAATCATTTGATAAATTATATACAAATACTAAATATAGAGTTGAAAAGTTTAAATTTGATAAACAATATACAAATTATATACCTTCTAATGGATATAAAATATATTTTTTAACAAATTCTAACACTGAATATAGAATAGATTTAATTCCTATAAAAAATTACAATAAAGATATATCATCAGATTTTGTTTGGTATATATCTTTTACATTAAGTAAATATGATATTGATGATATAAATTATGAAGAATTAACTGGATTAAATGAAGAAAAAGAAGTTCTGCTTAGAATTAGTGATATATTAAATAATTTTACAGTTGATAAAATATTTATAATAGGTAATACTTTTTTAGAAAAAAAGATATTATTATATAAAAAATTTATGATTTATGTTTTTCCTAATTATAATATAAAAATTGACTATTGTAAAGGATTTATAGATAATAAAGGATTATATATTTGGAAATAAATATAATTATTTTGATTAAATTTTAAACTTATTCAAATTATTATAATATAAAAAAGAAAAAAGATTATGGGAATATTTCAAATTTTGACTATTGTTTTTGGTGTGTTAGCACTTATTTTTGGAATTGGTTGGTATAAAAATAATTCTAAAACAATTATTACTAATGCAGATAATGTCGTAAAAGACGTTGATAATGTAAAAGATTCAGTTGTTACTAAAGTCGATGATATCGTTAAAGATGTTATTGATGTAAAAGATTCAATTGTTACTAAAGTTGATGAAATTAAAGATTCAATTGTAACAGATGTTGATAATGTTAAAAAGACATTTGTCACAGAAGTTGCTAATGTTGAAGATATTGTTTCTAAAATTGAGAAAATTATTTTAGATTTTAAAGAAAAATCAAAAAATTCAATTGTTACTACCGTTGATGACGTTAAAACTTTTGTTGCTAATATTGAAAAAATTATATCTGATGTTAAATCAGATGCAGAAAAAACTACAACAGAAGAGCCTGTTAAAGTAGTAGACGCTTTAATAACAGATGCTACAACAGTACCTGTTAAAGTAGTAGAAACTGTAACAGATACTACAACAGTACCTGTGAAAGCTGTATAATTGTAATATATACAACTATTACTAAGTAAAAAATTAGATTAATTAAAAAGCTACTAAAAATTTAGTAGCTTTTTTTATAAATTAAATTTGTTTGATGCTAATATAATTTCTGATTTAAAATCATTAGCTAAGCATTGATTTAAAATTATATTATGTTTTATGTCTTTAACGTCAATCCACCAATCCCCTTTATATTTTTCTGTTACATATTGATGATCAATTATAAATGGATTTCCTTCATCATCAAAATTTTCCTCATATATTTTTAATACTAAATATTTTTTACCTTCTTTTGGTTCAGTACTATTATAATTTTTCCTTTTTTCACCGTGAATGCATATTACTTCATCACCTACTGAAAAATATATATCGTCATTTTCTTCAAATATTTTAAAATTTGTTATCATATGTTAAATTTGTTTGCTGATTTATTTAATTTAAATTCTTCAAATTCTTCTGGAGTTAATACACCAGATGTTTGGAATATTACAAATCCGTTATTTTTTAATTCTTCTGTGAAATTTTTAATAGCATAATCAGCATAATAAAAAATTTCTGAGTAATCTTCATTACCTTCGTCAGTTAATTCACCAGAATCATCAATATAATATCCTATTGTAATACAAGGAGCTTCCATCATAATACCAATATCAGAAATATTATAAATATATAATAATTCAGAGTTTGAAGATATATTTTCAAAATAATCAAAAAAATCTGCTTCCTTTATATCAATATCTTCTTCAACTTTTTCTTTTCCTTCTTCAGTTAATGATATTTTAAGATTCCCATTTTCTAATCTTTCTAATGTTAAATAATTACCACTGCGTAACTCACGTGTATCATGAGATATCATAGTCTCATTTAGAGTAAATATATTAAATTTTGTTATCATATTATATGTTAAATTTATTTGTTGTTTTATATATTTCAATTCCTCCAACTTCATTAATACTATTTAATAATTCTGCTATATTTTCTGTGTCACCAACATATCCAGGATTAGAATTTTCATCTAAATTGTTAATTGGAAATCCTTCAATATATAATTCATCTTCTAATCCAGAACTTTCCATACTCCAAATTTTATATGTTTTCCCAAATATACTAACTATAGCATAAGCACCTTGATATAAATCGTGTCCTCTAATATCTTTTATTTTTAATATAGTATCATTATCTAAATTTGAAATTATATAATCTAATCTTTCTTCTAAATACCTAATTAAACTTGCTTCTTCACTATCATCATCAGGATTATCTTTAACATAGTTCCAATTTACATCTCTACTCCATTCTCCTGTTTCGTATATTTTAAATGTTTTTAAATGTTTCATAAAAATATTTTTTATTTATATATAAAAAACTTGCACAATAAAAATATTTATATTATCTTTGTATTTGATTTTAATATCTATTTGTTGTGAAGCAAGAGATATTTAATTTTTAATTTTATTAGTTATATTGTTTTATAAAAAACTCTCTTGCTGTTTATCAGTAAGAGAGTTTAATAAAATTAAAATATTAAAAGACATCAATATATAATATTTTTATAAATAAAATCATTTTCCTATTGTAGGAATAAAATATTTTACTTATCTTTGGATTTCTTTTTACATCTACAATTTGCTGTGAAGCAAAAGATGTTTCTTTTTGTTAAATTTTGTTAGTTGTATTACTTAGTTTTTAGAAAGACTTCCTTACTGATATATTCAGTAAGGAAGTTTAATAAATTAAAAAATTAAAAATATGAAAGAATTAATAGATGATACTCAGGTTCCAGATAGAGGATATTATTATTTATTAGATTGGAATGAAGCCGATAGATGGGAAACTATGCTAAGATTATTTGATAAAAAAAGATTATGTGATTTGGAATTACATGAATATATTCAATTATTCGAAATTGCAACAAAAAAAGATTTAGAAAATTTAAAAATAGAAAAAACTTAATAAAATTATATTACTATATACATTACAAACAAAAATTAAAATTCTTATGAATAATAATATTTCAAACATGATTCAGCAACAACAACAAACTTACGTTTGATTGGGTTAGAGTCATGTCTGTTTTTTACCCAATCCTGAAATGGTTTGGGTTTTTTTGTGCCCAACATTTTATGTTGGGTTTTTTGTTAATATACTGCCTTGTGATGGAATTGGCTAAACATTTCAGTCTTTGAAACTGATGCTCATTGTGAGCTTGTGGGTTCGAACCCCACCAAGGCGACAATATTCTTTCTTGATGTAATGATAGCATATCATTTTCTGACAATGAATGACTAAGTTCAAATCTTAGAGAAAGAACAAAAAAATCCTGAAATTTAAATTTCAGGATTTTTTTTATAATCATTATAGAATTTAAGATATTCTTCATCTGTTTGTTTATTAAATTTCATTTGGTACATTAGAATTTGTCCTAATTCAGCTCCAGATAATTCACCTGAATCAAATCCAAGTTCTTTTATAATTTGGAAGATAGTTTTATTTTTCATATCTTCTTTACTTGTAGTTCTAAATTTAAACTCTAATTCAATTGCTAATTTTTTAATTTTTTCAGGAATGTTATATTCGAAAAATTCATAAGTTTTAATAAATTTCATGCTTTATTTTTTTTATGTTATATATAAAAAATAAGTACTAAGTTTTTTATCTTCACAGATATACTAACTTAGTACTTATTCAACAAACATTATTATGATATAGAAATTATGTGGTTTTGCTATATTTATCAATTATGCTTTTTATATTAAGGTTAAAAAATTTTTCAGAAAATTCTTCAATATTACTATATTTTTTTAATCTATTTAATATCATTTGCTTAATATCTATTTTTAAAGTGTCAGAATTTTCTATTTTATTAATATCTGATAATGACATTGTTAACGATTTTAAAAAAATATTAAGTTTTTCTATTTCTGAATAACTTTCAAAATCATTTGGAGTACGAGATATTTTTATAATATTTCCGTTTATTTGATTTAATTTTAATTCTCTTTGCTCTCTTATACTAACTTCACAAAAATTATATGTTGATAATTTATTTTTTATTCCTTTAACTTTTATATAATCATTAGAATATTGTTTTTCTACGTAGTATATTTCATTTTCTTTAATTAATTTTGAGCTATATCTACTTCTAATATATTGTCCAACATAATTAATATTATAACTATCTAAATATTTATCAGTAATACGAAACAATTCATGATTAATTAATAATTCATCATTTTCTAATTTGAATTTTTCTGCAGAATAAGTACTCAATCCTTTTATAACAACACGCTTATTTGTTTCATTATCATATTGATATAAATTAATAGCATAATATATTCCACCTTTTATTAAATTTATTGCATCTTTTGTATCAATACAAATTACTTTAATTGGAGAATTTATTAATTTTATTTGATCATTCATTATTTTAAATATTTAAGTCCACCTACTGTACCTTCATATAATCCTGCTAAATAGCATTGTATCATATCTTCTGTCATTGGTACTTGAGTAGAATATTTAATATTATTTTCAATCATTACAATTCCAGTGTTATAAGTAATTATTATATTTAGAGTTGGTATTACTTTCTTTATTTCACGATAAATTGCTTCAGATTCTATATTCATAATTTATTAAAATATTTGTTTATATAAATTTGTAAGTAATACTATATCAGGTATTTTATAGAATAATAAATTTATTAGTATTATAGTTAATATTAATATTGATAAAACTGAGTCAATTATTAAAATTAATTTTCTTATATTTATATTTTTTAAATATTTAAAAGAAAATGTTTTTATAAATGACATTAATATTAAAATAAAGAACAATTCAAAATTTATTGTAAATATTCCTATCAGTGTTATAATTGAATAAATAATATCAGCAAGTGCTATTTTAGAAAATAACGATAACATATTAGAATTCAATTTTTTTTGTATATTTTTACCATAATAAACTGAAATTGTGGTAATTCTATAAAATAGATTAGCTCTGAACAGTTTATGAATTTCAAATGAAAGAAATATTCCAATAAATAAAATAAAAATTAAATTTAGCATAAGTTTTTTCCGTTAAATGGTTCAATATTTGGTCCAGTACTAATTCCACGTTCTAATATTGTTCCCATGTATTTATATTTATTATCATGAAGCATAATATTAAAATCTTTCTCTGATGCACACCAAATTAAGGTTTCTCCGTATAAAAAAAAGTAGTAATTCATATTATTGATTTAATTTGTTAATTTTTCTTTTTCTTAATTCTTGTAATGTATCTAATTTAACTTCAACAGAATAATCCATTGTAGATTTAGTAATAGATGAGTCTACTGTATAATTACTTTTATCTTTTTGATTTTTCCAGAATTCGTATCTTATAACTTGTAAAATATCATAAGCTTCTCTACATGTTTCATCAGTTTGTGGATTATAAATTCCAAAATCTCCATTATAAAAAGTGATATCTCCCGTAATTAAATATTTAATTTCTTTTAATTTTTTATCAATTTCATCACGAGTAAATTGCAATTTTGACCAATCTGGCGACATTTTTATATTTTTAATGTCATTCCAAGTTCTTATTTCATTTCCATTACCCCAACTACCTTCTGTTTTTATAAAATCTTCACCTATTTCAACTATTTTTCCTCTCATAGTATCATCACCAACTTCAAGAGTTTTTTTAACTGTAAATTGATCAGTTATACATTTATCAATAGTTGGATGTGATACAATTTCATTTAGTTGTAAAATTCCAATTCTTGAATATAAATCTAAAGCCCTTTGAATTAAAGTAAGCTGTTTATTTGTTAATTTTATAGTTGCCATATATTATTTAGAGTAAACTAAAAAAGGAAGTTTTTTATCTTGATAAGGAGAATGAGTAAATCTGAATCTTGGATCAATTTTTGCTTCTTCTATTGTGATATAGAAAAAATGGTTAGAATCTAAATTATTCCAATTATTAAATTCTTCTTCAGTTTTAAATTCTGGCTCCATTCCACCATGAAATTCATCTGCGAGAGCATTTTTAATTGCAATAAAATAATCTTCAGGAATAGGATTAATTTTTTCTACGCCTGATCTGTCTAATACTGTGGCTATAACACCTGTCATTTGATTAAAATAAATGTATTTGCTTTTTGATACTTCATCAAGTGCAATAGCACTAACTTTTTCAAAACTTACTTTCATGATTTTAATAATTTAGTTGATTAAACATTTATTGTTATATATAGTATCAATATCAATATTTCTTATTTTTATGAAAGATTTAATTATATTAATTCCTCCTGATGAAACTTCTATTTTATCAGAAATACGGATCAGAAGATATGTATTTTCAAATCCAATATTGAATTTAATTAAGTCATATGATTTTTGTTCATATATAACAGATTCTTTCAATTCTTTTAAAAGACTTGTTTTCTGTTCTGATAAATCAATTACTTGTTGTATTTTATCTTCTGTTTTCATAGTACAAAGATAATAATAAATATTGGCATACTAAAAAAGTTAATCAAAAATGATTAACTTTTATTCTTTTTTAACAATTTAATTACTGAGAATATATTTTATCATATAAAATGCCTATTATATCAATTAATTTTTTAAATTTTCCTTCATTTCTTAATTTTTTGAATACTAAATTTTCAATTGAAAATTCTCCACTTTCTGATAATCCATCTTTTCTAGATTTCATTATCTTAGTTTTTAATTCTTTTGCTTTGTTATAATATTGCTCAGAATCATAAGGATCTAAATTTTGTTTTGATAATTTTTCAAATTCATTAATATCTGATGCTCTTAGTTCATATTTAGAATTAACTTCTTTATTGTCTACATTTGGCTGACTATAAGATGGCTCTTTTAACCATATATGATTCATTAATGAATAACTACCTGATGATATATTTTCTTCATTTACATCTTGTACATATAACTCAACATCATGTTCTTTTATAATAATGTTATGTCTTATGTTCCACATGAATCTTTGCCCATCAAATGCTTTTTTAACTAATTCAACATTATCATCTACTTCAGAAAAATCAATTATAATATGTACGTCTAAATCTGATAATTTTGTATAATTAAAATTGGTAATTGATCCTGTTAATATAATATCTTTTATTTCTGCTTCTACATCTAACTCTTTATAAAAATCTCTTGCAATTCTTAATAATTTTTCTTCGATTCTTGGTATAATTACTTTATTTTCCCAAATATCAGGGCAAAGTAATTTTTTATATGATATTTTTCTTTCTGTTATGAAGTTATTATAGCTTTTCATTAAGTATCTAATATTTTTTTGTATATATAAAATATTAGATATTTTATTTTTTAATAAAATAATGAATTATAATAATTCCAAAATGTAGTACTATCACGTGCTAATATTTCCATGCATACTTCCCATGCATAATGTTCATCATCATCATTTCGATCACCATTTTCTTTTGATGTTTCAAATTGATCTGATGCTAATTTGTATAATTTATCAAAAAAATTACATTTTTCTAAATCTGTAAATTCAGATAAATTTTTGATTGCTACTTCTTTATTTTTTAATTCAGCTTTTAGCTCTAATTGTTCAAGTTCTTTTTTCTTGAGTTCAATTTCTTCTTTAATTTTTTCAATTTCTGTTTTCATTTTTTATTATTTTTAAAATGGTAATTCTTTAAATCTAGAATGTTTATAAACTTCATCATCAGTCCAAATTTTATAATCATATTCTGGTATTAATTCTAATGATTTTATTTTCATATTTCTTTGAAGTTTAATATTAATAGGTTTAATATTTGAAAATTGAAAATCAGAAAGATTTAAATTAATCCATCCTCTATCAGTTAACTTATACTCCCTAAAATTTGTTCTATCTTTATTATATAATGTTGACCAATTATTAATTTCAAATGTTCTTGTTGAACATTGAATTATCGCATTTTTACATGATTCTTTAAGTCGTATTACTAATGTTTTAATATTCATCATATAATGTTTCTCCGTGTATAATTGATTTTGATATTTCGAACCAAAAAAAATCAATAATTAAACCAAATAGGAATCCAAATATCAATCCAACATAAGAAAATACTAATAATCCTAATATAGCAAAAATAATAGGATATGCAATTAAAATTAATATTTTTTTCATGATATTTTTATTGAATAGGTTATATAATATTTTCAACAAAGATAATACATTATTTTGAAATAAAAAAATGATATAATGATTTTTATATATAATAATATGAAATATTTAAAATATTATGAAAATATAGAAGATAATTTAGAAGTTGGTGATTATGTATTAATTAAAATTAATATACTTCCTTATACTCAAAAACAAATAGATACAGAGAATTTTATAAATAATACTATTGGTAAAATAATTGATATTATTACTGACCGTAATGATGTTGTTGTGTTATATGAAAATGTGCCTGAAACTATTAAATCTTATTTTAATATTAATAATGGATTAGATATTCGAACTTTTGATATTAATAGAATAGTTGAGCATGGTAAAACAAAAGAGCAATTAGAATTAAAATTACAAGCAAATAAATTTAATTTATGAAATACGTAAAAACATTTGAAGAAAGAAAATCATCTGATTATAATAATCAATATTTAACAAAAGAAGAAGAATCTTTACTTTCAGTGTTTATCACTGATTATATAAAAAGATTAAATATTTTAGATAAAATTGATGATTTAACATTAACAGAACTTGAATCAGATAGGTTTCAACATAGAACAATTTTCAATAATCTTATTGGAATAAATAATTCATATACTGATACTAATAGTTTTTATAAAAATATAGACAAATTTATTAAAGAAAAAAACATTAATTCTTCTAGTTTAATTAATCGTAAATCTATATTTAAAATAGAAGATAATATTTATAAATATTATAAACCTGAATTTACTAATAAATTAGACAATAAAATAATTGAATTATTATCAAATATTCCGAATTTAGAAATAATTAAAAAATATTACAACGAATATTCTTATTATTTTACATCTAAAGTAAAAAATGCATTTTCATATATATTTAATACTGATAAATTTAATATATAATGTAAATAAAAAAGAATAAATAAAAATTATATATAGAATAAATAATAAATAAAAAATAAAAAAATAAATTATATGAAAAAACTTAAAGATTTTGGTTCATTTATAACTGAAAAAGTAAAAACTAATAACGAAGAAAATAACTTAAATGAAAATATATGGTCTGAATTATTTTCTAATGCAGCATCATTAGGTGCTCTTGAACAAGTGTATTATTGGGCTGGAATAGCAATTGATGCATTAGCAGTAGGAGCAATTGGAACAGGTATCGTTAAAGTTACAACAAGTGGAGTTTTAGAATTATTAAAAAATAATAAATTAGGAGAGCGTGGTAAAGAATTCGCTGAAAAAGTCATAGAATTGGGCAAAAAAGGAGCAGAATTATTTAAAACTAAGCAAAAAGACGAATCTTTTCCTGAACAAGTTAATAGTGAATTTAGTAAATATCAAGATGTTATTGGACAATTAAATAATGGTGAATTAGGTGAAGAAGGTGTAAATCTTGCTAAAAAAGTAACTAATGCTAAAGAAGCCGCTGAAGAAGTTTAAATATTAAAATGTATTATAAAATAAAAAGTCATTCTTTAAAAAGAATGACTTTTTGCTTTTATGGCTTTCATTTATATTTTTATCTATATTTTTCGATTATATATCTTATATTTTGTTATATCGGCGGTGAATTGCAACTATCTTTCATATTATTATATTATTTATATTTTATCTAATTTATTTATATTTTATCTATTATATTTTTATCTATTATTGTATCGGCGGTGAATTGCAACTATCTTCCATATTAAATATTTTTTTAAAGTAAATATATTAAGTTTTAATTACAGTACAAAGATATAGTTTTTTAATGATATATGAAAATTAAATGATATTTTTATTGAACATTTAATATTTTTTAATATTTATTTATTTTTTTTGTATTTATCAGGATATTTTTTTTTATCATTAGCAATATATTCAAATAATTCTTTAATTTTTGAAATGTCTTTTTTTGACTTTTTTATTTTAATGTATTCAATTTTTCCTATTTCGTTTGTTTTTGAATTATCATCAATTAACTCCATTGCAATAGATAAACAAAATAAATGAAAATCTCTCAAATCTTCGTTTATATTTTCAGTAGTAATTTTCCAATTATATTTTATATAATCTGTTTGAATTTTATTTCTATTAATCTTATTAAGTTTAATTTTTCTAATAATATTAATAGGAGGATTTACTTGATTTATAGTTATTTTCATAATTCAATTGAGTTTAATTCTCCAATTTTTAACATTCTAATTAATGATTTAGAATCTTTAAATGAATATGTAGAATATTTTACATTTTTATTTATAAACATTTTATTCGAAGTAAAATAAGATATTCCTGAACAACTAACATGAATTTTAGTACCACATTTTTTTTGTATTGAAAAAAATCCTTGTTCTTTAAAATAATTATCTTCTGGATTTGAAAATATACATTTTTTATATAATGTAAAATTCTCATTTTTGAATTTTTGTTGCCAAGATATATAAATTTCATCTTCTTGATTATTAAAATTTATAATATCTAATAATGATTTCATTTTTGAATCTGCCGTAATAATTAAATCAAATCCATGTTCAGATTGATTAATCATTTTAAAGAAATCTTTGTCTTTTTGATTGATAGTTATAAATCTTTTCATTGTGATATATTTTAAATTTTGTGTAAAGATAATATATTTTTTCAAATATACAAAATAAAATGATTTTTTATTTATATCGCTATAATTGGGGTTATTAATATTGCATATGATAATACTGTTAATATAAGTATTGATATTATTATTATTCCAAATATTTCATATATTGGTGATTTATTACCATATTTTATGTTTAATGAAACTAAAGTCATCATTATTACTAAATATAAAATATTTAATATAAATATAAATGTATCCATTATTATTAATTGTTTTTAATTCGTATATTATTTATAATTAAAAGTTTATATTTTGTTATAAATATTTATTTTAAAAATAAAAATAATATAAGAAAACAAACACTCATAAATCTTATATATGAAAGAAAAAATAACGTTCAGTGGTTTCAAAATCTAGTGATTATATTTGGCAATTTGTTTCAAAGGACTTAAATTATTTAACTCAGCAAAAAAAATTAGAATATAAAGGTATAAATTTGAAATGTTCGTACCTTATTAATATAGTACATGAACTTATTATCAAATATTATTTCAGTAACAATACAGATTCTAAATTTAAATTATCATCAATAATATTAAAAAAACGATATGGAGAATATTATAATTATTATATAAATTATTTATGTGAGCAAGGTTTCATGACTATGATATCTAATTATTGTGTAGGTAAAAAAACTAAGACATATAAATTGTGTATTGATTATACTTATGATGTATTAAGATGGAAAAATTACGATAATATGTTATTGAAAAAAATCAATAATAGGTATGAGACATCTATTACAGAGATGAGTTTTAGCTCTATCCAAGTAGATATTAGAGCAAGGTTAATAGAATCATTAAACAAGATAGATATTGATTATGAAGGAGCTTTAAAACTACTTGATTGTAGACGAAAAAGTGGTGAAATGTGTGAGCCTAAATATCAAAAAAATTTAATATCAATTGAAAATATAAATTCCAAAAGTATTTATTTTAATTTTGATGATTATGGTAGATTCCATACAAATTTTACAATTCTTAAAAAAGAAATTCGTAATCAATATTTAAGTATTAATAATGAGAATCTTTCAGAAATTGATATTAATAATTCTCAGCCATTATTTTTTGCTGTTCTATTAAAAAAAGAATTGTCATATATAAATGGTGATACTAAAAGATATTTTGAATTAGTAAAAGAAGGATTAATATATGAAGATATTATTAAAAATTCAAAATTAAAAGAAAGATATGAAGCTAAAGAACTTATTTATAAAGTTCTGTTCGGTAATAATTTAAAAACAAATAAGAAATTAAATAGAATATTTCAAAATTTGTATCCATCTGTTTATGAGTACATTTTAGAATTTAAAGATAAAAGAAATAATTATAAAGAATTATCACATGAACTTCAGAAAATGGAGAGTGATTTTATATTTAATACTGTTATAAAAGAAATTTATGATACCTATCCAGATATAATATTATTTACTGTACATGATTCAATTGTATGTTCTAAATCTAATTACGATAAAGTTAAAATCATATTTGATAAACATTTTAAAGAATTGATTAAAAATTTATAATTACTATTCAAAAAATGAATAGTTTTTTATTATTCAGTGTTTCATAAATATTTTAAATATTTCATATTATACGTTAAATTTGCTTGCTGTATTTTTTAATTCCCAATCTTTTATCCAGTCATTAAGTTCAACTTTTTCATTCAATTCACAATAAATTAAATATACTCTCATTCTATGATTTTTACTACAAAAAATTTCATATAAATCATTAAGATTATCAGCAGTACTAAATTCTATTAATATCTTGCTACAATATTCTGAATTATATTTTTCAGCATATTCATCATAAATTAAATTTTTAAGATAAATAAATCCTTGATATTCATTATCACAAAGATAAACATCTGGATTATTGTCATCTTCATCAATATAACTTATAATTGTGCAATAATTATTCCATTTTTCTTTGCTTGCTTCTTCAAATATTTTAGTATATTTTTCCATATTTATATGTTAAATTTTGAAGCATTTTTTCTCATATCAATTGCATCTTTATAAACTTTTTTACCATATTCATCAGCTCCGTAACTTTTATTTTTATTTATCATTTTTAATAGCCAAGGCTTCATATCACCGTCAGATTTACCTTCAATATCCGTTCTCATTTCTTTTGGTAACCATATATGATATATTTTACTATCAATTTGAAATTTTTCTCTCATTTCTAATCCATGAATTGAAAATAATCCATGATAATCAGGAGTAATTCTAATCATATTTTCGATTTCTAATTCTTTTTTATATAATCCTCCTTTAGTTTCTTTAAATGTATCTTTTGCAAGAAAAATATAAAAATCATTGTCTTCACTTTTTGGATTTCTACTCATCAAATCTGCTAATAAATCAACTTTTTCTTGTTCTTTTTCTGTTAATGACTCAAATGCTTTAACGTGTTTCATATTTTTATTTATTTTTATATGTTAAATTTTTTTGCTGTAATAAATCGTATAACATTTTCATCATCAATAGTATCAATAATTTCTTTTCTAAATTCTTTTGTTGAAATATCCAAGAAATCTTGACCTTTATCATTAGTTAAATATATATTAGAACCTAATTTAATTAATGTTTCAACTGCTAATATTTTATTATTCATAGAAGCTAACATTAACGCTGTTAATCCTTTATAATTTTCATTTATATATTCTTCATCTCCAAATTCTATTAATGTTTCAATTATATCAATTTTTCCAATATAAGATGCAATCATTAATAATGTCCAATTTGCATTATCGATATCTGGAATTATATCTAATGTACGTTTAATATCATAAGATACTCCAAAAATTATACCATTAAGTTTATAAATTCTATCATTTATATTTATCTTGTTTTTATCTAATAGCTTCTTCATTTTTAATGAATTATCTTCAATAATAATATCAAGTACATCGTTTCGACGTTTTCCTTCTATTATATTTTCAAAGGTTTTTACGTATTTCATAAATTAAATTTATTTGCTTGTAATTTTAATTCTAATTCTTCAATTGTTTTACCATGTTCAACTATTCTATTATATCTAACATTTTTTATTATTTTACCATTTTCTTCTATAAACCATATCTTACGTATACGTTCTGGAACATTATTATATTCTATTGTTATATTATTATATAACTTATTAGGACTAAATATTTCTATAACTTTACCAATATTATTATTTATAAATTTCATAAATTCTTTTGAACCAACAACTGTAGAATTATAATTAATATTTATTAAAACATAATCTCCTACTTTTATATCATCATTACTAATATTTTCAAATTCTTTAATATATTTCATTTTATAGTTTCATCAGTTTTTTACAGTAAAGATAATATAAAAAAGCGGTAAATACCTTATCTCTGGTATAATTTTCTATCATAATAGGAATATTTAAATATTCTTTATATTTATCTGACATTTCATCTTCAAATGTGACAATATATTCATCAAAAATTGTCAGGCTGTTATTCATAATTATCTCATTATAAAGTTTATATGGATCTTTATCTTTTGATTTTTGTTTAAATTCATCTACATTTTTTGCTCTTTCTACATTTAGAAATAAAATTTCACGAATTTCTTTATCACTTATATTAAATTGCACATTTTTTAAATGATTTACAATAATATCTGATACTATATTAGCTTTTTTACCGTACATATTTTTAACAATTCTTGTAAAGTTTTCAGCAAAATCTCTTTTGAATTGATTTGTAACCTCATCAAATTCAACTTCAGATTTTTTTAATTTTCGTTCAGATGAATATTCAGGTAACCAACCTCCTGATACTATAACATATGATTTACATCCTCTTTTAATTTTACTTAAAATATCAGATATTGTTGTTTTTACTCTATCTACTTTTCCCCAATCTTCATTTCCAAAATCATCTTTTTCAATTAACTTAAATGTTTCTATATAATATTCTGATTCATAAGAGAATGAAACAAATATATTATTTTTACAAATTGAAACTATTAGATTATTAGTAGGTTCTGTTAAATATTTTATAATATCTTTTTTTACTTTTAATAATTTCCATTCTGCATCACTTGATATTTCATAATTTTTCTGCATACTTTTCATAACAGAATATGGCACTCCTATATTAATAAGGGATGTTTTTTCAAAAATTTTATATGTTTTTATATGTATCATATGTTAAATTTATTTGCTGATTGTTCTAATTCATATTGTATTTTTTCTTCTGGCGTTGCTAATCTAAATCTATTATCATTCCAATCATAATTAATATTATAAAAATTGTATTGTGTAACACCACTCCTATATGTTATAATATTTTCAATTTTGTAAAATTTGCCATATTCTAATAACTCTTCAGTATCTGAATGATCTATACATTTAACCACATCTCCTATTTTTATTTGTTCATTATTTTCAAATAATTTGAAATTAGTTATCATAAAATATCATTTTTTTATAATTATATATATAAAAAAAGAAAATAAAAATATTTATAAAAAAATCAGTTTTTTTATTTAATATATAATAGAAATTAAAAAATAAATTAAAAAATATGAAACAAACAAAAATTATAGACGGAGCATTTTATAGCTATCAACCAACTGGTAATACAGCTCCTTACGGTGAAGGATATTCATTTCACGTAGACGATTCAGCAATTTTATCTTATCCAGGATTTACAATTACTGGAATTAGAACAATTACAGATAATTTTATTACAGGTACTACAATTCCTGTTGATAACGATGTTTATGTTGATTATACTTATTTATCTGGCGTTACTGTTGTATCAGGAACAATTAGTATTTATGCATATCCAACTACAACTACAACTACAACTAATGCTCCTACAACTACAACAACTACAACTCATGCTCCTACAACTACAACAACTACAACAGCATAATTATTTAATAATTAAGCAAAAAAAAATAAGTTACTATTTATAGTAACTTATTTTTTTAATTTATATGTGAGTTTAATTATTCTTCTGATGAATCAATATCAAAAAAATTGTTAGCGTCATCATCGTCATCTCCAAATGCTTCATCATTAATTTTACTAGATTTTGATTCTTTTGTTGATACATTATCATTAGATGAATTTTCAGCTTCTTTTTTAGCAAAAGATGTTTCATTACCTGAAATAATATCAAGTATTTGAGTTACTTTAAATCTATCTTCAGAAGTCCATTCTTTTGGTTGATGATCTTCAAGATCAATTGTACGTTCCTTTAAAAACGTCATTACTTTTTCTTTAACTTTAGGATTAGTAATTTTATTTTTTCCTGTTTTTTCATCAACTTCAATTGGAACTTTAACCAAACCTTTTGGAGTCATAATTTTAATAGGAGATACTTCTAAAAAAGTACTAGAATCATAATTAGGAAATTCTCCTAATTGCTTCATAACCAATTTGAAGTCTTTACCATTTGCCAAATCAAAAACATTACAAGCATCTGATGATATACCATCTTTTTGATCTTTAATTTTTTCTTTGATTTTGTAACCATAAGGATAAATTAAAATTTTGCCTTCTAAATCACGATTTTGTTCATCTTCAATTACTAAAATATAAGAATAATATTTAGTACTTCTACTAATCAAATCTGCTTTTTCAACATCTGATGCGTTTTTTGAGTTCTTCAACTTCCAGTACATAGTACAAATATCACATTTATCTGTGAAATTTTTCATACAATCATAGTAACCTTGAAGTTCTGGATGATTTTTAAAATCAACATAATGCTGATGTTTTTCAATTGCTGATAATGATACTTTACCATCTTTTGTAAGATTTGGTAAAAATCTAATAGTAGAAACATAACCTTTCTTTTTGTCTGTAATTTTAGGACGATAAATACCATCTAAACTACCACCTTTTTTTTCTAGAAAATCTAGAGTTTCGCTTTGTGCGTCAATTGCGTCGAATAAATCGACATTTTCAAATTCTTTCATGCCTTTAATTTTTTTTTATAGCCTTTTAGCTTTAAATGTTTCAATTTTTTTAATTCCTGCAACATTTATAATTTATATATGAGAATATATAAAAAGTTTTATTTAATTTCAAAAAATATAATTATTCTGATAAAATATTCATATTAACATCTTTTTTATAAATATCTTCATATTTATATCCAAGTGTATCTAGTTTATTAGATAACATATTTTTTAAATTGTATAAATTAAATACCCAAAAGTTTGAATAAAAAGAATCATATTCATCAAAATTAAATATATCTACATTTTCAATTTCTTTTAATGTTTGATTTAAAAATTCGATACAAAACTCGTCATATGAATATTGATATTTAATACCATTATCAGATAATTCTTTATTAATAATATTGACAGTATTTTTATAAGAGTTATGTTCTTCAACAAATGAGTTTATTAACGCTTCTTTTATAACTTTTTTTCTTTCATTTATTCTCATATTAGTATATATAAATATTTTTATTTATAAGTTATATTTTTTTATATATAATAATGAAAAAATTAATAAATTAAATGAACGTAACTCAAGGGGGTTTTAAAAATACTAATATCTATGGAATGACATTTATAGATAAATATGCAGGAATAAAAACTATTATTACAAGTGAAGGATATAATTCACAATTTTTAAGTAATATTAATACAAATACATCTCAAACATCTACTATAATATCAGATGATACTACATATTATAATATAGTTGAAAGTTGTACATTAACAAATTGTAATATTGAAACTGGTAGATTTATTAATTGTAATATAAATGGTAATACTAATAAATCTAATTATATAAAAAATGGATATTTTAGTGGTTGTACATTTTTAAATTATACTATAGATGATGGTAAGTTTATTGATTGTATTTTAGATGATACTAATTATTTTAATAATGGATTTTGGAATAATATAAATTCAGATATTAAATGGACTCAACCATGGACTAGTGGAATTTGGAATAGTGGAGTATTTGATAATCCATATGGATGGTATGGTGGTACATTTAATGGAGGAACATTTCAAAATACTTTTTGGTCTGGTGGAACAGCTAATGGAGGAACATTTAACGGTATTATATGGAGTGATGGTTTAGTTCGTTATGCTGATTTTATTGATTGTACATTTGAAGATGGAGTTTTTAATGATGGTACATTTACTGATGGTTCATTTAATGGAGGATATTTTAATGGTGGCGCTATGACGAATTCAAATATTTCTGGTGATACTACAAATGTAGTCATTAATAATGGTACAATTTTTAATTGTAATATTGATGGAAATGTAGATATTAATGGCGGATATATTGAAAATGATTCAGATACTTATACTATATATAATGCAAATATATATAATGCAAATATATCAAATTTAAATATTATTGGAGGTAGTTTTTATAATGGTAAATATAATAATGTAAATTTTTATGGTGGAGATATATATAATGGATTTTATGTTAATATAAAATCTTTAAGTTTTAATATGCTAAGTGAAGATGGTAATATATTAATTATGGAAGATAATAATATTGAAACGATGGAAAGTATGAATAATTCATTAGGATTAAAAATTCATAATGGAATTTTTAAAAATAGTAATTTTACATATGCAAATATTAAAAATGGTAATTTTACTAATTGTTATTCAAATAATTGTATTTTTGATTATAGTGTATATAGTGATGGTAATATGCTTGATTGCGTTTGGAATGACGGTTATTGGAATGATGGAACATTTATATCAACTTTAATAAATTCTGGTATATCTAATTCATTATCTATATCTGTAATATATCCTATAACTGGAACAACCACAACTACTACAACTTATACTACAACTACTACAACTTATATTCCAATTACAACAACTACAACTACTACATCAGAAGGATTTAATATAACTGGAATTTATTATAATTCATTAGAAAATAATCTTAATATTTATTTTAATGGATGTCCATCTGGAGCAAATAATATCATAATTTATGAATATTCTACAGGTTCAACATCTGATAAGCAATTAGCTGGAAATACTATCTCTCCAAGACAATTTAGTTTGGTTGGAGTTCCTAGTACAGGATTAACATTTATATTATTAGCAACAGGTATAGGTAGTATGATTCCTGTATATTCGAATTCATACTTTTATGATAATTCTTCATATATTCCTCCAACTACAACAACTACAACCACAGTAATTCAAATGATACAATATATTGTCACCAATAATAGTCCAAATAATACTTATGTATATTGGACAAATTATACACATCAAACTCAAAGTCAATTTTTAGAGAAACTAGGTACATTAACACTTTGCTCTTATACATATCCAACAGGTAATTATATAACAATTGTAGTCGATGGATATTGTGGAATAGTTTAATGTTGATATAATAAAAATAAAAATAAAAATAAAAATAAATGTCAGAAATAATAATAGATAGATTACCATCAGGTAATATTGATATTGGTCAACCAGTAACATTTTTTATAGTTAGTGGATATACTGCATATTCAACTTATCAATGGTATTTAGTATCAGGTAGTACAACGACTTTAATAAGTACTAATAGTGGATGTACTGTAATATTTAGTGATATCGGAGATTTTTCAATATCATTAGATGTATCTAATTATCCTGAATCTTGGACTGGCGGTAATTTTTATGGTGGAACATTTGAAGGATTTTTTGGAGGAGGAACATTTAATTATGGTACATTAAATGGCTATGATATCAATCAAATAAATATAAATAAAAAAACTTTTATTGAAAAACTCATTTAAATTAAACTTATCTGTTTTTTAATAATAAAAAAATAAAAAATAAATATGGAAAATTTTTTAACTTTTATAAAAAAATATTACCCTTTGTTATTTTTTGTTGTTATCATTTTGTTATCAATATTTCTTTTTAAGACTTGCTCAAATCTTAAAAATGAAAAAGCAAACGCAGAATTTCAACAAAAATTATATACTCAAAATGTTAAAGCAATGACTGATAGTATTACAAAAGTATTTAATACTAAATTAAATGCTTATGAATTTACTAAAGATAATTTAGTTTTAAATAAATTATCTGATTTAGAACAATATAATAAATCATTATCAAATGAATTAAAAAATGTTAAAGGAGATGTTTTATCTGCAATACAAACTAATGTTGAAGGTAATCTTGGTGGTATACAAGGATCTAACAATTTAGCTGTTTTAGATAGTACAACAAATCATTATGGATTGAAGTTTTCAACTAATTATGTTGATAGTGGATTTCAGCAAAAAATTGTTGGTATGAGCAAATTTTATGCTATTCCAAATGAAGATACCAAGAAATGGACATTAAAACCTGATGTTACTGTTCTTGATACTAATTTAACTAGTATTAGTGTAACTTATGGATTTAAAGATTTGAAAAATAAATATCAAGTATTTGCAATATCTAAATCTCCAAATATTAAAATAACTGATTTAACTGGAGGATATTTTATTGATAAACAAATTCAAGCTCCAATTAAAGCAAAAAAATGGGGATTTGGTCCTTATGTAGGATTTGGATTGAATACTTTACCTAATTTAGGTAATCCACAATTTGGATGGAGTATAGGATTTGGTATACAATATAGTATATTTCAATGGTAACTAATGATTTGTGTAGTACTATATGGAGAGATATTAAAGATTTTGTAAATTCACATGAAAAATTCACAAGAAAAGATTTATATAAAAATGGTTTTTATACTACTGGAGAAAATTATATATTACTAATGAAACATGTTGGATTTATAAATAAAGTTGGTATTGCGAAATATGAAAGAATAATTAAAATACCTGAATCATTATCATCAACTAAATTATATAATTTAGTTAAAAATAAATCAGAAGGATTAAAATATATGAGAAAATATAAGTTAGAAAATATAAAAAATCTTTACAAATTGTAAAGATTTTTTTTGAATTATATAACAATCATTCTTATATTATTAGTACTAGAAATAGATCCCATATAACAACTTATTATATCATTATTAGCTATTTCACCTGGAACAGAAATAAATATATTACTATTTGTACCGACAGGTGTATTATGTATATACCATTGAAATGTTGGATTTGAATAACATTGAATATTTGCGTAAAATGTAACACTATCACTACTATTTATAGTATATTTATCTGCGGTAATTTCAAATATTGGTTGTAATATATTAATATAAATAACATTACTGGTATATCCAGTTAAAACATCAATAAAATCATTATCTATAATTGTACAATAAATCATATCATTGTTATTAAAATTATTATATGAAAAATTACTATTATTAGATCCAACTGGTATATTAATTCCAGTTCTTGTTATAAACCATTTATAATTAATATTTTGTGAATATCCTAAATTTGTTGATGTAAAGTTAATAATATTAGTTGAACATGTAGAAATAATATTTGTACCAAAATTAGGTTGTATATTAATAGATGATATAGTTATACTATTATTACCTTCAATCATTGAAATATTTTGAGTTACTTTCTCATCTAAATTGATATGCACATTAATAGTATTTATTATAAATCCAGGAGAATAACATTTTATTAAATTATCTCCTGATGCCGCATTTATGATATAATATCCATTTGAATCTGTTGTATGTATTATTTTTGTTCCTGATACTGTAATTAATGCTCCTGATATCGGTATATTTCCTATACTAATAATACCACTAATTGTAGCAAATCCAGCATTAAGAATACTACAGTTATAAAATACAACTCCATCAGATACAGAGTTATATAAATATCCACCTCTACATGATATTTTACTGATTTGTTGATTTGCTAATGAATAACCAATCGGTATATCATTATAATGTCTATTTATTACTATTTCATTTTTAAATTGATTAACGTATAATATTTTATATCCTAAATAAAATCTATTACTTCCCTCATCAGGTATAGAAGGATTTTCAAGATTAAATATATTTGGCTCTGTATTTGTTGAAGTATAAGTAATATATGCAGTGTCACCAACTATAAAATTACTTTGAACTTCGGTATAAAGTTTTATATAACCATTCCAATTAGAATAAATTTCTAATATATTAACAGCATTTTTAACATTAATATAATCATTAGTTTTTTGAGTCACTTGGGATTTTATTAAATTCATATTACCATTCAATGATGATGATACATTTGATGATGATACTCCAGATGTATTTATTGTTACTCTATTTGCTGCTATTTTTATTGTTGGCACGATATAAAATATTATTTTTCTTATATATAAAAAATATTAATTTCAAATAATAATATCTATATTTATTTGGTAGGTAATTTATAAATAGTTATATTTGGATAACTAATAATTTTGAACATCGTGATAAATATCAAAAATATTATGATAAATCAATTATAATGTTAAGAGAAGAAAAACTTAAAAAACTCAGTAAAATTTAATTTTTACTGAGTTTTTTAATAATTCATTATTATTATTTCTTTTGAATTTTTTGTATTTTTATTTCTAGCAACTTTTTCATAGTCGAAATCTAAAATTTTATATCTATAGCCATCAGATATTAGATCATCTATAAGTTTAGATCTTTTGCCATTTTTATGCTCGCCTACAACTCCAGACATCATAAAAGAACATCCTTTTTTATCTAACTCTTTACAATAATCATATAATTTATTACCATCACTATTAGAAAAATAATTATTATATCCAGCTTCAGTTTCTAAATATGGTGGATCTAAATATACCATACAAGGTTTTAATATTTTAACATCAGAAAAATGTTTTGATGAAAATAATATTTTATCTTTATATGGTTGAATATAATCAATAAATAAATCTAATTTTTTTTGTGTACTATTTGAAAAATTTCTACGACCAAAAGTCTGATTATATTCAAATTTTTTATTAAATCTCATCATATTATTAGTTGAGCATAACATCAAAGCATATAAACCTTCTGGTGTATTATTTTCATTGTATTCTTTTCTTAATTTATTAAATCCGTCTTGATCATCTTTTTCTACACATAAATTTTTAACTTTATTTATGAACATTTCAGAATTATAAATTGTTTCTTTATGTATATCGATTAAATCTTTTATAATGTCATTAAGTAATACTTTTTTATATTTATCAACAACATTAAATCCTACAACTCCGCTACCTGCAAACAAATCTATAAAATAATCTTTTTCATAATCCATCTCTATTAATATTGGATCTAAAATTTTATATTTAGATCCAGTGAAATTTAGTGCTGTGTTTATATAATTACTCATTATTAGATATTTCTTTTAATCTTTTTAATCTTTTATTTCGTATGAAAGCTGTTATATTTTTTTCTTCAATAACTTTAACTTCAGACCAGCAATTTGAGCACATATAATCACCTTCTAATTCATAACAACTATTATAAATTTTATTGCATTCTTTGCAATAATAGACATTATTTTCTTTTATTTCTCCAAACATTCTATGCATATTCATTAGTTTTTTATGATGTGCTGTTATTAGTTTTTCATGATGTGCTGTCATTAGTTTTTCATGATATATTATTATCTAAACTTCTAATATTTAATAATTTATTTTTTCTTTCTTTTTTCAGAAATGTATTTTTTATTGATAATGCTGTTTTAGGATTGACTATAATATAAGAAGAATCATTAGAAATCATTATTTTATTATCTTCCATATATAAATCGCAATATATGATAATTCCAGGTAAAGTAAAAAAATTATACATTATTGAATTTTATTTTTTTGAATATATTAATCTTTCATAAAAAATAAATTATATTCGCCTGCTATATCTGTTAATCTTTTATTAATATCATCAACTACATCATCATATTTATCAATCGTATTTTTATTATCCATAAAATATACTTCCCATAACCAGCCTCTTAATTCTTGTAAATTATCAAAAGTTTCAATAAATTCTGTAACCCTATTTGAATCATCTAAATATACTTCAATTAGCAAATTAGAATACGGTTCAATACAAACTACAGAATCTATTTCAATATAGTTATCATTTTTATATACTTCAATATCTACAATAGTCATTTTTTTATATTTTAATCTAAAATTCATTTTATATTTTCTTTTTTATTTATATTCAATTATTACAAATTTGTTTTAATTTTTCCAATTTTTCTTTCCGTTTTAAGATATTATAATCTATAAATTTATACATATTCCAATCAGGATAATCATTATAATCACTATAATTTCTACAATAAAATCTAAATTCAGTATAATTATCATATCTTTCAACATCAATTAACGCAATTGTTTCTTTTTTATTTAATCCTTTTTGGAAATTTTTTAAAATATATTCTCTATTTTCAAAAAATCTATCATGTTCAGATAAGGTTTTAGAAAAATCTATTTCTTTTGTTGCCATGTCAATAAAATCTAAAAAATTATTATATTTTTTACATATAATTGCAATATAATTATATTGTAATGCTAGTTCTTTAATCATATTTTACATTTATTTTAGAATCATTATAAAATTTTTCAACTCTTTCACTACCAATAAAATCACATTTTTTATTAATACATCCTTTTGCTGTTGTTCCGATGCCCATAAAAGGATCATAAATTAAAGAATTTTCAGGAAAATATATATTTATTAATTTTTCTACAAATTCACTTGAGTATGATGCTTTAAGTTCAGATTTAAATCCGTCATTATTTTTTGCTTCAATAAGATTAGTATAATTTTTATAAAATTTCTGGCCAGTTCTTTCATTTATCGAACTTACTTCTTTATTAGCTTTAAATGTATTTAAATAATCTTTATGTACAATTATATAAACCAATTCACATAGTCTTGTTACTTTGTTTGGACTTGTTTGAAATGGACTGGCTGAGTTCTTTTTCCATATTACAATATCTGTAAGTGTTAGATTAGTTTCTTCATTAATCTTATTTAAAAGAAGAGTTGGTAAAATAGGGTTATCTCCTGAATATGACATATTATAACAAATTACTCCATCATATTTAAGTATTCTATCAAATTCTTTAAATTCATTTAATCTTATTTTTAAATATTCTTTAATAGTAAGATTATCAATATTATTTTCATATAAATTGAAATCATCTTGATCTTTTCGTCTATGATTAGGATTTTTGCCTAAATTATAAGGCGGACTGCATATAATTCCATTTAAAAATTGATTAGACATTCTGTTCATAGTGATCAAATTATCCTCATTATATATTTTATTTATTTCTATCATTTATCTTTTTTAATTTTTTTAATTTTTTCAAGCGTATAGTTTTAATATTATCAATTTTATATTCAGAATTATAATCCCAATTAGTATACGATAATAATATTCCAAATAAATGAATATTTAAATCAAAACATATATCTTTTATATTTCCTTTTTTAGCACCATTTGTATAACATTTGAATTTGAAAAAATATTTTATATGAAAATTTATAGTTATAGATTTACTACAATATATTTTTTTACTTCCTATTTTTTTATAAAACCATATTGTCATTTAATTTAATTATTTTTTTCTTTCTGATAATTTTTTTACATAATTCAATTTCATTCAAAAATATTTTATCTGGATTATTTATATCTCCATAGTATGAAGCAATATTTTTATCATTGATATAAATATACATAAATAGTGCATTAACGTGAGTATAATCAAGTTCGAGTTTTAATATATCCTTATTATATAATGTGATATCATATTCAAAACTATCTTTTTTCTTAATTAATAAATAATTATATTTTTTACCAACCACAACAATATTATCATAATTTTCTGTAATAAAATAATTTTCACGTTTAGTTCTACATTTAGAATTTGTATATATTCTAAAGGTATAGCCAGTACCATTTTTAATATAAGATTCATAAATAAAATATTCTATATTTTCTATTTTGATTGAATATTTATTTTCTACAATTTCAAGTTTAAAATCTTTAATCATTTATGCTATCATTTATTTTTTTAATTTTTTCACGTCGATAATATGATATGTCTTTTGTATCTATTACTAAAAATTGATTTTCTGCAGAACCACCAATAGTTTCAATTGAATAATACATTTCATATGTTATATTATATGGAGTTTCAATTTTGTTAAATATTATATTTTTATTATTATCTGAATATATAAAGCAATGAACTCCATTATTATCTATTGAATTTTTTCTACCTAGAATAATATAATTTTCTTTAATTGAATTAACTATTTCATATTTAATATTATTTATATCATAAATATATTTGTTTATACAATTATGAGTTTTATAATTTGAAATATAAAAATTAGGATGACCATATCTACCTTTTGTTGTTATATAATTACTAGCACTTATAATTCTAGAACAAATATTATTTTTTATTTTTTTTTGTTTATCATTAGGTAATTCTTGATTATATTTTTTTTCTATTTTATCTATAATAATATCAAAGTAATCATCATTTTTTGAATCTAATTTTAAATTTTCTCTATTTTTATTACCTAATTCTAAAATTATAGGTATAAATTTATTTTTTAGTTCATTAATTATACCAGATTTTAAATATTTAGTTATTTGTTCTTCATTATATTTTTTATTTATATCAAATGTTAATTTTATAAGATTTATAGTTTTACTACAAAGATTTACACTTAGATTTGGATATGACATCCTAGTTAAACTAGCTGGAGTAGTCATAGGATTTACATAATTTTGCATATCTATATAATTAATCTCGCATTTTAAATTATTTACAGGAGATATAGAGAATAAATCATTATCTAGTTCTGATATATTAATTATTGGATTCATAGTATTGGTTTAATATTTTTAATTTATATTTTCTAAATATTTTATTATGTGTTAATATAGATAATAAATATTCGGCATATAAAAATACTGTAGAATCATAATTATTTTTATTAGAAATTATATTATTAATATATTTTAATGCTTCATTATATTTAGATTCTGAAAAATTTATAAATTTAGATTCTATTGCATCACTAAAATATTCAGCATATTTTTCTAATTTTTGAACTACATTATTATCTTTCATTTTTATAAATTATTTTTTATTTTTATAGATAAAAAAAAGCTTTTAGTTTTTTAATATATAAAGAAAAAAGAATATTAATGGAAAAATTTACACAAATAAAAGACATACCAGTTATACCAGATGAAGAAGTATTATTTAATGGTAAATATTTAGATATGATTCAATATAAAGAAAATGAAATACTAAAAGGTCATGATTGTGTTGCTATATTACCATATTTCAGAGATGAGGCAACATTTCTTATGAGATTAGAATATCTTACAGCATATCAACATAAAAATAGAGAAATACCAAATCTTAGAAATGTAACTAATTATTTAACCGTAATTACAGGAAGTATAGAAAAAAATGAAACTCCAGAACAAACAATAAGAAGAGAATTATATGAAGAAGGTGGTATAGTTTTAAATAATTTATATCCATTTGATATTGAAGGACCTTTTTTTACAGATAAATATAGTACTAATCAAGTATATCTTTGTTTTTTAGAGCTACCAGTAAATACTTATCGTCAAATGAAACCACCTACTGATGGATCAAAAAATGAAAAATTATCTAAATGTATACGAGTTTCTATTGCTGATGTTAATCAAATAGTAAATAATGACTTAATTACTAAATGTTTAATAACAAAATTACTAAAAAGAATTGAATCATAATGAAGCATTTGAAATTATATGAGGAGTATGAAGATTCAAATGAGCCAGAAGTTGGTGATTATATATTAGCAAAATGGAAAAACGCTGATGATGATCATCCTGCGAATATTTTTGTAACAAATAATATAGGGCAATTAATTAAAATAGAAAAAGATATGTATAATATTGTTACATATTTAGTAAAATATAATAATATACCAAAAGAAATAGATATATATAAATCTATGAATAATGATACTTCGTTTAGATTTAAAAAAGAAGATTTAATAAAATATTCAAAAAATAAAGAATATTTAGAAATGATATTACAAACAAATAAATTTAACATATGAAATATATAAAAGAATACGAAAAATTGAATGTAAATGAACCAGAAGTTGGTGATTATGTAATAGGATATAGTAATCTTGAATTTTTTACTGAAGTTAACGATTTTACTAAAAATAATATTGGTAAACTAATTGAAATATTAGAGAGTAAATATGATGATATTGATGATTCTTATTTGATAGAATATTATCATATACCAGATGAATTAAGTTTTTTTAAATTTGCTGAATATGGAGATAATATATTAGCATTAAATAAAGAAGATATAAAATATTGGTCTAAAAATAAAAAAGAATTAAAACTTATATTACAATCAAATAAATTTAACATATGAAACATATTAAAGAATATACCATATTTGAAGGAGAATATTATACAGACGATGATATTAAACGTATGAAAGATAATTTACCTAAATTTGCAAAATATATTAGGAAAATTATCATGAATTTTGGTTATGAGTGCGTTAATTTTAGTGAAGACGAAGATATTCAATTCTCATTTTATTTAAAGAATACTGAAAAAGTGTTATTTTCTATAATGACGGGAAATGATGAATACTTTGTTTTAGATTCATTTAATAATAGTAACGATATTATTATTTCATCTATACCTGAATATATGAAAACAATAAAAGGAATAAGATTTAATAAAAAAGTAAGTGATGAATATGAATTTTATATTGAAGGAAATGTTAATGATATTATTAATCAAATAGATAATGAAAAAATAAAATTGTTCGCAATTACAAATAAATTTAACATATGAAATATATAAAAACATTTGAAACTAGTAATAAAAGACTCAATTTAGGAGACTATGTTATATGCAAGGAAATTCCTGATATGTTTGATAAAGAAAATTATAAAGATATTATTGAATTTGAAAAAAATAATATAGGTAAATATGTAAAATATATTCCTGATAATGGAAAATTCAAATATGCTATTTATTATGATGATTTACCTCAAAAATTTAAAGATAAATTTTTTATGAAAGAAGGCGATATAGATAAATATTGTAGAGTAATGTCTAGAAATGAAATAAATTATAATTCTAAAAATAAAGAAGAGTTAGAAGCAATAATAGCGGCAAAAAAATTTAATATATGAAACATTTAAAAATATATGAAGACATTAATGAAGTCACTGATATAAAAAAATATTAAGTCATTTAAATAAATTTTTTAGTTTTTATGGAATTAATTATTCAAATTATTTTGAAAATAGAACATATGAAACAGAATATTTTATTTCAGATAGAAGATTATTATTTGATATATCAGTAGATAATATTCTTGGTAAACATTTATCTATTAGAATAGAGAATAATGAATCATTTTATAAATATATATTAGAATATTTTAAAACTATAAAAGGATTAGAAATTTATTCTGAATATTCAAATAGAATAAAATTTGATATAATTGGTAATATAAATGATATTATTGAACAAATAACAAATGATGATTTTGACTCTAAATATGAAATATATAAAATGACAAGTAAATTTAACTTATGAAATATATTAAAACATTTGAAAATATAAGTAAAAAATTTAAAGTTGGTCAATATGTAATAGTTAAATACATATCATATACTCCACAATTATATGATTTTTTAAATAACAATATAGGAAAAATTGTTAGTATAACTGAGCATTTTGAAATACCAAAATATATTATATATAATGTGAAATATGAAAATATTCCAGATGATATAAAATGGGCATTTAATGGTAGAAATAAAAATTTATATAAAGCATATTCAAATGAGTTAAAATTAGCAACTGATAAAGAAATAAAAAAATATAAATTGAATATTATTGCAAATAAATTTAACATATGAAATATTTAAAAACATTTGAATCATTAGAAACAAAAATAACTATTGAATTATTTGATTTTTGTGAATTTTTTGGTATGCATGAAGCTATTAAAAAATTAATAATATTAAAAGATAATTCAAAAGCAGTTGGATTTACTATTAATATTAATACAAATAAACATTATTATAAAAAATCTGATAATATTGAGATGCTTGAAATAAATATACATAATGATTTTTATATTAATGATGGTGATTCAATTGGATTAAGAATAGGTGATTATGGTTTTAGTTATGGTTATTTAAGAGCATTAAACGAAAAAGGTTCTCCAGGAATTATTATAAATTTTTACAATGTAGATATTGAAGATGATAATATATTACTTTATATTAAATCTAAAAAATATAATATATGATACAAAAAAAATTTAATTTATGAAAAATTTAAAAACATTTGAAGAATATGTTGGTGTTGAATATGTTCCATATAAACCACAGCACAAATCATATAAAAATGAAGAGAAAAAGAAAAAGAAAAAGAAAAAAGGTGGAGGTACACTTGAGCCAGTTGATGTAATGCCCAATAAAACAAAAGATATGGTATCATTTCAAACAAAATTTTAAATTATGAAATATATAAAAAAATATGAGAGTAACGATGATATTGTATATTCAGTAAATGATATTGTAATTTGTTCTACAAAATTTGACGCATATCGTGACTATACAGGTAGAATAACTCAGTATGGTGAATTAGAATATGGTAATGAAAAAGAAATTAAATATGGTAGAGAATATAAAGTTATACAAATATATTGGAGTGGAAGAGGTTATAGGAATGTAACAACTAATTTATTATATAATGCTTATGTAGATGTTCAAGATATTAAAACAGATGAAATAATAACTATGAAAAATGCATATATGTTTACATTGAAATCTGACTGGAAGATTCCAGATGAACCAATGATAGGAGATTATGTATTATGCGAAATAAATAGTAATAGATATAGTGATGACGACAATATTTTTGATGAATATATAAATAATAACATTGGAAGAGTTATTAGACAAAACGAGAAAAATACATATGTAATTGAATATAGAGATATACCTAAAAAAATGATAGGAGAGATAAATCAGTTTTATAATGATACAAATCCTATTATTAAAAATCTAGGAAAACATGAATTTAGAATTAAAGATATTAAATTATATTCTAAAAGCAAAAAAGAGGTTGAAGATTATTTAAAGATAAAAAAATCTACCAACAAATTTAATTTATAAAAATCTATAATTTAATTATAGATTTTTTAATTTTAATAACTTATAATTACGAAATTTATTTTTACATTTTTCATAATTTAATTCAACTCCATCTAAATAAAAATCTATAATTTAATTATAGTTCTTTTAATTTTAATAATTTGTATTTACGAAATCCATTTTTCCAAGTATCATAACTTAATTCAACTCCATTCAAATAATATTTTTTATTAATAATTATTTCATTATCTTTTTTATATAATATAGATGGTCCGAAATCATTATGAAATGCATTATTTTTATAATATGATATTTCAATATTATTATTTAATTCATGTATTATTTTCACATATTTATATTTTTGTATAAATTTAGTAATAAATTTAACATCATCTTTATCTATAGAATTAAATTTTAATGAATGATATTCTATTTCATGCTCTATTACTATATCTGATTTGTGGTTATTCATAAATTAAATTTATTTACATTTGAATCTAATTCATATTTTTCAATCTCATTAGTTGTTAATTTTCTTTCAATTTCATCATTCGATACCCAAATTGTTTTGTTATTAGGATCATTACATAAATAATAATAGCCATTAACAGTTGGATCTATTTTTATTATTTTTGTATATCTTGGAATATTATCAATAAAAATTATTGCTTTTAATTTAACATAATTTCCTATATTATATTTCTGTATATTATCTGACTTTTTCTCATTCATTTTAAATTTATTAATATGTTTCATAAATTGAATTTATTTGCATTAGTCTTTAGTTTATCAATAGTAATAATATTCATACATATTGAATTTTCGTATTTTAACTCATCTATTCCGACTAATTCAGCAGAAACAAGAGCACTTTCATTAATATATTGAAAGTTTAATCCTTTTATTATACCATGATATTTTATATCAGTCATAAAATCAATTACTCCATCTGATATATATTTACCTATAATTTCTTCTCTTAGAAATTTTGAATAATGCTTATTAGGATTATAAATAGACATATAAAAATCATGATATAATTTGTGAATGTTTATAATTATTTCATTATTAGTTTCTTTGAAATTTCTTTCTTTTGTTATTTTTTTAAAATTTTCATATTGTTCCTTCTCACTAACTTCACTACTAATATGATATACCTCATCATCATCTGGATCTATTGTACCATCTTCAAACCCTGGTACAATTTGAGGCTCGTCCTCTTCTGTTCTTGGTTCAAACATATCAGGATATTCTCCTCTTAAATCATAATTTTCAAATTTTTTCAAATATTTCATACTAATATATATAAAAAAAAGTTAGTAAAAATTACTAACTTTTTTCTAACTCAGATAGTTTTTCTAATTTTTTCTTTCTTTCTTCATTTAAAAAACAAAAATAGTCATAAAAATAATATTCATTATCACCTATAAAATCATCAACATATGTCATAGATTTATTTAATCTAAATCTAAATACCAAATGTTCATTATCTTCAATTGATATAAAATCATCTTTATCAAATACTGAATAAATGTTATTAATAATATAATATTTATTTTTTTCAAATTGATAAAAATTATTTTTACAATGAGCTTTCATTAATTTCATTTATTTTTTCCTTTCTTAAAAAATTATTTATTCCATAAATTTTATTAATATCTTTTACTGTTAAGCATTTTAATTCTGATTTTTCTTCATCACCCCATTCTTCTACACAAATATAATATTTTTCCCAACTAGATTTGAAAATATAAAGTACTAAACTATTATATTTATCAATATACTTATGTAGATTTGATGAATTATCAACCTCATTAAAATTATATTTTAAAAATTTTTGACTCATTTTTTCTTTTTTTCGTGCCTTTTTGACTTAGATTGATTAAAAATTATGCCATTAATACTAGGTTTTGATTTACTAAAATCTAAACTATTTACTGATGTTTTAAAATCTTTTTTTATGTTTTCATTTTTTTCAATTTCAGAACTTTTAATTACTTGTTTAATATTACTAATAAATTCAAGTTGATTTTCACTTGGTTCAGTACATCCGTCATCAAACATTATATAATTACTATCAACACTTATATATTTTAAATATTCAATCATATCAAATATATATTTAGATGTTTCACCAAATATTAAATCATTATATTCTGTTATATTCCAAGATTTTGGTTCATAATTTTTAAATTTATCAATATCATCTTCATTTGTTATAAATATATTTATCCAATCAACATAATTAATAATCATATCTTTTTGTCTCTTACTTAACGCTTTTTTTGAAACTACAAAACTACTTGGTTCAATTTTCATCTATTTTAATATTTTTTATATTTTAATTTAATAAGTTTTTTTTTACGAAACTTTTTTTTTGACTCAGTTATAAAATCTAATTGACTTTGATATGGCTCGTCATTATATCCTTCGTTCCAATTAATTGAATCTGGATCAACTTTTATATAATCTAAAAAATCTTGCATACTAAAATTATCCATTGAAGTTTCACCAAATATAAAATCATTATAATCAACTATTCTCCATGGATCAGTATCACAATATTCGAATTTATCTATACATATTTCATCAATAGTTTTAAAAAACTCAACATAACTTTGATAATCATAAATCATTTCTTTTTGTTTATTAGTTAAAGAATCTTTAATTACTACAAAACTGCTTGATGATGAGTTACTTACAAATCCATTTCGTATTTTCATTTGATTTTATTATTTTTTAAACATTATTTCTTCTACCATTTCACATATGATATGTCCAATCATAATATGAGATTCTTGTATTCTTGGTGTATTATCAGATGGAACATTAATTGTGTAATTACTTATTCCTTTGAGTTTTCCACCATCTTTACCTGTTAATGCAATAGTTATCATTCCTAATTTATTAGCTTCATAACAAGCATTAAAAACATTATTAGAGTTACCTGAGGTTGAGATTGCAATTAGAATATCATTTTTTCTACCCATTCCTTTTATTAATCTTGAATATATATTATCAAAGGAATAATCGTTTGCAACAGCAGTCAAATATGATGTATTTACATGTAATGCTTCAGCAAATAATGGATCTCTATCTATATAAAATCTACCTGATAATTCTGCAGCAATGTGCTGAGCATCAGCAGCACTTCCACCATTTCCACATAAAAGAACTTTACCGTCATTTTTAAAGCACTTAATCATCAAATTAGTAATATCTTCTATTGTTTTAATTAAAGTATCATCAGAATAAATTAATTCTTTTACATTTATTGATTCTCTTATTATATTTTTAATTCTTTTCATTTTTACTCCACATAAAATTTTGAATTAAATCATAAAAATCATCCAATTCTGATTCTTCTATCTTATCATAATCTAAATTATAAAAATAATCAAATTTTGTTTGAATTTTTTCTTTTTCAATAATGTTATATGGTGATTCACATCTCCATATAATTTTTTCATCTAAATATTTTAAATAACTATTTATTTTGCTTTTTTTAACTTCTATAGCACAATTATCTATTAAGTTTTTTAAATTATCTATTTCATCATCACTAATATTTTCTTCCGTGACATCAAATTTGCCAAATATTGAAGATATATCATTTTTTAAATCATTTTCTTCATTTGACCACTCTTCTCTTGATGCATGACTACAATTATCCCAATAATATTTTCGTAATTTTTTTATTTTCTCTTTATTATCTTTCATAAAAATAATTATTTTTCTTTAATAATCTTTTTAGTAGTTTTTTTCGTTGTTGTTTTCTTTTTCGTTACTTTTTTTTCACTGCCAATATCTTTAACTAAAATATAAGGACCTTTGAATGTACTACTTGTATATGCTTTACATTTATCAATTTCTAAATCAATTAAACATTTTTTACAATAATTTGTATAATACTCTCTATTGGGCACTAATGCAGCAAAAATTTCCTTTGAAGGAAATTCATTTAAACACTCTGAACAGACATATGAATCTTTTTTCTTAGCCATTTTTATTTTATTTTTATTTAAGCAAATATATAAATTAATTTGCATACCCACAAATGATTTTATATTTTTTATATATAATAATATAATAAAATAAAGTTTATATATGAAATATTTAGAAAGTTATAAAGTAATAGAACCGTCCGATATTAAAGTTGGAGGAGAATATGGTAAATTACCAGGAGTAATTATTAGTGATAAATTTTTTGAAAAAATACCATATATTATTAATTTTTTAAATTCAAAAAAAATAAAATTTGAATTATTTACTAATGATATATATTTTTTTATAATATTAAATCATGTTGATGATATTAATTTATTACCATATAACTATAATAGTATGGAACATATAATTCCGTTATCGGATGATTATAATAGAGATGATATATTGAGTAAATTACAATTGAATTGGTATAAAAATAAATTTCAAAAATATAATCCTGATGTTATATTTAGAGATTTTACAATTAAAACCTCAGACGATATGATAGAATTAAAAGAATATATTAATAACCTTTTAATTAAAATAAGTGCAAAAAAATTTAATCTATAAAAAATTATATATATTATTATGAGATATATTAAAAATTATGAATATTTTACTCCAATCAAAATAAATAACGAAAAACCTTTCAAAATTGATGATAACATTGCAGATAAGATTGCATATATGCAAGATAGTCTCAAAAAACTTAGAAAGAGAGTTCAAAACGAAAAAGATAGAAAAACACAAGCAGAATTAAATAATGAAATAAATATTAAAGTTAAAAAACTTAGTGACTTAACATTTAAACAAACTAAACAAGTTGCATATTTAAAAAATAATCCAATAACAGAAAGTTCTGATGTTGAAGATAATATAGATAATATACCAAATTTAATAAAAGTATTATCATCAAAGAAATTTAAACCAGAAGATATCAACAAATATATTGGATTCGATGAAGATGAAGCAATAATAAATTCAGAAAAAAATTATCATTATCCATATGAAAAAGAATTTTCATATGATGAGAAAGGATTCACTTTAATTATTAATATTGAGGTTCTTGAAAATTTACTTGATATCGAAAATGGTTCTATAAGTTCTATTTTACAATTAACTCGAGATAATAATAATTATGAATTCTATGTTGATAAAGAAGAATTAGATTATTTGGGTAATTATACAAAAAAAGAAACTAATGATAAAATTATAGAATTATCCAAGTTATTTTATTTTGACGATAATATAGATCCTACAGAACAAGGTAAAATAGCAGACTTATTTAAATATTTAGATTTAACTGATGATTTAGAAACATTTGAAAGTGAAATTTCAATGGCTCATGAACGTGCAGTAGAAATAGCAGCAAAGAAAGCATTAGAAAAAATGCCTTTTAATATTAATGATAATACTAATCATGATAGTGACACAAAAAAATATCAGATAGAATTGGTTTTTGAGTATAAAACTATGATTAAGTATATGATAAAATATAAATTAAATGTTAAAACTATTAAAGAATTTTTATCTAATATATATGATTCTGATGACTTAAGATATGAAACTATTGAATATGAAGATAGTTATAGTCATCTTAATTTTGATAATTTAAAAAACTCTATTGATGATGTAGTTAGTAAATATGTAGACAGTCCTGATGATATATTTCCGATTTGGATTAAAACAGATAATTTAGAAATGTTTAAAAAAATGGAAAAAAAATATGCATTTTATGATTATGACTATGATATTTGGTTTAAATATTATAGAAAGCATATAAATTTATTAGAAATTGCTAAATTATATAATGGAAAAATATTAGAATGGTTTAAAACTTATGAATTTCAAAAATACTTAATTGAAAATGATAATGAAAATTATAAATTAATAATGAAATCAAATATATTGAATCCTGAAATTATAAATGAATATAGTTATATTGTAAATGTAGATAAATTTAATATGTAAAAATTATGAAACACTTAAAAATATTTGAAGAATTTGACGATGATGACGAATTATCACCAGTAGGACATTATACATCTCAACATGTAGGAGATTATGTAAAATTAGAAGATTATGTAAAATTAGATGATTCTGAAAGTGAATTGAATGTTGTAGGTCCATTTGTTAAAATTATTGAAGTTAACGATACAGATTTTGATGAAAATGATGATGATATGTATGAGCCAAGATATAAAGTAATATCTATTCATAAAAAGACAAGAGAATTAAAAGAATTTTGGATAGGTGAAAGTGAGATTGATAGAGATTTAACTTCAAGTGAAATTGAAGAACTTGAACTATTATTAACAGCAAACAAATTTAATATGTAAAACTATGAAACATTTAAAAATATTTGAAGAATTTGACGATGATGAAGATTTCGAAGAATATCATGATATTAATGAATTTGAAAATGATTACGATATAGATACTGCTGTTGATAGCTATATAACAGCATTAATTTGGACTGAAGAAGGTCATGAAACAGATTATGATCCATGGGAAGGAAAAAATATATATGATATCGATGAAAATTCTAAAGATGAGATTGTAAAAGAAGTTGAATGGTTTATTAATTCAGCAGGAGATGTTTTTGAAGATATGACAGATGACCAAATTGGTAATGATTTATGGTTGACAAGAAATGGACATGGATCTGGATTTTTTGAAAGAATAAATGATAGTGAAAACTTAACAATCATTACTAAATTATGTGATGTTTTAGGAAATGTAGATGCTGAAATAGGAGATGATGGTAATATATATCATCATTCAAATGATAAATATAAAACTTTTAATGTAGATGAATATAAAAAGAAAATAGAATTTGATAAAACAGTAAATAAATTTAATTTATAACATATTTTAAAAAAATAATATCTTATGAAAAATGCTAAATACATAGAAAAAAATCCTAAATATAAGAAAGGAGATTTCGTTAAGTTGATTGAGAATAATTTGAAAGTTGAAAATTTAGTACATATTTTAGATGTAAATGATGAGTTAAAATCACCAGATTATTATATTGAAGCATTTAATATTAAAACTCAAGAAATAGTTAAAATATGGATCGATGAAGAAGAAATAGATAAAAAAACCAATGCAAAAGGAAAAATAAAATTTAAATAAATTGAAATATATTAAAAAGTTTGAAAAATCAAATAGTAAAGAGAAAATTCAAGAACTCGCTTATTATATACATAATTTTATAAATAAAAATCAAAATGAAATTATTTATTCATATGAATATAATTGTGATTATGCGTTTAGTTATAATAAAAATGATATACAAAGAAATTATTTTTTAAATTTAAGATTATCCACAAATAATGATTATTTTTTGTTTGATATTAATACTATACTAGATAATCCAGGATGGATAGATTCAGAAATAGAAAAAATATCAAAATTTATAAAATATATAATGGATAAATATTCAGAATTAGGTAGAATAAAAATCACAGAAATAGATAATATTATAAATGATATATCAAAAGAAAATTACGAAATTTATCTAAATGCATTAAAATTTAATTTATAAAAAAAGAGAATCAATTGATTCTCTTTTTTGTTATTTAAGGTTCATTAAATCTCACTATTTTATCTTTATTTTTGGAAAAGATTATCCTTTACATTATTTTCGGTATAATAAGTCGTTGCAGCAGAAATATTTGAATATGCTACTATTATTCCGTCATTCGTAGCATCATAATTAAATGAATTGCTTCTACTCATTCCCATTGATTCTGCGACAAAACATGAATCTTGATTTGCACCTAAATAAATAAATTCAATATTTAAATTTTCTCTCATATCTGTCACCATTAATTTAATCATATCACGACTATATATAGTAGAAGAATTTTCTTCTCCGTCTGTTAATATAACAAATAATGTTTTATCACTTCTTTTACTTTTTTTAGTTGATCCTAGTTGCTTTATATAATTATCTGAAGCAAATCCTAACGCATCATATAAACTAGTACCACCATTAGCATAATAAGTGTTTTCATTAAGTTCATTTACTTCTTTAATGTCAACGTTTTTATATGGCATATAAAAACTTGTATCAAAAAACATCAATGAAAAATTTATTTTATTTCCATTTTCCTTTTGTTCCGTTAAGAATTTGTTAAATCCTTCTCTCGCTTTTACTATTATCGACCCCATTGAGCCAGACATATCCAATATGCAAACTATATCTACCTTATTCATATTATAAATTAAATTTTAGTTCCGCATTTCGGACAGAATTTCCAAGAACTTTTTCTTAAACGATATCCGCACTCATTACAATATTCACGTATCTCATTGATACTCTGAGATTTAGAAGAATAAGGCATAAGTTTATAAGATATTGAATAGAATGATGTATTTGAAAATTCGACGTTTACATTTTTTAATTTTTGATCTGATAATTCTCCTTTTTCAACTCTACCAGTTTCAATAGAATTAATATTTAAACTAGATGTAAATGTTGATCCTCCAATATTACTTGATGAATTAAATATATTATTATTTAATGAATTGCAACTTTGAGTATAAACACAACTAGTATCTGAATTATATTTAGAATTAGAATTATTAGTATCAAAAAATCCAGAAAAACTTATAGAATTTCCAGTTAATGATGTTATTGAAGAATTTCCAAAATAATTTCCATAATATGTTCCAGTGTTATTAAGATTATTATAATTATAAGGCTTAGGTGGAAATTCATAATTTACATTTACTTCATTAGTATTATTACTTCTCCAATATTCTTTATAGAAATTAAAGGTAATTAATCCATTTTTTTCAATCGCTTCTAACGCTTCTTTATTATTACCATCAATGTTATAAGTTTCAAATAACATTTTACGTTGTTCATCTAAAAACCGATCTAAAAATACATTTTGACCAGGATTTAAAATTAAATAAGAATCTCCTTTTTTGATTCCGTTAAATTCGATACTAACTCCAATTTTTTCATTTGTTGGATTGAAAAAATTAAGTTCAAAGTTATCACCATTATTTAAGTAAATAATGTTACCTTGATAAATTTTCAATTCGTTTCTTTTGCTAGAAATTTGAACAGAAGGGTTCCTGTCCAACAGTTTGTTGTTTGTCATAATTTTTTTATTTTTTTTATTTTTAGTTTGCTAATTCATTCATTGCTTTTCAACAATTCCAAAGTCATAATGACTCTAAACTAACATAACCCAAAAAATGAACCTCGTCACTTTAAGTGCGACATTATTATATATATTTTTATTGCTGTCCTATTATATTAAATATTATTAATTTTTATATTATATTCAATTTTTATTTGTATCTTTGCACATTAACTTTAAATACTAATAATATGAATAGATTTTTAAGATATAAAGAAACTAAATTATATAATCATTTGATTAATTCAATAGATTATCATGAAAAAAGACGTCTTAAACAAAAAAATGAACATGATGCAATTCAAGTAAAATTGAAGAAATATGAGGAAAAACAAATTGAACGTGATAACGTAATATCTGAACCTAAAGATTCTAAATTGATAAATAATGAAATTGATAAAATTTCAGAAGAAGAATATTATCAAATTTATTTAAAATTAAAAAATAGTTATGAAAAATAAAACAATGTATATTTTTAGCATTATTATAGGCATGATTATAAGTAAAATTGCTATTTTTATAAATATAAAAGCATATTCTTTTGAATGGTGGAGATTCTGCTTAACATTTGATATTATAATAATTGTAAGTTTTTTTTATATAGTTGAATTAATAATAAAAAATAAAAAACCTAAAAAATGAAAGATTTAAAAAATATAACCAAAGAAGAAGTTGAAATAATATGCGAAATGTACGGTGAGCCATTTATTGATTATCTTGCAGGTGAATGGAATTATGGATTAGCAGTTCAAATTAATACAACATCAACTGCATATAATAATGTGAATGATTCTTATATCACAATATATTATAATGGTATTATTAACTTACATAGAAACAATGGCAATTGGGGCGGAATGATAACTGAAAGTATATCTCCTTTAATAGCAATAGATTATTTGAGAAGTCAAGGTTACGAATTCAAATATGAAATTCCTAAACAATTAGAAAGAAAATTCAAATTAAACGAATTAAATAAAATATCTAAAATATAATAAACTTATTATTTATTTAAAAAGACTACAGAAATATCTGTAGTCTTTTTTTTTGCCTGTTTTTGACTTTATTATATTTATATATACAGATAAAACAATATATGAAAGTTCAAAAAACATTTACAATAGAAAAAGAAATATCAAAAGAATTTGATAAGATTTCAAAAGAGAAATCAATTAATAAATCATTATTCATAGAAAATGCTATGAAAGATTTTATTGAAAAAATAATAAATCAAAAATGATTATTGGTGTATATAAAATAACAAATTTAATAAATAATAAATGTTATGTTGGATCATCAATAAATGTTAAAGGAAGATTTACTCAACATAAGAATCAATTAAAAAAGAATAAACATCATTCTATTAAATTACAAAGAGCTTATGATAAATATGGTATTGAAAATTTTACATATACAATTTTAGAAGAATGTAGTATTAATGAAATTTTAATTAGAGAACAATATTATATTGATTTTTTTGATTGCTGTAAAAATGGATATAATATTTTACCTAATGCTGGACATAATTTAGGAATGAAACATAGTGACAAAACAAAAGATATATTAAGGCAAAAAAGTATTGGAAACAAAAGTCACTTTGGTATAAAACAAAGTGAAGAAACAAAAAAAATAATATCAGAAAAATTAAAAGGAATAAATATTTCAGATGAAACTAAATTAAAAATGAGTAAATCACAAAAAGGTAGAATAACAAGTGATGAAACTAAATTAAAATTAAGTATATTAAATAAAGGTAAAAAAATGAGTGATGAAGCTAAATTAAAAATAAGCATTTCAAAAAAAGGTAAACAGCAAAGTAAAGAAACTATTGAAAAAAGGGTAAAAAAGAATACTGGTCAAAAAAGAACAGATGAAGTTAAATTGAAAATGAGTAAAGCTATGATTGGTGTAAAAAAAAGACCTATGACTGAAGAATATAAATTATTAAGATCTAAAAAAGTTGCTCAAATATCAGAAAGTGGAGAAATAATTAAAGAATTTAATAGTGTAAAAAATTGTGCGTCGTATTTTAATACTAAAACTAATAGAATATGGGAAGTATTATCAGGTAACAAAAAATCTTATAAAAATAATTATTTCAAATATTTATAAACTTATTATTTTTTATTACTATATAGAATGTGGAATTTATCCACAATAATAAAAATAATAATAAATAATGAGTAAATTAAATGGCACCGTAAAATTTTTCAATTCGGAAAAAGGATATGGGTTCGTAGCCGAAAAAGAAACAGGTAAGGAATATTTTGTTCACATCACAAATTTGATAGACAAAATATATGAAAATGACGAAGTCAGTTTTGATCTAGTTGAAGGTAAAAAAGGACTGAATTGTTCTAATGTAGAAGTAATAAATTAAAAATTAATATATTTCTAAAATTTAAAAAAGACTCAATTTAATTGAGTCTTTTTTTATATGTTGAATTTTTCAGCTTCTTGTTGTAATAAATAATCTTCATATTTATCTGGATAATCTTTTTTAATTTTTTCTTTAATTTCAGTAGGTAAATAATCAAAAAAAGTAATTTTAACAATTCTACCTTTAACATTCCAATCAGCTCCTGAATCTATTAATAATTTTATAGTATCATAATTTTCGATATAAGGAAACATAAATCTATTAGAGGATGCTAGTAATAATGGTGTATAACCTTGATTTGTAGTATCTTGGATATTTACATCCGCTCCGTTTTTAATTAATATTTTTAAAATATCAATATTATTAACAGAATATATTAATGAGTTGAAACCATCTTTATTGATATAATTAACATCAGCTCCTTGTTTTATTAAACTTTCAACTTTTTTTATATTATTATTTATACAAGAGTCTATTAATTCATTATTTAAATCTAAATTTTGTTCAAATGTTTTTATATATTTCATATATTAAATTTTTCAGAAGTTTTTATCATTAAATATATTTCATATTGTTTATGATATTTCTTTAATATATGTCTTTTAAATTCGTTATCTTGTATATGTTCAAGAAAATCTTTTTCACGTCCATAATTTTGTGTTTTATTCCAATCTGCTCCTGCATCAATTAATTTTTCCATTATAGATTTATAATAATCACTACTACTTCCAGTGCTACCTATTGCTGAGATTATTAATGCTGTATTTCCATTATCATCTTGTAAATCTAAATTCACATCTGATTTTATCAATTCATCAAATACTTTTTCATATCTATTAATCATAGAATATATTAAAGCTGTTCTATAACTTAGTTGATCTTGTAAATTTAAATCTATTTGTCCAGAATTTATCATATCAATCATTTCAGCTTCTCCTTTTGAACCTAAATCATGCATCTGAACAAGATTCAATAGTTCATAAGTATGGTATTGTTTCTCATTGAATTTTAATTCCTCATATAATTTCAAATGTTTCATATCTTTATATATAAAAAATAACTTATAAATTTTATATATAGATAAAATCAATTATTAATATGAAAATAAAAAAATTTAATGAAAATTCAACTGATAGCATTACAGGAATATTCGCTATTGTTACTATACCAGTTGATAAACGTCATATTCCTTTTGATGATTTGATTAAAGATAGTTATTATATACAATATGAAAAGGATTATAAAAATGATAAAAAATCGTTAATACAATATACAATTGAGCATATTATTCTTGAAGAAGGATTATTAAATTTTTCATATAAATTAGTTGATGAATTTGGTAAAGAAATAACAACAGAAGAATTATATAACCGAATTGAACTTAATGATAGTGCAAATAAATTTAACTTATGAAATACATAAAAACATTTGAATCAAGGAAAAAAGAAAATATGATTAATTTAATAAATTTAGATAATGATTCTAAAATTATAAAAGTAACTCAAGAAGAACTTGATGCATTAATAGACAATGATTTTACAGTTCTTTATGATAATGAAAGAATTAGATATGATTCAAATCATCTAGATGAATGGAGATATGATTCAGATGAAGAAGATGATATAAAAAAGTTTTTAAAATCATTTAGAAGGCATGATAGCGTTATATGCTTTGAGTAGCAAAAAAATAATAAGAGTTACGAAGGAAGAACTCAATGTATTAATAGGAGAAAAATTTGAAATTCTTTATGATGATGACGAAATAGTTCATGATCCAACTTTACCAAATGAATGGAGATATGATGATGATGAATATGAAGAAATAACAAGATGGTTAGAATTATATAGAATATTAAAAGATCCTGAACAAGTTAATCAAACAATTAAATTTAACTTATGAAATATATAAAAAGGTTTGAAAGTTTAGATCAAAATGATGCTGAATTTTATTTAGAAGTTACACCAGAAATTGCACTTAGTTTTTGTAATGGTAAGCCGTTACCTTCTGATGATCCTATACCATTAAATCATCAAATTTTAGAATATGCATTTGGAATGGCTGATGATGTAACAGATAATGATTATATCTCTGCTGCTATAGATGTTTGCGATTGGTTTGATGGTACTCCAAAATCAATAAAAGATGGAGTAAATGCTATCAATCAATATGAATTTGATTATGTAAGTGAAGGACCAGATTTTGTATTAGGAGTCAATTACGATGGTGAATCAGCAGAATTTGGAGATATTCATGTATTTTTAAAAGATTATAGAAAAATTGAAGTAGTTTTTGTTTATGATTGTAAGAAGGAAAAATTTATGACTCCGAAATATTTTAGAAATATTTATAGTATTCCTGGATTATATAATAATATAGATAAATTTAACTTATGAAATATATAAAAAGATTTGAAAAGAAATTATTTAATCCTAACGATTGTAAAGTTGGTGATTATATAAAATATAGACAAAATAACTATACATTTGATGCTAAAATAATTAAAAAAGACGAGTCATTTTATTTAGTTCAAAATGAAATATGTAAAATTGGAATTATTAAAGAACAAATTTTAAGATTTTTAACTTCATTAGAAATTGAAAATTTTGAATTATTATTAAATACCAATAAATTTAATTTATGAAATATATAAAGAAATTTGAAAATAATATTGATTTACCAGAAGTTGGTGATTATGTTTTAATGAATAGTTATAGTACTAATAGCGTTATAAATTTTGTAACTAAAAATTTTGGTAGATTAACAGCTGTAGAATTCGATCCAAATTTAAAAAAATATAAATGTAGAGTTAGATATGAAAATATACCAGATAATATAGATTTATTTTTTCATGATGGTACAAGAATTTTTGATATCGAATTATTAGTGGAATATGGAAAAACAATTGAAGAATTAAAATTGAAATTACAAGCAAATAAATTTAACTTATGAAATATATAAAGAAATTTGAAAATATTAAAGATGAACCAAAAGTAGGAGATTATGTATTAATGAAATCTTCCATGCAGAATAAAGAAATGACTGATTTTATTGATAATACTATTGGTAAAATTATAAAAATTGAAATAAAATATCATTTCAATACAGTAAGTGTTGAATACGAAGATATACCTATGGAGATTGCAAGTTTATTTGGATATGAGAATTATAATCTTAATCATAATATTGGATTTAGAGAATTTTTATATAGTAGTATTATTGATTATTCTGAAAATAAAGAAGATTTAGAATATAAAATAAAAGCAAAAAATTTTAATCTATGAAATATATAAATACATTTGAAAAATATGGTGATTGGAAATATGAGGATAAATATTGGCAAGTAACATTATTGCAACCATATTTTAGATTGTCTTTAAAAAAGATAGGAGTACCAGATGATTTAATTGAAGATTGGTGCCTTTGGTATACTAATGAAAATGTTCTTGTATATATTTATAAAGAAAAAGTTAAACAATATAATAGCTTAACAGATGATTATGATGAATATTTTGAATGGATTTTAAAATTAGAACCAGATAATAGAGATCATGCATTATTTATGGGAAAGGTTAAACTTCAAGATTTTGAACTGACATCAGATAAATTCAACTTATAAAAATTAATATATAATAATCATTAACAAAGTATTACAATTAAAAATTAATATTAATATACACTAATGAAAGTTAGAATATTAGAGTTATCACAAATAACTAAAGAAATCGTGACATCTAAATTATCTGAAAAAAATTTAGATTTGGATATGATAGATGAATATCTTGATATCTTATCTGCTATAAATAATAATCAGAGTGTATATAATATATCAACCACTGAAGGTGATTATATATTAATAATAACAGATAATCAATATAAAAAATTATCATAAACTATTTATATGAAATATTTAAAAACGTTTGAAAAACAGAAAGAGAGAGAAATTACTTTATATAAGAATAAAGATTTTAATATTACTATAAATAACAGTAACGGAAATATGACTTATGGTACTAATTATCGGTCATGCTCTCCAATTTATGGTATTATTGAACAAATAATAGAAAAATCTGAATGCTTAAATGATCCTGAATTAAGAAAAATTATAATAACAGAAAAAGAGAGGGAATCAGCTATGCAATCAATGAATCCAAAATATTCAGTTAATAGAATTAAATATCATACATCACCAATTAATGGATTTATAGGAGGTCCATCAAAAATTGAGATTAGGAAAATGCCAGATAACGTATACACTGAATTAACTGAAATATATTCACCTATAATAGAAAATATTATTAAAAAATCTAAAACAATGGGTGATATAATTGATGAATTCAAAATTTTATATGATGTTATAACTGAAAATTTACCTCTTCATTTAGCATCTTCAAACTTTAACTTATAAAAAAGAATCAATTTAATTGATGCTTTTTTTAATTATTTCCATTTTTGTATAAACTTTATTTCTTGACTTCTAAATAAAATATCTAATCTATACCCATCACAAGTAAGAATTTTTCCTGCAAAGTATTTAAATTTAATTTTACCATAATGACCTTCTGATTCAAACATTTTTTTAGCACATATTTTTAATAATTTCTTATGCTTTCTTGAAAGTCTTTTATGCTCAATCTCCCACATTGAATGATTTGGATTTTTTGGCTTTGTAAAGTGATGTTTTTTACAATAATAATTACCTTTATAATCAGTACTATATGCGGTTGGTTTACCACATTTACAACATTTAGTTAAAGGTTCAAATACAGTCGCTGAATATGAGCAATGTTTACAATATGCATAACCATCTGTTCTATCTCTACGTTCCATTTCATGATTACAAGTTATAATCTTTTGAAATTTTTTCCAAGCACTTTCTTCAGCTTCTTCAATTGTTTTACCTTCTCCACGAATAAAGCAATCTGGAGTTTTAGGAAATGCTTCAAAAAATGCGGTAGTATAAGTTTCTTTACTTGATATTCCTTCTGATAATCCTTCTATTGGATTTCCAGAAAATAATTTATCAAAACTACCTGATGGTAAAACGATTCCAGATTCTCCACCTTGACAAAAACAATTCCAATCATATTTAGAATCATAATCATTTTTGCTTGACATTCTTACTTTCATATTAAAATATTTTTAATTTTTTTAATTTCATTTTTCTAATTTGATTTTCATCATAAAAATACTCATATAACTTTGAATTTTTATCTAACTTAAAATGTATCCATGAGTTACTATCAATGATCATGTTTATAGTATTATCTCTACCTAATTCACTTTCATAATATTCACCAAATATAAAATATGATAAATATGTCTTTTTACATAGATATTTCATATTAATCTTTTTTACAAAGATACAATAAATTTTTAAAAATATGACTTTTTTATAAATTATTATTATAAATATTATTACGATGTAAAATATATTAACAAATTCATATTAAATATATAAACAAAATGTTGAAAATATACTAAATAGATAAAAATAATTAACATGAATGAATGAAAATGAAATAAGTGAAATAATAAGTGAAATAATAAATGAAAGTAATAATTTTGATTCAAATGATATTGAATTAATAAAAAAACAAGGAGTTGTATTTACAAAAAGTATAGTATGTGAACAAATAATTGAATATTTAGAGCCAAAAATAACAGATATTATTTGTGAACCAAGTGTTGGTAAAGGTTCTTTTGTGTTTAGTCTTTTAGAATATTTTAGAAAACAAAATGTCGAATTAAATGATATGATATTTTTTGTTGAAAATAGATTATATTGTTATGATATCGATATTAATTTTATAAATATTTTAAAAGAATTATTAAATAGATATTTTAATGTATTAGGATATAATAATCAATTATTATTAGTAAATATACAAAATAGTGATTTTTTATTTGTTGACATGAAATTTGATATCATATTTGGAAATCCTCCATATGTAAGAATTCAAAATTTAGAAAATGATTATGTTAATAAATTAAAAGAATTAAATTTTGAAACTATTAAAAAAGGAAATATAGATTTATATTATGCATTTATTGAAAAATCATTAAAAATTAGTAAGAAAGTAGGATTTATTATACCTAATTCATTTTTAATAAATAAAACAGGAGAAATATTAAGAGAAATTATAAATAATAGATTATTAAAAATATATGATAATAAAAATAATAAAATTTGGGATAATATTTCAGCTTATACATGTATAATAATTTGTAATGATATAATTAATGATACTTTTGAATATGAAACAGAATCAGTTTCACAGATATTAAGTAAGAAAAATTGTAATTGGTTTAAACAAGAGACATCAAATAATTTAAAAAATATAATTAAATATGCAAATGGCGGAATAGCAACACTTAGAGATAAAATTTACAAATTTGATTATTCTGATGATAATTATGTTTATAAAAATGATTCTAATATTAAAATAGAAAAAAATATTTGTAAAAAGGCATATAAATCAACTACTAAAAAAGATTATTGGTTCATATATCCTTATATTAATAATAAAATTATAACTAAAGATATTTTAATTGAAGATTTTCCGTTAGCATATAAATATCTATTAGATAATAAATATGAATTAAATAAAAGAGATAATGGTAATATTACTAAATTATCTAAATATGATGCATGGTACGGATACGGTAGAAAACAAGGCTTATTAAAAGAACTGAATGAAAATGAGATTCAGATAATATTACCTATTACATTTATAAAGGGCAAAATTCATTATAAAATAATGAAATCTCCTACGTTAATATTATCTGGATTATCTGTTGTTATGGATAAAAAAAATGTTGACTCATTTATTGAAATTATAGAAAGTGAAGATTTTCATAATTATTTAGAAAAAAATAATAAAGTATTATTTGATACTGATAAAGAAAAAATATGGTTGACATTAACTACAACATCATTGATAAATTATTAAATAAAAAACCGATTTAAATTTGTATTATATACAAAAAATAAACGAATGTTTAAATTATTTGAATTCTTGTAATTTTGCTAGCTTTTTTCTTCTAATTTCTGGCATTGTTTCAAAATAGTCATGAATATTTCCTGTTTTAATTTCAGGAAAGTCAAAAAACATATGTTGATTTATTATTATAAAACCTTCATAATCATAGTTCTCACTATAATAATATTTTCCTACAATAAAATCTGGATATGATTTTTTACATAGATATTTCATATAACTTTTTTAATTTAAGTTTTCGTAGTTCTTGAATATTACTAAAATATTCATATAATTTTGGATCTATTATAGTGTTATTATCTAAAATAAATTTAGTGCTATTAATTAAAATATATTTATAATTATAGTTAATATTTCTATATGACATATTATCAGAATGAATATTATTATCAGAATAATAATACTTTCCTACAATAAAATTTTCATTATATGCTTTTTTACATAGATATTTCATCTAATTTTTTTAATTTAAGTTTTCGTAGTTCTTGAATATTACTAAAATATTCATATAATTTTGGATCTATTCTAGTGTCATCATCATCTAAAATAAATTTAGTGCTATTAATTAAAATATATTTATAATTATAGTTAATATTTCTATATGATATATTATCAGAATAATAATATTCTCCTACAATAAAATCAATATAATATTTTTTACATAGATATCTCATAAATTATCTTATTTGAAACAAAGATACAATAAATTATTTAAATTCTTTCAATTTTTCCAATTTTATTTTTCGTATTTCTGTTTCGGTATAAAAATATTTATAAATTTTTGGCTCTGATAACATATTATTATTAGCAACGAAATATAACTCTTCAATTTTAACATAATTTTTAGTAGATGTTAAATAATAATCATAAAAATTTCCAGCTATAATTTCTTTTGAGTATGTTTTTTTGCATAAATATTTCATTTGCACTTATTCATTATATTTAATATTTCATATTTATCAGTAATATTATATTTTTTTAAATCTTTCATAATATTAAGAGAGAATGTATCTTCAAATAATACTACATCACTTTTAAAATAATTAAAAAAACTTAAATAATCATCTAAATTTGCAATGTTTCTAAGTGAATCTTTTGATATAAATCTTTTATTGAATCCCATAATTTTATATTTTTACTTTATATAAATATTAGATTGATATGTTTTATATTTAATAATATTTAACTACAATATAATGGTAATAATTGTTATATATTTTTATATATCAGATTTTTGTAGTATCTTTGTGTATCAATAATTTAAAACATAAACATATGAAACTAATTGGATTTGCAAATAAATTTTATACTCTTTGGAGTTATTCAGAAGAACCTTTGTATAGAACAATTAACACTGAATCATATCAATATGGTATTAAACAGAATTATAATTATATAAAAAATATTTCTTTTGATTTAGATAAAGTAAAAGAACTTTACCCTGACGTGAAAATTGATGAAGAATTAAAAGGAAAAAGTCAAAGTTGGTCAAAAGAGCCAAAATTTGAATATCCAGATAAATATTTTCATTTTGGTAAATATGAAAGTCAACTTATTAGTGAATGTAAAGATCAATCTTACTTGATATGGTATTTTGAAACTGGTGTTTATGGTGAACGTTATGAAATAGTTAAAAATAGATTAATTGAATTAGGTTGTTATTTTTATAATGATATATTATTTACATCAAAAGAATTACTTGATCAAAATATTGAACATGAAAAAAAAGAATTTGATAATAAAAAAATAATTGCAGAAACTTATGAAAAATATAAAATTTCTGGTATTTTTTCACATAATTTTTATCATTCTTTAAATAGTGAAGGAAATTATAGAGACAATTCATTTGAATTCAGATTCAATGAATATTCTCAACAATCTTATTCTGGTTATGATTATGGATTACCATTAATGAATGGTAAATCAAAAAGAATAAAAAATAAAGTTCTCGAAATGGAAGTTATTACAGAAGAAGATAAAACTTTTGGAGATAAATATTTTAGAGTTTTAAGCCTTAAATCAGTAAAAAATATAGAAAATGACTAATCAAGAATTGATACATGTATTTGAAGACACCAAATCACATAGTTCAGAAATGCTAAATTCAGAAACTACATTACATTTATTTGACGAACGATTAATGTCAGATATTAGGATTCCTTGTTATGAAAATATACAGGTTATAAATTCTGATAGTGTATCTGCAGTTACAGAATATAGTAAATTAGGTAAAACTTGCGTTCTTAATATGGCATCATATAAACATCCAGGTGGCGGAGTTGCAAGAGGATCAAAAGCACAAGAAGAATGCTTATTTAGATGCTCAAATTTAACTCATGTTATTAATACTGATAACTATCCATTAGGAGACGATAAAGCGTTATATACAAAGAATGCTGTGTTTTTCAAAGATGTAAATTATAATTATATAAATGAAGTTGAGTCAGATGTTGTAACTATTGCAGCATTAAATCTTAATAATGTAGAAGTTGATTTTAATGATTATTCTGATACAATTACAAAAGATAATATATCATCAATTAATATTAATTCTGAAAAAATAACGAAATGGGATTATGAAGAACTCACCAAAGAAAAAATAAGATTAATACTATCTCTTGCTATTAAAAATGATGTAGATATTATAATTTTAGGTTCATTTGGATGTGGAGTATTCAAAAATGATCCTGAAGAAATGGCTAAAATGTTCAAACATTTATTAGTAAATGAAGGATATTCTAAATATTTTGAAAAAGTTATATTTGCCATTATCAATGATAGAAACTCAGTAGGTAATAATTATGAAATTTTCAAAAATGTTTTTAGTAATTACTATTTAATTTAATAAAATGAAAAACGCGTTAAGTTTATTACGGTCAAAAAAATTAACTGATACTATTAATATGTTATATAAAGATGGTGATTTAGATATAATTTTACCAGAATTATGTAATTTACATACAACTACTAATGGTCATAAAAATAATTATTACCATACATTAGGCGTACTTAATAACGTGATTGAATATGATAATGATAACTTAAAAATGAAAATTGTTGCAGTATTACATGATATTGGTAAAATTTCTGTTAGATCTAAAAATGATGATGGAAATTGGACATTTCATGATCATGAAAATGTAGGTGCAAAAATGGTAAAAAAAATATTAAAAAGATTTAATATAACTAATAAGAAAACTATTGATTATGTTTATAGAATGGTCAAATATCATGGTAGAGTAAAGATGCATAGGGATGTAACAGAATCAGCTATAAGAAGGTTAGATTTAGAAGTTGGACATGATATAGTATTAGAGTTAATTGAGTTCTGTAAGTGTGATATAACCACTAAATATGATGATAAAAGACAACGTATTATATCAGGATTGGATGAAATAAAAAATAGAATATTGGAAGTTCGTAAGAAAGATAATGAATCTAAATGGAGATCACCAATAACAGGAACTATTATTATGGGAATGTTAAATATTACTACTGGTAGAATGGTTGGTGATATAAAGAAAGTAACTGATGAAAAAATAAAATCAGGAGAATGGACTGAAGAAGATGCCATCAATTATATTAAAACATTTAAAAATGAAAACTAAAAGTTGCGCTGGCTGCGCATAATAGTGAAGGTGGATTTAGTTGTAATTCACGTATGATTTTTAAAAAAACTGAATATGAAGTACTAGATAGAAAATTAGATCAATATGTTAAACAAAAACCTATTGCTGATAATTGCAAAGTTAAAACATTAACAGAAATGATTAAACGAGATTTAAAAAAATAATATACATGAAAGAAGAAGAATTAAAAAAATGGTTTTGGAATAAGTTTAATTCATGTTATCCAGTTAAACATTCTGATTATCCAAAAAAAATATATTGGTTTTATGACGAAAAGTTAGTTAGAAAAATTAAATTATATAAAATTGAAAATAAAGAAATAATACATATTGATATTTCAGGTATTTGTTTATTCGAGCAGGATTTAATAAATAACTATTTTTATTGTGACTATGATGAAATTTGGACATTTTTTAAAAAGAATTATAATAATAATTATTATGTTATTCAAATACTTATAAAGAGTTGGTTAGAAGAGACTATCAAATTGAGTTTATTAACACCTGGCGTTATTTCGGGTGCTGTCGATTCATTGTTAAAAGAGACTAGCAAATTGAGTTTATTAACACCGAATATAGAGTTATCTGTAGGCCTAAGTGAGTTAGAAGATACTACTAAATTGAGTTTATTAACACCATCTTTCATTCACAAATGTGATGAAAATCAGTTAGAAGATACTAACAAATTAAGTTTATTGATATCTATATAGATTTTATTAAGGTCATCATGATCAGTTATTGAGTAGATTAAAAATAATATGTAGTGTAATTAGCACTTTTGATATCCAAGAAAGAATAACAATTAAGCTCAAAAGGTCCTGTAAAATCAGGCATATTTAGAAAAAGATGATATATATGTATCATCTTTTTTGTTTTTATGACCATATATAATAAATATATAAAAATAAAAATAGGAATGAATAATGTATTAATAACAGGAGGCGCTGGATTTGTAGGAACTAATCTTATTAAATATTTAAAGAAAAATTATAAAGATATAAATATAACATCATTAGATAATTATTTCACAGGCAAAAAAGAAAATCATATAGATGGGGTAACATATTATGATGGTAATACATGGGATGCTCCTGAAATATTTAAAGATAAAGAATTTGATGTAGTATTTCATTTTGGTGAATATTCAAGAATAGTAAAATCTTTTGATGATATTAAATATGTAGAAAAAACTATTTTATATGGAACTCCAATAATAATGGAATTATGTAGAAAATGGAATGCCAAATTAATATATTCTGCATCTTCTTCTAAATTTGGAAATAACGGAGAAAATGAAAATTTAGCTCCTTATTCATGGATGAAAGCAAAAATAGTTGAACTAATTAAAAATTATAATACTTGGTATAATTTACAATATGAAATTTGTTATTTTTTTAATGTGTATGGAGAAGGACAAATAACTACAGGTGATTATGCTACTGTAATTGGTATATTTGAGCAGCAAATTAAAGAAGGTAATAAATGTACAGTTGTTGAGCCAGGTACTCAGAGTAGAGATTTTACACACATTGAGGACATTGTGAGAGGTGTAGTATTATCATCATTCACAAATATGAATCATGAATGGTATTTAAGATCTGGAATAAATACTACGATTATTGATGTTGCTAAAATGTTTGGAGATTTTGAATTTATTCCTAAAAGAAGAGGTGAAAGATATACTTCAGAAGAATTTGAAACTGATACTGAAAGTGAATTAAAATGGATACCAGAACATAAATTAGAAGATTGGATAAAAATAATAAAAAACAAAAAGAGAGATATTTAATATCTCTATTTTTTAATAATTTATACCCTTAATAAACCGCATATAATCACAAAATTTTTCACCTCTTGCCATCATAGTATTATCTTTTAAATAAAAATCTATTTGTTTTTTACAAATTTTTGATAATTTATTGTCATAAAAATCACAAATCAAATCATCATCATACTCAGATAAATCATCAGATTGAATATTGTCTATTTCAATAATATTATTTTTAAAATCTTGATTAGACATATTACTATTATATTTGGATAAAAGATTAAATATAATATTAGTTATCTTAATATCATCTACATATAAATTTAAATAGTTATTTTTCATACAATTGTATTAATTAATTTCACATATTTTTAATTCTGAATTTACTTTTTCAACAAAAATAATTATTTTTTCAACAACTTTTTCCATTGATTTTACTGTACATTTACGGAATTTAGAATTTAATCTTTCTCTTCTTGAAGAACCTTTTTGATGTAATGAACATTCAAATATTTCTACTTCACCAGATTGCTCAATATTCATTCTTAAATAGTTTGAGTTTTGGATATAACCATAATGCCAATTTTCTTTTTTATCAAAAGATAATGTCAATATAATAGTATCATTTCCCATGCAAGCATTTGATACTTTAACATATTCAACTTTATCAGTTAATTTATTACTTAAAAATTCAATTGCATCTTTTTGTGATAAATTTTCAATATTAAATATTCTCATAATTATATGATTTTAAATGATTAATTTGTACTACAAAAGTACAACTAATTATTTATTATATCAAATAAATATCATCTACTTAACATATTTTAATTTTTTTTCATATTCTATTGCATCTTTATCATAATAAAATATTTTACCATCTTCTGTTTCAAACGTATCTTTGGATATAGATGTTATTGTTTGAATTGTACCATTAATTGGATCTTTAATTATCGCAATAATTTTTTCAGCTTCAGCTTTAATTTTTTTCATATTATTATTCTTTTATAATATTACCTAGATTATCTAATTTTGTTTTTCTTACATATTGAACACATTCTTCATAATATCGTTTACAAGCGTTATTGTAATATTTTTCAAAATTATATTGACCTTTAATATTTGCTTCTTTTACAAGTAATGGTAAACAATCACTACAATAATATCCAAATAAAGTACTAAGTTTAGTATCAGATCCAAGAAAAACTGAAAACTCTTGATTGTTTTTTTTACATTTATTACATAATGATGATCCAACTGAATTACAAACTATAACAGTAGAGTATAATTTATAATATTGATTTCTATCTGGCTTATTCATTTTAATAATTTTAGTTTTTTCTTTCTTAAAAAAGAATTAATATTTTTATCTAAAATTTCTTTAGTTATAAGAATTTGACGTTTTCCTTGAGGAAAATCATAATCATTTATCCAAAATTCAAATGTTATGCCATCAGAATCAATATCAGTGTGAGTTATTCTAGAAGTATGTAAAAAATTATTAGATTTTTCTAATAATTCTGTAGCAAGTTCTAAATAATTTTCTGTTATAGAATCTGCTTTGATTATTAATTTATCTCTTTTAGCAAATGTTTCATCGTAATTCATTAGATTTCTTCTTTTAACCAAGTTATAAAATCTATCTCATTTGAAAATACAAAATTCGAATCTTCATCATATGGGTCATCACACATCACACTTGAACCAGAGATATTTTTTTCTACTTTTATATCATCTGTTGTGAAATAAATTTTTATTTGTGTAGTTTCTCCTTCTTCATAATCATTCCATCCATATGTAGCTTCAATAACATTATCATAACTAACATCATATTCTAATATTGGTCCAGTTTCACTACCATTATGATAATAATCTGAATTTACTTTGTCTTCTTTATCAAATAAAGAAATAACATTTAACATTACATCTGTTACATTCATAATATTTATATTATTTAGAATACAAAGATAATAAATATAATTCAATGATTATTATTATTAATATAAAATATTCTTATTTTTATTTTTTAATAACTTAATTTAATATATAGTTACATGAAATATTTAAAAACATTTGAAAATAGGTTTACTAACGTATTTAAATCTCATGATTTAGATATGTGGAATTCAGCAGTAGAAAATGATTTAATACGAATGGGTATACGAATGGGTTATAATGCCCTGATGCAATCCGCTTATGATGGTAATCTTAAAAGATTTATATATTTATTACCTGATTATATTGATAAATTAAATGACATATTAAAATATCAAACAGTTTTATTTTTTGTTATAACAGGTGAAGGAGATATATATGAAAAAAAGAAAATGATTCAATTATTATTAGATAACGGAATTGATTATAATATAAAATATAAAGGTGAAACATTTTATGATTTAATTACAGATGATAAATTGAAAAAATGGCTTGATAAAAAATATCCAGAAATAGTTAAAGAACTTAAACTTAATAAAAATACTGATAAATTTAACATATGAAATATTTAAAAACATTTGAAAGATTAAATAGAGATATAAAAAAAGGAGATTATGCTATAATTAACTTTGAACCTAGAAACCAAGGGATATCAGTTTTTTTTAAAAATAATATTTGTAAAATTATTGATATAAGAGGAACCAATCCTATTTGGATTAAGTTTGGATATGAATATGTACCAGATGAACTAATTGAATGTTTTGATAAAAAAGGAAAATATTATGTTTATCATATAGAGTTAAATTCAAGTGATGTTGAAAAATATGCTAGAACTAAAGAAGAATTAGAATTAGAATTACAAGCAAATAAATTTAACTTATGAAATATATAAAACAATTTGAATTAACAAAATTTTATGATGAAAAAGATATATTTAAATATATTTATGAAATTGATTCACCTAAAATTAAAGAATTGATATCTAAAATCCCAAATATAAATCTTAATATTAAAAATAGTAATGGAGATACTCCTTTAATAATCACTATAAGGTATGGGTTATATCAAATATTTAAAATTTTAATTGATTCAGGAGCTGATGTTAATACTACTGATAATTTTGGAAATACTCCATTGATATTAGTAGTACGAAATAAAAAAGAAGAAATGATTCAAGATTTAATAACAGCAGGAGCAGATATAAATAAAATAAATAATAATAGTGAAACTGCATTAATTGTGAATTCTAATTATAATTATAGAGATAAAAAAGCATTAAAAATAACTAAGTTTTTAATTGAAAATGGAGCAGATTGGAATATAACTGATGATATTGACCATACATTTATAGATTATTTACCTCCTGCATATAGAAAAGAAATTATAGAAGAATATCCAGAAGAATATTCAAATTATTTAATGGTTAAAAATACAAATAAATTTAATATATGAAATATATAAAAACATTTGAACATATAATGGATAATGTATTGACATTAAATGATAAAGGATTATTTATAATATCAAATATTCCAGATACAACAACAGAATTATATTGCTATAATAATAATTTAAAAGAATTGCCAACATTACCAGAGACATTAGAGATATTATCTTGTTTTAATAATGTTTTGCGTGAGTTACCTACTTTACCGCACTCAATAAAAAAAATATTTTGCTATTCTAATAATTTAAAAGAATTGCCGACATTACCATATTCATTAAAGACATTAAATTGTAGTAATAATAATTTATCTGAGTTACCATTATTACCAGAGACATTAGAAATATTAGTATGTGAAGGTAATAACCTACCTTATAACAATTTAGATGAATATAACAAATGGTTAGAGATAAATCATCCTGATATATTTAATGCTAAAAAATTTAATATATAGTAATATGAAAATACTAAAATTTAATGAGCATCAATTTACAATGTTAGATGATGATGTTATATTAGCAGGTAGATCTAAATATCCAGTAGGCACTAAAATCAAATTTAAAGAGGATGATGAGTATTTAACTGGTACTCTTACTCATCCATTTGGTTCCTGTAATGGTGATGTTGGAGTGTATCTAGATCAAAAAGGAAAGTACGTGGATGATAGATTATGTTTAAAAAACAGAGAATATATAGTTATTGACGACGAAGTTGAAGAATTTATGAAAGATTATAAATTAAAACAAGATGCAAACAAATTCAATTTATAAGTGAAATAACTTATAAAGTGTATTTATAAGTGAAATAGCTTATAAATAAAAAATCCTATCTAATTTTTCAATTAGATAGGATTTTTATTTTATATTGCTTGAGAATACAGCATTATAGAGAAGAACTTTAGAAACTATTATTTTTTCTGCTTCTTTTCCACCAATCTTTTGAATTGGTACTCCTCCAATGACGGTCAATTAGATTCACCACTCCTTTTGTTGTTAATTACTCTCTTAATAATCATTACTCATCTAGAATGCCTTCCAGATTAAATCTTGCGGATTTAGAGAACTTTCTTAAAAATCATGTTGGACTTGGGGTCTTTCACGGCTACGACGAATTGCTTCTCATAACTAGTAGTCACCTATCACTAACAACAGTCGAACTCTTTTCCTTTATTTGTTTATTTTAATTTGCATTAAATTTGCAGTTAAAGTTTGTTTTGTGGATGATGAAAGTAGTGGTTCGACAACCAGCTTCTCAATCTTTTGAACTGAGCTATACTAAACTACTCTCTGAGATATCCCTACCTCCATATTTTAAGTCAACTAAGATACTCTCGTAACACTTGGTAATGTTAAGGTAACCTTAATTACAGCACCACCTGTACATTGTATTACAATCTAATTTACCTTTCGGTTTTAAGTCAACTTTTATATTGGATAACGCAATTACACAACTGGAAATCGTATTTCTTGCAATAATCCTTCAGGTTATTCTTATTGATGTTCCCATCTCACTCAGACTACCCACATAGCCTTTGCATTAAACCACTTTCTCTACAGTGTTACCCTCGATAATCAAGGTTTAATGATATCCTGATTGTCTGCTCAAGTATTATTGTTTACAATTAATTTTATTTCCGAAAAAATAAAATCAACTGCACATTTAATACCGCAAGTTATAGAAACAACTATAACTCACTTTATACTACTTTCGTAGTTTATTTATGACTACAGACAGCCAAATATTTTCAATTTTACAAAGAACGCTTTAAAAAAACAACAGAATTAATATAGAAGAATTTTAAATAAGACTTAACAAAAGCGATAGAAAGACATTAACTTTCTGCTCATTATTGATCCACTTTCCTGGAATTTCAACCTACATAATTTTATATTAATTCATGTTGTTTTAAAAGTTCAAGTACTTTTACTTGAAAATGTCACAAATCTATTTCAGTCCTTTGTTCTTCACAGAACTTTATCATTGGAACAATAAACATTTGGTTATGTTCATTATATCTACTCTTGTAATATAAATCCTTGAATTTTTATTACTTTTGCAATATTTACTTTTGTAATATTAATCTCTCCTTTTGCAAGCTTCAAGGTGGCTATTGCCTTTGATTATTTTTATTACTTTTTCAATTTCATTAATATCTAAGTGTGTTTAATTGCACTATCTCCTTTTGCAAGCTTCAAGGTGGTTTCTATCCCATTAGATTTTTTAGTTACTTATACAATATTTAATATCTAAGTGTGTTTAATTGCACTATCTCCTTTTGCAAGCTTCAAGGTGGTTTCTATCCCATTAGATTTTAATTGTTTCAGCAAGATACTTAATATATAAGTTGTGTTCATTTGCACTATCTCCTTTTGCAAGCTTCAAGGTGGTTTTTGTACCATTATATTTTTATTGCTTCAATCTGAAATTTGATTTGTTTCATTATTGTAGTCCAAATTTACAAAAAGTTTTTTGTTTTACCAAATATTTTTGAATTTTTATACTTTTTTAAATTAATAATAATCTTACTAATCATAAATTGAAGTATCACATGGAAGCAATAAACTAGTTTCAATTAGATGATTATTATTTATTAAGTACAAAATTACAAAAAGTTTTTTGTTTTACCAAATATTTTTGAATTTTTTCTACATTTTTTTCAAGTACTCTTACTTGAAATGAGTATTAAAAAAAATCTTTTATCAGTTCTTTTAGCTTCTCAGCTTAGAAAAAATAAATTTTCATTTATCATATTTATTCTTGTAATTTAATAATCTTACGATTATTATCATTATCAATCTAAGAGTGTTTAATTGCACTATCTTTCCTTTTGCAAGCTTCAAGGTGGTTTTTATCCCATTAGATTATCTATTAAATCTGAATTATGATTTTCTTTTTTATTGTAGTTCAAATTTACAAAAAGTTTTTTGTTTTACCAAATATTTTAATGTTAAAGTTTGAACTATTTTTCAAGTACTCCTACTTGTTTTTATCCAAGGAATTTTGATTAAATAATGTTATTAAATCATATTATTTAAATTAACAGCTCTTTTTCAAGAGATTTCAATTAATTAATATACATTTTTTAATATTTATTATTTAACCAAAACTCGCTTGTTGTTGGTTATGAATATCAATAGTGGAACTTACTTTCAGAACAAGTTCTGATTTTCAGTGTTGAAATCAATATTCATAGTGAAGATAGAAGGAATTGAACCTTGTGTCATTGACACTTGCCCCTTCAAATTAGATTATTCTAATAATGATGCACCCTGTGTGCTTATCTCCAACATTTTATAATTTAATCAATAATCAGTCCTTGTAGTGGAATGAAAGTAGTTAGTCACGTCTCATCTAACATTAGGATTTTATCATATTCGAAATTTAATTCCAATATTCAATCTCCACGGTGTGGTTGCTTTGTATATTTATAACAAGATAAGTTCTACATGTCTTATATATCTGTTTCAATGGACTGTCTATCTTTGATAATATTGATTATTTAAGATTATAATCTTATCATTGACTCACCACTATGAGCTTCTCATTCATCTGGTTGATATATATTTTCTTATAAATATATACACTCAGAGCGCAAATCTCGCTGATATTTCTTGTTTAAATCTGATTTTTTGATTTAAATTATTATAGAATAAATTTACAAAAAGTTTTTTGTTTTACCAAATATTTTTGAAAGTATTTTCTATTTTTTCTCAAGTACGTTTACAAGAGTAAATAAAAATCAAATCATTTTCAGTCCTTTTTATCTTCACAGATTAGAAACAGTAAGTTTGAACTTACTATATTTACTTTTGTAATATTAAATTTATTTTCAAGTTTCACTATAAACTTTTTCAAGATTAAAGTTTGTTTCCTTACTACTAAATTATTATTACATTAATCTAAGTGTGTTCATTTGCACTATCTATACTCTCGCAAGCTTTGAGTTGGTTTTTGTACCATTAGATTTTTTTCAATCTGAAGTTTGATTTGTTTTTTATTGTAGTTCAAAGTTACAAAAAGTTTTTTGTTTTACCAAATATTTTAATGTTAAAGTTTGAACTTTTTTCAATTGAAATTTAATTTTTTAAAACTATATTTCTTTTTGAATTGTAGTTCAAAGTTACAAAAAGTTTTTTGTTTTACCAAATATTTTTGAAAGTTTTTTCTACTTTTTTTCAATTAAAATATAATTTTTATAATTACTTTTCTTTTGATGTTGTAGTTCAAAATTACAAAAAGTTTTTTGTTTTACCAAATATTTAATGTTAAAGTTTTGAACTTTTTTTCTCAAGTACTCTTACTTGATATTTTTTGTTGTAGAATAAAATTACAAAAAGTTTTTTGTTTTACCAAATATTTAATGATAAAGTTTTGAAGTTTTTTTTTTTCAATACTATTACTTAAAAATTTTTGTTTTTTTATTGTAGAATAAAATTATAAAAATGTTTTCATTTCACCAAATATTTAATGTTAAAGTTTTGAAATTTTTTTCAAGTCCTCTTATTAAATTATCAAATCAACTAAGATATTTATTATTTTTCTTAGTTGATTTGATTGTAAATAATTACATTTGTTTTTGTTTGTGATGCAAAATTACTAAAAGTTTTCATATCACCAAATATTTTAGTGTTAAATTTTAAAATATTTTTTAAATATTTATATATCAATAAATTAATATTCTATATCGTAATAAAAACATAAATCTTTCATTGAGAAAAATACTAATGTATCATTATTAGTTGCAAAATCAACTTCTTTATCTGCTCCGCTTGATTCTCCTGGTAATCTTAATATACAATCACAACTTTTTATCCATTCTAAATCTAATTTCAACCAATCTTCATATGGTCTGGGATGATGCATATGTTGAAAATGGAAATATAATGGAACGAATGGCGCAAATCCTTTATTTATTAATTCATCTGCCATATCAATTTGAGTTTTGACATTAACTGCAGGATCTCCTTTTGTATAAGGAGATGCAATATAAACTTTAATCATATTATTTATTTTATTTTTATACTAAAAATTCTAATGCAAGAAAAGCTAACACAAGAAGAATAACGCCAATTGTCATAATTATATTATTAGTTCTTTGAGTTTTACATGTACAATTTTTATTTTTATGCCCACAAACTTCACATATCATATCGTCATTAATATCTTCTAACCATTTTTTATCGTCCTGCATATTTGATTTTTATTTTTTAATATATATGGTATTATGAAAAATATAAAAAGTTTTGATAAATACAATGAAGATGTACTAACTGATGGTTTTACTCCTGAAAATACTAGGTATAACGCAGGAATAAAAGCAAATAAATTAATAGAACAACTTAAAAATTTATTATTACCTATTGGTAAATTAACTGAACAAGTAGTTACTAAATCAATAATATCAATAAATTCTCTAAATAGACTCATTAATGATGAGATTATTGAAGATGAAGCAATGATAATTCAATTAAAAAAATCAGATCCTACAAATACTATATTTAATGTAATAAAAAACATAGAAGTTAATCCAAATGGAATAAATAGATCAACAAATAAATATTCTGCTACAATCAATTCTTTATGGTTAGGTGGTAATAAATATAATTTAGCAGTAAAACCTTTATCATATTGGTTAAATTTAGCTAAAAAGGATAGAGAAACTGAGAATATAATATCTAATCAATTATGCGGTTGGATTAATGCTAATATAAATTTAATAATTGAATCTTTAAAAAAAATAACTCACAAATGAGCAAAATAATAAAAATTGGAATAATAATTTTATCTTTACTAATAGTTACATTTATAATTTATAAATTATCTACAGTTAAAGATAAACCATTTGATAAAATTGAATTTTATAAATATCATCATATTTATAATTTAACTAATAAATCATATTTAGATACTATAGTAGAATCAGGACTAAGATCACTTAAAATTGATACCGTAACTGTTATAATTAAAAATATTCAACAGACATCAGAAGAAATTAATGGAGAAGATATTGAATTAAAAGCATATATAGTGGATTCTAATGATATATATTATATTCTTATTGGAAATTATGATAGAAGTCAAAATATTACTATATTATCTCATGAATTAATTCATTTAAAACAATATTATGATAAAACATTAATCATTAGCAAAAGTGGTGCATATTTATGGTTGAATGAAGTGGTTGATATATCAGATATGAATTATGATCAACGTCCTTGGGAAGTAGAAGCGTTTGATGGTCAATCAGATAATGCAAAAAATATGAAAAATATTTTATATAAATAAATTATAAATTAAATTTATTTGCTGATATTAATGTTTCTAAATCTGATTTATCATCTGATAAATATTTTATATCTTCTCTATTAAAAGTTATTGAATTTTCATATTTTTTATTTATATCAGCTTTATTATATTTGATTTGGAATCCAGGTCTTAATATTTCTGGAATATAATCAAATTGAACAACATAAATATCACTACGTCTTCTTATATCCAAAATATCTATTATTTGTCCGATATTATTCAATGTAAATTCATTAAGTTCAGGAAGTTCAGGAAATGTAAATGATGTTTTACATTCACATATAACATAATCTCCTATTTTATAATCTCTTGCTAATGCTTTTTTAGTTGGAGATTTTTTTATTATTTCATATAGTTTAAAATTTGTTATCATAAGTTAAATTTATTCGTTTGTTTCATTAATTCCAATTTATCTTGTAGTACTTTTTTACTTCCTGAGAATTTATAAACATCTTTTTTGTCAATCCAAAACCCATCTTCATGATAATAATCTTTAAAATCAATTTTAAATTGTGTCTTACTTTTATTTATTATTTGAAAAATATTATTACTGATTTTATTTTTATATTGAATATCATAATTTATTCCTTTAAGAGCAGGAATAACATAATATCCTATTGGTAAATCTACTTCTCTGCTAACGAATTCAAAAGTTTTTATATATTTCATATTTTATAAATTTTATTTTTGATACTTATATATATTAATATATAAAATAAAAAATCTTATGAAAAAATTATCAATATTATTAATTTTTATGTTTGCAACATTATTTTCTTTTTCTCAAAGAACTAATGTTATAGTCAAAAACGACATTTATACTGTATCATACAATGAGGTATATAAGCAACCTAATTGGGTTATTTATTATATAACTAATGTGACAAAGAATGTTTCAAGAGCAGGAATGGATTTTTATGAAGTTCCAGGTATAATTACTTCAACTAATGCGGATTATTTGAATAATGTATGGGATAAAGGACATTTAGCTCCAGCCGCAACTTTTTCTGATACTAAAAATCATTTATATGAAACATTTTCATATTTAAATTGCTCTTTGCAATATTATACATTAAATAGAGTAACATGGGAACATTTAGAAAACTATGAAAGAACTACTCTATTTACTAAATATAAAAAATTGACAGTTAAAGTTGTATTAGATTTTACTGGAAATTTATTAATTCTAAAATCTGGTGCTCATGTTCCTAATGGATTTTACAAACAAATAATATCGCCTACTAATGATACATTAACTTATTATTTTCCAAATAAAAATTTACCAAATGATTTTCAATTTTACAAAATAAAAAATAGAAAACTATAAAAACAAAAAAGTTCAAGTAATTTACTTGAACTTTTTTAATAAATATTATTTTATTATTCATTAGAGCATTTACCAAATTTGAATGCTAATCTCATTGCTGTTAATATCATTTTTGATTTATCACCAAATTCATTTTCAAGAATATTTTTAATATTTTCATCAGTCAACCCTGAAATATCATATCCTAATCCAACGCATAATATAGCTTTAAAATTTGGAGTATTTTTTTCTATATTATCCATTTCTTTTTTATTTTCATCATACATGGTTTCAAGAATATTCATAATTCTTTTATCATCAAATAGTATTTTTAAATTTGGATCACTATCCATATTTATGTTTATTGATAATTTATCGTCCATTATATATAATAATAATTCTTTTAATTCATCATCATTATATTTCAATAACTCTATTTTTAAATTATTTGAATCAGTGTCATTCAAATTACTAAAGTCTATACTATTAATTTCAAATTTAGTTTTTTCAATATTTTTCATATTTTTATTTTTTAATTAATATAAAGTTTAATATAATATTTATGATATTTTTTTATCATAAGCATTAAAAATATTTAAGATTACAAAGATATAAATAATTATTCATAAATAAAAATAGTTTAATATAAAATAACGATCTTATTTTTTTATATATAATACAAATAAAAATATTAGTGCCTAATGTTAAACTATAATGATTATAATAAACTAAATGAAGCTTTTTTTCATCGTAGTAAAGATGAATTGGAAAACCTTATTCATTCTTTTAAAAGCTTAATTATAAATTTGAAGCAATCTATTGATAAAAAATACACATTAGATTTCTATAAAACTCAAATTAAAGAAGATTTAGAATCATATAAAACATATTTATTAAATAATTATAATAAAAATACTATGGGTAAATTTAAAGATTTATTTAAAGATTTTTTAAATAATGTAGATGATGATATAATTAAACAGATGAGATTAGGTAAATTTGCTAATGATATTCTAAAAATATATTCTATAACAAATTCATTTGATATTAATATAAAGAATGCAGATAGTGTTTTCAAAGCATATCTTGATAATGTTGATAGATATATAGATAACACTTATGAATTTTTCTACAATAAAATTGAAACTGATAAGTCATATGAACCATATAATAAAATAGATATTAAAATAAATAAAGTACCTTTTGATGATTATCAAAAAACAAAATATAAATATCAAATAGAATTATTGAAATTACAAGAGTGGATTGTATATAATAATAAAAAAGTGTTAATTATATTTGAAGGTAGAGATGCAGCAGGAAAAGGATCTGCAATTAGAAATATAACAAGATTTCTTGATCCTAAGCATTTTAAAGTTCAAACTTTTGGTATTCCTTCAGAAGAAGAAAGTGATAATTGGTTTGAAAGATATGAAAAAGTGTTACCTAAAAACGGTGAAATTGTGTTCTTTGATAGATCTTGGTATACAAGAGGTTATGTAGAACCTGTAATGGGATATTCAAATGAAGATAAATATAATAAATTCATGAAAGAAGTCAATAATTTTGAAGATAAATTAATTGATGATGATATAATACTTATAAAAATATGGTTTTCTATATCTCAGGATGTACAAAAAATGAGGTTTGAATTAAGAAAATCTAACCCATTAAAATATTGGAAATTTAGTAAGAATGATGAACAAACTTTAGATAAATGGGACGAATTTACTAAATATATAAATGAAATTTTCAAAAAAACAAATACTAAAAATGCTCCTTGGATAATAATAGATGCAGATGATGAAAATTATTCCAGATTAGAATCATTTAATGGTATAATAAAAACTATTGAAAAAGATAAAGAAAAAGAAAAAGATGGAGGAATAAAAGTAATATTTGAAGATATTGATGGACCACTTATTCCTTATAATAAAAATTCTGATGTAAATTATCATAAATTTTTTAATGAGCCTGATAAATGGAGTAAAACTGCCATGAGTAATTTAAACACAATAATTGAAAAAACAGATGCTAAAGTTGTTTTATCTTCATCATATAGAGATGATAAACCTAAAAGTAAAATAGAAGATATGATGAAAAAAGCAGGTTTTAAATATAAAATATATGACTGTGTTCCAAATGACAAATCTAAAAAAAGAGGTGCCGATATAAAAGATTGGTTGAAAAATAATAAAATAGTTAGTAATTTTATAATTATAGATGATAATAAGCATGATTTATATGATGTATTTAATAAAAAACATATTGTTAAAACCACTCATGAATTAGGTATAACAGATGATATTATGAATGAAGCAATTGAAAAGTTAAATAATAATAATAAATAATAAATAATAAATAATAATATGAAATATATAAAAACATTTGAGAAATATGATTTAACTGATAATAGTGCTTATTTTATGAATTTTTTAGTAAATTTTATATTATCATTAGATTTTAATCTAACTTCAAATTATAATAAAATATATAAATATCATAATGAAATATCTTTTTATTCAAAGACACCTTCTTCAACAACATTTGAATTTGCTATAATATTAGGAGAAACTTATTTGAAATTATCAAATATTCATGATGAATTTAATATTATTGAAGAATATTTTGAAACTATAGATGGATTAGATTTAGTTAAAAATGAATATAATTGTATATATACATTTAGCATAACAGCTAAACATGTTGATTATATAATAAATCAAATAAATAAAGATGATTTTGATTTGATAATAAGTTCAAATAAATTTAACATATGAAATATATAAAAACATTTGAAAAAATAGAATTAAATCTTAATATTGGATCATATTATAGTTTTAATAGTAATTATAATAAAAATAAAAAATATTTAGTTAAATTAATTGATTATAATGGAATCACATATACATTTGCAAAAATAGAAGATTTAGAATATCCACCATTTAGATATTATAATGGATCTAGTGATATTAATAAATTTACTGTTGAAAATTGGATAACTCATAATAATTTTAAAGAAGAACCATTTTTTAGAATGTCAACTGATCCAGAACTTTGGAAGAATATAAATAAATTTAACATATGAAATATATAAAATTATTTGAAGATAAAGGCATTGATTTATTTAATGCAATTTTAAAAGGTGATATTAATAGAATTAAACATTTAATTCGTACTGGCACTGATATAAATATTAAAGCTATTGATGGTCGTACTCCATTATTTTATGCAGCACAGCATGATTATATGCAGATAGTTAACATTTTAATTGAAGCAGGAGCAGATTGGAATGTTAAAAATAATAAAGGTTACTATTTTACATATTTATTGACTGATAAGCAATATGAAAATATTATAAAAAATTATCCAAATGAATATAATAACTATTTAATTAAAAAAGAAGCAGAAGAAAAATTTAACTTATGAAATATATTAAAATATATGAGAATTATAAAGATAAAATAAAATCAAAAATTCAATTTAATGATTTTATAACTGAATATCCTTCAGGATTTTATATGATATATAAATCCGGTAGTTATAATTGGAAATTTAACAAGCAAAATAATTATTTAGCACTATGCAGAATTTTATCTCCAAAAATTTTTGATGAATGTATTCAACTGAATGTAGATATTATTTCTTATATATGTGAACTAGATCAACATGAATTAAAAGAAAATGAAAAAATTCATATTGGAAGGGAAATAATAAACACATATCCTTCTTCATTTGAAAAAATATTTATATCATCATCGTTAAAAGTTTCTCAAGATAAATTTGAAGAATTAAAAGAAACTACATATTATCAATGGGAATTAAATAACGCTACAAATAAATTTAACTTATGAAATATATAAAAGAATATGAAGATAAGAAAATAGATAGAAATGGATATAATATAATGTTTAAAACATATTTTGAATATGAAAATGTATATGAAGATCTATATGAGCACATTGATATTTTAGATGAAAATAATATAGATTATGATATATTTTATCATAAAAGTTTTATTAAAATTATAGCTTATGCAGCTAATGTACAGGAATATAATATTCTTATGAAAATTGATTTTAAGATAGATAGATATATACAACCTAATATTTTATCAAGTATGACACTTGATAAAATTAGAAATATTACAACATTAAATTCAAAATGGAAGTTAACAAGTAAAGAAGCATTACCATATCTTAAAGATACAAATAAATTTAACATATGAAATATATAAAAAGATTTGAAAATATAATAACAAAACTCAATCTTGCTAATAAAGGTTTAACGTCTTTACCTGAATTATCAGATACATTAACATATTTAGATTGTCATCACAATAAATTAAAATCATTACCAGAATTACCAAGTAATTTAGAAGAATTATTTTGTGGTAATAATGAATTAAAAACGTTGCCAGAATTACCAGATACATTAACAGGATTATATATTCATGAGAATAAATTAAAAACATTGCCTAAATTACCAAAATCATTAATAAATTTATCTTGTGGTGGTAATAATTTAGAAGAATTGCCAGAATTACCAAGTAATTTAGAATATTTTTTATGCGAGAATAATAATTTATCTGAATTGCCAGAATTACCAGAATCTGTAACACAATTTCAATGTTATAATAATAATTTACCATATAATGATTTGGAAGGTTATTGGAATTGGTTTTATAATAAATATCCAGATAGAAAATTAGCAAAACAATTTAACTTATGAAATATTTAAAAAAATTTGAGATTTCTATAATGAATTCTGATTTGAATTATATTTTAGAAGATGAAATATATTATGAATCAGATGCTATAAAATTATTAAAAAAAATAAGAAATGCTATTGATAATGGATGTATTATTGATAATATTGATGTAAATTGGATGAATAGAACTCCGTTAATTAAATGTTCAATTTTAAGTTGTTATATAAAAAATAATATATCTAAATATTATAATTTATATGCACAAATATCAACAGAACTATTGAATGCTGGCGCCAATATTGATTATGTTGATTGTGATAATAAAAGTGCATTAATATGGGCTGCAGATAGACATCATTATGATGTTATGGAATTATTAATAGAAGAAGGAGCTGATTGGAATATTATTAATAAATATGAATTGGAATTTCTTGATTATTTAACTATAAAACATTCAAAAGAAATTATGAATAAATATCCTACGCAATATGAAAAATACAAACTTAAAAAAGAAGCAAATAAATTTAACATATGAAACATTTAATAACATATACTCAGAAAGAATTAGATGATGAATTATTAAAATATTCTGAATCTAAATCATCTTTACAAAAAGTAAGAGAATTAATAACAGATGGAGCTAATGTTAATTGCTTTGATTCTAGTAAAAGTAGAACTCCATTAATTAAGGCTGTAATTAAATTAAATTATAGTATCATTAAATTGTTAATTGAGAGTGGAGCAGATGTAAATTTAACAAATAGAGTTAATGAAAATTGCTTATTTCATATTGTAGATAATAATCAATGGAATTATACCACATATAAATTTAAAATTGATAATATTATTGATTTAATAATGAAATCTGGAATTGATCTTAATACTAAAAATATAAAAGGATTAGATATTTTTAGTAGAATTAATAGTTCAAATCCAATAATATTACAATATATAATTGATAATTATCCTAAAAAATATGAAGAATATAAACTTAAAAAAGAAGCAGGTAAATTTAACATATGAAATACTTAAAAAAATTTGAAAATAATTATAATAATGATAATCTATATTTTTATATTAGAACTAAAAATATTGAAGAAATTAAGGAATTGATTGAAAAAACTGATGTTGATATAAACTCCAAAACAATGGAAGGTAATACTCCATTAATAACATCAGTTAATAAAGATTTTTTAGAAGGAGTTAAAGAATTAATAAAAGCAGGAGCTATTTTAGATTTGACTAATAATTTAAATAGAACAGCTTTATGGTATACTTCATATTATAGTAATATTCAAATTATGAATGAATTAATAAAAGCAGGTGCAAATTGGAACATAAAAGATAATGTAAATGATGAAGATTTTTTTGATGTTTTAAATTATAAATATAGAAAAGAAATTATTGACAAATATCCAGAACAATATAAACAATATAAACTAAAAAAAGAAGCAAGTAAATTTAATTTATAAATTTAATATATACAAATATGAAAGTTAAAAAATTTAAAGAATTAAACGAAGCTGATACAAATCAGATGCCTGGTACATCATTAGATAAATATTATACTTATTATAAAAGATGGTGTGATGAAAACGGAATTGAATATAATTTTGATTCCACATCAGAAGAAGATATAATAAATAAAGGTAAAAAATATGCACATGATAATAATTTACCGAATATGAATTATTATCAAGATTATTAAAATATTTAACAAAAATTAATGAATTATTCAACAATAATTCATTTTTTTATTATATATTTGTAATAAAAAATAAATGAATAAAATGTCCAAATCATCAGATCGTTTAACTAAAATATTTTTTGTTTTTATGTTGATTTATTTAGGATTGTCTTTATGTGGTTCTATTATTTTATCAATTATAAAAACTTTTTTTAGAAAAAGATATAAATCAATTAAAAATAAATTTACAAAAAAATGATGAAAACATTACTTTGGCTAGATGACTCTCGTGATCCAATGAAAAATGATTGGTTAGTTTTTAGTCCAATAGGAAAAGACGTAAATGTATCCTGGGTAACATCACAACTTGAATTTCAAGATTGGATTATGATCAATGGATTACCTGATGCGATATGCTTTGATCATGACTTAGGTACAGGTAATGGGGATGGCTATGAGTGTGCGAAATGGTTATGTAGATACTGTGACATGAAAAAAATAAAACTACCTGCATATGCAATGCAATCAGCTAATACAGTGGGTAGAGAAAATATTGATTGTTATTTAAAGAATTACATGAAACATTGTTATTAATAATATTATGAAAACAGATAAAGAAAAAGAAATAAAGGAATTTGAAAATTGGAGAATAAGAGAAGAATTAAAACTTCAATTTTTAGTTGCAATAAATAGTGCAGTTAAAAATTTTAAATCCACTACAATTGAAGGTTATAAACCAACAAATAATGATATTAATTATGTTATAAGTGAAATTTTAAATAAACGTTTAAAGAAAAAATAAAAAAAGAGTTGTGATTTAAATCACAACTCTTTTTTTATTTTTGAAATGATGGTTTCAACCACATCTTAGTATGATTAAATACATAATCTCTCAATTCAGGAAATTCATTCAACATCAAAATTGTTTTTAATGTATCAAATTTAAAACACTTGGTAAGTTCATCTTGAATTCTTTCATTTGAAACTACTTGCATTTTTGATTCATAATCATAATTTTTAATAGCAACTTCAATATCATCAGTCATTCTGAAACCTTTTGTAATACAAAAACGCTCACAACGTAAAATCCGTAATGGATCCTCATCAAATGTAAGTTGGCAAGGTCTTGGCGTTCTAAGAATACCCATTTTAAGATCTTTTACTCCATCAAATAAATCAATCAAATTTTCATCTTCATCAAGTGCCATAGCATTCAATGTGAAATCACGTCTGATTAAATCATCTTCAAGTGTACCAAGTTCTAAAATTGGACGTCTTGTTCCTTCGTAATAACCAATTTCCTTTCTAGCCATTACAAAATCTGCAGTTAACCCTTCATGCTTATGTCCTTTTGGAAACTTTGCTTTGATTGTGAAACATCTTGGAGTTGAATTATATACGGTGTAGCCATTTTTACGTAACCACAAGTCCATTGACATGAATCCAGATTCAACTGATTGATTCTTGTCATCCAATACAAAAGTAAAGTCTATATCTTTACAATCAACTCCTAAGATACGGTCACGTACACATCCGCCCACTTCATAAATTTTTGGCATAATTTTATATTTTATTTTTTTTAGTTTTTAATGTAATATATGAAATAACTAATATAGTAATAAATATAATAAAAATTATCAATGAAACTAATCCTAAAACAATATAATTCTAAATACATTTATTTAATGAATAATAATGAATATTATATAAATTATATGTAATTTTTATTGCACCAATTGTAAGTGAAAACATATATCCATATACAATCAATAAAATGAAATTATAAAAAATTTTAAAAATTTTAAAAAGTTTATCTTTCATAATACCAATTATTTGAATACATAACCTTCTGGAAACTTTTTTCTACATTCTGGACCTACACCCATAATCCATGTGTCAGAATAAACTTCTTTATCATCAGATTTATACATACATCCACCATATATAGAATTGATGAAATATTCTGGATTTTTTAATTCTTTTCCACAGCATGGACAATGTTCTAAATTCATATGTTCTGCTCTATCCCTATTTGAATAGAATAAATCAATATTATCAATTGTAGGAATATCAATTATATCTTTCGGCTCTTTCATAAGTAGTTTGTTTTAATTACAATACAAAAGTATAAAAAAAACCTTGAATATAAAATATTCAAGGTTTAATTTAATGTTTTTTAATATTAATTAGAAGAAATTAGCAGCATCAATATATTTGAATCCACATCTTTTAGCAAATGTTTTATCACTTGTTAAATCTCCAACCATTATGCATTGAGATGGATCAAGTTTATATTTTTCAATAAATTCTATTCCTAGTCCAACTCCTGGTTTTCTACAATAGCAAGTTATTGGAGGAACTGAATGCCCACAATATTTATAATCAATATTAACTCCTAGCATTTCATTTGTTTTTTCAAAACAAGCTATTGCTGTATCATTAGATAATAATCCTTTTGCTATTCCACTTTGATTTGAAACTCCAAGTAATATATAACCTTGACTTTGTAATTCTAAAAGTTTTTCTGTTCTACCTGGAATTATTTCAATATCACTAATATCAGTTGGATAATGTTCACCACTTTTAGTTAATCTCAATGTACCATCATAATCAAATAAAATTGCTTTATTTTTATATTCTGATGAATAACGTTTAAAATCTATTTTTTCTATATCATCAATACCTTCTGATAATTCAGGTGCTTCAAAATTTTTATTAATTTTATAAAGTGCAGCAACAGGAAACATATGTGGATCATTAGAGTTAGAATATTCACTTAATTCTGTGAATAATTTACCATATTTTCTTATCATTCTTGTTACCTGATTGAACATACAATCTTCAATTTTTGTAGTAAAATGAATACATAATATATAATAATTATATTTTTTTGCTAATTCAATAACATCAGCCCTAGATAATTTAGTTGAATATGTTCCATCTAATACAATATCCACGCCATCTAACATTAATTGTTCAAGTTTTTTATTAAGAGAACTTAATGTATCTCCTTCAATATCTCTTGATAGTAATGTACATTTATAATCAACATATTTTTCAATGATGCTTGATTTACCTGCTGCTGGTAATCCACAAGATATGACTAATTTTTTATCTTTTTTCATTTTTTAATATCTATAACTATTCCATTTATCATTTTATAAATCCTAATTTATCAATTAAAATATCTTCATTACCTTTAATTAAATCCATTATAATTTTGTTAACACTATAATATTCATTTTCAATATGTTCTTTTTCAAGCAATAAAGGTAAAATTTCTAATTTAGTACCAGACCAGAAATTTCTTGTTTCTATAACATAATAAGGTTCTTTTTTATCTGGAAATTGAATAAAATTAGATATAGATAATCTTAAGAATCTAATTTTTTGATCCCATGAAGTTTCACCGTAATTATTATAAGTAACTTTTTTCCATTCATTACCACAATCATTACATTTATTAATTTCATACGTATCCATGCTTCCATGAATTGATCCTGAAGAATATCCTGATCCAAATGACATTGATCCAAATGATGTTCCATTTATCTCTCCTTTCAATTGACTTATTTTATCAACAACTTTATTAGAAGAACATTTTGGACAAATTTCATTCAATTTTTTTATTCTGTCTTTTTCTTTTTTTCTAAATTTGATACATGCATTAGATATCTTATCATTTAGTCGTTTGCTTTCTATATTATATAGCGCATCCAATCTTTCAGCTTCAAGCTTAATTTTTTCAGATTCAAATTTAATTTTTTCAGCGTCAAGTTTTTTACGAGCATTACTTTTTAAAATATTCCACATATTTATTTATTTATTTTATTTAATCATAAAAACTATTTATATGAGTATTATTGATTAAAAAATTATCAATTTTTTTCATATTTTCAATTGGATAAATTATTACATTATATTCAACATTAATAATATTATTAGTTTTACCTATTTTATTTCTTTTATATGAAATTTCAAGTTCTGTCATTTCTTTTTCTAAATCTTCTAATGAATATTCAGAAAATATAAAATGTATAATATATAATTTAGAATGATGAAAAGTATCAAACAATTTCTCAAACTTAAATAGTACAATCATAACTAGCATAACTACTAATAAAACAAAGAAAGATAGTGCGTAATTTTGAAACCCAATACACATACCTATTGCTGATGCCATCCAAATGATAGCTGCAGAAGTTATACCACGAACATTTCCACCTTCTTTAAATACAACTCCAGCACCAATAAATCCTATTCCTGTAACTATATTTGATGCTATACGATCACCACTAACTAAATTAACTGATAGTATAGTGAATAAACATGAACTAACGCAAATCAATATCATAGTTTTAAAACCTGCAGGCTTACCATGAAATCCACGTTCTAATCCCAATATAGAGCCAGCGGCTAATGATGCTAAGATTTGAATAATGTGCTCGTATTCTGGTTGCATATTTTAATTTTTAATTACATTACAAAATTATCACATTTTTTATTATATACCAAAAAATTAAATAATTTTTATATTTTTTTAACAATTCAATTATATTTATTGATAGTAGTTTCAGAAATATAATCATAAATATGCCCAATATTCTTTAATTTATATTGCCATTGATATCCATCAAAGTATATTTTTTCAATTGTAACATTTTTTTTATCATAATTAAATTTAATTTCATTATTATATTTAGGATATGTAGTTGGTTTATTTGGTTTAACTACTTCAAATTTAGATTTAATAATTTCATCGGTCAAATTATCACCATATTCTCTAAATTCAATATTTACTATATTATAGTAAGGTTCTTTACATTTATCATAAAAATCTTTATTTATATCAAATTTATCACCAACAAATACAGTTTTTAATAAATAATGATTCTCACTAAATGAACCTATTTCATCAGAATATCCAGAATATTTTTTTTCAATCATTCCTTCAAAATCGTTAGCCCAATTTTTATTTTTTAATGCATAATCATATTTGATAGCATTCTCACGATATTGTTCACGTGTGGTATGAATTTTATATATCTTATAATCTACTACTTTTAGTTCCATATATTTATATTTAATATTATGTACAAAAATACTATAATTATTTCAATTGAGGAATTTAATTATATTTTTTTAATATATAATAATATGAAATACTTAAAATTATTTGAAAATACTACTAATAAGCCTGAAGTAGGAGATTATGTTTCAATAAATAGTAGATATGAAGATTATAAAGATTTTTTTCTTAATTATCCAGGTAAAATAATTAAATTTTATAGTATTGGAAATAATATACATAGCGTTGAGGTATCATATGGTAAAAATATACCTGATAATATGAAAGAATTATTAGGATATATTGAAAAATATGGATATTTTAAAAATTTTCAATATAACGAAATATATGCATTTTCTAAAACCAAAGAGGATTTGAAACTTAAAATTGCAGCAAATAAATTTAATTTATGAAATACATAAAAACATTTGAAGAAATAAATAATACTGATAAACTTGAAGTAGGAAATTACGTCATATGTGAATGGTATGAAGGTCATAATAATGAAAAATATAAAATATTTAATGATTTTATTAATAATAATATAGGTAAACTTGTTGAAATTACTGGTAAATTATTTCCTGGAACTACACATTATATTATACAATATGATAATATTCCATTTGAATTAAATAATTTTAAAATATTTCTATCAAATAATGAATATGGATTTTCTATGAAAGCAATAGATATTATAAAATATTCTAAAAATAAAGAAGAATTAAAAGCTATATTACAAGCAAATAAATTTAACATATGAAATATATAAAAACATTTGAAAATACTACTAATAAGCCTGAAGTAGGAGATTATGTTTCAATAATAAGTAAAAAATATATTAATCATTTAAAAAGATACTATGATGAAAAAGAACTTGATAATTTAAAAGATTATCTTCTTAATCATCCTGGACAAATATATACATTTTTTAATGATGATAGAATAATTGTAACATATGGATTTAAAATTCCAGAAAATGTATTAAAGTTTTTTCCATATGATAAACCTTATGGAGGTTATAATAAAATATTTAATTTAGAGGATATAAATGCAATTGGAAAAACAAAAGAAGAATTAAAACAACGAATAGAAATTAAAAAAAATGCAAATAAATTTAACATATGAAATACTTAAAAAGATTTGAAGAAATAAATAATACTGATAAACCTGAAGTAGGAGATTATGTTATTCTTGATGTGAATAATATAAGTTTTTCAAATTCAGAATTAAAAAAATATTATTTGAAAAAATTAACAAATAAAATTTTTAAAATAATTGATTATGAAACTGGAACTATGGCATCATATACAATTAATTTTTATGATTTTAGTCATACTAAAGGATGGATCATTTATCCAGATGCTATATTAATATTTGATAAAGATAAAGAAATAATTAAACTAAAAAATGCTGCAACTAATTTTAACTTATAGTTCTTTCAGAATTTTTTAATTCCAATAATTATTATCTTTTCTGAAATAATCTATATTATTTTGATATAATAATCCATTTGATAATAATTTTATCATTTTGAAATATCCAAATCTTTTAAATCTTCTATTATCTTGTCCTACTTTATATTTACCTATTTTAAATTTATTTCTATTATATTTTTTAGATAATAGATAATCTTCTGAATGTATAACAGATTCATCAAAGCCACCTAATTTTTTAATAATATCAGTTTTTGTCATAAAAAACAATCCAATTGCAAACGGTTGAATATTAGATAATATTTTATTTAAAGCGTTAAAAGATTTGAACATTATTTTTGCATATTTATCATTTACAATACAATATAATGGAGAAGTCATTAAATATAAATCATTATTTATCATACAATTTAAATATTCATTTATTTGATTATCATTTTCTAATGTTGTATCAGCGTCCATAAATAAAACATAAGGAGTATCAACTAATTTCAATCCATTATTTCTACCTACAGATACTCTACCACCTTCAATTATTTTAATTTTTAAATTATTTTTTAAATTATTTTCAAAACTACTAATTATATCTAATGTGTTATCTGTTGATCCTGCATCAGAAATATAAACAATTATTCCTTTAACATTATTTTGATTATTAATATTAGTTAAAGTGCTTTCTATATATTTTTCTTCATTTTTACAAGGAATAATAATTGTCAATAAATCTTTTATATTAATCATAATATTTTAAAGTGAATTTATTTTTATCATATATAATATATGAACAATTTTCAATCCAATCACCAGTATTTAAATATCTTACATTATTTATAATTTTATCATCAGGAGTGTGAACATGACCGCAAATTACAGTATCACAACCTTTTTTTATTGTATCTGTTATTAAAATTTCTTCAAATTTGTATATAAAATTGATAGCTTCTTTTACATTATTTTTTAACCATTTACTGAAAGATTTTTTATCTAAACCAAATAATTTTCTAATATTACTAATATATTTATTTAAATAAAGAGCGATATCATAACCAATACTACCCAAATGAGCAATCCATTTATTATTCATAACTACAGTATCATATTTATCTCCATGAGTAATTAAACAATTATTCCATATCATTTCAGATATTATATGAATATTACCAAAATCAAATATATAATGTTTTAAAAAATCATCATGATTTCCTGATATGTAATATATTTCTGTTCCATTTTTTGAATATGATAAAATTTTTCTAATTACATTTGTTTGTTCTTGATTCCAGTAATGCTTCTTTTTTAACGCCCATCCATCAATGATATCTCCTATTAAAAATAATTTTTTTGGCTTATAATATTTTAATATTTCTAATAATTCAGTAGCTTTTGTATATTTTGTACCAAGATGCACATCTGATATAAAAAGTGCTTCTATTTCCATATTTTTTATTATTATATATTTAATATTCACTATATTATTAGATGATTTACTATTAAAATTATATTAAATTTATGTTATATAACTATTATATACGCAAAAAAAGTGAATGATTAATCATTCACTTTTTATAAATTATTACAGGTATTTATTTCTACTATGGCATAGTTCAGTTCTTTCTTGGATCCCTCTCTAACTTAGACCTTGTAATCTTTTTAGTCCTGCGCCGAACTTACTAACTTTTTTCAATGGCATCTTAGTTCCACTTCGGTTTACAAATATTATTTCATAACCTCACCAAACCTGTTTATCTCTTGTTGTTATTTCACTAAATGAATAACATGAAGTTATAATAAAAATACTCTAATAATTTATTTTTTAATATAATACTCTAATTTAGAATTATTACATTTTACATGATCAGAATATTCATGCATAAAAATCATGCTAGCACAAAAGAATAAGCATCCAATAATATACATCATTAATCTATTTGATTTACCAAGAAATGCAAATCCAAAAAAAATAACAGAAATAATTCCTAAAAATACTGATAATATTAACATTGTACTCATAATAATATGATTTAATTGTTTAAAAATTTCAAATACAAAGATACCACATATATTTGGTATATGTAGTATCTTAAAAGTTAAATAATAATATTAATAACTAATATGTATTAAAATGCTATTGTGCACAATTGATTTTTTAAGAATATCAATGAAATGAGTTTCATCTTTATCTGTCCAGTGCTTATTTTTTATAACTTCTTTAATATTTAATATATCACTTTCTTTAATTTTAACAATGCAATCATTAAGCTCATTATTTTTAAAATATGATTTTTTATCATTTTTTATTTGACCATATTCACTAATTAAATAAGTTAGTAATTGGTAATTATTTCTAAGATAATAAATTTCTATTACCTTTTTTTCAAAATCTTCAAATATTATTGAATTTTTTGCTTCATCTTCTGTATAATCATTATCTTTATATATAACTGGAGTTATCTCATTATATATATCTTTTGTTTTATAAAATGTTAAATCAAGGCCCATAATTATTATTTTTATATTTTTCTAACCATTAATCCAGTTCCATCTGGTGAATCTACGTTATATATAAGTACAAGATTATGAGATGCTAAATATATAATTAAGTCATCATAATCTTTTTTTGGTACAGAGTAATGTTTTTGTGGATTCGATTTTGTTCCGTCAATAAACCCTTTCTCATATCCAAATTGCCTACCTTTCTCATATGAATCAGTATCAATTTTATATTTTTTAAGAATTAATTCTATTTTTTGCTTATGTATTTTTTCGAATATATAATCAATAAATTTCTTTATTTGAGATTTCATTTAATTCATTTAATTTAAGTTTTCTATATTCAGATAATTTTATAAAAATATGATAATTACTGGTGTATGCAACATTTTCAAATTCTTCAAATTCAAAAAAATGATCATCATTTGTTGTTAGTTTAACATGTAAAGGTTTGAAAAGTTCAATTTTACTTGAACCTTCTTTATTATGAGTACAAATTAATATATCACCAGGTTTTATCATTTAATTTATTTAATTTAAGTTTTCTATAATCAGATAATTTTATGAAAGTGTGATATTCAGATATATAAGTTTTACCTGGATATTCATAAAATTCAAATGTATCTCCATATTTTAAATGTTTAACATGCAATGGAGTAAAAAGTTTTAAGTTAGTGTTAGTGAACCCAAAACTTGAATTATGCTGAGTACAAATTAATATATCGCCAGATTTAATTATTTAATTTATTTAATTTAAGTTTTCTATATTCAGATGGTGTAATAAATATATGACGGTTTTTATAATATAACCTATTTTTATATTCTTTAAATTCAATTCTAAATTGATCATTAGATACTACATGCAAAGGCTTAAATAATGGCAAATTACGAGTGAACGCATCAATTGAATTAATATTTTCAATGCAAATTATTATTCAAATGGTTCTATAATTTTTTTAATATATTTAACTGGTATATCTACTTCACAGCATAAATGATTTCTATTTGATGATTGATCTTGATTTGAGAAATTATCATCATAAAAAATAATACCATCTTTAATCAATTTTTGTACATCAAGTGCTACAATATACGATTTATCATAATATCTAAATAAATCTTGAGTATTATGTAGTATAGGATAAGAAAAGAACAACATCCCTGTCTCAACAAGTGATTTATACTGAGGCTGGTTAATTTTCAGTCCATCATTTTTAATATTTTCTATTCTATCTTCAGTTGTTACATGATACAAAACATCATATTTACTAATATCATGTTGAATAAATTCTTTTTCAAAAGACTCCTCATTAAAAGGTGATATAAATTGTTTTTTCATATTATTTATTTTCAATTAATTCTACTGTATGTATTCCAATATTTTCAACAGAATAATAAAAAAATGTCCAGTTTTTCATTGCGTATCCTATGTTAAATGGTTCTATATCACCAAAATCCTTTATACATGATGGAATGAAAAGTTTTTTTAATTTATCTTTAAAATCTTCTCTATTTGTAACAATTTCAGTAGCATTCATATTATTTCATCATTGTTCTAGCATTGGTTAATTGTTTGATTATATTATCCATAAGATTTATATCGTTAATAGAAATTTTATTAATTTTTTCACGTGCGTCAATCATTATATTATTAAAATTTTCAGATTGATCACTGAAAACATGAGTAGGTAACCATTTGCTTAGTATATCTTCTAATATATCAGAACTTTCATCATCTTCAAAAGGTTCTTCTAATCCTATTATAATATTACCTTCTTCATCAATAGCAATAATATTATCAGATATAGGTTGTAATGTACCGTTACTACCCCAATTATTATAACGGGACATAAATCTCAATTCATATCTGTCATTGAAAATTCTTTGACTTTCAAATGTAAGTGGAAATCCTAGTGAGCAATCATCAAGATCATCATTATCTTCATATGATTTGTTAATGAAATCTATAATTTCATTTCCGTTAATTTTTTTTAAATTAATCATTATCTTCGATATAATAATCTAAATCTAATCCGATATTATCGCAATAGTCACTAAATTTTTCTAAATATTCATCTGATAATATATCACAGCATCCATAATATCCTACTACATCTCCTTTATATTCAAATGATACTACATACAAATTTTTACATTGTATATTATTTTCTTTTGAGAATTTATCAAAAAAATTAAGAACAATATTTACTGACTCTATACTATTTTTGATATGCTTTTTATAAAATATATCAAGAACATCAATTATCATAAATAATTTTTTTGCTTCGAATTCTTCTGTCGTAATAACTGGGTATTCTTTAATTTTTTCTTTCATTTTAATTTTTATTTATTGTTTATTATAATTTTCTTTATTTATTTTTTAATGAATCCTTAGCAATTATATTTATTGCAACAGTTATTGATGTTGCTAGCCACTCTAATCCAAATTCAGTTTCATTTTTAATTTCATTAGCCAACTCTCGTCTGGAGTATACTTTCATTCCAACATGAAGATATTCTACATCTAAATTTCTTGGAGATGTCATTAAATCATTAATCAATTCATTCTTTAATTTTAAAGATAATTCGTTTATATTTTCCATATATTTATATCAATTTTATTGTAAAAATTTTCAATATATTTAAATTCTATAGTATCTAGAATATAATATCCAAAACATCTATTATCATTACTATTTAAAGATGAATCTAAATATTCTATTTTTTTTATTCTTAAATAAAATTTAATAACTTTAATACTTATGCCGTTAAGTTTTTCTTTTATTTTGAACAATTTAACTTTAAGATCAACAAGCTTATTTGAAATTTCATCACAATCATCATTAGCTATGTTCCAATATAATTCTCCTCCCATCATATCTCGAATTTCAACCGCTTTATTCAAATTTTTTTGACCTTCTTCTAATGTATTAAAATTTAACAGTTCACTGAAATTATGCATATTTTATTAATTAGATAAACATTTAAATTCTAATTTTAATCCATTTAATTTTTCAAAAATGAATTTATCTTTATTCCATAAACGTAAAAACTTTTTCCATTTTTTAGATAAATTATTATATTGTGTTTTTGTTAAATGTTTATGAAAAAGTTCAAAATCCATTATATTTAACCAATATTTATTTATAATAATATTCATCTCTATTGATTTTTCAGTAATAAAAATTTTATAAAGTTCTTCAACATTATCTACATTTACATCCCATACATTTTCAATATGGGTATAATCATCGGAATAAGTAGTTGTTACATAAATCATATTTTGTATAGATTATGTTGATGAATATATTTATTTACTGTTTCTGGTACAAAGATACTAATATCTTCTGAATTTGCAACACTATTTCTTATTTTTGTTGAAGATAATGATGATATTTTAAAATCTTTCAAAAAAACAGTATCTTTATTTATAATTACATTACTATTGAGTAATTCAGTTTTCTTATAAATAAAACATTTTTCATTTGTTTCTATATCAAAATCTCTTGGTAAAACTAAAAAAGGGTATTTTTCACATATAACCTTATAACTTTTCCATTTATCTATATCTAAAAAAATATCTAACCCCATTATCATATAATATTTAGTATCAGGATTTAATTTACTTAACTCATTTAATGCATTAATGGTAAATGATGGTAAAGGTAAATAACGTTCGATATGATTTACTGTGATATTAGCATAATTTTCTACAGATAACTCACACATATTAAATCTATCATTATAATCAGCTAAATCATGCTTAAATGGATTTTGTGGCGAAACTACTAATTGCACTTCATCAATATAATCTAACTTAGATACACATTCAGCTACCTTAATATGTGTATTATGACAAGGATTATAGCTACCAAAAAAAAGTGCGATATTTTTCATTTTAATATGTTATTATATTTTAAATATTCATCAAAGGCTCCAATCCAAGCTAGTACATCTTCTTCATATGATGTGTCTGGATCATAATAATCTAATTTAACTTTTGATGACATATCATCAGAAAAAATCAAATCATATTTAACATTCCAACTTAAATTGGAATTTATAATTTCATGAGCTTCTGAGTTTAAATCTATTAATTCTCCTATTTTCATATTATTTATATCTATGATTTGATAATAAAGTTATAAATAAAATTATAAATGAAATAATTCCTAATACAAAACAAAATGATGAAATCGCTAAATGTAAAAAACTAAAAGGTGATTTACTGCACGTTGCTAATAAAAAGAAAAACAACCATGTAGTCAATATACTATATTTGACTTCCCAAATAATTGCAAAATATGACATTAAAAATTTTTTCATAATTTAATTTATTTCTTCAATAGTTATTTTAACTTTTTTGCCTATAAATTGATCAAAATTTTTATGCTCTAAATTTTCATCCCAAGAACAAAGTTTGATATACATACCATTATCTTCACCTTCAGTTAAATCAATATGAAAGCATTTAAATTGGTTTCCATCTTCTATTTCAAGATCTTTAATGTTTAAGTTATCTTCAAATGATAAAAATGCTTTTTTTATTTTTATTTCATCTATAACTTCTAAATTACTTTCGAATACTGCGATATTTGAATAATGATAAATTTCACTAATTACTTTTTCATCTGGTTCAACTATATATAATCTACCAGTTAAAGGCATATCATTTGTTACCACTCCAACAATTTTACCTGTTCCAATAAGTAATTGCTCATGATATTTTACTCTTGTGCCTTGTTTTAATTCTTCCATTTTTTATTTAATTTATAAATTATTTCAATTTGATTAAAGTCATCTAAAATATAAAAATATGTATCATTATTATACATATAAATAGATAGCGTATAAACATCATTCGTATAAAAACAATCAAAATTTATATTATTACTATATCTTTCAAGTTTTTCATTCATATAAATGTATACTTTAGGCATATTTAATGCTAAAGTTATTCTTTTATTATCTTTATCTATATACAATTGACCATTGACTTTTTGCCAAGATTGCCATTCATATAGAGTATAACAATTTTCATATTTTACATTATTTACTCTTATTTTTACGCTATCAATAGAATATTTATCAATAGAATATGAATTTGAAAATATTCCAAATCCAAGTATAAGAAGAATTATAATTTTTTTCATATTCATATTCTATAATTTTATTTTACATCATTAATTAATCCATCTGTTTCATTATAAGATTCATTAATATCAACATCAGGCGTTAACACTGTTGATTCATCTACATCGTTTTCAGGAATTTCATGTTCTACATATGAATTAATTCCTACTTCATTTACTCCTATACAATAAGTTGCTTTTTCCATTTTTATTTTAAATTTAATATTTTTAATTTTTTTAATCTAATTTCTTTATTATATTTTTTCATATAATTTTCAATATTATTAAATTCTTTTTTAGTAAGATAAATATCAATTTTATTTTTATTACTATTAATATTTGTAACATGATAACTAAGCTCATTATTTTTAAATGATCCACCTCCATCACAAACTAATCCTAATGGCTTTAAAATTTTATCATCTATACTTCCACTATCAACTCCCCACACCATATTTATCATATTTAATTTATCATATTTAAAAAATCCAGGACATATAATTATATCATCATCAGGATTATCATTCTTATATCCACAATTTGTACATTTAGTACCATCGTAGAATCTATATGAACCACATTTTGGACATTTTGAATCTGATTCCATAATTTAATTTTATATTATATAATATTAATTACTATTAGAAATTTATAATCATATATTTCTATTTCATTCATATTAAATTTTAATTTGTTCTTTTCTTTTTAATGCTATTAATTTTCATCTTAACGTCTAATGCAGTTGATAAAGAAGCTAAAAAAAGAATTGCAGTAGGAATAAATATTACTGGTAATAATATTGTATGATAACATAATGCAGCAATTATAATACTATAAATAATATCAAATATAATAATTCTTTTCCAATCGTTATGATTTTTCCATAATTGAAAAAATGTAAGATCAGAATAATCTTGATAAAAAATTTCTTCTTTCAATTCTTTTTCTTTTTCTTCAATTATATTCAATTGCTCTTGCAATTCTTCCTTTGATAATTTAGTTTCCATATTTATTTATGTTTAATTTTTTATTTGGTTTATATTTTTATTTAGTTATTGTTTCACTTTTTTTGTTTTTATTTTTAATAGTATTTTTCAAAAGATAAATCCAATATATTATAGCAATTGTATCAAATATAAAATACTTAATATTAATTTCAGCGCCTATTAAATAATATGATACAAGATCAATTAAATAAAATGACATTAATAATATCACGAAAAAACATAAGAATATTTTTAATTTTTTACCTTTTTTCATTTTATATATTTTTGTAATAAATTATTGCAGTTAACTTTCCAATCTATCATTTTATCATTTAATATACATATAACATTTGTTTCCGCATTAATAAAACTCATAGCAATATCATCATCATCAAGATGCCAAATAAAATCTGAATTATCTAAAAAAAATTTATGTTTATCTGTCATATTAAGGAAATGAATATTATTTTTATTAATTCCTAATTTTTCAACTACTTCAAACAAATAATCATTTGTGTATGCGCATTTAGTTGTATTTTCAAATCTATCAGTTACAATATGAACTTCTATTCCTTTTTCGATCAATAATTTTGCATAATCCTGAATATTAGTTTTTGATAATGTACTATCAAAATCGAATGAAACTTTTTTATTTTTATGTTTGTTCATCAGTATCATTATTTGATTTGACTAATGCAATTATAAGATATGGTAATAAACTATAACTAAAAAATATCAAAAATAATACTCTTATTAATAATTTATCAATATCAAAATAATTTGACAATCCAGCACACACTCCACAAAAAATACCATGCTCCCTATCTAAATTAAATTTTTTCATATTATACATTTATTTATTTTATTTAACTTATTTTTTCTATTTTCAGATTGAGTTATAAAATCTTTTTCTGTATATGAATATTGTGGATGCTCATCAAGACATATAAAATTTGCAGAAAATCCTACCATATGATAATCTTTTACTGTATATGTTTTACCTACATATAATCTTGGACTCCCCATAAAGGCTCCTCTTGTGTTACATATACAAACTACTTTATCCCCTTGTTTCATAATATAAATTAATAAATCCATAATATAGCTTACAAAGATACAACTATATTATGGATTAACCAAATAAAAAATTCAATATTTTATTATTATTTCAAAAATTCAAAAAAAGTTTTTTCATCATCACAAACTTTTCAGTTAAATAAAAAATTATTTTTTTGAGTATGTGATTTCATATTTTTAAATTTTTGAAAGAAAGGTTGGATTCGAACCAACATAAATGAATATTTTTTATATAAACGCTTTTTTGGCTTTACTAGTCTGACCTTTTGACTTACTTTCTTTAATTAATATTATTTAGTGAAAATGTGGGAGTTGAACCCACATACTAATGCTTTTTTGGCTTAGATCCGTCTTTTCATTTTTAAATGTAGTTAGGATAGGACTCGAACCTATATAAGAAATAATCTTTGAGCTACCTCACTAATGGGACTTTTACCCAAACGTCTAACCTTTCCGCCACCTAGCTATCTCCACCTGAGAATACAATGAATAGATGTAACCAATGTTTTTTTACTTTGAAAAAAACAACTTAATCGTCTTACTGAATTAAAAAAAGTCACCTAAAATGGGGGAATTGGTTATTCCTTATCCATTTAGCACTATTAAACTATAGCACAATCAGTATCATTTTTTACGTAAATAATAAATCGTTAAGCTTCTCTAACTTAATTAATTGATAGTTAAATTAATAACTCACAATCATAAACTATATATAAAATTTTTAAATTTGCAATTTGCAAATTGCAAATATTATTTATAATTTATTCATCCTCAATAATTTAATTCCTCTTTTTCTATTAAATATTCAATGATATCGTCGTTCAAATATTCAGTAGATTCAAATGTATCGCCTGCATCTGAATGTTTTTTTCCTAATAAATATGATTTTTTTAGATTTTCTTTATTTGGTACATCACAAAAATCTATTTCATTTTTGAATCCTAATATATAAAACTCAAGTAATCTATTTTTTAATTTATCTGTTTTCATAATTCATTAATTTTTTCAAGTTTTGTTTTTCTTAATTCTTTTTTTTCGTAATATAAAAAGGTATATATTAAATATTCTTTAGTATTTGATTGTGTGAATTGTTTAATTTCAGGTTTATCATATTCTATCCAATGATTCAATTCATACTCAAGTTTAGTAATAGTATCAGCATATGCAAGTCTGGTACCGAAATAGTAATTAAATATTTTAATTTTCATAATTTATATATTTAAAATGTAACAATATTCTGGCAAGGAGTCAATATATGTAACAGATGAATTTATATTTGGTATTTCATGATGAACTATTTTATCTGTGTGGGTATGACCGCAAATTTGATGACAATTCTTTAATGGTTTAGTCCATGATTCAGTTTTATCAGCCCACAATGGACCGCTAACTTTATTATATCCACCACGTACATATCCGCAATCAAGTAAGCATTCTAACTCAAATTCAAATGCTAAATTTAATTTATCTGATATAGTACCTTCAAAATCAGAAACTTTTTTAAATTCTATTAAAAAATGGTCATACCATCCACGATGAATTCCTGCATGGGTCCAAATATAATTTTCGTATTGATAAGATAATTGAAATAATTTTAAATTATTATGAAATATTTCATATAAATCAAAATGCATTTCTGCTCTATATCCAGAGCAATGTCCTAAAATATTCATACTAGGTGGTCGTATAGCATATTGATAATCATGATTACCTAATAATAAAATAACTTTATCTGGATATTTTTTCTTAAATTCAATGATATCTAATAAATTATTTAATATTGTAATATTACTTAGATGATATTCATCAACATAATCTCCTACAAATATTATTTTATCATATTGAGAAATATCATCTACAAATTTTTTCCATGAATCAAATCCGTGAATATCCCCTATGTTTAAAATTTTCATTTTTTTAAAAAATTAGAATAATTTCTATTCGTTATGTTACATGCTATAATATTGGCATCTTCATCTATATCAAATTCACCAATTTCAATTGTATTAACAACTGTTTCTATATTCTGATTATCTTCAACATCAATAATCATTTTAACATTAAATTCGACTTCTATTCTTTTCATTATATTAATATAAAATGATCATTTAAATAATCTTCAGAATATGCACCTAATGATGTTTCAATTTCATTTACATCAAATATAATATAATCATTCATTTTAACTGATTCACTCATTGTACCATATTCTCCATTATGAGTTATTATTAAAATTTTATCGTCATTATCAACATCTTTACTTGCATTTAAAGTATCTTGATGTTCTTTATTAAATGATTTTACTGCATTATTAATTTCATCAATAATTGAAAAATCACCAGTCCAATGAAACACTAAAATATCTTCTAATCTTCTATATCTTTTCATATTTAAATTGTTATTTCTTTTATTATCACTTTAGTATTACTATTCATAGTATTCATTCGTTCAGAAAATGATATATCATGCTCCATGGAATGCTCTAAATGATTAATATTTCTATGTCCAGTATCTTCTAAATCTACTTCAAATCCAAATTCTTTAAGAGCTTTTACTATTGCTAGTGTAACAGCGGATTTGCCGATTGCAGTTGCTCCCTCCACTTTGACTGTAATATTATTTTTATTCATTTTTATTCATTTAATTAATTAATTTTTCTTGATTTTTCATCTACATATATAAATATTCCTAAATATATAAAAAATGCTATTATTGATAATCCAATATGTAATTTATCATTTGGCTGATAATATATTAAATAACAAAATAAACCAGTTAGAGACATTAGCATAAACAACATAAAATATAATAGTATTCTCATTATTTTTTAATTTTTCTTTATTTTTTATTTTTATATAAAAAAAAAGTTAAATATGATAAAAATAATACTGATATAACTATAGTTTGAAATTTGAGATCAAATGGATAAGATATTAGATACCCTAAAATACCACATAATATTATCAGAATAAATACATTAATATATTCTAATTTTTTCATATTTTTAATTATTTATATAATTTAATTTGAATTCATATTCAGGTTTATATTCAGGTATATTTTCATTAAATATAGGAAACTCAATATTAAATTTAGTACTATCTGATTTCAATAATTCACATCCTATTATAAAATAAGATTCATTTTCACTAATAGTATCATTACTATTTATTGTACTATCAGAGTTGCTTTGAACATATAAAATATAATCATTTTTAATTCCTATAATTTTTTTCTTAATTTGAATTGTATCTTCAAATGGATTATCTTTATTAAGAATATAAATCCAAGTTTGCCCAACTTCAATATTTGGGTCAACAGGATTCATTACATTTAAATAATAATTCAATTCTGTATTTTGACCAATTTTAGTTCCAAATTGGAATGCCATAAATGCTAAAAATGCTACACCAATAACAATTAATGCATGTTTAAATGATGATAATGATCTATTTTGTTTATATTCATAATAATCTTCTTTTTTTATTTTCATTTTAATTTATTTTTTTTATTTGATAAAATATTAAAATCTAATATTTGATAATCCATATTTTTCAAGTAAATTATAAAAACCTATCCATGTAAGGAAATATTCATCTTTATCTTTACATGATTCATAACAAACACATATTTCTTTATCACTATCTAATATTGGCTTAGTAATACGAATACATGGTTTGGAACTACTATATGTCATAACAAAAATTTCAGTTGGAGACTTTTCAATCATAAGTTTTTTTATCTCATGATATGTTAAATCAATTTCGATCTCTCTTGTAACTAACTCAGTTCTTACTAATCTATTATCTTTCATTTTTAATTATATCTTTATATATAAAATATTATTTATTTTTTAATTCATATTGGTAAAGAATACGGTGAGTATGTATAAATATTTACATCAATATCTATTATACCACCATGTTTAGTTTCAAAATAATTAAATATTGACATCTCAGCTTCAAAGAATGAATCATATTGATATTTAAAATTATTGTAAATAATATTTGCTGGAGTCCAACCAATAAAATTCTTTTTATATACAACAAAATTAGTAATATTATTTTGATATGTGTGAACTTGTTTAATTATTTTAAATTTTTCCATTTTTATTTATTTCTTCTAATTTTTCTTTTCTTAAATTCATTGGATCAATAGTACATAATTTATCTAATTCTAATAAAACTTTATCTCTTTCTTCTTCTGTATCAAATTCGACTTCTAATTCTGTAATACCATCTGGTACGTCACGTTCAATTACAATAAACCAACGATCATTTTCTTCAACTGTAGTAGGATAATATGCAAATATACTATCAATTTTTAATCTATAATCACCTATTTTAATTTTATCTCGTTCTATTATCATTTAGTTCTTCTATTTTTAATTTTCTTATATAATTATGAGCATTTAAAACTAATAATGAATCTAATTCAGCTAATGATTTTTCACATTCTATATTATTATCAAAATCTATTTCAATATCATTTATATCATCTAGTGATCTTTGAATTATAATAGTTTTATCACCTCTACCAATATAATAGCATAAAATAGTATCTATATTAATTCTCATATATCCTATTTTAATTATATTTCTATTTACCATAAATCTTCAGATGTTAATACACTACCTATTAAATCTTGTTTTAACTGATCATTTGATTTAACTAATTCTAAAGCTTCTTCTCTATTAAGAAATCTATTTTTTGTAGTTAAAAATCCTTCAACAGTCAACATTCCATATTTTTCAGCAGGATAAATTTTATTTGTTTGCTCATATATGCAAGGATGCCGTACGCTATTATAGCAAATTCCTTTATCTATATTATATGGCTTATAAAGATAATCTATTCCATCATCTATCCAATTAGAAGCGCACATAACATATTCTATTTTACCATTATTAAGGTGTTCTTTTAATCTTTTTTTATCAATCATTTTAATTATAATTAGGATATATTATTGATTCAAAATAATCAGTTAATTTTTCTTTTATATTTTCAATAGCTTCATCTAATGTAATAACGCTAAATAAAGTATTTGAAAAATATTTTTTAAAATGCTCATCATATTGTTCATCAGACATATCTTTAAAAAAATGAGTTAACTCACGATTTTTAATATAACAATCTTTAATATTTATATCACAAAGTTCAATTGCTTTATTTTTATCTGAAAATACTTCAACTATTTCAGACATACACATATCATATAATACCCAAGTTTCATTTAATTTCATAATATTATTTTAACCAATAATTACTTTTTTTAATTCCTTTAACATTCATCATTTCTAAAAATTCATTTGGAAATTCTGTACCCCATGCAAATGCAACATCACAATGAGAATCTTCAGAAAAATTAGTTATACTATAAGATGTAGAAAATAATAAAGGATCTTCTCTTCTTGCTAATGCTTGTTGGACTTCAAGGTTTAATGTTTTAATTTGTTCAGCTTGCTGAATAGCTAGTTGTTGCTGACGAATTTGTTCTTTTGATATTTTTTCAAGTTCTGACTGAATTCTACAAATATTTTGTTCTATTCCTTTTACTTGCTCTTTTAAAACTTTTGTTGAATTTTCAAGTGCATCTACTCTATTACCAAGATTTACCATAGTTTCATACATACTTCTGAATAATGGTAAATTCATACCAACATTCATACTAACCATTGATAATGAACTAGGAAAATAAACATCATAGTATTTTTGAGATTTTACATGTTTTTCAAAATCATAAAATCCAATTGGACATAAAATGTAAAAATATCTTTCTGAATTTGCAAATTTATAATTGTTAATTGCAGATTCAATATCTACAGATTTTCTTTTTGGATCACAAGTTAAAATTGAATTTTTTGCTAATTCTAATGGAATTATCATAAATCCAAATGTTTCTGCTATTTCTACGATAGAACTAAGTTTTGAATTTAATCTTGAATTTAGATATTTATTATAATTTTCATCTGTTTTAATTAAAATTTGATTATATTTTTCACTTGATGATCCATTATATCTACAACCAGATTTAATTTCTTCAACTTCTAAATCATATTTAATTAAATTATCTGGTACTTTAATATTAAAGTTTTTTAATTCTCTTAATATACTATTATAATTATTTACTTTATCCGTGATTTCATATCCTAAATGTTTGAAAATTTCTTGTTTAGTAGAAAAATTAGTTTTAGAATTATCAGAATAATAGTGACTATGGGTATCAATAATTTTAACTTTTTCTAATACTCTCAATGTTAATATAAAATCCTTTATGTCAGATTCTATTACATTAAGTTTATTTAATAATCCAAGTTTATCAACTTTTTTTGTTGATGATACTGTTGTTGTTGGTGTTACATTTAATAAATTCATATTATTATTATTTTAATTAAACATGAAAACAATTTTTTATTGATTTCAAATACAAAGATAATAAAAAAATTCAAATACACAAATTATTCTCAACTATTTTAAATATTAATTTTATTACAATAATGATAATATTTTGATAATTGTTTTAACTTATCTTTTCTAATATCAATTTTAGCATTATATTCTATTGCATTTTTATATTTATTTTCATATTCATTTAATGATTTCATAATATTAACATAATTATTACAATCATTAACCGATTTTATATGTACTGTTTTAATATTATTTTCAATTGTAATATGCTCCTTTTCAAATTCAGTTAACTTATTTTTATAATAGTTAATCTCGGATAATATAATATTTACTTTAATCATAACTTTTTTATTTTTATACCATATAATATAGAATGGAAATATTAGATATTAAATTTAGAACTGATGGTTTAGAAAAAAAACTATCAAATTTATATCCTTATCAATTCGAGATTGACGGTATATCTGTGGCTTCATATGAAGGCTTTGTACAGTCTTTAAGGACTCCAGATATACAAATTAAAGAGAATATATGGAAACTATCAGGGTTTGAAGCATGGAAAGCTGGTCAATATTTAAATTGGGTAGATAAGCAAAAATTATATTGGATATCTACTCCAATTGATAGACAATCCGAAGAATATGATAATTTAATAACAAGATCTTATGATTGCTTATTTGAAAAAAATGAATATTTTAGAAATAGTTTAAAAGAATCAATACCTTATAAATTAGAACATTCTATTGGAAAATCTGGAAAAACTAATACATTAATAACAAAAAGTGAATTCTTAATTCAATTAAATAGATTAAGGTCCAAATTCACAGAAAGAACATATTTTAATTTACTTGATTTGTTCTGATTTATAAAAATTTCTAAATCTTTTAAATTTTCATAAGAAATAACCTTTAAATTCTTGTCGTAATAAACTGCGGTATAATCCATAATTTATTTTTTAGAATTTAAGTTTTTATTTGATATTGGTGGTTTAAATCCACCAATTCCACTATTTCTGTTTTTACCAAAAATAGTAGATATTGCTAAAAATATAAAAAATATCGCAAGCGGAATGCATATGCATAATATTGTTATATCATCCATGATTTAATTATTTAAATTTAATTGTTTGTAATTTTTATTCATTAATCCATAATAAATTAAATAATCAATAAGTCAATAAATATTTAAATCATGACTATCAATATATTCATCATATTCCAAATTTTCTTTATCATTATTCATAATTCTATAATAAGGATTATCTACATTAGTAACTATAATAACATCGCATTTTTTATTGTGATAATTATAAAATTATAAATATTTCTATAATTTTATATATTTTTTACAACTCTGTAAATAATTTCTTTATTTTGTTCCATAATATATTATTTATCTAATTGTATCTCCAATATCTTTTGTTTTTGCTATAATATCAATTAATTCTGATTGTGAATCATATTCTTTAATTATATTATTGGCATCTTTAACTACAATAGAATATATAGTATCACTAGAATAAAATTTAGATCTAATATTAGTAATTACTACTGGAGATTTCAACTGATTAATGGAATATTCTACATATTGATCATAATTATCAAACTCTTGTCCATCATAATGTATTTTATTATTACAGCTAAATAATAAAATGCAACTAAATAATATTAATTTTTTCATATTTATAATTTTTTAATTTAATTTATTATAATGTTATTGGTATTAATTTTTCTGGAATATATTTTTCTGGAATATTTATAATATAATATAGGAAGTTATAGTTAGAAAATGGATCTGGACATTCTCCTATAGAAAGTAAAGAGTTAATATTTAATTCGTAATTACTATAATAAACAAATTGTAATGTTGGAGTAATTATATTGTTATTGATCTTTATTCTAACGCTCTTCATTGGCAACTCAATTAATCTATACATACCATCTACGTTTCCTAAACATCTAACCATCAATTCGGTTTTTTCTTTAGAGTTATAAATCCCATAAACCAATAAAAAACTACCACTTGCTGATTTATTTGATACTTCAGTTTTAACCATTTGTCTTAAAACAACTGGTTTTGTCACATATGTTTTATATTTTTGACAAGACAAAAATAATACACTAAACAATGCACATAAAAATAATTTTTTCATATATTTATTTCTTTAATGTAATTTTTCCATTTATATTCAATAGTTCTCCAATTTTTCCTTTCATAACTATCATCTGAATATTCATAATATTTCTTACTATTAACATATTCTTCATAATCATTTACAATTCCTACCTTTCCTTCTACTACTGTTTTTCTTTTATATTCTTTTCTTTCAAAAATATAATCAGGTTTTATTTTTTCGATTTTTTCGATTTTTTTATTAACTGTATAAGTTTTTTCAATAATCTCATTGCCTACAATAGTATATTCTGTATTAAATTTATTAAGATATGATAAGTGAGGATTAGAAAATAACACAACATATATCATTAACTGTGTGTGCGTTTCATCATCTAATTTATCACAATTAATAATTTCTATTTCTTTCATCAAACTAAATGCTTGAATTCTTTTTATTTGTTTTTGTTCTTCATCAGAATAACTATAAAACTCTTTTTTCATATATTTATTTAATTAATTAAAACCAAGATCTATGTGTTTCTTCTATTGATTCATGTCCATCATCTTCTTCTCTAATATACCATTCAACATCATCTGGAATTTCAACAATTTTTATTTCGTCAGGTTTTATTTCTTCCACTGCTTTAACTAAATTTACATCATCTCTTAAAATTTCCATTTGATCAAAATAATTTTCTTTATCAAAAATGTTATTTTCATTTGTTAATTCTTTTCCTAAATCATTAAATGAAGTATAAAAATAATCATCAGCATCTTCAATTTTTTTATATTTAGTGATATTTAAATAACTATAATCTCTGATATAAAAATATGGTTTACCCAAATTTGAAAGTTCGAAATATCTACGTATAACTTTTGTTGATAATGAAAAAGTACAACCATTATTACTATTTACTATTACTATTTTTTGCATATTTTTTATAATTTTTCTAATTTTTTTAATTTTTCTTTTCTAATAACGCTAACAAGTATTTTTTTACCAAAATCAGATAATATATATTTATCAGTATATTCTGAAAAATATTTATCAACTAATGAATATTTTATTAACTCTGGTATTAAATAAAGTGTACCGTCACAATTTCTTATTTTAAATTCTTCAACAAGATTCAAATATAATGAATTGCCTATAAAATCAGAGATAGATTGATATTGTGGATCTTTATATTCAGCACTACCATTCTCATAAATATAAATTAATAATTTATGAGCATCATGACTAATATTATTAATAATATTTCTGCTATTTATTATATTTTGCATATTTTTTTCAATTTTTCTATTCTTTGATATTTTATATCTAATTTAAATTTTTCTTCTTCTATATAAAAACCAGGCGGATACTGTAATATTACATAATATTTTTTTCTATTTTTCACATATCCAGTACGTTCAATAATATAAGAATTATTTATTACAATTAAATTATCATATGTTTCTAATGCAATTACTACATCACCATGTTTAAACATTTTTTTATATTTTATTTAAATTTTCTAATTTAATTCTTCTACAATTATTTTCTAACATTTTTTTACCTATTTCAGTTAATATAAATGTAGGATGCCATGCAAAATTATTACTACAAACTAAATTATGTATCTCAAGTCGATTAAATAATAAGTTCCATTACAATTTCTATGTTTAAATTGTTCAACTGTAATAAATTCATTATTAGATTTTATAAATTTATCTATATTTTCAAATTCATAATCACGATATTCTGCTTGTTTATGCTCTTTAATGTACATCAATAAATTAAATGCTTCATCACTAATTTTAAATTTAAATTCTACCATTGTAATTCACTAATATTAAATGTATTATAAAAAAGATGCAAGATCATGATATATAATATAAATATATAATATCTTCCCGTAATTTGTTGATTATCAATTAATTAAATATTCATTGTTAATGACCTTAAAACTTATTGATGAATCAATTGATTTAAATACACTTCCCTCCCTTTTTGATGAATTTGTTAATACAGATTTGCCTTCAACATGTTTTAATATTTCATCAATAGTGCCAGGTAATTTATAATAACTACAAATTAAAGGAACCGTGTCAGCATTTAATACATTAGTTACAATATCAACGAATGTATTATAATCTTCCAATTTATATTCATCTATATTAAAAACTCTAAAATATTTTATTGTTTTATGGCTTAATTTATAGTTATTGCCTTCTATTCCTGAACCAATTAATTCACCTTGAACAGCAATATTTTTACCATATATTCTTAATTTCTCTTCAATATTATTTTCAATTGCAAATTTCCAAAATAAATTATTTGGATTTCTTTTAAATTCCCAGTTTCTACCACACACGCCAAATACTCCATTATGTAAATACATAGTGGTAGATTGACCATCAAGTTTCTCTGTTTCATAGAATATTACATTATCTTTTTTCCATTCATCGAAATCATCAGATAAATTTTGTGCGCGTTCTTCATTTGTCTTCAATATGAATGAAGGAATAGGACCAACAACATCAGCTTTAAGTTCATCAGGTATTGGAACTTCAAATTTTACAACATTTAGATAATCAGATACATCATCACCTTCTGTCAATTTAAATATATGACAAGGTGTATCATTTAAAATATCTAATGACATTATTAGTCCACATGAAAATTGTTTGCGTAATTTGACCGTTCTCAAGAGGAAACCTTCTTGTTCATCAGTTTTTCTATATGAACTATTTCTAAGAAATTCAAATTCTTCTCTAATAGGTAATAGTGAATCAATTTCAAAATAAACAACTTTGTCACCTACTTTAAATTCGTCTTTTTTAACTACTACTTTCCAACCTTTTATGCGTGCAACCTCTATTCTATCTGCTCCTTTAATTGGTAATATGTCTTTAATTACCTGAATTGTTGCTAATTTTCTATCTATATTCATAATTTGCTTCTATTATATATTCTTTTATTTGGTTATAAAGTAATCTATCTGGTTCATATAATTTTGATTCTATATCATTAGAATCATTTATTTTTATGAAATCTTTATTAATTTCTTTTATTATAATAATACTTTGATGATCATATCTACCAGATTTTGCTTGAATTATATACAATAATCTTGCTTTATTACCTATTGCTTTCTTTTTATATAATATTAAACCACATTGTTCAATAACAGCATTATAATTAATATCATTATTGTGATTGTGCTCTTTCATATCTCTATTTTAATTGTGAAATATAAGAGCAACCGTTATCTAATCTATATGTTAGTTTAGTATCATATTTTTTTTCATATGCTGAAATATATCTTTCTAATTCTTCTATATTATTATGTAGATAAATAATTTCCTCAAATGGTTTTGTATAGTATATTCCAAGAAATTGATCATTCCAAGATTCAATGCACGTTTCCATCCACATTTTTTTAAATTCTTTATCAAAATAATCTTTTGCCATAATAATTATTATTTAAAATAAATTCTTTTGTATTCATTATTAAAATCAAAATATAGAAATTCACTTATATTACCATTTAGTTCACTATCTTTATATAAAAAATCAAATTTATCTGAATTTTTTGGAAATCCAATTCCAAGTTCTTTCTCCCATTCTTTTGATAATTCAATAAAATCTTTCCATATCATAACGCTAGTGTCTCCTTGCCCATCATAAAAAACAAATACTAATCTATTTAATTGTTCTTCTGTGAAATTATCAAGTTCATCTTTTGTTATATAAATATTTTTCATTCTTTATTTAATTCAATAAATGATTTAATCGTATTTCTGTTATTATAGACTGATTTTGGAACCATGTTTTTTAGCTCAGGAGAATTGCTCAGTATAGCTTTTCTAACTTCGGTAGCAGATACACCATCTTCAACAGTTCCTCTTGCTAATAGCACCAGAGATACATTATTTTTGAACATAAATCCTGGAAACCATTTAGTGATGATTTCAAATCCATCTGAATAATACATAGTGAAACAACTATCTTTAATTTGATCTACTATTTTAGTATAAAGATAAAAACCCCATTCAATAGAATTATCACTTTCTGAAGTTAAATCATCTAATGGTATTATTAAACATTTATCAATCAACTTAGCTTCTTTTAATGCATCTTTTAGCATTTCAATTCTAATGCTAACTGGAATTGGATTTCTTGAGTCAACTTTATCCGCACTTCCAACTAAAAATACTACATTTTCATTTTCATCATATGCCTTTTTAATTAATGCCATATGACCATTATGTACTGGCTGAACTCTTGCTAATATTACTCCGAATTTATTCATATATTTTTAATTTTTTTAATTTTTTTTTTCTAATTTCTGATACTGTTATTAAATTTTTTGGTTCAAAATAATACATTGGAAGTTCATATAAAGAAATAATGGTGAAATTATCGCTAAAATAATCTTTGATTGTAAAAATATTATATCTATTATCTGTTATATATTTATGATGTTCATAAAAATAATCAGTAAATAAAACTTTATCTCCTATTTTCATTTATTTTTAATAATTTTCTTTTTCTTAATTTACTTCCAACTAAATCTTTTTTTATGATAACTTTCATATCATGATTAATCCACATGGTTGATATATTAATAGGTATACCGTCAACTTAAACTTATACAAATTTGTACTTGCTGTGACGTTTGAATTTCGTTTGATGAAATTCTTTATCCGAACACACTATTCTTTAATAATTTAAAGAAATCGTAGTCGCTTTTAATTATTTAAACTACATAACGAACAACCATTTTTAAGACTTATTATAGTCCGTTGTTAAGATGTATTTAAAAGTGTATTAATCGTTCTATGTTTACTGTAATCAATATTATTGATATGTATAACGATTAAAAGTTTCAGTTTGATTTTTAATCAAACTTATTACTTTTATGATTTTACGTTAGTTAAGTTTTTAACTAACAACCATTTTATCATGACATCAAAGAACTATTTGTTTAATTATATTTAATAGTATAATATTTTAAAAAAGTTTATTTTATTTACACTTTTTTATATTTTTATTTAATTTTTTTGTAACGGAATCTTTACCTTTTGGTGCTTTATATTTTATAAGAAATCTTTTAACTGATTTTAAAGAATAATAATTACTAGTATATTCATATTTATAAAAATTGAAGTCATCTTCTTTTTCCCATCTTAATAATTCACAATTCCACCAATAACCATTTATATTAATTGAAAATGGTCTTTTGAATGAATATTTAATTCTCGCCCCTTTTTGCTTAGTATATGTTATTTTCATGAGTATTTTAAATAATTATTATAATGATGACAAAGATATAAAATATAAATGATTTAGATATTAATATATTATTTATTTTATTGATTTTTAACTTTAAATATTAAAATCTTTATATAATTTTTTAAGTTTTTCTTTTCTACATTCTTTAATAGATAAATATTTATTAATTCTATGATAATTTTCTGCATCTTCATTGATTGATATTAAACCATTTTCATAATCATAATCATTCACTATCATATCATTATAATTTGATGAATATGATATAGTTTTTATATAATCACAGAATGTGAAAATTTTGTTAGTTGATATTTCTAATAACTTATCTCCTGGTTTGAACATAATTTTAATAGTTTTTGTTTTCTATATTCTTTTAATGTTATAAATCTATTTTCATGATATTCAAAATCATTTTCTAATATAATATAATTAAAATGATCTGATTGATATGTAAAGCATAGTTTAATTATATAAATATGGTTTAATAATAATTTTCTCATACTATTATCATCTAAATAAGAATTATCAATACAAATTACTTTATCTCCTGGTTTTAACATAATTTTAATATTTTTTGTTTTCTATATTCTTTTAATGATATAAATCTATTAGAATTAAATTCAAAATTATATTTTTCTAATATCATACCAATATAATTATTTTCTGTATCATAACTAAAAATATCTTCAATTATATAAATATTATTTAATTGTAATAGATTTATATCATATAAATAAGAATTATCAATGCAAACTACTCTATCTCTTATCTTGAACATTCTTCTAATTTTTTTAGTTTTTCTTTTCTCATTAAAATTTCTATATTTTTACCAGTTTTTTTATAATAAATATCTTTTAATTTTTCAATATTAATTATGAAAATATACAGGTTCGAATTCATTTTTTTATCTATGAAAAAAACATTAGTAGATGATTCAATGCATATTATATAATTATTATCAATTATATAGTTAGTATCAAAACATTCATGGGTTTTTCTAAGATTTAGATTTTCTATATAATTAACAAGACTTGATTCACTTATCATTTTTATTTAATTTTAATAATTTTAATTTACGATATTCTTTTAATAGCATAAAACAATTATAATTATATCCATATTTTATATCTTTGAAACAAATAATAAAATTTTCACTAAATAATTTTTTATATCTTATATCTTTATATTCTGTAACTTCTAATATTGTATTAGGTAAATTGTATTTTTTTCTATATTGTTGATCAATGCAAACTACTTTATCTCCTGGTTTGAACATAATTCTATTTGTTTGAGTTTTTGTTTTCTATATTCTTTTAATAATATAAATCTCTCTGAATAAAATGTCTCATTACAACATTCTTTTATTTCAACTCTTGATCTACCAAAACTTGATCTATCAAAAACTGAAAAATCTATATTAATTGTATAAATATTATATTTAATTAGGTTTACATTATAATTATTATTATTATATTTTTTAACATCAATACAAACTACTTTATCTCCTACTTTGAACATATTTCTAATAATTTTTGTTTTCTATATTCTTTTAATGATATGAATCTGTGTGAAAAATACATACGTTTACATTCATATAATACAACTCTATCTGTATTGCTACCTGAAATTTCTGCAATTCTATTTATTGTATAAATATTATATTTAATCATTTCTATTATAGATTTATCATTATAAAAATATTTATCATTAATACACACTACTTTATCTCCTGGTTTGAACATAATTCTATTTGTTTGAGTTTTTCTTTTCTATATTCTTTTAATAATATAAATCTAGTATTATAATATAAACTATTTTCATGATATTCTAATATTATTCTATTATTGGTATATTCATGTAACTCTTTTACAATATAAATATTATATTTAATTAGATTTATATTTGGATCACAATTATTTTCATCATTTATGCAAACTACTCTATCTCCTGGTTTAAACATATTTCTTTAAGTTTTTGTTTTCTATAATATTTAATAAAATCAAAATCTGTTAATATAATATCACATTCATTGGCTGCATAATATGGATATATAAAAACATCATTTATGTTTATATAATCATTTACTTGATATTGAATATGAATTTTATAATTACAATTAAGATAATTTAAATTATCCATCATTTTACGACTAAAAACAACAGCAACTCCATAATCATTAAAATTTTTAGATATTTCTTTATATAATAATTCGTAAAAATCCTAGTAGTTTTTAATATATAATTATCAAATATTTCAACATTAAATTTTACTATTTTCATTATAATAATTATTTATTTTTTCTATTTTTAATTTTCTATTATATTGTTTAAAATCTATTTTATTATTAGATAAATAAAAATCCCCTTCTTGTAAATCTGTGTTTATATAAAGATAACAGTCATATAATATTCCGATATAAGGTTTTGATGATTTGTAAGAAATAAGATGAAATTTATCGGAATATAAAATAAAATCAAAACAATCCTTACCTACATAAATATGAGGATTATTTTTATATATCATTATATAATTATTTATATAATTTTTAATAATATTATATATTCTATTTGAATCTATTTCTTCAGATTGATAATTTATTGAAAAATCTATATTATAATATTCTACTATCATAATTTTGATAATTTTTGAAGTTTAATCATTCTAAAATATTTTTTAATATATTTATCATCATTAATCATCATATTAAATTGATGTAAAGTTATTCCTTTAATATCTTCTATATCTTGATTTATAAAATGATACCATCCATTAAACACATCTATTTTATTATCAAGCACATCAAATCTATATTGAAAAATTCTAAAAAAATCTTCTAATTCCAATTCATCTACATGTTTCATTTCAACTAGCATTATACCTATTAAACTACGAATAGAAGCAAAATAAACATCTCTATTTTTATACTCTATTAATTTATTTATTATTACATCAAATAAATGAGATATAGAATTATATTTATCATTAGGAATACAGACTTCAATAAACAAATTATGTTTAGTAAATAATTCTTTATTATATAACTTTACGTTTATCATAATATTATTTTAGATAATTTAAATTTTCTTATATATTTTACGTATTCTAAAATATAAATATAATAATTAAATTGTTTATATTTATTATCAGCTATTAAATATGTAATATCAATATTAATTTCATTATTGATATATGATATTTTATATCGTCAATAGTATATTTTTTATTAAGAATAAATTCTTCATCATGATTCAATATATAAATCATCATATCCTTTTTTGTTATTTTCATCTATTTTCATTTTCTTAAATTTTATTCTTCTAGTTTCTCTAATATAATCTCTAATATTAACATTTACTGTAATACTTGTACATAATTCAGAATCAACTTTAATTAAATATCGTACAGTTATACATAATGTATTTCTAATTATATTATATGATATACGATCTATAACATATCCTTCTGATATATAAAAACGTTCAACGTTATTTATAACATAAATCAATAATTCAAAATTAGATATTTTCATTTAATTTTTCTAATTTAATTTTTCTAAGATAATTATTAAATGAATTAAATGATATTTCTTTTTCATCTGAAAACATAGTATCTACATTTATAATATAATATGACAATTTAACTTTTATGCTAAATTCATAAGTTGTTAATTTCATATATGAATAAAATTCATATTTTTCATTATCTTTTTTAATAATATAATCAAAAAATAATGGTAATTCATTTTTTCTTTCTATCCATTTATTTATCCAATCATTCATATTTTGATAATTTTTCAATTTTTGTTTTTCTTATAAAATTATTATATTCATTAGCAGATAATGTTATATTTGAAAAAAAAACTTGTCTTGATATATTACTATCATAGTATATTATTCTAAAATTAGTATATTTATCAAAAGATGTACCCATTTTATAAGATTTAAGATTATAATTTTTATTATCTTTTTTTATATAGTTATCAATACAATAAAATGTTGAATTATGTTTTTTTACCCAAGCTTGCATATATTTGATAATTTTTTTAGTTTTTCTTTTCTATAATCTTTCAATGATAAAAATTGTTCTGAATAATAATCATCAACAATTATAGCTTCTTTTATTCTAATTACAGTAGTAACTCCTCCTATTACAATATTATTACGGCAATCAAATATATGTAAGATTGTTAATTCTTTATTTGATGGTAAATCTATATTGTATCATAAAGATTTAATAAAATAAATTTTGTCTCCAACGTTAAGCATCTATCATTATTTTTTCAAGTTTTTTCTTTCTAATATATGTTCGTAATTTCTGAAATGAATTATCAGGATTATTATCAATTATGTGAGTTAATTCTAATAAAGTTAAACCTTTTATTGAATATATTTCATCACTTATAGATATAGTATTTGTGCCAATTATTATACCAATCATTCTCAACATATCAGTAAAATCTTTACATTCTTTTAATTGACATATTTCATACATACGAATTTCTTTAACGAACCATAATAGTCCACCTAAATTTATATTATTTATTTTCATTGATATAGTAATATCAAGCATCTTATTAAAATCTAATATTTTAATAGAATCATTATTATTATAAAAAATATTATAATCAGTATTTAATGATATATATGAACTACTCATTACATAATTTACAATATTTACAATCATTTTTATAAGTTTTAAAATAAGATACAAATATAACTATTAAATTTTGAATGTGCAAATTTTTATACATAAAAAAAGGATTGAAATGAATTTCAATCCTTTTAAAAATAAATATACCTTATGAAAAATATATTTGTGCTCACTATCGGATTCAAACCGATGTAGGTAGTTTTAGAGGCTACCGCCCTATCACTGGACTAAATGAGCATTTTTATTAAAATCGGGGTGCTTATAAAGCACCCCAAAGTTTTAAATTACGAAATAGAGAATCATTGCCATGTACTGCTAATGCAGTTGGTTTATTATCTAAATCAGGTTCATAGAACACTGTGAAATCTATATTTTTAAGAGTTAACTTAAATATCCATTTTTCAAGTTCTGCAGATAGAAAAATTAAGTATTGATTATTCCAGGTTTGCACCTATTTATGATCAAGTAACCATTGGCATGAAGCGTGAGCACCTTGAACTCCTCCATAAGTAACATCAAGCTTGTTGTCAATTAATATAAATAATTTATCTTTTTCTAAATCATCTTTGACGTTTTTCATTATCATATTAAATAGATGCTAATGATTCATCTTTAATTTCTTCTATCACATTATATTTTTCAACTAATTTATCAATTGAATTTTTGTAATATGATAAAGGCAATTTATCTGGTTTATTTTTAGGTTCAATTTCTTCAAATATTTTACCTTTTAATACTGCATAAGCTGCATATAACATTCTTAATTCATGTCTGTTTTCAGAATGTAAATAATCTGCTTTCCATGATTCCATTACTCTTTCACCTTTAATGTGAATAGTTTTTCTTTGATTTCTGAGATTTGATTGATTCTCCGCCAGTTTTTTTATATCATTTTTTATTGTAGTTTTCATATTTTTATTATTTTTTTATTAAATTATTAATTTTTTTAAATACTAATTGATTAAAAATAATAAAAGGTGAACCTCTATCAAATGATAAAACCTAATGTTGATGTTTCATAATTTTCTTTTTTTTTTGTTAAGCATAACAATATTGTCATGTTTGGGTTTATATAATGATTATTTTTTTAATTGTTTAATTTTTAAATATCTAAGTATTTTATTATAAGTTTTAATATTATAATTTATTGCATTACAATCATCATATATAGAATATTTAGTTAAAAAATCAAGTGATTTTTTATATTTTTTATAATATTTTACGTAATATTTATAATAATCATTTTTTCTATTTTCTCTTATAGTATTTAAAAATAGAAAGCAAAAAGCATTAAAAATATAAAAAAATATAGAATATTTAAAAGATATTTTTCTATGATCATCAGGAAATTTTGTTTTTTCATCTAATACCAGAACAATTTTATAAATAATTGCAATTAATATCATAAATAAAATAATTTGATACACTTTTACTGCTATTATCATATTTAAGTTTATATAATGATTATTTTTTTAATTGTTTAATTTTTAAATATCTAATTATTTTATTTCTTTTTTTGATTTCAATTTCTAAACTAAATGATAATTCAAAATATATTCTATTATCATCAAAACATTTTATATAATATTTATAATAATTTATTTTTCTTTTTTCACGTATTACATTTAAAAATAAATAACAAAATATATTAAAAATATAAAATAATATATAGTATTTTATAGATAAATCTCTATCATCATCTTTATATTTTGTTTTTTCATCTAATATATGAATATTTATAATTAGAATAAATACTACTATCACACCAAATAAATATGTATAAAATACAGTCATTTATATTTTTTTTAATATTACAAATATGATACCAACTAAATAAATTTAAAAAACTTTTATAAATTCTTCAAAATCCTGACAAAATGTGATCATTTTTATTTGATCAGGTGACATAAAGTCAGTTAAATTATTAAATAAATTGTTCCATTCAGGTCCAAATAAAAATATTCTTGGTTTTACTTTTAATTTTCTTATGCCATCTAATAGAAGAAACACTTCAGATAATGTACCAATTCCACCTATTTGGACTATAAAAATTTCACTATCAGATATTAATAATCTCAATCTTTGATAGATGTCAATACAAGGAACTGTTTCTGTTAAATATTCATTTCCTCTTGCACAGCCAATAGATAAACAAGTATAACCAATTATTGTACCTTCTGCTTCATTAGCTCCCTTAGAAACAGCTTCCATTAATCCACTATATCCTCCATTTTTAATTATATACCCATTTGAAGCTAAAAAGTTTCCAATTAAAACACTATCACTATATTTAGAAGTAGTTCTATCATTAATAGCACCTCCAAAAAAAGTTACATTTTTATTTATTTGTTTGTTTTCTGTCATATTATAAAGATAATATATTTTTTTATAACTACCAAATATTAGTATAAGTTTTTTAATTTTTTTAATTTACGTTTTCTATATTCTTTTATAGTTATAAATCTATTACTTGAATATCTATAATCGATTTCATCAAATTTCATATAAGAATTATTATTGAATTTTATTGTTAAAATTTTATCTAATGAAATTTTATATGTATAATTATAATTATCAATACATACAACTTTATCACCTACTTTCATCTATTTCTTTCAATTTAAGTTTTCGATATTCTTTTATAGTTATAAAATCTGATAAAAAAACGTAAGTATTTTCTAATAATACTATAATATAATCTTCGTTAGGTATTTCAATATAAGCATCATCTATTCTATTAATTTCAGATATTGTATATGTGTAACCTTCTATTAAATCTCTATAATAATGATTACTATGAAAAATTACTTTATCACCTACTTTCATATATTTTCTGCAACTTAAGTTTTCTATATTCATTATTAGTTAAAAATCTACATTTATTAAACATCAACTCATCAAGTTCAATTAATTCAAAATATATTTGACAATTATTATCATCTATCTTAGGAGTTTCTGCTACCCATTTTTCAGAATAATCACTAAATTCTAAAAAAATACCATAGATTGTATATTCTGTATTTTTTTTTAATAATCCTCCTTTATATTTAATATCGTCATTATAATCCGAATATATTTGATAATCTAAGCAAAATATTTTATCTCCTATTTTCATATATTATTCATCAAAATTTTCTTCTTGAAGCATAATTAATTTAATAAATCTTGTATTTTTTTCAATTAATTGATCACCGTCACAATCAAGAATAAAATATTCTTTTGGTTCTAGCCTTAACATAACTTGTTTAAGATCATCAAGAGTTTTAAAAGCTATTGCAGTTTTACCAAATTTGGTAGATTTTTTTGTTCCTTTGATCCCAGATTCTTTTAAAATGTCTTTAATTCTTTGATCTTCTTTCAATTCACTAAAATCAAAATTACTACTTTTATAGCCATAACTTACATCAAAATTATTAGGATTACGATATTCATAAGGATAATAAACTAACATATAAGAATATTCTTTTGTATTCATTACATTTTTGAATACTTCTCTTGCTGCGTTGCCAAACTGAGCAGTGACATTAATCAATCTCATTGAATCATCATAATATTTAAGCATATCAAAATCAAATTTGATAGGATGTTTGTTATCACCATTAACGTATGACATAATTTCAAGATATTTACAATCATCTCTATCAAATGTTTCATTCGCAGATTGACACCATTCTGGAATTTGTGAGTCTTCTAATTCTGGATTACGATCAATATATTTTTGGAACATTTCATATTGATTTTCATAATATCCAATTGTAATAAGTAATGATGCTTTAACTTTACCAAGATCATTGAAATATTTTGGCTTGTGAGCTTTTCCTTTATAGAAGATTTTATATCTAGTTGGTATAACTTCAGGTTCACTAATTTCTTGACCTTCAATTTTATCAACTTTAACTTTAAATGGAGACCAATATGCAGAATAAATATTATTAGGCTCACTTATTATTTTAAAAAATGCTGTTGCATTTTTAAATTTAATTATTTCAATTTTTGTACCTGATGGAATTTCAATCATGTTATAACCAGAATAATCTATTCCATCTTTCATATGAATATAAGCATTTAATCCTAATGAGTCTTTTTGATTATAATAATCATTATATTGATTATTTACTTTTGAAACTTTGTTATTTACAACAAATATGTTGCCAGGTATACAAATATTTTTATCTATCATATTATAATTATTTAGTTAAACATTTAATGTGCAAATATATGAAATTAATTTTGAATAAAAAAATATTATGATATTTTTTTTAATTCATTAAGTTTTTGTTTTCGATATTCAGATAGTGATATAAAACATTCGGATGAAAACCACCAATTTTTATAAGAATCTTCTAATGATATACTAGTATCAAATCTAATATCTTTTATAATATGAATTGATGCTAATTTAAGTCCAGTATATGATTGCTTTATATAAACTATTTTTTCTCCTACTCTAAACATAATTCTAATTTTTGAAGTTTTAATTTTCTATATTCTTTTAATGTAATAAAAAAATTAAGATAAATATAAAAATTTTCTATTTCATCTGTAGTTATATAAGACAATTCTGGTATATAAGATCGAAAGTAGCCTGTTACTGTATAAATATTACCATAGATAAATTTAGACTGACTAATTTTACCATCATGACCAAAATATATACTACTTTATCATATTTATTTATATTAGTTATCATAACAATTCTAATTTTTGAAGTTTTAATTTTCTATATTCTTTTAAAGTTATGAAATAATTTGATGAGTAATAACCACCTATCTCTTTAATTCCTAGTCCAAATGTAATACCATTATTTAAAATTTGAACTATCGTATACGTGTTATATTTTTTAAAAAAATCATCATAAAAAGATATATGAGTATCCGTTTGGATATCTTAATATATATATTTATGTTGATTCGCTTTATCTATTTAATATTAGTAATGTCTTGTTATTTATATAGTTATAAAATTTGATTGTATGGGTCATCAATTAGGATAGACTAAAATAAAGCATACGTGGTTGATTGTTCTGATCAACTACTATGGAGTTGTTTCTTATGTTTTAATTAATCCCCAAGTTAAAATTGAGAGTTGTACGTAGTTAACTAATAAAGAGATGGTTGACAAGTAACACATGCTAAATAATTAACAATAAAACACTATATTTAAAACACTCAAACGGATACTCATAAAAAGATAAATTATTTTCATATACAATATAAACAATTTTATCTCCGATATTAAATTTGCACATATTTTGATATAGTATTGAGTTTTTCTTTTCTTAATTTAATTATAGCGTCATTGAAATAATCATGATATGAATCTTTACGTTTTATAAAATATTCAATATCATTCCAAATAATACATCTTTCAGACATCATATATTCTGAATATAATTTATATGTCAATTTATCTAATTCTGTGTACATATTTCATTTAATTCTTTAAGTTTTTCTTTTCTGATAACCTTATCATAATATAATTGATATTCATTTTTTTTATAAATAAAATAATCAAATGTACATAGGCATGAATATCCTTCATCCTTTGGATTTCTACTTTCACAATATAATTCATATGCTAGCATATCTACGTTTGTGTGCATATTTTATTAAGTTTTTCTTTTCTTATTAATTTTTTTGCTTTATCATAATAATTATGATATATTTCTTTATTTTCAATAAATTCATAAATAGTCAAATAGCTTATTCTATATTTATTTTTCATGTCGTATATAAACATATCATATGCAAACTTGTTTAATTTTTCTAATTCTGTATACATAATTTATTTAATTTATCTAATCTCAATTGTTTTAAAGCTATTTCATAAAATAATTTAATTTTATTAGATTTCTTTTGAGTTAAGAATAAATCTAACGTATATTGAGTGTAATAACCTTGAATATCAATATACTCTTCATATTTTTCATATGCTTTTTTATCTAATTCTGTTTTAGCTGTAATTCCTTTTACTTGGTTGAGCATAATTTATTTAATTTTAATTTTCTATATTCTTTTAATGTACAAAAATCTTCAATAGGAAACATGCTCATAGCATTAATTCCATCAATCATAAAAAATATATAATTAAATCCTGTTGTAGTTATATAATAAATAGTATATTCTTTCAAATATATTAATTTATTATCTTTACCTATATATATTACTATATCTCCTATTTTCATTTTATCGTCTTTTTAATTTGCTGTAATTTATATTTTCTAATATTAGGAGAATATATTAATTTTACAATAAAGTTATGATCCTCATAGAATAAAAATAATTTATAATCATTTGAATATATTTTATTTTTTAATACTATATTATTATTTAAATTTGAATATATTATATATTTTCTATCAGAAAATAATGAAAAATCAATACATTCAATTATTTCATTATCTTGATCGACTAACTCTAAAATTTGTTTTTTATTATCATAAATTTCATTAGTATCAAATTCATTTATATTTATATCTTTTAATTCTAAATTATCTTTTATATCATAAACGAAATATATTGGTATTTTTTTATTAATAAAATCAGTAGGATTTATATTATCACAATTATCATACATAAAATTTTTAATAAAATCTATTTTAAGATATTCATTCCTATTATTATAATAATATTTTTCAAAAGAAATCGTTATTAGCTTTAATATATTATTCATTTGAATTTTTTAATTTTTATTCTTCTTTCAGTCTGATGAATTAATTTTTTTATTTCATTTAATTCTGATTCAAAATCTTCTCCATATCTTATTTTTTTCAATTTATAATTATAATACTTAAGTTTAATATTATCTTTATATAAAATATTATATGAAATAATAAATATAGTTAAAAACATATATAATAAAATTTTCTTCCTAATATTATTATCATAAAAATATTCATAAAAATCAATACCTTTTTTAATTAATTTTTTATAAATGATAAATAATATACAATTTACTATTATATAAATATTAAATATTATAAAACATATTAATATTATATCATTTGCTATCATCATTAACTATTTTATTTATTTTTTTTAATTTTATTTTTAATGCACAAGATCTTAATTTTTTTCGTATTTCTTCCTCTTTAATATTAAAATTATCAATTTTATAAACAGAGTTATTTTTATAAACAGATATGTTATTATTTAGCGTTATAAAATATGGATCATTTTTTATTAAATCACATCTTTCAACTTTATATTTTAAGAAATCATATTCAATTTCATCTTTATGATACTTATTATATAAAAATATAAACATAGTGAAAAAAATATATAAAATAGGATGTTTATTTATATGTCTTTTTTTAAAATATATTCTATATTCATTAGTATATTTTTTAAGTTCATTTTTTAATATGAATGAATTTATCAGATAATATATAGATAATATAATTGCAATTTCTACTAATAAAATAAATGTATTAATCATTTTAATTTTTTTAATTTAATTTGTCTATTAATTTTGTTTAGTTCTTTTTGTAAATTAGATAATTTATTATCAATAAAGTCAGATTGAAAATCATAAAAATATATTTCATCTATTTTAGCACTTAAATATAATTTCTTATATTTCATATCATATTTTTTACGTAATAATATATGAATAGGATAATATAACGCCTTTGGAAAATCTAAATTAATATTTACATAAATAAAAAAATCTTTATACATTTTATTATATCTCTTCTCTAAATATTTTTTTGCATATATAGAAATTATTGCATATAACTCAAATATAATTATTGATAGTAATATAATTTTCATAAATTATAATAAATTTAATTTTTTAATTTTTTCTTTTCTTTCTATATTTAATATATTCAAAGATTTAATATGAATATCATTTCTAATATCTAAACTATAATCTTCAATGCAATATTCAACATTAGTGAAATAACAATAATCAGTATTGAGATAATGACTTTTTTTATTTAAATTTATTCTAAATGTATGACCAATAATATTTATTTTTTCTTTAATTATATAAGTTCCAATAGTTTCAGAAATTTTATGCTTAAATTTAAAAATCATTATTTTTCCTTCTAATTGAGGATTTATATTATCTTTTAATATTTTAATATAAGAATAATTGTTTGTTGAAATTTGAATTTTTTTGATTATTTTATGTATAAAATCTGGATTATTTCTAAATTCAAAATAAATTTTTTTCAATTCATCTGTCATTTTGAATATTCCATATTTTAATGTGTTATTTTCAATATATTCAACATATGCAGATTCTTTAAATATGCAAGTATTATTTGTATTAATAAATGCAATTTCAGAATTATAACTATCATTTTCAGATATTATATTAAAATATTTATTGTAGTACTCAATCATAAATTATTTCATTTTAGATGATGTTTTACCATTTCAATTATCTTTTTTTGCTTCAATTGGGAACATTTCGTAAAATTTTTTCCACACTTTTAGAGGACGATTCTTTTTAGGATATCTTGTCATATTTTTATTGCCACCAAATCCCATACCAATTAGTACTCCTTTATTGTCACGTCTCACAATAGGATTTTGTTTATAATCAAATCTTTTATGCAAAACTAATTTAATTTGTTCTTCATTATAAAGTTGTTTAATAGTTTCTTCACTTGTATTATATTGTTTTATGATATTATATAAATCTACATATATTTTACCTAATTTATATTTTAATCCACTATTATCATTATCTTCTTTCATTTTTATAAACTTCATTGCATATTTTTTAATTATATCAATGTAAGTTTTTTCATCACTATCTTTGTAAATATGTAGATTAATTTGAGATAGCATGTTTCTGAGTTTTCTTAAATATTTTTTTTCTGTCATTTTTTTCTTTATATTTTAAAGTAGCTTTTGAATAATCTATTTTACCATTATTGTATGATATTATTTCTTTTTTGCTTAAAAAATATACTGTGATGATATATTTATATCTATTAAACGTGCACCAAATATAATGTTCTTTAAATTTAATAATGTTTCTATATTTATGAGCTGTTAATCTTATAGAATTTTCTATTGATAATAATGAACATAATTCATCATATTCATCATCAGATAAAATTTCATTAAATCTTTCTAAATAACGTATTTTTGTATGATTTATATGGTACTCAGATTTATGATTTTTCATTTATTTTTTTAAGTTTTAAATACCTCTTCATTCTATTGTAATCTAATTTACCATCAGGTGATAATGATTCAAAACCAAAAATTTTTATAAAGTTTTGATCATAATGTAATATTCTATTTTTATAAAAATTTATTTTTCTTTTTTCTCTAATTTTATTCAAAAATAAAAAACAAAAAATATTAACAAAACAAAATAATACATTGTATTTAGTTTCAATAAGTCCGTCATTTCCTTTTGGTTTAGTTTTTTTGTCTAAAATATAAGGCATGTATGAAAAACTTGTAAAATATATTATAAGAAATATAAATGGTATGATCTGTATCATTTTAGTTTTTTAATTTTAATATATCTACTGATTCTAATATAATCTAATTTAGTTTGATCATGAAGATTTTCAAATCCATAACTTTTATTCCAACTATCAATAACATCTTTATAATAATCTATTTTTCTCATTTCTCTTATTTTATTTAAAAATAAAAAACAAATCCAATTAAAAACAAAAAAATATAATAGGCATTTCATATATGATTGTTGACCATTGAAAATGATATAATCTTTTGATTTTAGTTTTTCTGGCTCAGTTTTATTGAGTAATGTTTTTGGAATATATAAAAATCCAAACAAATAAATTATTAATATATAAATCATAGTTTTATTTTATTATGACAATTAGCAAAAATACTACATTTTTTTAAATCTACCAAATATTTAGAGCAAAAACATTCAAAATTATTACATATTTATATATAATGTTAAATAACAATAAAAAATTATATTATTTTATATGCACATTTTAGTATATAAAAATAATGTATTATCTTTGTATTCAAATTTATTATTAATATTTAAAATATCAATTATGGAACAAGCTGATGTATATGCATATTTTGATTTAGAATCACCATTTATTAAATATTTTAATAGATGTAAAGATATTGATATGACTAAATCACAAATTCAAAAGAATTTGAATTTTTTAGATAAATATTATCAAAATATGGTTATAGATAAATTACCTATCACTATATTTTTTAAAATTGAACCATCGTTAGAAAAATTATTTAATAATTGGTGCGTTGATAATAATATTATATAATTAAAAATATAAAGTTATGTTAAAAATTTTCACAGAAGAATTTATAAAAGAAATTGGCTTTTCATATTCAAGTGGTGATGAAAATAGTCAATATGGTGAAGCTAAAAGCATAAGAGCAAGAGGTTAGATTCAGTTACAAAAAATTTAAACAAAACTATAAAAAAGTGTAAATAAATTAAACAATTATTAAATATTTATATATAATACGCAATAAAATCAAGTAATTGAATGAATAATAGAACCTTCATAATACACATTAAAGAAGATAAATATAAAAAAATGATGAGTGATTATATTTTCAAATATCGTCACTTCGAAAACTTATACCTTATAATATTGAAGGAAAACCAAGAAGATTTTAATTTACTTTCTAACTATAAAGTCATGAGAGCAGTTCTTGCTGAAACTGCTGGCGGTTTGGAAAAAGACAAAGTAAAGTTTATTAAAGATAAATATAAAAATTATGATAAAATGATTGAGTTGATTCGTTTATCTAAATGTCTTAAAATTCATAATATTTCTGATTTGATTAAGAGAGTTAAAGTAAGTTATAAAGCATTTTTCACTAAAATCAAACAAAAAGTTAAGGCAAATACACCCAGTGCTAAAAAGCTATTCTTGGTAACAAAATATTCAATTTTAGTTGATCAAATTGCATTTTCCTTCAAGAAAAAAGATAAAATTGGAATTAACTTAAGTAATAAAATGTTTTACATTGATTTCAAACACGAATTTCTACCAAAAAACATTCAAAGCCTTAAAATAGTTTACTCAAACAAAGAAATTTATTTACACTTGAACTATTTAACTGAAGATATTTTAAATAGTAATTTGAACATAAAAGAAGCAGGGATTGATGTTGGAGTCAATAATTTGCTTGCAATATTTATTGATGATAAAAAATCTAAATCAATTATTGTTGATGGAACTCCTTTCAAAAAATATAACTCAAAATTCAATCGTTTCATAGCTAAATTAAATGAATCTATTTCTAATGAAGTGATAGAATATAGTTTAAGTAAAAATAATATTAAATATGCTTCCAAGTGGACTCAAAGAGGAATAGAATTAAGGAAGTATAAGACATTTCTTTATGAAAAGAGGAATCGTTATTTTTATGATCAGTTTCATAAAGTAAGTAAAAGGGTAGTTGAGTTCTTGAAATTAAATTCAGTAACAAACCTAACCATATCATATAATTTAGCTAGCTTAAAATATAATGGTGACTGCAAATTAAATAATAAAGTAAAACAAAATTTCATACAGATTCCTTTCATTAAATTATTGGATTACATTCAATATAAAAGTAATGAAGTTGGAATTCAAGTAGATATAATTAACGAAGCCTACACTTCCAAGTGTTCTTGTGTTAGTGATGATGTTAATAATCCGTTAGATAAAGAACTAAATGGTGTTCGTTCTAAACGTGGATTGTTTACAGACAAACTAATAAATAAAACAATGAATGCAGATTTAAATGGTGCAGTTAATCATATTAAAAAATCAAACAAAAATAATGATTTTTCATGGCTGAAAAATTATATGTTTAAACTGTGTAATCCAGTTAAAATTAAATGCGACTACGATTTCTTTAAATTTATAAAGAATAGTGTGTTCGGACAAGGAATGTTATCAAACAACATCCAAACGTCACTTCCTGTACAAATTTGTGCATGTTTAAGTTGACGGAACTACAGAAGAACTAGTACTTTATGTATAAGAAAAACGTGAAGATGCTAAAAATGCTCAATTAGAATTTGATATTCTTGTACAAACTCATTATCAGTGTGTAGACGAAGGCGCAAAAACACTTAAAGAATATAATAAAAAATGTGAAATAATTCGTCAAAAACTTGACTTTAACAAATATAAAAATATTATGATATTAAATGGTATAATAGTTTAATGATGGAAGATAAAGAATATATATTATGCTCAGCAATTAAATTTGATGATATAATAGTTTGTGGTAGAAGGCATAATGATTGTTATGATTCATTAAATAAAATTGAAATTTCTTGTAACTCTACTAAATTTCATGAGCCAAATAGAAAAGAGCAAGGATTTTTAACATCAAAAGGAAATTTTGTTTATAGAAAAGAAGCTTGGAAAATAGCTAAAAATAGTAATCAAATTAGATATGGTAAAGAAGCATCAGAAAATGGAGATGACTCTGAATTGACATCTGAAAATTTATTTGATTAAATTAACATAATATAACAGTTAAAAAAGTAGAATTATTCATTTAATTCTACTTTTTTTATTATCTTTGTATTCTAATTATTAAAAACTTAGTTATGAATAGATTTGATGAATCTAAAAGAGTATATAAACATAAGATAGCAATTTTAAAATTGTGGAAGACTGAAACCACAAAAGTTTCATTGCTAAGAGTAATTAAACACGATTTAGAAAAAATGATTCTTATTCTTATTTTAGGAGATTATAATGCATCTAAAATTCATAGAAGAATAGCAAGGCATCACAATGTAAAGACAGATGAAGATTTATATGAAGCATACATAGATTGGGCATTAGCAAGATATACTAAGCCAGAAATGCAAATGGACGCTATTCAAACAGCAAAGATTCTTCATCCAGAATTATTAAATAAATGTATAAAACATTATTTAGAAGTTAATTATAAATAAAAAATATGAAAAAAGCAAAAAAATATTATCCTTTTGTGATATCTATAATTACATTGTTATTATTAGTTATAATTATGATTATAAATCCTTTATTTGTAATGAATAATATAATATTGACAATTATATTATGCTGTGTATCAGGAGGATATTTAGGATACGGACTTGCAAAAATACAAACTGAAATATAAAATTATGAAAAAACTTAATCCTTTCTCAGATAATTGTAATCAATTAAAATTCGGTGATTATATTCTTTTTCAAGAATATCAAGATAGAAATTATAAAGGTGTGTTTAAAGTCACAAAACCTATATTCGCAATTTACCTTGGATTTTTTGTTGCAGATCAAGCATTTGCATTTAATTATGTTAAATGGGTTAATGAAAATAGAGAAGAAGTTTATGATATTGATAATCACATTGAATGGTCTGATTATATAAATATACTTGGTATTTGGAAAGTTAAACCAACATGGCAAGAAATTATTTCCAAATATAGAAACCAAGAAATTGATGAATATGTAGATAGTGATGATATTGATTGGAATGATATAAAAAATTAAAATGAAAAAAATATCGGATGATATTAAATATAAAATTGGTAATAAAGTTTGGCTTTATTATCCGTCTAATGATATAAAAAGAAGAGGAATAATAACTCATATTAATGATGATGATGTAACAGTTAAATTCAAATACTGGAACACTGAAATAGAAATGACTTTTAGAGATTTTGAAATTACTCAGTTTACATATGATGATTATATTAATGATTTTCAAAGGACAACAGTTATATACAATATTAAATTAAATATTATTGAATCTTACATACGAAAAAATAAATTAGAAACTATAAATAATAATTTTGATACTAATATATCAGAAAATGATAAAGTATTACAAGAATTTGATATTAAATATATAGAAGAATATATTAAAAGAATTAATAAAAAATAAAATGAATTTAGATTCTATAATTGGAAAAACAGAAAAAGAAGTAATTGAATACCTGCAAGTGAATAATGTAAATTTTAGAATAGTTAGAAATAACTTAGAATATTATATAATTACTTGTGATTACGTTCCAGATAGAGTAAATTTAGAAATTGATAATGATGTAATAACATCTTATAATAACGGATAATTAAAAATTAATATTATGTATATATTAAGCAAGTTTAAAGATTATTATGATTATCTATCAGGTATTTATGGAGAAGATCCATTAATAGTTTTAGATAGGCGTGAATTTACCATGCCTACATTTAGAAATAATCCTATAAGTAAGGCTTATCCTGATGGTGATTTTGAAGAAGGAAGACTTGATTTATATATCGGAGGATTTCTTATTGAAGCTTACTTCAAAGGAGATAAAATTTATTATGGTAAAGATTTGAAACAATTCGATGCTGTGCAAAAGCATTCCGGTTGGTATTATAGGTGGTCTCATGATGAAAAAGATAAAGATAAAGTTCATATAGATATTAAAGGAACTAGATATAGAGAATCATATAATTTAAAAATAATTAAAGATTTAACAAAAATGAATGATAAATATAATTGTCCTATTCTTGTTAGAAAAAATAGTGAACCAGATAAATTTTTATATAAATATTGTATTTTAAAAGATTTGAATCTTAATTCTTTTGTTTCTCCTGAAGAAGTATATAAAATGATTTCTGATTGGATTTCATATCAAAGGACAATAGCAGAAAATCATGTAGATACTATGACTAATATTCAGAAAATAGAATCAAAAGGATTTGATAAAAAAACATCGTTCAGACCTAATATGAAAAAATAATATGAAATATAATGTATTTGATAGAAAAACAGGAGAAATCACATATTATAATACAGATTCAACTCATGATAAATACTCAGAATATTCAGATAGAGATAAACTTGATAGCATAGATATTAAAGTTATTGAATCTTATATAAGAGAAAAAAAGTTAGAAAAAATAAAAAATATTAAAAAATAATATTATGAATGAAAATGAAGATTGGTATCATAGATTTAATAGTAATATAAAAGATGATGATATTTATTATTATTATGGTAAAAAAGGATATGAGACTACTATTAAATATGAAGAAACAGATGAAGAAAAACTTGATAAGATTGATATGAGTATCATCGAATCATATATAAGAAAGAAAAAATTGGAAAATATTAATAAAAAATAATATGAATACTGACGAATTATTATTAATGCTAAGTTATATAGATAATAGAAGTTTGAATCAAACTAAACTATTATTTGAATTATGTGATAATGACTTTGAAAAATTATTAAAATTAGAAGCCTGCGTTAAAAAAACTTTTGTCTCTTATTGCCCTGGTGATAAGGAATTAGTTAATGAGTTAATAGCAACTTGGAATGAATCAAGAAAAAAAGAAAATTCTAAAAAAAATTAATTATGAGCACATTTTTAACAGTATTAATCGCAATTTGGATATCATTATTTATTGGTATCATTTTTTTAGTTGTTGTATCATTATCAATTAGTTCAGATACTAAATCTAAATTTGCTAATTGGTGGAGTAAACATATTAGTAAAACTTTAGATCCAAACGATTCTAGTTTCTAACTATATCATTAAGTAAATCAATAAAACTAAAATTAAAAGAAATATAGCAATGAATATAAATTATGACTCAAATAACTTTAAATCTGGTGATCATGTAATTTGTATTATTCCCGATAAAGGTGAATATTTAATAATGAATAATAATTATACAATTAAAACAATTAGTAATAATTTTTGTGATGTTGCTAATAATACTTCATTACCTTTATTCTTTTTATGTCGGTTCAAATTAGACGAATTATATTACAGAAAGAAAAAGTTAATTGAAATTCAAGAATTCTCAAAGTAATAGAAAATATTAAAAATTATAACAATGGATATAAATTATGACTCAAATAAATTTAAATCTGGTGATCATGTGATTTGTATTGATAATGATCAAACATTTTTAACAATAAATAATTGTTATATAATTAAAAAAATAAATAGTAAATTTGTTTATATTGATTCTTTTCCTTCATTTTTTGCATGTAGATTTAAATTAGATGAATCATATTATAGAAACCAAAAACTAAAAGAAATAGAAAATGTTCAAGGTAGGAGATAAAGTAATTTGTATTGATAATGTTAGTCATAATGAAAATGATAAACTTACAATTGGAGAATTAAAAAAGAGTAAAATATATACTATTAGTATATTTTTTGATATAAATATTCGCAAAAGGACTACTAATTATACTGATAAATTATTTTTAACTGGAATTAATTGCTGTTATTATTATCCATCTAATAGATTTATGAAATTGTCTGATTATTATAGAAAAGAAAAACTTAAAGAAATAGAGAAATGTACGACTATATTAGATTGTTAGAACATTTCAAAGATGGAGATAAAGTAGTTTGTATTGATAATGACGGAATTGAAGATGAACTAAAAATTAATAGCATATATAATGTGGTTAGATTTAATCGTGAAGTCCATTGTATAAGTCCATTTTCTTATCATCCTTATAGATTTATATCATTAAAAGAATATAGAAAAGAAAAACTTAAAGAAATAGAAGAATGTTCAAAGTCGGAGATAAAGTAGTTTGTATAGATGATAATCCAACATATGGTAGTAATTCATATTATGATAAGACAAATTTTTTAAAAATAAATAATATTTATTTAATAGATAAATATTCATCTAATTTAGAATTGATTAAAATATTTGAATATAACATATGGTACGATGAAAAAAGATTTATATTATTGAAAGAACAACGAAAACAAAAATTAAAAGAATTAATATGTTTAAAGTAGGAGATAGAGTAGTTTGTATTAATTCTGGAAAAATTTTTAATTTAAAATATAAATATACATATACAATAATAGAGATTATTAATTTTCATATTGGACAGCAAAAGCGAAATGGTATTGAAATAAAAATAAATAATGGCACTAAAAATTACTATAAATTATCAAGATTCATATCATTAAAAGAACAACGAAAAGAAAAACTAAAAGAGTTGATATGTTCAAAGTAGGAGATAGAGTAATATGCATTAATAATGATAGATTATATTATAATTCTGGTGAATATTTTTTGAATTATAATACTACTTATATTATAACAGAAATATCATTAGATAGTGTTAAAATAGGCAATATAAATTATGATTATTATGCTTCAAGATTTAAATTAGATAATTCATATTATAGGAAAAAAAACTAGAAAGAATAGTAGAATGTTCAAAGTCGGAGATAGAGTAGTTTGCATAGACAATAATAATATTAGTAGTACTGATGATGAATATATACTATATTATCATATGATTTATATTGTAACTTGTATTTTTTCGAATGATACTATTAAAATAAATGATAGAAGATATATTTATTCTAATTTAAGATTCATATCATTAAAAAGAATATAGAAAAGAAAAACTTAAAGAAATAGAAGAATGTTTAAAGTAGGAGATAGAGTAGTTTGCATAAATAATACAAAAATAGATTATAAATTTAATCTTTATTACAATAAAATCTATATTATAACCAGTATTGATGATGTTGTTAGAATTAAAATAGATAATATAAATTATGAATATTTTAATTTAAGATTCATATCATTAAAAGAATATAGAAAACAAAAATTAAATAACTTAAAAAATTATGAATATAAAATGTAAAATATTTGGTCATGAACCAGATTTAAATAAGCTTGTTAATAATAGTACTGAAAATAAAGATAATTATAGAGATTGTACTACTACTTGTAAAAAATGCAATAAAATATTGACATATGATGAATGCTGGAAAAAATATTCATATAAGATTATATCAATATTACAAAAGAAATTAATAGAAACATTAAAGTCAAAATAAAAACTTATGCATTAAATGAATGTTAAAAATTATTTAAATAAAAAAAGGAGAATCAATTGATTCTCCTTTTTTTATTTATATTTTTAATATTAATAAATAATTTCATTGATATTTAAAAATTCCACAGAATATGATACATAATAAGGATCATTCTTTTCATAGTAATATTTTATTACTTTGGTTTCAACTTCAGTTTCAGATTCTGCATCTACTATATGAAATTGCTCGCTAGTAGTAGTTTTTCCTTCATAATAAAATTTATTTACTTTTAAATGTGCTAAATATAACATATTATTAAGTTTTAAATTGTGAATATTAAATTGTATTCAATATTATTACAAAAGTAATAAAAAAATCTATTCACACAAATTGTGAACAGATTTTTATTATTTAAATACATTATTTAATATAAATTATATATTTAATCTTCTGTAGATTCTGGCTTAATTTTATTCATTAAAGATTTAATTGTTGTTTCCAATTCTGTACCTTTAACAGTTTCTAATAATCCTTCTATTCCACCTTTTCTGAATATGTCAGTCCAATCACCACCTTGTGCTTTAAGATTTTTAGCAAGCATTTCAGTAGTTTTAACTCCACCAAGTGTAATCATTGCTTCAATCAATTTAGGTTGAATTGATTTCATTTGTGCTTCATATTCAGTTGTACGAATTTCAGATTTCTCTTTATCTACATCAATTTCATGCTGATCATTTAATTTTACTATTTCAAGTGACATTTTACTAATTTCATCTAAAATAGTTTGCTTTGTTTTTTTAGCTTTAACATTAGATAATTCAAGAGAATTTGATAATTCAGTTTTTTGTTTAGTTATTTCTGAACGAACTTTATCAGTTTCAAATGATTCATTAAGAATTTTACGTTTAATATCTTCTGATTCATGAGTAAGTTCTAATTCTTTTTTAATCTTGTTGATATTCATATTTTGTTTTACAACTTCTTTTTGATAATCTTTCAAGAAATAAGAAATTTCACTATCACCAATAGTGATATTTAGCACTTCGATATCATAAACCTGCATTCCATTTTCTTCAAATGTTTTACCTGGTCTTTTTTTACCTTCTTCTGCTACACCTAAAATTGTATCACGAAGAATATCAGCAGCATTGTTATTGAAATCTTCAATAGTTACTTTCTTAACTTTATTTCTAACAATTGAACGAAGATGTTGAGTTAACAATTTAACATAATCACCTACATTAAACCATTTCTTATCATCTCCAGTAAAGTTTACTCTATAAGATAATCTAATTGTAACATTAACTAAATCTTTTGTTTCAGCTTCAATAATATCAGATACAATATTATTAGATGTTTGTAAATAAACAGTTTTGAATAAATCATGATCTGTTTTTGGCTTACCTGTTGATAATCCTAAAACTTCAAGAGTTTCATCAAATTCCAATAATCTAACTTTTGGACCAATTACTACTTCACGTTCACCAGTTTTTTTAACAACTTGAATAGCAAATCCTGGCCAAACATTCATTGTTACAGCGCCGTCATATTTATTATCCATTGTTAATGTTCTTGGTTTGGTGAATGTAGTTTTTCTACTCATTTCATCAGCCATATTCATAGTAGATGAATAAGCTTTAGTACCTTTTGATATACTACGATCAGAAACATATGCATTACTTCTTCCACCAAGATCACTAATATCACTATTACCAATTTCAGTTTCTAATGTTTTATTATAAGATATTGCATCTTTACTAGTTGGAAACCACAATTTTACAGTTTGCTCATCTAAAACACGTTTAACTATCACTTCTGTTCTTGGATCTGGATTAAACATCTTTGGACCTTTATATAAAGTAATATCACCTGTTTCCTTATTAAGTACATAACGAGCTTCACCACCTGTAATTGCTACAGCATAGTGCATTACTTTATCATCATATTTAATAATTGCATGTTCTTCACGTGGAAAGTAAATTTTTTGTTCTTTACCAGTAATAAACAATTCTTCTCCAGTAACATATTTAATCTTACCTTCTTCATAATCAGCAATAACTTTGATATAAATACCCATGTTATTATTTAATTCAACTGCTTTAAATTTGTTTTTACCTTCTTGTTGAAGAAATTCTTCTGTTGGTTTTGGAAATACAACAGATGGTCCTTTTACATAACGTTTGGCTCCATTTTGATCCAATAGAATACAATATTCTAATCTTTCTAATGTAACTGCTTTTCTTACAAAGCTAACATTATCGTCAGATACAACTTCAATTCCAGTAGGTGGAATATAAAAAGATACATCAGTACCTTTAATTACAAATAATTTACCTGTAACTAATTCATCTGTTGAAATTAGTTGAACTTTTCCTTTTTTAGATTTATTATCATTTCCTTCTGTTATTTCAGTAGTTTTAATAATAGAATTACTAATGTTATTTTTTGCTTCATCTTCATTGTAAACTCTTACAATAAGATACTCATTATATTTCAAATTATGTCCAGATAATACTCTACCAATTTGCTGAGGCCAAAGCGGAAATGTTGCAGGTCCAGGAATGTTAATTTTACTACCAATTTTCAATTTTGATAAATTAGAAGTTTTACCTTTTTTTGGATATACTGGATCACCAACTTCAGGATCAGCAGGATTGTTTAATACAATATATTGACCTTCATCCGCAGATAATGATACTTGAATTGCTTCTGTGAAATTATCAGATTGAATAAACGTTTTTGAATTTTCATCAAATGTTACCACCCTGTCAATTTCACCAATACTTTCTTTGTACGGTCCAACAGCTACTGCTACTTGACCTGAAGCTCCATCTTGAATATACACAAATGTTCCTTGTGGTAATACTAAATCGCTTCTTTTGTTTTCATAACTCATAAATTACTTTTTTATTATTTTAAATTAATACTAGAAAATTATATAGAACTATTTTAAAAATAGTTTTTACTTTTTATTTATATTTTTTACTTTTTATTTCTTGTTTTAAGAGATTAATATTTATCTTTCATATTCTTAGTAAACTCTAAACTTTCTATTCTGTACCAATTCAAATTACTTTGAACAATTGGTATACATTTGGTTTTTAATACTACTTTAAATGGATTTGTTAAATTATCTTTCATCCATTCAAATATATCAGGTAATGTTTTTGGTATGAAATAATAATACCATCCTTCTGTACATACTGCAGATATTATACCATATTTCTCATATATTTCTTCAAATGCACAATCATATGGTTCGTACATATAATCAAACAACCAATCTGTTAGACTCTTTCCTGTTAAATGCTCAATATATTTACCTTTGAATTCATTATATTGTACTGCTCTTTCCCAATGTTGTTTTATGACAACTGGATCTTTACTAACCTTATCATAGTGTTTTTCATCAAATCTATTAATTAAATACTTATCAGCATAATAACAAATTTTTATTATATAATAATCTTTACATTTTATTCTATTCATCATTTAATATTTTCATTGTGTAATCATTAATCAGTGTATTCAATGGACAATCTAAAATATCTTCTTTATTTAGTTTATGCCCTAATCTATCTTCCATGCAATCCATGCATAACATTCTTTCTCCAACTCCAAATTTTTTCCATAAATCAAAAGTTACCATATAATAATCTTTATTATCAACAAATGTATCTTTACCACAATCAACGCATTTCCATTCAGCTTTTTGAGTCAATCTTCTACCATTTCGCATATTTATTTTATTTTTTGAAGTTTCTTTTTTCTTAGATATTTTTCAATATCTGATATTTCATAATCAACGATTACATTTCTTATTTTATTATCCAGTTTTTTAAATTTTAGAATTAATTCAATATCATTTATTTTAAAATTATCTAAATTATCACTTATAATCAATTCTATATGCTTAATATATTTTTTATATTCTGTTGATCTTAATTTTTTTCTATTCGCATAAAAATTAACTATATTACGTTTAATTTTTAAAAATAAATCCCATATATTATCCCAAAATACCAACATTAATAAATATAAACCAATAAATAATAAAATGATATAAATTGTCATGTTTTTTTATTTTATTTTTTGAAGTTTCTTTTTTCTTAGATATATTTCAACATCTTTCATATCAAATTGCAATAATATATTTTTAATTTTATCATCTAACTTATAATAAATTAAAACTGATTCTAGATCTTTTGAATTATATTTATCTAATATATAACTAATAGTTAATTCATAATTCTTAATTGCTGATATATACTCTTGTGTTCTTTTTAATTTTTGTTTTTTATATAAATCAAAAATATTATTCAAACTAATATCAATATCAAATATTATATAAATAATAATTTTTACTATTAATATTAACATTATTAATACTAAACATAAAACTATTCCAATACAAATTGTTCTGATTATATCCATAATATTTTATTTACTTTTTATCGTAATAATTATTTTATTTTTTGAAGTTTCTTTTTTCTAATATATTTCTCAATATCTTTTTTCTCATAATCTAATATTATAAATTTAATATCAGGATCTGATTTATATAAATTATCATAATTTAATATGGTTTCAATATCTTTTAAACTATATTTATCTAATTTGTCACTTATTGCTAAATCTTTAATTTTAATATTTGATTTATATTCAGAGGATCTTATTATTTTTATTTTATTAAAAAGAATAATAATATCATTAAATTTAAATTCATAATCAAACATTATATATAATAATATGTATGATAATATACATGATATTATAATAAATAGTGATAATATTATTATGTTATCCATATTTTATTTACTTAATTTTTTAAGTTTAGTTTTACTCACATATAACTCAATAACTTTAAAATCAATATCATTTAAAACTAATTCAGTATTTAATAAATAATCTTTTAATTTGTCATATGAATTTTGTAAATAATTAGTATAATTATTAAGTTTTTTAAAATTATCTTGTAATTCTTTAAAATCATTTTCTAATTTTTGATATTCTTCATCAATATTTATATTCATAATTTATTTATTAAAATTTAATCGTTTAAGTTTAACTTTACGTAAATAATTTTCAATTTTAGATAATTTTATGTGATATAATATAGTTTCTGGATTATTTATAATTTTATCTCTCAAATGTTCATAACCGATTTTTGTATTATTAGTAGATACTATTAATTCTTTATTCAATCTACGCAATTCAGAATTTTCAATCTCATATTTCGCTAATTGAATTTGTAAATTATGATACGATTCTTGTAAAGTGTTAAATTTGGTTATTAATCTCATTTTAGTTCATTAAGTTTTCTTTTTCTTATATAATTTTCAATGAATTTAATAGATATATTATCCAATAGAATTGTATTGACTTTATCCATATCTATCTGATTTGATCTTTTTAATCTATCTATAGCTACTTGAATTCCATCATTTTCAATAATGTGATGATCTTTTCCATATTTCATTATTTAATATTTTTTGATGATTTAATTAATTCATAAGCAGCATTCAATTTTCTAAAATTTCTATTTGCAATTGCCTGATTTTCTTCGGTATCATTCTGATATTTGTCAGGATGCCATTTCATTGACAATTCTCTATATCTTTTTTTGATAGTTTTCTCATCATCAGTTTTATCCAATTTCATCAACTTATAAGCATTATCAATAGAGTTATTTATCTTTGGTTGAATATGCTGATGACTTTCATATTCATAATTTGTACGATATTGTCCACCATATCCTCCATTATTAATATCTTTTAAGAATTCTTTAAAATATTCATCAAATCCTGTTCCATATAAATCTTTATATAAATCATCAATGGTTTGAGATCTATTTCTAAAATTTGAATTAAAAATATTTTCTTCTTCTGTATTTTTTTTCTTTTTATTAAAAAGTCCCATATCTTATTATTATTTTTTATTTATTCTTTCTAATTTTTTCTTTCTTAAATAATTCTCAATTAAATTAACATCCATCATATCTAAAATTTCTTCATAAAATTCAATTTTATGTGAATAATCTATTTTAACTCTTTTAGATTGACTATTTTTTTTATATTCATCCATTAAATGATTCTCCAAATTTATCTACCCACATAATAATATATATTTAATATCCTAATAAACAAACTTCATTTTCTTTAATGATTAATCTTACTGAAAAATAAAAATAATCTTTAATTATAACTTCAGTGTGATCTTTATACACTACTATTAATGTATCATCTAATAATAATTCTTTCTCTGTCATTATTTTATCAAAATTTTTATTACCAACAAATGATATTAATTTTTGATTTAAATAATTTATCACAGCAGTTTTAAAATTTGGTTCTGCAAATTCGAAATCATAATCTAATATATAATTAGGATATCTGAATTCATATTCATATTCAGCCAACTCGTATATATCTTTATTTTCAATTAATGTATCATAATTAAATTTTTTATAATTATAATCTTCTTTTGATGTTTTAATTACATTATATTTATCTGATTCTAAATCACTTATCATTTCAGTTGACATACAATCCTTTAAACTAATATTAGGATTTTTCTTTTTTAATTCTTCATATTTTTCGAAAAATTTCACTTGATCTTCTGTATAATACATAATTATTTATATTTTAGGATTTTTTATTTTATATTTATATTCCATATGCAAAAAATATATCATATATAATGATAAACAACTAATAAGTCCAAATTCAGTACTAAAAAGTAATAATTTTAATATAATAGAAAAAATTAAAAAATTTGTTATAATATGATAATATGATAACAATGCTACAGTAACGCAATATAATGATAATATAAAAACTAAGATTATAGAAACAATTCCAATTATTTTAATTATTTTTTTCATATATTTTTAATTTATTTGGTTCTATTTTTTGTGATGTCCAATGCTCATTTGTTTGAACATGTCCCTTTCTTACCCATTTAGCTACACATTTACTAAAATCACTATATTTGAATGATTCAGTTATTCTAACAACAAAACCCTCTTGCTTATCAGGATTTATTTTAATTTTTTTAAGAACATTAATATCAAATATTCCTCTGTATAACTCAGGAACTGGTTTTAAAGATAATAATTCAATCCATTGTAACGTATCATCATAACTTAAACATATATTACTTTCATTCCAAATATTAAATACCTCAAAATAAGTATCTAAATCATCATAAAATAATGAATGTTTAGCATACATATTTTCTCCACAAACTCTCCAGTTTTCTGGTATCTCATATCTAATGATACCCCATAAACCTTTTAACCAATTTCTTGACGGATGATTATTACTATCGAGTGAACGAGCATAACAATAGTCACGAAGTAAACTAGAATTTTCACCATCCCTCTTTTCAGTAACTACAATTTCTTTACCTTCAAATCTTGATAAATCATAAATTGTTTTATCATCACTTCCTTTACCTTCTGACCACTCAAAATGTAATGTTCTTGGATATTTATATCTATTACACTCTGCAATAGGTTCTCCCCATTTATCGTATTCTAATGTTTCATCAAATTCGTCAGGTAATATGATTGTTTTAATACCAGCCTTAGCTCTTAATTCATTACATGATACAATTCCATTCTCAGCATAAATATGATGCTTAGAACACAAAGAAACACCATTATCAATATAATAACCACCATCAGTAAATTGTTTTCTATCAATTATATGGTGTACATCAATAGCAGGATTATTACATAAAACGCAAATAAATGAGTCTCTATTAAATACAGAGTTCCTAAATTCATCTCTTGTTAATAATGTTGATTTCATTTTCTTTTATTTTTCAAATATTCTACAATATCTTTAAGTTCTACTCCATTTAATATTTCCTCATCAGTAAGAGTCGAAAAATTTCTGTTTGAGCAATTAAATTTAGCATTTTCAATATAAATTGAAATTGCTTTAATAAACCAAAATTTAGAAAGTTTTTGTACTTTACGTTTCCTCACATAAGATTCAATTTTTTTAGTATCTATATAATATAGATAACTAACTAAATCTTCTTTTGTTTCTGGTACTCGACGAGTTACTCCGTCTGTAGTCTCCATTTATTTGCCTGTTTTTTTCCTATTGCGTAAATTTATAAAATAAAAAATAGTAATAAAAATTACTAAAACAGTTGATATTAAAGTTTGAATCATAATAATTTAGGATTTAATTATACATATTAATTGAAGTACAAAGATATGAATTTATTTTAATATATAGAACATATAAAACAAATAAATAACGTTAAATAAAAATAAAAATATTATAATGAAAAGATTAAAAAATTTTGAAAATTTTAATGTGATAGATGAAAATATTGGTACATGGTGGAATAAATTTATCGATTACGGTAAGAAAGGATTACTAACTGCTGCTATATTATTATCAGTAGCATTCTCAGCTCAATCACAGAAACAAAACAAATCAATTGATGAATTAATCAAGGCACTCAAATGATGCAATCAGATGAAAAGAATGATGTTTATTCTTTCTTTGTTGGTATATCTACAGAAAACTGCTCATTGTCTATGAAAAATGAAAATATTGATGCTGCTTCAGGATTCAAAGAAATATCAAAATATTATGAAAATTTGAGAGATAATAAATACACAGAAAATTATCAAGTAATGCTATTAAATATTTTAATGTAATAAAAAATTTATATGATAATTTAGATAAGAATGAAATTTATAATTTTATTCAAATTGGTAAAAAATTACACACTATAGATTAAATTTATCTGTTTGAGATTTTAATTTCATTATTAATAGAATTTCTAATAATTCATCTTTATTGATATGATTCCAATTTAGAGTTGAAGGTAATTCTGATATTTTATTTCTAATTTCATATAATTTGATTGAACAATATAAAGATGTTAAAGTAGGTAAGTAATTATAATTATTATCAATTAAAATTTGACAATCTGATTTATTATAATAAATATATAACATAATAGAATGATTATTATTATTAGAATTGATCTGATAATAAATATCATATTTTATATTATTATTATCTAGCATATTAATATTTTTCATTATATCATCACTATAATAATTAAATCTTTTATAATATATTGAATAAATTTTTATTTTTTCAAATGTTTTTATATATTTCATAAATTAAATTTATTTGAATTTTCAGTAATATCAATCAATTCATAAATATCTTCTTTTTTTATATCAATCCAAATACCAGAATTTATTAGAGAATCTTTATATCGTTCTAATTCTTCACTTGAAATTAAGTTATCATCTGGAATAAAATTCATTTGTGATAGCGGAAATCCTTCAGTCGGAAAATTTAAATATGCGTTTACAGCGATATATAAAAAATTTCCTTTCATTAAACAATAGTATATATCATATTTAATATCAAATTTATTAAGTTTTTCAATATTTCTATATAATATTTGTTTATTTGTATTATTTACATTTGAATATACTTTAGTAAATTTTTTAAACTTAATATCATTAATCTGTTCATTGAATCTTTGTATTTTCATAATTATAAATTATAATTTTTTGCTTGTAATATCAATTCTAATTCTTCTTTATTTTTACTAAAATATTTAATTTCATCTATACTAAAAGGAAATGCATCAGTATCCATATGCAGTAAAAAGTTCTAAATCTTTTAATATTTTTTTATCAAAATTATATTTTATTACATATGGATATTTAAATCCTCCTACTCTAACATTAATAATAATTCCTATTTTATTATCAATATAAGAATTTAATGTTTTTGCTTCATCTTCATTTTCACATATAACATAATCTACAATTTCAGGTAAATTATAATTAAGTTGTTCATTGAATCTTTTTATCTTCATATTATATGTTAAATTTATTTGATTGTAATATCATTTCTAATTCTTTTTTATTTTTACTAAAATATTTAATTTCTTCTCTACTAACAGGTAATATATCAGAGTATTCTACGTATTCTACAGAATATTCATATTTGACTCCTTTTTTATAATCAATAATTTTACCTATTTTATTATTAATGTAAGATTTTTCCCACATACTTTCATCTTCACATATGACATAATCTCCAATTTCAGGTAAATTATAATTAAGTTGTTCATTGAATCTGTTTATCTTCATATTATATATTGAATTTTTTAGAATTTATTGTCACCTCTATTTCATCGTATTCAACTTCTGTCCATAAATCATTTGGATTTAAGCTACTTTTAGAAATATCATCTTCAGTTTTAATATAATTAAAATTCATCCTATCAATAATAACTTTTTCATCCATATTAATAGGAAATGCATATATTTTAAATGTAAAATGATTTGGCAATAGTTGATCAAAATATTTATAATAAATAATATTATTTATTTTACAATCATTTAAATATTCCGAATCTTGTAATAAAAATTCTATATCATCATTTTCATAATCTATATCATCATTTTCATAAATTGAATATCTTTTATAAAATACTTTAAATTGAATATTATTATTTTCATTGAATCTATTTATTTTCATAAGTTAAATTTATTTGATTGTATATATAATTCTAATTCTTCTTTTGAAATTTTATTTTGATATGATATTTTTTTTTTCAATTCTTCAATATTATCAAAAAATTTATATGATTTATATTCACTTGGCAAATTTATCAATTCAAAATCGTATGGTAATTGCGCATAAACTCCTATAATATCTTTATTTGGAATTTTTAATATGTCATATGCTACATTATACATATCAAATAAAAATAAATCATTATTTATTTCATCTATTGAATTATAATTCGAACCATATAATTTATTATAAACATAAATTATATCATCATTTATATTCTCATTAAATCTGTTTATCTTCATATTATATGTTAAATTTATCTAAATTATATAACATTTCTATATAATCTTCAGTGATATCATCATTTTCAATTTTTTTAAATCCAATATCATTATATTTTTTATTAATTTCTATCATACGTTGTTTATTTAAGTAAAACGTATTTACACCACTTAAATGATGAAAATTATAAATATCTGTACTAAATATAGATTCTTCTATCTCATTTTTGGGTAACACATACACTGTAAAATATATAATAGTTTTATGCATACGCATATATAGTTCAAAATAAATATCATTATCTTTTAATTTATTAATAAGTATTAATAAATTTTTTATATTATTATCATTTTTACTAAAAGTACCAGATTCGTAAATATAAAATAAATTATTAGAATCATCTAAATTATTCTCATTAAATCTTTTTATCTTCATATTTACATATTAAATTTACTTGCTGCCATTAATAACGGAATATCTTCGTTTTTAATTATATTTTCACTATGATATAATATCTCACTATCATTAAATACAAATGAGTCCTTTTCATTTTTTATTATTTCGGTACGTATATTATTATCATTCGGAATATTTTCATATTGTACAGTATATGGATATATATTATTCTGATCTATATTAACTATTTTTCCAATATTATTATTCACAAAATCATTAACATAATGATTTGAGGTATATTTACATATTACATAATCTCCAACATTTATTTCATCATTATAATTTTCATTAAATCTTTTTATCTTCATAATTAGAATTCATTTCATCTATATATTTAAATTTTTAATCATAAAAAAGAACCTATGAAATTTATCATAAGTTCTTGTTATTTATATATTAACTATAATTTATATTTTTAAATTTTTTAAAATTATATATAGCATATGAAACATTTAAAAATATACGAAAGCTATAATGCACCAGATTTAGGAGATTATGCGATATGTGATATTTATTCTGGAGAAGGATTTGAACCATTCAAAGATCTTAAAGATTTTCTTAGTAATAATATAGGAATAATAATTAGATATCCAATATATAAAGATGATAATTATATTATTTCTTATAATAACTTACCTAAAAGTCTTGAAATATATCTTATATATCTTACGACTACAAAAAATGATAAAGGATTTGAAATTAGTCGTGATGAAATAAAATATTACAGTAAAGATAAAAATAAATTAGAAACCATATTACAAGCTAATAAATTTAATCTATAATAATAAATAGAATATAAAGAATTTAATGAAAACATATAAAGAATTTAATGAGAGATTAGAAGAACCTTTGATATATTATTTCAAAGGATTTGTTTATGATGGTAAAAATAAAGAAGAAAATAATACAAATGCATTTATTCATAAAATTTATCAATATATTAAGTTATTGGATAATTCAAGTATTAAATATTTATTTTGTTATGATAATATAAATAAATTTATTATTTATTGCGTTCCTTCTAATAAAATTCAAAAAGAATTAGTTGAAAATTATCATTTTAAAATTAGTAGATATCAATCATTTAAATCATTTTTAGAATTTGAAAAATATATTACTAATACTCTTCATCATAAAGTAATTAAAATTGATGATATTATAAATATAATTAATAATTAAAATGAAGATAAAAAGATTTAATGAAAGTTTAAATGAAGGCAACCCTGAGGTTGGAGATTATGTAATATGTTTAAATGATAATAATTCATCTGACGGTATGTATTATGAAAAAGGATCTGTATATGATATATATCTGAATAATAACATAGGTAAAATAATATCAATTAATGATAATAGATATTTAATTGAATATGATGATTTTCCAGGTTGGAATGGTAGGGAATCAAAACAAAGAAGATATTTTGATGTTACATATTGGTCAAAAAATAAATCTGAATTAGAATCTATATTACAAACAAATAAATTTAATTTATAATGAAAATATTAAAATTTAATGAGAATATAGATAATATTATTCCACAAGTTGGAGATTATGTTTTAATGAATGATCATGGAATAATTTTAGATTATTTAATAAATAATCCAGGATAAATTATAAAATTAACATATGATAAATATAATAATATATGTACATTAATAGTTAAATATAACAATATACCTGAATCCCTACAAAATTTTTTATGAGTATCCGTTTGAGTACCTTAATATTTGTTTTTAATTTACACACCAATGAGTAAACTGTCAAATAATTTAATTTCAAATTTCGTTTTAAATTTATTCAATACTCAATTAAAATAGCACTGAAAGTATTGTAAATAAGCATCAAGATGAATTTGTACTAATAAGTTCTTTTCATTCTAATTGCAGTATATCCATAAAGCCACATTACATTGACTTTGTCTTTATGGATTATTTATAATTTATGTTTAATACATATGTCTTTAAATGTTGGTAAAGAATTTCAATTTCAATATCAATTATAGATTTCTGTTAGATATAGTTCTCCAATAGAAGCTTAATAGCATCTATTTTTTTTTCTAATTACAGCTATCTTTTTAATATATAGCCTTTTAAAGTAGAATAAAAGTAACAATATTTTAGGTATCCAAACGGATACTCATAAAATTTTTTTTATGATTATAACATTAATAATAGAAATGAATATATTAAGAATACTAGAGTATTTCTAATTGAGCAAATTTTAGATATCGCACCCACATTAGAAGAAATGAAGTTAAAAATTATTGCAAATAAATTTAACATATAAAATGAAAATATTAAGATTTAATGAAAGTAATAGTAATTTTAAATTATATTTTAAAAAATATAAATGTGATGACTATGATATTAAAATATTACATAAGGATATTAGATATTTAGATGCGGATTTAGATGATATAGAAAAAAATAAAATACAATATTATTTATATGAAATAAATAATTATATTTATTTATATTTTATAAAACCATCAACAGCATTATTAAAAAGTACATATTATAATTCAAGTTATGAAAATATGAAACAATTAAAAAATTATATGCTAGAATAAAATCATGCCAAAATAAAAAGAGAAGATATAAAATATATTATAGCAGTATCTAAATTTAATTTATAAATTAAATTTATTTGTTTGTAATATCATTTCTAATTTTTCTTTATTCTTTGACCAATATGCTATTTCAAAACGCTTCACTCGTGTACTATTAGAATTAAAAAAACTTCTTAAATCCCATGGAATATCAGAATAATTAATAATGTATGGATAAGTCTCATCATTTTTTATTGCTGTACACTTACCAATATTAGATTTTATAAATGAATTTATATCACTCCTGTCACTAAATTTAGAAATAATTATATCATCTGCACATATGACATAATCACCTATTTCTGGTTCTCCAACATTTAATTCATCATTTACACTCTCATTAAATTTTCTAACTTTCATATATTGAATTTATTTGATTTTAATATCATTTCTAATTCTTCTTTATTTTTACTCCAATTTTTTATAGCACATTTAGCTATATCAAATGTATAAAATGACTTATCATTTCTATTATGTTTTGAAAATTGATCTTTAATATCATTTGGTACATTATCATATTGAATAATATAAACTCTTTGAAGATTATTCCAGATATACTTATCATATAATTTAGAAATAGTATTATTTATGAAATTAAATATAGGAACATCAATATTTATATTACATAAAATATAATCACCTTTTTCTGGCTCATTTTCATTTATATTCTCATTAAATCTATTTATTTTCATATTATAAGTTAAATTTCTTTGAATTTTTTTGAATATCATAATTTAATATATCTTCATCAGTTACATTTACTTCACCTTGGTAAATATAGTTTTCTTTTTCATAATAATTTTTACCATAATTATTTCCTGGCATCCATTGATATTCATCACTTACATAAATAGTATTAAACTTAATAATATGCTCATTTTTAATTATCATCCTATTTATATCATATTCAGGCCATTTCAATTTTCTTAAACTAATCTCATAATAAGGTTCATCAGTTCTTATTAGCCAAAACTTATGTATTTCACTACTTTCATTAAATCTTTTTATCTTCATATGTTAAATTTATTTGATTGTATTAATAATTCTATATCATTTATGCTAACATTTTTATAACCAGAGTTTAAATAGTCTATTCTATTTTCTTCTTTATTTTTTGCTGATGACGAAATATAATCTTCTGAAAATACATGATATAAAGTATAATGTGGATATATAAATAAAAACATATTATTATCTTTATAAAATATATCATAATCAATATTATATTGTTCTAATTCCTTTATATTATTTGATAATTTTAATAATTTATTTTCCGATATATGATCAATATAATAAACATTATAATAAACTTTATCTTTAATATAATTATAATCATCTATTTTTTCATTAAATCTTTTTATCTTCATATGTTAAATTTATTTGATTGTATTAATAATTCTAATTCTTCTTTATTATTACTCCAATATAATATTTCTTCATATTTATAATTTCTACAATTATTATTAAAATATGATTCTATATCATTTGGAATATTAAAAAATTCAATTTGATATGGAAACGTACGATTGCTATTATATTTAATAAATTTACCAATATTATTAGTGATAAAATTATAAGCATTACCAACTATGCTATCATATTTAATTATAATATAATCTCCAATTTTTGGCTCATCTTCATTTAAACTTTCATTAAATTTTCTAACTTTCATATGTTAAATTTATTTGCCATAGTAGAAATATATATATCATTAATATCTTCCTTAGTTATTTTTTTATAATTAGAAGTAAATATTTCATTTCTTAATTCTCTTAAATCTGTATATAATATAGAAATTTCAAAAGTATTCAAATTATAAAAATTATAAAATGATTCATTAACATATGCATATAATAAAAAATTCCAACTATTTCCTTCTTCATAATAATATAAATCATATAATAGATTTCCAGAATCAATTAAATCATTAATATCCTTATATAATATTTTAATATTATAGTCATCACATTTATATTTTTTAAAATATAATTTAAAATTACTATTACTTTCGTTAAATCTTTTTATCTTCATAATTATATGTTAAATTTATCAGCACTTAATAAAATCTCTTTATTTTTCTTTAAATATTCTAAATCATGAGAATGTAATAATATCTCATCCCTACTATAATTTTGATATCCATTAGCTGTTCCAATCTCTACTACATATGTATAAAAATGAGTTGGACCTTCCATTATTCTGATTACTTTACCGATATTATAATCAAATATACTTGAATAATATCTACTTTTACAAACTACATAATCTCCTTTCCAAATTTCAGGATATTCTTCATAATTTGACTCGAATTTTTTAATATGTTTCATATGTTAAATTTATTTGCTTGTAATAATATTTCTAATTCTTCTTTATCTTTAGACCAATATTTTATTTCATAATGTTGTGCATAAAATGATAACTTCTTTAAATCTTCTTTATTATATATATCATTCCATTGACCAGGTTCTTGTTCTTTATCTTTATCTTTATCTTTATCTATATCATATAATATAACATAATAACTATGAAACATTCTATCAATATATCCAATGTTATTATTAATAAAATCTACTTTTTCAGTTCCAGAAGCAGTTTTGATTATAACATAATCACCAATTTCTGGCTTATCTTTACGCTCACTGAAATGTTTAAGATGCTTCATAACATTATATATTTAATTCCAAATATCATAAATATTAATCAATATATTATAGTGGAATTTAACAACATAAATATGGTTAAAATAATAATAAAATATAGTGAATTTTCACAAATGTACTATTCTTAAAATAATATATAATTTTTTTATATATAATAACATGATAATAAATTTTAAATTATATGAAATGAATGAAGATAAACCTGAAGTAGGTGACTATGTCATTTGCGATGGTAAATATACATTAAATCCTGAATATAGAGAATTTATAGATACTCATATTGGTAAATTAATACGTATCAATATAAGCATTAAATGTTATGTAATAGAATATTTTTATCCTAACAGAGGAAGTGAATATACTATTAACTTAGAAGATATAAAATATTGGTCTAAAAATAGAAATGAATTAGAAATAATATTACAAACTAATAAATTTAATATATGATAACAAATTTTAAACTATATGAAATGGATGAAAATAAACCTGAAGTAGGTGACTATGTTATTTGCTCACATTTTCATGACAAATTACCAACATATTATGAAAAAGAACAAAATTTTATAGAAAATAAAATAGGTAAAATTATAAACGTTAATTGGAGCAATAGATATCCTTATGCAGTAACATATGATAATATTCCAGATGGATTATGGAATGCAAAAATTAATGATGATAAGGTATTATTATTTAGAGATTACGATATTGAACATTTATCCAAAAATAAAGAAGAATTAGAACAAATTATTAATACAAAAAAGTTCAATCTATAATAGATCGAACTTTTTAAAAATATCGCTCAATGCTCCAATATATTTATATAATATATTTTTTAATGATGAATAAAAACGAAATATATTACAGAAAGAATAAGATAAGCAACAATCGCCCATTTAATGGCATATTTTAGAATTTCTTTTTTGTGTAATTTCATTGCGATTTAGTTTTTAATTATTCAACAAAGGTAATCCTTTAATTTTATAAGTCAGATATATAATGTGTTAAATATTTTTAAAAATTTTAAATTTAGGATCATTTTTTTCAGAACCATCTTGATTAAAATAACTCGGAATATATTTCTTTAAATTTTTATCTGTTGAAATTATATCTTTTATCATTAATTGTATATCATCATGATTACCTATATAATTACCTATATAATTATCAGCAATAAATTTCCAAATATGATCATAATCGCATAATAAATATTCATATACTCTTGTATGTACTATTTTAAATAAGCATATTCCTTTAACTTTATCTGGTAGAGTAATTTCTTGATTACTTATTTTACATAACTTAATCTTTCTAATATATTGTTCATCATAAAAAAAATATATATTATCTGGATAATTATCATTCTTAACTTGATAACAAGAATTAAATATAGTCCAAAACCATGTATACAATTCAATTTTATTCATATTCAATTAATCTTATAAAAATAACTTCTCTTAGGTTTATAATCGGATAATCTATTGAAATTATTAAAATTATTTAGTGAAGTTTTTAAAGGAGTATATAAACTTAATTTAATATCCTCATTTATTATTATTTTATTAGATTCTGATATAATATCTGATGCTAAATCATTTAATATGATACAATTAGATATTTCTAAATCTCTATTTTTATTAGTCCATTCCATTTGTGATGTTAACTTATTTAATTTTACGCAATCAAATATTATATCATTTATTAAATTTTGAACGCCACGATAACTCATAATGTAATTATTTTCAAAAAATGACCAAATTTTTTCATAATCACACCATAAATATTTATATGTTAAATCCTGTTCAAATAAACAAATACCGTTAACTTTATTAGGTAAAGTAATTTTAATATTATTTAATTTAGATAGTTTACATTTTCTAATATATTTTTCATCATAAAACCAGAATATACTTTTAGGATATAGATTATTTACAACTGGATAGCATGAATTAAACTTATCATAAAAACATTCACTTAATTCTTCTTTTGTCATAATATATTTAATATGAGTATCCGCTTGGATACCTTAAATATTGTTTTTGTAACTTACACAAGCAATTAGTAACCTGTCAAATAATTTGTCTCCAAAATACCGCCTATTATACTTATAACAAAACTCATTTAAGTAAC